AAGTGGAGGTGATGAACCATCATCACAATGCCTTGACAGCGGTGAAGCTGTCTGGTTGACACAGGTGGGAATCGAACCCACATACCCCCGAATTAAAGTGGGGGCGATGAACCATCATCACAATGCCTTGACAGCGGTGAAGCTGTCTGGTTGACACAGGTGGGAATCGAACCCACATACCCCCGAATTAAAGTGGGGGTGATGAACCATCATCACAATGCCTGAGAAGAGCGGGTTGACACAGGTGGGAATCGAACCCACATACCCCCGAATTAAAGTGGAGGCGATGAACCATCATCACAATGCCTTGACACAAAGGGCGCACATCCTTTGGTGTTAGGAACCTTGCCTTGAAATCTTTATGTGGTGTGGTGGTGGTGTGATGAATGGTGTAGTGACTTGCTCCTATATAAACTACTTATCAAATTGTAAGAAATTTCTGCGTAATTGTAGAGAAATTTCTGGTTTTTTATATTAATTAATAATTATTATTTTTGCGATTGATTGTAAGCGTGAGCTTTCCCATTTTTCAATTCATCTTTAATATTAATATTAGCATTAGCGAACGGTGAAATGTCGACTGTACCATCGTCTCAAATTGTAATTGCATCGGGGGTGTCTACACGTACAAATGCCGAATGTGTACTTCGTCAATACGCTTCACACACATCCGTGGCTTCCACCAATATTATACTAAACTACCGTTCACCGACGATGTCTGCAGAAAAGTACAATCAGCTTACCTTCAACAGTTTGACGAACATCTTTCACGAAGAGACACTTGATGCTCGTACGACGGTCAATAGTGCGGCGGACAATGACGACAAGGTCACTGCTCTTCTTGAACAGATTCCTCAAATTATAGTAAAATTGCGGGTGCATTGCCCTCAACCGGCGCCTCCTATAGACCAAATGGAATTTCATTTGATGAATTGGTCAGACGGTGTCACCGTGAAGTTGGACGAGTCGCTGTTGTTTGTCTTATCGACCATCGAACCCACCTATTTTGATTTCAGTTGTGGCAATCGTCGAACAGTCTGCAACTACAGTAACACTTGCACACAGCACAGCAGCGATATTTCCCATACAACAAACACAGGTGTTTCGATGCTCGCACAGTCTGTGTATTTGAAGAAGGTATCTCGCAGTGACCCGCAACTGGTTTTCTTCACGGCCTATCAAAATGCCAAGTTACATCAGTTTGGTCCAGCTACGTTCTGCATTTTGACAGAAAACAAGGTGTACTATTGGGTGTTGTACAACAACCGCGACACGATTGGTAGCTACACAACCACCCAACATGGGTTCACCCTTGCCCCTGTGGGTCAGGATGACGCAGGTATGTTTCGCGTCATTCCGCACGAGCCCAACAACGAACCGTCTCTTGGGATGGTAACGGCAGTCGGTCCATCGGCACGGGATCCGACGACCACACAACGGATGTACAGAGCGCCTGACTTCGGTCCGAATGTAACGGTGTATCAAGAAATGTGCAGACGAGCGGATGAGCAGGCGGACCAAGCACGGTTGCAGGATGTAATGGACCATACCCGTGCGGTGGAAAACGAACCACCAGTCGTGGCGACTGTCCCACCGATACCACTATCTCCACAACAAACGAAGATGCGAATGCGTGTTTTGATGGGCATTGACTTCTGCACAGAGAAGAGCTTCTTGGCGGACACTTTATTCTGTTTGCCACTCGCGGATGAAGATGTACAGTCAATCTACGTGGGCTCTTGTTTGAGCGAATATCCACCGACACACACTTCACAGATGACAGTGTCTTCGATGGTTCAGGCACTGACTGAACACGGTTCTATGATAGAGTCCGGTATGCTGTTCCACGGTGCTCTCAGCACCAGCATATGTGTGCACACAGCAAAGCTGATGTGCGTCGTCGTATCAGACACGTTTTCGGATGAGTTGCGGAACCGCTTGAGTGGTCGACGTCTGGAGCACGGCATCATCATTGTGGTATGCTCACAGCAGGCACCCGACTTCGAGAAGGTCCGCATCAATGCGGCCGTGCTTGTCGGTAACGGCACACAGCTCGTTATCGTCCAGCCAGATGGTCGGTTTCTTCACGTGTATGGTACGTGGTATGGTGACGACTTGGACCCTACCCGACTTTTGCCAACTCGTTTCGAAGACGTGACTGCACATGTTCGGAGCGTACTATCTGGTGACATTGTATCGGCTTTTCCGTCGGTGTTGCATACCGATATTCGATTGACCGTCGGTGGTGAGTTGCTGGACACGGACGCAATGGTTCGGCGGATGACAGATATGACGAACGATGATATTCGTAGCAATCTCCCGCTTGTACAGCGCATCGCAGCCACGTTGGAGCATCTATCGCCTGCAGAGCGCAACAAGGCGACGACAGCAATTGTTCGCTCCAGTCAGGATACTGCGTTGACGACTTGCATGACTGAACTCGCTTCGGTGAAGAAGGACCGTGTTGCACTCCGTGTTGTCTTGAAGGAGCGATTGATGGAGTGTGTGGATGACACGACCAACGAGCGTGTTCAGGTGGTGTTGCGGGAAGTACAACGACTGCGCAACCACGAAAAGGAGATTATGAAACGTATGTACGAGCGAGACAACTTGCTGAACAAGGTGTTTTTTGCGCGGATGGGCGATGGTGCATCGTCTGGACGGTGCCGTCGGGGCAAGGCGATTGCGGTGGCTACTGAGAAGAAGAACGCGTTGGTAGATGACATCGAGCTCCTCTCAGACTTTGTAAACGATTTTGAGGCACACGCGATTGCAGTAACGTTCGATGTAGAAGACCGATGGGAGATGCAACGGCTTGCGCGAGATAGCCAATACACAGATATGCTCTCACCCAGTGCTTCGGCGTTCCGTTGTTGCGGACATACGAGCCGTCCGCTTGAACAATTTGACGCCTCGACTGCAGCGGCACTGGTTGAGCTGGCTTCTTCTCAAGGTCAACATCCACTTGGAGCAACAGATGATATCAACCGTATGACATTACTCGGCACACGTTCCTACGCTACCCACGATTGTCAACTCTTGTTTCTGCTTCCGGAGTACTTGGAAGAAGATGTGAATCCCGATTATTTGGACTTTAGTCCCGGGCACTTGGCCGTGACGAACGAACGCGCTGCTATTTTGCGTCAATTGTATCGCCAGTTGCTGTACACGAATACCCGAATGTGCGTATTGCATCGGGAGCGTGGCTCCGTATCCATAGACCCGTGGCAACCGCAAGCGGCGTGGATGTTGGTGGGCGAGTTGACACATCTCTTGCTCCACATTCACCGACACGCTGCTCCAATTCCGTCACTTGACACAGTGGTCGACCCTACAGATACGATGGCGTGTATTCGTCGCCGTATTCTCATCTTTGTGTTTCTTATTCTGGGTTCTGGTAAGGATATGATGAGTGGTATTGCTACCTATGCGTCGAGCCAACGACCGACGGTATATTCGCTGAAGCAACACGAATGGCAAGTCCTTGCCATTCTCTTTGCCAGCAGTCATGGAGCCGGTTGGAAGAACACGACCGAACGACAGACGGCGTTTCTGGTGCGGTACCTCAATGCGAAGGTCCTCCGACCAGTCATATCGGCGTTGTTGAAGCGCAAGCAACACGAGCAAGCTGTTTCCGCACAGGACACCACCCAAGAGATGATGCGTCGTAGTGGAGTATTCCAAAAGCGTCTGCGATGGGCTTATTACCTCATCTGGAAGGGAGAACCCGTACCGACAGTGCTTCTACATTTGTTGTGTCGGAATGACGACGGCAATGAGCGATTTCTTGCAAAGAAGCGGGACCGCCAACGTCTTCCATACCTGCTGTTGTCAAATACGCCATTGGAAAAGCTCAACTGTTTGGCAGGTGTGAGCGCTTACGCTGAGAATCCTGATACGATTACGATGCGACACGTGGCCGAGTTTATGATAGCGCACAAGCTACGCAAGGAATTTCGCGAGCACTTCAATCGTTGTCATGCAGAACAAAAGGCGCTTGCCCGAAAGACGGCACCACTGCTGTTGGCACGCCTGCTGGGAGAGAAGTGCTTCGTGCGCACGTTCAAGGATTACACCGAACCAGTCTCTGAACAAGAGGTCGCTGCTTCCCGACAAACGACTATCGACACACAGATGATGCGAGGCAAGCCAATGCATCGATTGATGACATTGTTTGAACAATGGAATGATCCGTGTTCCTTTTGGTTTGGTATTTGGGACACGTCTCCTCCTGTAGACCCCGACGAGGTTTGTTCTACATCTTCAACCGGCGAACCGACAGACGAGAACAGGACGCCTGACGAAGCAGAAGAAGTGCAAGAAACGACTGCTGAGCTGTTAGAAAGAGCTCATCCGTATATGACACATAACATGCACGCCACACTGAAGAATGTGTTTGTGAACACGGGGGATGGTAGTCACTTGGTACAATCCGCAAATTCGATTGCTTCTCAACTCGGTATGACCAGCGAATTGTGGTCGTCATTCTGTCGGTTCCTTGGATGGACCGCAACAGACATACAGATGGCACTATGTGACGGACTTGAGCACGCAGATGAAGTGGAAGGAGTAGAACTCGAAGCACGTATCTCTCGGACTCTGATGGCGGTGACAACGAATGCGACGGTCAGGAATGGGGCTGAATTACTGCTGACGGTGGCTTGAATGTTTTAGAGAAATGTATTAAAATAAAAATGACACACGCATACAATTCCAATCCATCGCATTTTTCCCCATTAGCGGTCACTGAAACTGTGACACCTAAGCAATATATATATATATATATATATATACACTAACCATCACGTGACAACAAACTCGTAATCAATATGCCCACACTTCCTCAACCACCACGAACGTACGAGCACCAAGATCACAAACCGGTCGTGTTTCGCAACAAGAACGCTCCCATATCAAACACGTCTTCCAACCAACGCACTGTTCAGAAAAAACAAGTCCTAAGCAACCCTTCAGCGCAGCGGAACACCAATATGTCGAAAGCACGCAAGTTGGACGACTGTACTACCTCTGCCAAACATCGGACTGTCAGTAAATCGTTCTCGCATGCGCTGCTGAAAGCACGTGGTGAAAAAAAAATGACCCAGATAGACTTGGCGAAAGCGACTAACCAACCTCTGGTTGTAATCAAGCACTACGAGTCTGGTAAGGCAATACCGAACGGACAAGTAATCAACAAACTCAATCGGGTTCTGGGTGTGTGTTTACCGTCTGCCAAATAGAAGAGCATAAATAGTGAAAAAAAAACTTCACTAATATAAAAACGTAAATACAAAAAACTAAATGAATAAAGCTATCGAACAACAACTTCAAGATGTGTTGAAATCCAATCACAAGAGCAGTCCCATCTTGTTTGGTATCATCGCTTCGACCTTGGCAACCATCGGTTTGGCCACCAACTCATCGACGACCTTGCTGGGTGCGATGTTGCTGAGTCCCATCGGTTCGTTGATAGTAAAGAGCAATATCTATGCGGTGCTCAAGAAGAACAACTGTGACGTAAAACAGAAGTACAAATTCTGGGGTTTGCCACTCGTTTTTGTGATTGTGATAACATTGATTCTGTCGTTCCTGATAGGCAAACTATTTGCGAATGTTAAGAACCCGTTTACGGGCGAAAAACTCAACAAGAAATGGCCAACAAATGAAATGAAAGACCGCGCCGACCCATCGAATGGTATTTATATGGTGGTCATCGCGTTGATGTGTGGAATTGCATTGCCAATGTCTATTTTGACAAACAACTCAACGCGGTTCGTTGCGATCGGGATTGCCACGGCACTGATTCCACCTCTCGCCAACATCGGGTTGTCATTCAGTATGCAGACACACGATAACCTCAATGCACAGGAGCTTTATGAATACCGACGTAGAGCGGTCATCACGGGTGTGTGTATTTTTCTCGTGAACGTCATTTTGCTGTGGATACCAAATAAATATTTGCTCGACATCTTTGTACGAAAAGAAAATTGGTTCAAAAATGTGGAACAGGCGGTAAATCACTTGTTTTAGGAGTGTGTATGTAGATGGTTCACACAAGGAACCATATATAATAATATTCCTAAATATACCAAACACCCACACACGCTCTAATAATGCATCGGTTATGTCGAGAGCATGCTTTCCCGCCATGCCGACCAAATGCCAAACCGAACCTCCACGGTTGGTTAGGTGACGGCAACCAGCTGTTGCTCAAGAAGTTCATCCGGAAAGATACCAAACTGATATTCGAGTTTGGCACGTGGCTGGGCAAGTCGGCGATGTTTATGCTTAACTTGCAGGCGAACAACCCCGCGTTCACGAAGGTCGTGTGTGTTGACACGTGGGAAGGCGATTGGTCTATCAAGCAGACGGACAAGTACAAAGAACATTTGGCGAACCTGTATGATACGTTCATTGTGAATATGTGGGATGTACGTGAGCGTGTGGTGCCGGTGCGGATGGACGGACGGAAGGCGATGAAGTACTTGCATAGTCTGGGCTTAAAACCCGACTTGATCTACTTGGATATGGACCACAGCTACGAGAGCGCCAAAGGCGATTTGGAATGTTTGATGAAGTACTTTCCGGACACGTTGATTCTGGGAGATGACGTCTTATACTGGAAAGGTGTGGCCAAAGCGGTCAAGGAGATTGTCAAGGAGCACAACATCACAAATCTGGAAATCAACAAGAACTGCTACGCGCTGGTGCCATCACAGTGCAGTAAACGCTACCATTTAAAAGAGCTGCTCACCAAGGTCATTCAACCAAAGGAACAATACATTGACTACAAAATTGGCATCATTGTGGGTTTTCATCCACGGTCACACACCCGACGTCAACTGCATCGGTTCCGCGAGCATATGACATCGTTTATGGAACAGACCGGTGTTGACTTCAAGATATACGTCATCGAACAGCACGACCAACAGCAAGAGCTGAACCTCGGACACCTGTACAACAGTGGCTACGAAATTGCCTTGGCCGACGGATGCGAGAAGTTCGTGTTTCAAGACATCTACTTGTTACCGTCCAAAGCGCTCGTGCCTTATTACAAACGCCATAACAAGTACCCCATTCATCTGGGATATCATTATGACAAGTATTTTTACGAGGTGTACTATCTGGGCATCATTATGTTCAACAAGGAGAACTTCGAGCTGGTCAACGGCTATCCCATCAACATCTACGGATTGTACGGGTGGGATTACGAGATGGTTTTGCGCATCAAAGACACGGGTTTGAAACTCAAACTCCCCGCCGAAGGCTCTGTGATACCCAACGGCACCCACCCACGAATCAACGTGCAGGAGTGGCGCAAAATCAAGACGTCGGCGATCATCAACAATCACTCGGAGACGTGGAAGAGCAACGGGTTGAAGAACACGTTTTACACCATTTCCAACCAGAGACACACTGCAAAACGGACCATGAACTGTGAACTGGTGAGTGTCTCTTACAATTCAAGCGACTACTACTTACTCAACCGTCACAGTATCATTCATAACTTTGCGTGTGAAGACAACGCGGCAGAGATCACACCTTCGCTTGTAAATACTATTGATAAAGGTGATATGCAATATGGCTTCATAAAGAAGGATAACCATCTCTTTTTAGAATTCAACAGCTCCGTTGATGTTCGAGTAGTCAATACAACGTTTAGTTACGAATACGCAACGACAAACCTTTACGCGTATAGCCGAAACTGGAAGCATACGCAAAAGAGAAAGAGCCATTCAAAGCACGGTGCTGTTCAAGAGTATGATATGTATCGTCTTCTTCCACTGATACAATCACAGAATAGTTTTACCCATTTACGGGGCACGTTCGATGTTGCTGTATTTTGGCCATCACCTGTATCTCTAACGTTGTCCCAACCATATGTGAACAATGACAGGCGTACTTGGGAAAATAATTTAAGACACATATTAAACACCCGCCACCAAACGTCTAACATAAATCTACAGATATATTACATACAGAAGCAAGCGAGTGAGACGAACAATTGCACACCGCTTCCGTCAGGTACGAGCATACTGACAAGCCCACCTGGCTACAATGAGTTGAAACGGCTGTGTTGTGCATCACCTGCAAGATATGACTTCTGTGTACTCAGTTGCCTGTACACCAACGATGACGCACACAACACCATCAATTTGATATCGCAGACAACACAGGCTTTGTGTATGACGAAAAAGAAAGGAACCGCAATTCTGAAAACGACCTTAGATGCGTTGTGTAAAGAAACGACCTTCAATACACTTATTATATTGCGAACACACTTCGAGCACGTCCGGCTCATGTATTCTTGTGTACAAAGCGGTCGAGCGACAATGGTAACAATTGTGTGTGATCGATTCGGGGACGTGCAACCTCGAGTGAGGAAGTCGGTGTTCGCACTCCTACAGTCCTTGATAAGTAACAAAGACCAAAGCATTCGTTTGAACACGCCTTGGCATCCGCGTGCAGAGTATATATGTTTTGTTCATCAACTGCAATCTAATTTATTCAGCAATATAAAAAAGATACTCGCATTATCGAGACACAGTGAAAAAGAGCGCGTTGCAATTGAACGTAAGCTTCATAAACGCAAGGTCGTGTTAGCCGAACAATTGTTAACCAGCGTGTTTTGCATTGATAAATAATAAGTAGGGCTTCACCAGGTTCCATACACATTCGACACATCTTTTATATACACATTTTGGTGGATAATATCGATCAGCTCGGTGAGGTTCAAACTGAAGCCTCTTCTGAACACCTCGTGAAGCGTTGAATCGTGAAACACCGACGATTCATTGGTGATATTTGTATCTTGCATCTTCAGGTGCAACACCTGAAACGGTTTGATGTTGAACATAATGTGAAACAGTGCAGAAGGATCCCTCATATTCAGCTGAAACATGAGTGCACTGGAAGACACGTGCAACCGTTTGAGAAAAGATATGTCGCCGTTGTCGCATAATTCGGCGCGCCTTGGCTCTTCTGTGCTAATTTTAATCTGACTGGCCTTCCGTCGTTGGCTATCGAAGATATATTTCTCGTCTCCGTCGGTGAGTGGTTCGCATTTATTGTAGAGCAAGTAAGATTGCTCTAACAACTGCGCTGGGTTCGTATCTTTCTCTTGTGTAGCCTCAATGCATGTCAGCGATTTGTGTGGACTGAATATTGGGTGGAGTTGGGACACATTCTTGGCCCATTCATTCTTGTCTGTTGAGGTGTAATAGAACATCCACAGAATCGGTATAATATTGCCGTTTGGTATGCGACAGAAATACTGTTGAAAATCTCGAGGTATCTTCCAAGCTAATAACTTGGCTGATGATAGCGCGTTGCCCCCAGAGGTATCAGTTGCATTTTTTATGAAAGAGTGCATTTCTCGTTTTGTGAACAGCCATTTATCCATTCCAGGCAAAACAATGACATCGTGATTGGTTGTCACTTGGCATGTGTTGCTCAATTTTGCGAAGTCTTGCCCTGTTTTGAACGCTTCATACCAAACAGGATGATAACCATTCCAATAGGTGAGCATAAAATTTGCATAATATTCTTGAGTCGGAGGACTTGGTGGTTCCTCTTGGAAACATAACATTGCGCGTGTGACATATTTGACATACTCATAATCTGTTGTGTCTATCTGTTTCGCTTTGAATTGGAACATATTACCCACTGTGCACCTGTACTTCATAAACCCGCATCTACCTGCACCTGTTCGGTACAAGCCATGCATTTCCAACAGAGCACCATATGAATGATGTTTACTCTGCTGTTTGTGTCGCATCTCAATGTACCAAAATTGTCTTACTCTGTCTTCTGCAATGACAATACGAAAAGCAGTAAACGAACGGTGCACGTAGCACACGACCAATCCTTTCTCGTGCAACGCATCAAACTCAATGACTGCTAACTCTTCACCACCCTTTTGCTTGTTGTGCAGTGCTTTGACTGTTTGCTGGTCGCTGTTGTTCCTCACACGAACTTGACGTTGGCTACTTTGCCTACGTCGACTACGGAATCGTCGTGCTTTTGGTTTGGTTTGGCGAATACGCGTGTGTTTCCTAACTGAACGCCGAATACGCCTGCTTTTCACAAGACCTCGACCGCCGCCTGTGTGTTTGGTGGGTGTTTGCTGGTTTACAAAGCGATATATGTTCCACCAATATGTAATATCCAACCAAAACTCGAAATCATTTACCCGTTGCACCTGTTCATCTTCCATTTGCTCGATGTCCTTCTTGTTGATGTCTACGACCTCTTGTACTGTTTTCCCTTGGTAGACATTGTGTGTATCTACGCTACAATCCACAAGCGCTTGGAGATATCGATTCACACTGCACTTCTTGTGGTTCTCTATGTCTTCAAGAGACGAACACGAAAGAACGAGCTGTTTAAGCCCGCTTAAAATAACGTCGAAATCGGCGCTTAGTTGGCTCAAAGATGCATAAATCGCACTTATGTTGTTTGTGATTATATCGTCTGGTTTTTCTGTCGTCACACCCGTATTCTTCAAGCACCCAAAATACCGCACACAATCAAGTATTTTTGAAACATATGATACACAATCGTCCTCGACTTTCGGCAATAATGTTTGCAGGAATGTGTACTGTACCTGATTCTCAAACCACGATAAATAATATGTCGTAAAGACACACTCACTCACGAATGTCTCTCGAAGTGTTTTGCAATAGTCTCCGTTACTCACGATGATGCGTTGCAAGGTTTGACGCACAAGACACACATTGAAGTGGCGCCACGGTCGTTCCACGTATATGGAAGCGGGATGTTGGAAATTGTAGTGGAATGCAAGGCACTGGTCACGGTAAGCGACGTGGTCTATTGTGCCGTGAAAGTAGTCCTTGTACTTTTCATCTCCATCAAAATACAATGAACTCAGTTGTTTGGTATAGGCATCGTCAAAATGAACTAATTCAGTTGCGGTATATTTTGTTAAATCACGCCAAGAATACACATTCTCCAATGGTTGACTGTGTACTTTTGGTTTGTAAAACACGTAAGCAATAAACGAAATGATGCGAAAGGGGTAGTGCAACAGGGCATCACGAATATCCGTTGATTCGTCTCCTGTTGTTTCCACACTTTTTTCCATAGTCTTTTTTTTTCCCATCGGCTTAAGCATCTCTTCCAGTCTCACCATCGCTCCTGTAATATGTGGGATGCAAAAGATGACAAAATGTTCACTTTGGTAGCTGAAACAGTGTGTGTTGGCGTTGTATAGGAGGAGTTCGAGTTCGGTTGGAAGTGATGAAGGATCATTTGCATTTGGTCTCTTGAGTTTGTGGGCACGCGAAAAAGACGAATTCATTTGTATCATTTGTGGTGTTGCTTGAGTAGCACGCATGTGTTCATCAAAAAGACAATAATAACGATAAAAGTCATTCATCAGTGTACTAAAATAAGGCGCACTCAATGGGTCGCTACCCAGTTTTTGCCTTTGTGATTTTACATACTCATACAATTCAAACGTTTCTTTGATTTTGATTTTATTACGCTGTTGTGTGGTTTTCTGTGACCGAGTGGATTGTACGTGTTCGTCTTCAAAGTAACAGTGAAAGTCTGTTTTTTCGTTAGATGATGATGCCGAGAAATACGACTGGATGTGAGTTTCATCAATGTTAGGTGGTTTTGGTTTGAAGTGCGACATACTGTATAAAATAATGCACTACAAAATTTTTCGCGGTGCTTTAGGCGTGTTCAATTTGTCTGTCTATAATCGTTTTGAGGTCATCAATCTTTTCGTGAATCGAAGAACCGTCTGCGATGAGTAACGCATCTCGATCACTTGCCTGGTGTGGGAGGCGTACTGAAGGGTTGTCTGCTCGCACTGTGCAACATCATCAACTCCAAGACCCGCAGCAACAGCACCACAAAGAGACATAACCTGAATAAAAAATCTACACAACAAGACCATCATACAGACCAACAATCGGATTCGCAAATGACATTTTTTTTAATACTTTACACAGCTTTTATGGATAGGCAATGACTGTTAAACGTTTGTGCCGCTTGTTTAGCCGTCGTTGTGGTCTGAGCACGAGATGTAGAGGTGGGGCGATTGCACGCACACGCCGTAGCCACCGTAACCAGCGTTATCGACGTTCTCGAACCCGATTTTCTCGACGACGTGGGCGAAAGAGGATAAGAGGAAGTATTGATACAGAGATAACTGCATCTTTACAAGATGAACTCAACTTATATAGAAAGTTAAACATAAAGGTGTTCCGGCGACCTGTAGAGCTTGTGTATATGGATCCATTCTGCTTTTCGTATGTAATCTTCTTATTGTACATACCAATTAGTTATTAATATATCTTTTGTGCTTTTTATGGATAATAAAAATATTAATTATAGTTCACTAAGAATAATTTACGTATGCAATTCTACATAACGAATTCAAAATACTTATCACAACAGAATCGTATAGCATACGCCCTTCCATTTCAGTCGAGTTCGGGTCCCACGCTCACTAATACATACTATATTTTTGAAAAAATATGTGTTTCGACTGATCATGAAAACATTGAAAATAAATTCCCTATTAACCTCGAAGATGAAGATGAAATGTATGAAGATTTTCGATTAGATACTGCTTCTGATTACACATTAAGAAATGAGAAATTCAATAGATGGTGTTATGTGCCATACATACCAAATAATGACAAGCGAAAATCAACTCCAAATAATAAATTCAAAACTTTGTTATTAACGACAATGTTTCTATTCGCAACCGATCCTACATATGCATTGCATGTCTTTCAACCGAATTTAGCTGGTTGTTTTGAAGTGTATGTAGCCGGTATTATTGAATTAAACGAAGGTGAAAACATAGGTGACTGGTTTTTGCAAGATAAAATAGATTCTCGTTCAATACACTATACTATATTGTCATTTGTTCCAGTTTATGATCATATACCAGTTGCCGTAAACTTCTTTATACACAAGTGGCCGGGTAGCCCATTAAAACAATTAGCTGTAGAATTATATTCTTTTTCGGCGACTGTAATACACTTTATAACCAATCAAAATGAAGAGCTACGAATCTTATCATACCCCAATAAAAGAATGTATGATATATTTAAGAAAGTTTTTGGTGATCAATTGGCTGCACTATTTGAAAATTTTATGATCTACAATGGAAGTGAATTGACAACCTCTACACTATGTATAAGAAACTGTCTGGCGGTGGGTGAACACCATATTAGCAGTAAAGCTATTGATTTAGCTACGTTTTTCAAAAAATCATATGGAGCTACAGATATAGATTATAGTAATGTAAAAAACTGGAAAAATGATGACACTCAAAATACTGATTGGTACTGGCCGCCGTCATACTGGGGAAACACATCAACCGGTAAGGACGGTAAGGAGATGATGGCAGGCGGTCATATTCATGGAAAGAAAAGAAGACATCGTCGCGTATCTTGTACAAGTCGCAAAGGCGTGTGTTGTGTCCAACGTCGTCGTTCTCACAAGCCCCACATAAGTAGTCGCAAAGGCAGATGTCGTCGTTCTCACAAGCCCCACATAAGTAGTCGCAAAGGCAGATGTCGTCGTTCTCACAAGCCCCACGTGAACACAAGAATCAAGCCGAGGATGTTGCGATAGCCGGAAACAACGCCCCCTTCACCAAATGATGCCCAAATCCAGCAAACCGCCACTGATACCAAGAAATACGACTGGATGTGAGTTTCATCAATGTTAGGTGGTTTTGGTTTGAAGTGCGACATACTGTATAACATAATTAATCGCGATGCTTTAGGTGTGTTCTATTTTTTATCTATTTGTCTAATAATCTTTTTTGAGGTCATCAATCTTTTCTTGAATCGAAGAACCCTTTGCGATGAGTAACGCATCTCGAAAGATTTTCGGGTCAATCTCAAGTATTTTACTATTAATGAGAGGATAGGGATAGTTATCACATAAACCTTTTGTTGGATTGGAGAAGCCTCCTGGATTGCCACTTACCGTAGAGTTTTTGGGCAATAGATGGAATAATTGTGGGTTTTGTTGTTCCGTGGAGTCGGTTGTTGAACGTACAATCGATGCACATCCCATCATCTGGCACGCAAATAGTTCGAACATCTTCATGGCTTGGTCTGTCTCGGCACCACGAAGGCGGAAGGTTGTTATGGAATACCCACAAGGTAACGTGAAATACTTATTAGTAGCGGTAGGTGTTTCTATAATACAATCACTGTGTGTTTGTACACCTTTTGTAAAATCTTGTATACTACAGTTACGGTCTCCCGTGATAATTAATGGCACACTCTTGTTTGTGTCAAAAAATGCTATGATGTTTTGGATTTGTGTTTGTCTGTTTTCTATGGCGGTAGTACCACCACTGGCCATATGCACCGTGCAGAGGTTTGCAACTGTTTCGCCTGTTTCGCCTGTTTCACCTGTACATCGCTTGCAAAGCGTAAATGTGTCACAACGTTCCATCACATCGTCCGTAAATTGAACTGCATTATACTTTACTTCACATACAGACGATTTCATAATGACAAAAGTACCATATTTTGCTTTTTTAGATACAACAGAAACTTTTTTAATCTGGTTGGCAGAGACATCTACATCTTGAAGTTTAAGTTGAACCACCAACTTACTTGAAAATGTAGAACTTTGAATAGTATAAGTATCGCTCACTGAAGTCGACTGAACAACGCTTGCAGTGATTTGAAGCTCAGATTGGGAGTGGCTTCCGCTGACAGTGGCTGTTAGCGATACCGTAGACACATCAGTTCCCACCGCGTTTGCGAACGCTGTCTTGTAGTTTGCCACATCAAAGGCATCTTTTGTCACGTCACATAGAACAAACGAAACACTCAGTGATGCATCTTTTAACGAGTGATGTGGGGGATGTATAATATCAAAAGATATATTTGCATCTGCTTGTGCTGTTATTAGTGTCTTAAGTTTTAAAGCCGTCTCGTAATCCATCTCAACCAACGTGATTAATAGGTGGACCGTTTCAGTTGCGTCTAACCAGCCAAGAACCTGTTCACATATCTTTGTCACACGCTCAGTGTCAAAATATGTTTTATCTTTGTCTGAAGTGTTGACAAATTCTGTGAGCTTACCGGAGGCAATGTCACAATAACAAAAACTGTCGTTTGCTAATGGTTTAGAAAGCACATTCCAAGTTATACACCGTAACGGCTGTTCAAATTGGTCACTCACATTCAGTTGTTGAAAGCAAGGTACGTGGTCCGATACCCAGCGATCGGAATCTTTCCTGTTTGGTATCAATTGTCCATGCCAGTCAGTGTCTTGAAGGATGGGCTTAATTGACGCATCAATATTTTCTGGAGTGAACTGGTTTTTCTGTCTACTCAACTCCTGAATATCCTTAGTATGATTTGTAATATTCTCAATTTGCAGTTTTTGAAAATACTTCAACGACCGATGAATATATTTCTTGTTGATATCTGTGTCAAACAATTTTGTATTGGCTTCAATAAAATCTCTGGTTAATTTATCGAATTGCTTTGTTCCTGTTGTTCCATATAAAACACAAGCTAAAGTTAAAATATTCTCGAATGTTCCCGTCGCTACTTTTTCTTTCTTCACTGTGTTCATAAATGTCTCGATAATACGGTAAAATATCACAGACATACTTTACATACTTTTCGAGTTTATTTGACTCTTGGAGTTCAGTTATGGCGCTACTGATTAAGCCTTTGTCTTTATTTTTCACTCGTGAATGTTGGCACAAGCTTAATTACCTCTTGTCTTTTTTCCAGTGGTATCTCATTCACACCTCCGTATCGCTTACTCCCTATACCTCCCATCCTTTTGGACCGAACGCGTCGACATTTCACGCTGTTATTATTGTTTTTCGTTCTCCTCTGTGTTTTTTTTCTGTGAGCGACCTTTGTTTGGTTGCTTTGGTTACGTTTGTAATATTTGGTAGATGTTTTGGCACGACTCATTTGAATGATGTTTTTGTGAATGATATTTTGTGAAGTATGTTTATTATTCATAAAGCAAATAAAAAAGTCTTTTCATCCTATATAATGTGACGACGCATATGACAAGAATATTTGTTCAGGAAATAACATTTACATTGTTGTCGTTCGTGTTGGTTTCGTCTTGATACACACACACCGTCTCTACACCTCTTTCACCACCCCATCCTCAATCCGCACCACTCTGTCCATCATCTTCGCCAGCTCGCCATCGTGCGTGATCACAATCACGGTCGACGCTTTGGTGGCCGCCTGGATGAGCCGGATGACTTGGTTTCGGCTCTTCTGGTCGAGCGCCGACGTGGGCTCGTCCATTATGAGTATTTTGTGTTCGGTGTTGAACAGCGCCCGCATCAGCAACACAATTTGGCGCTGGCCACCCGACAGCTCCGAACCTTGTTTGCCCACCGATTCGAACATCTTGTTGCGGAAGATGGACTCGAGGTCGTGCAGTTTGAGCGTGTTCAGCAGTGCGTACACTTGCTCGACTTTGAGGTCTTCGTTGCCGTACGAGATGTTGTCCCACAGCGTGCGGTTGAACAGCCTCGGGTTCTGTGGCACGTAGTGCACCAGCGTGCGCAGCGACTGGATGCTGATGTCCTCCACACGGGTGTTGTTGAGCAGAATGTCACCGCTGTCGCAGTTCCGCAGGCGCAAAATGAGGTGAGCGAGCGTGGACTTGCCACTGCCAATGCCTCCCATAATGGCGATGTGCTCACCTGCGGGGACACGGAGATTGAGGCGGTTGAAGAGTGGGTTGGCGTTGTTCGGGTTGGTGTAGTACGTGATGTCCTTGATGCGGAGGTCTACGCCGTGGTGCGCTTTGTCCAACGGCTTCGTGGTGCCCGAATCCGGTCGGGGTAGTTTGTCCAGATAATCAGACACCACTTGGATACCACCATACAAATAGATGAACGTATCGAAGTCAAAATAGAAGCTTATGCAGGTGCGAAGTATGGAAAACGTCACCATGAAACTACTCACCAGAATGGACAGTTCGATCTTCTTCTGTCTGTAGAGCATGATGCTCGTCCACGTGATGCCCGAGAACACGGTCAGAAACAGAATCGCAAACAAGATGCGATAAGGAATGCCACAGAACACGTAGTCCTGTGTCCGTCTTACGGTCTCGGTGTTGATGCGGTCAATGTTCGTCTGCTCTTGTGGTAGCGTCTGGTTGATGTACACGGAATGCAGATTCGACAGAATGTCTTGGATAGACTCTTGGGTGTGGTCGAAGGCTTCTTCGCGTGCATACGATGGCTTGCTACACTGTGCGCAAAACCGCCACGTGATGAGCGCCACGACCGCAAACGAGCTCGCGAATATGCCTCCCAAGTACGGATGACAGTAAAACAAATAACACGTGGTGATGATGATGCTCAGCACGTGATTGAACAGGAACGCCTTGGCTTTGTAGAACAGGAAGTTCAGGTGCGACGGCAGCTTGATGAGCTTGGACGTGATGTTGCCGAGGTCGAGTTCGGTGTAGTGTTGCTCGTGGCGCAGAATGATGCTGTCAGTGACGTAGCGTCGCACGTAGGCTTCGAAGTGCGGCATCAGCTTGGCATCGATGTAGGTGAGAATCGTGTCGAAAATCTGGAACATCACGAAGATGCCCACGACAATGCAGAACATCTGTGTGGTACGTCTGAACTTCGCCTGCTTGATGCTATCCAAGAGCTTGCCGTAGAAGTGTGGGATGGCGACGCGCTCGGCCGTGAGGAGGCACATTATGAGGACGTACACCACGAGTGTGCTACGGTTGGCATCTATGAAGGACTGGAAAAGTTGTATCATCACTGATTTGTTGATTTCTCGTTTGCTATAATGATAATGCACTAAGAGGTATATTAAATTGCTACGATATTAACGTATAGGTGTAAAAAATACATAATTAAGAGACGTATCAAACGTAGATGACTTGTATTACCATACCTTTCAAAGCGTATATACATTTATTTTATCCTTGCTCATACCCATACTCATACCCATACTTACACCACCCGCGATGCCCACTGCACAACCGACACCCACACTTCCCTTCAGTCCCGACGACCTCAACAGCAACGACGGGTTCCTGACCTACGTGTGGGGACCCAGTCTGTGGATGACGTTGCACACCATCTCCTTCAACTACCCGTGCAGGCCGACCCAAGCGCAAAAACAACAGTACAAAATGTTCTTCGACTCGCTACGGAATGTGTTGCCGTGTGGCAAGTGTCGTGACAATCTGGTATCGAACCTGTCGTCCACACAGTACACGAAAGACGTATTCCGGAACCGCGACACACTCTCCAGATGGGTGTACGACCTGCACGCGTGCGTCAACACGATGCTCGGCAAGGACACACCCGTGTCATACGAGGAGACCCGACAGACTTACGAGAACTTCCGAGCACGCTGCAGTCTGTCCAACGAGTTAGTCGGGGGCGCATCGAAGCGTTCGCGCAGAAGAACGACGCGGAACCGAGCGACGGAGGCAGGGTGCACGGTTCCGGTGACCGGTGTGAAGAGCAAGTGTGTGCTGCGCATCGTGCCCCTGTGCAAGCGTTCGCCGACGATGAAGATTGACCGGCGGTGCATTTGTCGGAAACCGACGTAATATTATTATAAATAACAAACTGTGAACAAACATAAAACGATTGCAATTCATTTAACATCATCCTATTGACGTTTGACTGAGAACTTGTTTCCACCATATCTCGATGGTCGATACACCTACTGAACCGATGAACATCAGTGCCGACACACCACCAAGCATATACATACAGAATACGGACGGTATTACTCACTTGGGTTGCGTTGCGGATGGCAGTGTCGACTTGGTGTTGACAGACCCCCCATACATCATCTCACGAGACAGTGGAATGAACGAGCATTACAATACGGTAAAGGACAACGAAGCAAAAAAACATCACACACGTCAAGACGGATGCCGAATGGGAAGAGTACAAGACAAACAACAAAATTACCGACGACGAGAAGAAGGCATTGTACCTTCAATATGGGACGATATATGGAAAGAAGTACTGTGTACAGACGGACTACGGTGATTGGGACAAGGATTTTACGATGGGGGAGGTAGATAAGATTATTCAATTGTATTACAAGAAATTGCGCAAGGGCGGTACGCTCGTGATGTTCTTTGACTTATGGAAGATTGGTGAGCTCAAGGCCCTGTTGGAAAAACACAAATTCAAGCAGATCCGTCTCATCGAGTGGATAAAGACCAACCCCCAGCCACTCAACTCCAAGCGAAACTACCTGACCAACTGTCGCGAGATTGCCCTAACGGCCGTCAAGGGTGGCAAACCGACTTTCAACAGCGAGTATGACAAGGGTATATACGAATTCCCGTTGCAGGGAGGCAAGAAGCGCTGTCATCCTACACAGAAGAGCCTATCTCTGTTCGAAGCACTGATTGAAAAGCACAGCAACGAAGGCGACACGGTGGTGGACACGTTCTTGGGTTCGGGTACAACCGCGCTCGCCTGCAAGAACAAGAAGCGTCGGTTCAGTGGCTGTGAAGTGAATCCGGAATACTTTAAAAAGGTTGAGGAGTTTCTGGCAGAATAAGTGTTCGATGAAAGCATCGGTTAAATGACTGTTTTGCTTGGCTTGCTAATACATAGTTGAATTCCCACACAGAAGTATAAAACATATTTTGTAAGGTATATTGTCTATATGAGTTGATTAGATTGGTTAAATCTATTATATTTGTATATCGTAATAAACACCTACACGACAAGTGATAGAAACAATTGTAACCTTTTTTTTTATATTTATATTTTTATGATGCTATTTGCAATTCCGACTTCACGACATTAGAATCATTTCTATTATCTGTTTCAGTTTTCATATAAGCGTTCAGCAGTTTTTCTCAAATAATGACGTTAATACAGATGTTCAAAACGCTTGCTAATTACGACGAGGAGGACGGAAAAACGCGGATTGTCTATGTTGATGAATTTGTAGGTGAGTATGCGAACCTCAAGCTTGGCAATGGTGGTTCGTTGTCAAGGAAGGAGATGTCGTTCAGTCGGTCTCACAAAATAGTGAAAGTGAAAGCAAATGGTGCTATTGAGTATCAATGGGAAGCGAGTGAGCAAGAGCGTCTTGACGCTGAATTAAAGGTGAAGACGGCTCGCGAGGCACGCTCGGTGACGCATCCAACGCGTGAACCGAGCGGAAACAAGATTGTTGCTATATTCAGCCTCGGCAAACTAAAAGACACCGTCGCTGGTAGAGGTTCGATTTCTCCGAAAATTTGCAAACACCACAAATCACTGCCGTGTGCGTTCTGTGGTACACGATCGCATTTGGAGTGTGATCACAAGAATGCCTTGTACAATAACCCACGGGTGAACAATCCGAAAACCCAGACAATCGACGATTTTCAGTCAACGTGCAAACACTGCAACGATGTGAAGCGCGAGGTCAACAAGCGCGAGCGACATGACCAGAAGCGAGAGCCGGCGTCAAATGTGCCTCTGCTACGACCATTAGTAGAAATGCTGGGTATACCAGAGTATCATAAAGGAGATGAGACGCTTGATATGACGGACCCCGACGCGATGTTTGGTTCGTATTACTATGACCCAACGGCGTTCATGAAGAATACGGCACAGTGGTTAAAAGACGAGCGAATCCGGATGTTAGAAGAGCATCGCGCCGAAAACGAACGACTCCACCAAATGTTAGAAGAGCAACAAGCCGAAATCGAACGACTTCGCCAAATGATGCAACATCAAGCAACCTCCTCAAATGTCGTTTGAACTCCATCCGTATATATTCTACCCTGTAACCAACCACACACACTTTCTTTTTTGCACAGCACCACAAAAATTTATATTCTTTTATAACTAATCGTTGAGCGTCGCCGTCTAAAATGTCTGAAAAGCAGAAAAACAAGGAAATCGTCACCAAGAACGAGTCGGTCATTTTCCCCGAGCTTCAAGCAAGGTATGTGGAAGACGGCTTCACTATCAAGCGGATGGGCACGGGTACGACCGGTGTGGTCTACCAAGTGTCACCGGACGAAGTCATCAAAGTGATGCCAAGTGAGCGTTACTTGCATCAAATTAAGTGGTACAAGGAGACCCTCGGTAACCTGCAGGAGCAGTTCGACAGAAAGCCGTATATGCTTCCCTACCACAACTTCTATATGCACAGCACGTTCGAAATGAGCGATATCAAGCATACCAATGGTACACCAAAGTTCATTTACGAGCGAATGAGCTACATGCCAATGGATTTGTGCACCTATTCACGGACACTCACTTGGACATTATCCGACTTCATAGACATTATATGTCAGGTGATGCATGGGATTCGTTTGTTTCACTCCTTACAGTATATCCTGACCGACTTGAAGTTGTTGAACGTACTGTACAATCCAGACACCAAACAATTGAAACTCATCGACTTCTGTGAGTCGTACAATATAGTGCTGAAACCGACACATTATATGTACACCTATCTGAACCGGAACAACCCAAAAGACAGCAAAAAGGAGGATGTGTGGCGTCTTGGCATACTGATGTTGAGATTCATCTACCCCAAAGTCAATAATCTGTTGAATCAAGCCAACAAACGACCTTTACCGCGCTTTTTAGAAATGATAAAACAAGCCGTAGGCTCGCGACCGTGGAAGCCGTATACGTACAACACCATGGTGCAACCATACATACACGTGATGTGTACAACTATTATGGAAAGCTGCAGTGATCCAAGAGAACAAACCACCTGGAAGGCCATCTTTCACGTGATTGAAAAGATGATGTCTGACAAGCCCGAACAACGTCCTGCAATTCGCCACATACTGGCCAACCACGTTTTCTGCGACCATTGTCTGCTACCGAGAGTGGACTACAACGGATTTGGTACCAACCGCAAACATTCGTCAGTGTCTGTGCCCACGCGTTCTCCACCCGCTTCTCAAATGCAGACATCCAAAATGGGAAAATCATCCACCAACGATGCGCAAGTCTCTACCACACAAAGTATCAAGCGAGAAGGAAACATAGACGAACCCAGCCATGTTGAGGATGACACCGAACCGGTTGAACTCGTCCCGTCCGATGAGTACCAAAGCCGTCGAGTATATACGTCCAATAAAATCGATAAATATGAAGCACCTGTTGACGAACACGTATCATCCGCATATTCTAAAGAAGACGAAAATAAACCAAACCCGAAACCGAAACCGAAACCGAAACCGAAACCGAAACCGAAACCGAAACCGAAACCGAAACCGAAACCTACACCTAACCATCGTCTACCAAACAAGTACGAAAAAAAGAGCACAGTCAAGCAGAGACGTAGCACCGCGCAAATGAGCAAGCGACGTATTACTTTGCGAAATAGTAAACGGCGCAAGTACCGACGGTCTTCATCATCGTCCGCATCATCATCATCATCATCATCATCATCATCATCATCAGCATCATCTCGGTCGAATCGGTCGTCCAACCATCTTCAGTCATCAAAACAACGACCGTAACAAAAACAATATTCTGAATACCACCAGAGTGTTTCGAAAAAACAGGATGTATACTTTTTTGTTACCCTTACAGAAATGACGACCAATAACATTATCCCAGCGACGCCTTCGAACCGCAAGCAGTGGAGAGCCAACCAGTGTGTGACCATCGGTTGTGGAAAGCGCAACCAGCTGTTAGTCACCAGTCGCCAGACCAGGAGCACACCCGGGATATACACCGAAGTATACCTCAAACAAAACACGCGCTACTGTGCATCGGTGAGTGGCCAATCGCTGGGCAACGCGCGCGCCTTCGTGTTTGTCTACAACCCACAGACGAAAGAACGTCTCATCCCCAACTACACCTTCCTTCCATCCAACTGCTTCGGTTGCGTGGACGTTGACTTCCGGACACCCGCTTGTGCGAACGAGTACCAATGCATTTGGTTGGGTGTGTTATTTACCCAGCCGTGCAACGGACAGCAGTACTGTCTACAAGAGATACGGATTGGCAATGCGAACCAACCGGCACCTGTACCTGCACAACCACAACAACTCGGTTATGCGCCATCGTCTTCACATCAATGCACGTCCGTCAAACCAGTATACACAAATGGTAATGAACCGTGCGAAGACTCTATATACAGTGATGACGATTCGTGTGATAATGTGGAAATGCATCATCATCACTACGTAGGTGCCCATTCGACAGACCCCTACTACACCTACAACACCAGCACCCTACCGTGCCCTCCCGAGCGCGTAGCACCTGCCGTATCATCACCCGCCTATTGCGAAACGGATACTAAACCAGTCGGCACAGAGACACAGTCACCCGTGACGATCGCTGACCTCCAAAGTAGTCTCAGCACGATGATTTCGCAACTCAAATGATAAAAGGAAACCTGCCGCAAATTAAATTGCAGGTGAATAACGATTATGTTATTCTTTGGACTACCATACACTTACTCACTTCGTCCCAACCCCCGAATGAGCCAACGCAAACGAAAACAAGGACAGCATCGACGGCTGCTGAAATACCTGCGCTCACAAACGGGGACGACTGACCCACGCGCTCTGCTGATGCGCGAACAAGCTCTGCTCGAAAAGCTGGACGCGATGGACCACCAAATCCACGACCTCACCCAAACACTCGACGGTGTGTCCGATGAGACAGACCAATCACCCGAACACATACTGCTTTCCCAGCAACGGACGCATCTGGCGTACCTCCGGACGATGCGGGCGGACGTGCAGGAGAATGTGGATGTGAACCGGCGGATTTATGAGGGTCTTATGGCTAACGCCAAGTTATTAGAAAAATGAAAATAACAGACGTTGTGTATAATAATGTATAATTCCGTACTTGTATGCACATATTTACCGAAGCGTGTGTTACGAAATCAATTGGAACAGATTACCACCACCGACTCGTTTCCATATTTTCTATAGTGTATCTCATCTAAATTAAGAAGCAACGTTTGAGTACATATCCTCCACCACACAGTTCTCCCACGTCTCTGTATCCACCACAAACTCACCCACACCATCCGCTTTGTTCTCACCGTCACCACTAACCGCGTGGCCACCATTTCTCACCGACACCACCAACTCGTTCCACGCGCCACCTTCCGCATTGCGAACACACGTCCACGCGCCCCACACCTTCTCCAACCGTTCATTCGACCAGCTCGACAAATCCAACACATTGACTACGCCCTTGTGTGGGTAGTACGTGTGCACCGCATCCACGAGCACACCCGATTGCCGACACACCAGCACTTGGAGCATCCAACCCATGCATTCGTGCGCCGTTGCTCGGGTGCTCTCGGCCAAGCTCACGACAAACAGTTTCTTTTGCACCAGCAGGGGCACGTGGACACTCAACCCGTCGAACACGGCCGTTGCCTGCAACTGCACGCTCGTGGCGTCACGAAACAGTCGAGCGACATTGTTTTCGCACGCGTGTGTGGACGGTGTATTGTCCTCGAAGAACACCCGATGCATGGTGTCCACCAGTGGTCGACAGTCTTGCAGCTTCTCTTTCCCTTCTAAAATGTGCTGGTGCACCATCCGCATACGCCCACGCTCAAGCGCTTCGTACCAAGACACCTCAAAAGCTTCCCACAACAGCTCTGACCACGGTTGGGTACTTGTAGTGTACTGTTTGTAGGATGCAACTATCCGTTGTCGTATCGAATTTGGTATATTGGTGCGTGGACTGACATATACATCCTTCGTTTCCACCGCGCATTGTCGCGCCTTCTCTTCACACTTGACGAACAAGCGGTTGAATGTCGACAAGTGCTCTGGTTCAAGGTTGTGTGGACGCATTTTGCCTGTCTTGCAGAACGTGTCGAACGTCTGTTTGTACAACAAATACACATTATATTCACGATTCGTAGCCATCACGGTCGTTTGCATCTGCTCTAAAGCGCGGATGCGTGGCGTTCCGTGCATCAGTGCCAGCAGGTGCACATACCAACGCTCGATGTCTGCGTGCGAGTGTTCGCTTCGTACCCAGTCTGGTAACTCGACAGCTGGATGCACATCCACACACACACACTCCAATTTTCCAACCACCGAACGGAGTACCTCCCACTGCGTGTCGTTGATACACCCGAGCTCCCGTTCCAACGGTACACAGCGAGTCCCCGTGTCGGAAGAAGGACGGTGTGCATCGGCGCAGACAAACTTGCCTGACCACACGAACAGCGAGCGGGGAACCTCGGTAAGAAACTGACTGGGACGCGTTGTCGTGGTTGTGTCACTGGAGCTGTGGCTGGCGGTGAACACCAGTCTGGACTTGGCGCGTGTGGTGGCCACGTAGAACAGACGACGCTCTTCGTCCAGTGCGTGTGTGTCAGTATCGGTAGAGTTCGGAAAATGACCATCCGTGCAACCGACCACGAACACGACGTCCCATTCCAGTCCCTTGCTCTTGTGAATCGTGCACAGCGTCACCGCACGGTTCGTCCGGTGGTTGCGGTGGTCGCGGTAGCGTTCCAGCAAGGTGCACGGTATATTGTTTGCCACGCACTGGCTCTCGTAAAAGAAAAGCGGTCCGTTGTTGGTGCAGTTCCTGCACAACAAGGCGACCGTCTTGCCTGCATTCAGCGCTTCGCTTACCATCGGTAGTATGGCGTGAGCTTCTTGTGCCCACGATTGGTGCACACATACAGTGACTGGCATGTTCACCGAAGGTCGCGTGGCTTCGATGGTCTTGGGTAGTTGGCGGATATTGCGGGCGATGATAGCGTTGGCCAACTGGATGATTTCGGGCGTGGAGCGGAAGTTGTGTGTGAGGTAGTAGGTCTCAACAGGCACGTCTGCTTCGTTCGTGTCGCAAGTGTGAAACGTGGTGCCAAACTCAAGAATGTACTGGATGTCTGAGCCGTTCCACGTGTATATGTTCTGGGCGTCGTCGCCTACTGCTGTCACGCGTGTACCATGGTGAGCGAACGTCTGGATGATGTCGTGGTAGGTGCTGTTGATGTCTTGGTACTCGTCCACCAGCATATAATCGATGCTCGACAACACGCTGGAACGGTGAGGACTGCGAGATGTCTGCAGAAACTGCAGGAATGCGAGCTTGTAATCCCCAACGTCTTGGCACGCATCGAACGCAACCTCATCGTTTTCTTTCACGTATCGCCTCGCCAATGCATCAAACGTGCCGGTAATGATAGGCACCTCCGTACCCACCCACTGCGCCAGGCGTGCCACCATATCATCGGTTGCATCCTTGCTGAACGTGACCAGCATAATCCGCTGTGGGGGCACACCGCTCCGCAACAGACATAGTATTCTGCCCAACAGCGTAGTCGTCTTCGCACATCCTGCACCAGCCACGATGCACATATGCTGGTCGAACGGAGCACCCAAGATGGTCTGCTGTTGGGCAGTCCACCGAATGGGCTGTCCATGCACCCCTTGCAACGCATCAAACGACACGCGGTTGACCATCCGCTGTGGCGACATCTTGTCCATAAAATACGTGTCGTATGAGACGTGCCCAAACAGCAAATCAGGGTCGTGTCTCTCCATCGACAAGAACACCTCCACCATCGCCCGCACATCCTCGTTGGCTCGGTGGAACTGCACATCGGTGGGTGTGTTGGCAGCTGCTCTGAAAAACGCGTGTAGCGTCGGCAGTTTGTGGTTGACAGGTGCGGTACCGGGATGGTGCAACGTATAGGAATACTCGAGAGAAAGTCGGTAAGTGTCCACACACCAGAAGCGGACCGAATCCCCCACGCTCTGCAGACACTGACTGGACGAGCGAAGACTTTGCAAGTACCGTGAAAGAATTGGTTGGTCGAAACGAAACCCGTTGTGGGCCACCCAGAAACAGTTACGAACCGCGTGGGCTGAACAGTGTGCGCGAATCGTTCGTTGCAAGTCCACCGCGAGAGTGGCGAACGTCGGTGCACCAGCCACATCGGCTTGCGTAATCCCAGTGAGCGACGTGATGAATTCGGAAATCGTCTCGTCGGTATGCACGTAAGAGCAGTGACAACTCAGGTTTGTGTATTGGGGTGGCGATGATGGCGTTCGTAGCACACACCGCACAGCCAACTGTGTCATCGCACAGTCCATCGTATTCAGTCCGGTGGTCTCAATGTCGTAGAACAGCAACAGTGTGGGGGTGGTTCGAGACAGGCTCAGCCGACCAACGGGAGTGGTGTTGCTTCGCACGTCTGACAAACGACGCCGGCTGTGGTAGTTGTCTACCTCCAGCGCACTCTTCAAGGACGTCTGCTGGTTTGGTACCCACTCGAACGAGCGCATATTTGGAAGTGATTGGCGAGACCCCCGATTATTTACGCAAATGACAGCATCTTGTTCGTTTTATGTGTGTTTGTGATTGTTTTCATTAAAAAATAATCGTGTGAACACGCCGAACCACACACACACACACACACACACACACACACACACACACACACACACAAAACGAACACCACAAACTCACTTCATTTGTCGGGAAGTGGATAATGAAGCGCTTGATTCGGTTGCTGAAGCAGTTACGTGGCAAGTCACGCTACGCCAAACAGACCGATGGTACACCGTCAGCACACAACACACAGGCGTTGCAAAATGCGCTCGCGAAAGCCAAATCCAAATTGAAGTCTGCCGAAAACGAACGGGACGTTCTCTTAAACCACTTCGAGATGTGTCCAATCCGCATTGAACCAATAATACCCACGGTGACAGAAGAAGGTGCATACGTCAATACAAAAACAAATCACCTGATGACTGCAGACACCGTCACCAAAATGAATGTGGAACCACTTGTGCTTGATACACAGCATAATACATTTTATTCGCACGAAGCACTCTCCACGTGGCTAACATACAATCCACAACACCCTATCAACCGAACAGCGTTTCGCAAAGAAGATTGGGTGTATATCTCAAACATTGGCAAGGAACTGTCTCGGCTGTACACAACCCTCAAAGAGCACGAACAAACGATTCGTCGACAAGACGAAACAATCGAGATGTATAGCAAACAAGCCCGACGTACGAAGACAGAGATTTTGCGATTCGACGACACCAATCAAAAACTGCAAAAGGATAACAAAAAGCTCGTTCAGACGGTCAGCGAGCTCAAGAAACGGCTGGAACAGAAAGAGCACACAATCAAAAACAACTCATACATTAATTGTTCAGCTTCGACAACGTGAACGTCTGGATGTTCGATTATAAAAAACACACGGAGCAATCGGTTGTCCTAACACAGAAACCGTCCCCGTGACATGCACGTGTTGCCCGCATCCACAATGAATTCATAAACATCATTATTCAGCAAGAGCTTTCCGACCATCGAAGACACTCGCAAATTCATCTTCTCGTAGCCCCGCACAGTAGCCAAAATTTCGCAATCGTTGCAGTCCTCACTGATTGCACCGCTCATAATGAACACAATGAGATAGTACATCGTAATGAAAGCATTGTCCGCGTTGAAGGCATTCTTGAGTGCAGGTGTCCGGAAAGCGAACGTCAATATATTAATGAGATTATCAACGATTTCGCACACATTCTCCATAAGCGATTCCGCCTGCACTGATTCCTTCACGTTTTGCAACAACGTGAGCACCAGTGTCTCGGCCTCTTTGTCATCGTCATCGATTGCCGACTTTACAATCGCTTCTGCCAACCACCACGGACAGCACTTGTCGTCTGGTGGCAGGTCGTCTACGTGTGGCTTTAGGCCGTCCGGTATGTAGGTCACGTGGTGAGCATGTTCGTACAGCCAGCTTTTGAAGTGTCGGATAGATAACATTGGGAAGGGACTTGCCGTAGTAAACAGATGGGTATATGGCTATACTAATTTTATTTCTTGCAGTGCATTGGGTAGAGTTTGTTTTTATAATGCGAATTGCGAATGAAGAAATAACCCGAACATTTTTTTTGTGTGTAATAACACACATACAACATCACACCAACTGTTTTCATTCCGTTTATGCGCAATCGATTTTTCAAGACCGTTTCTACACACCGAAGAATTGGATGGGGAAAAACAGGTAGTGTTTCAAGAAAGCATCGACACAACCGTATGAGAAAACCGTCTGGCTCGAGACGCCGTCGAAAGCGTAACCGGAGGAGTAATGTGAAACGAAAATTAAGTATACGAAAAAAGAGTGGTGGTGCAAGTATAGATATTTTTATTTATGGCCGTGACTCAAACGAACCGGAACGTTCGTGTAGTTTGAAGATAGATACGAACACACCACTACGGATGAGCGAATTGAAAACATTATTGCTGACTAAATACCATAGCATATCATCTATATCGGCAGTCACGTGCATGATTGACGAACATATGGGCGATGGACCGGAAATTTATATAGGTTCAAAGCCATTCACTATTACAAATGATACTGACAAAATACCGACCAACACACAAAAAATAGAAATACACCCGAATGACTATACAAAGGTAAAAGACACCGATATAATAGACGGTGTTCTTGAGAGTAACCAATATAGTGTTGACAATACGAATTATACACTAACGATAGACGCTGAAATCATAAAAAAAAAGTATAAAGAATTAAGAGAAAAAGATATACAATCAGATACGACAGTATTTACAAAGATTACAAATTTAACAGACAAAAAAAACACGGTTTCAACCGAAATGTATTTTAAAGATTATAAAAACGTTTTCAGAATCAATATGGAAGCCGACATGCAAGACCAAGTTGATTTGTCAGACGCGAACAATATACAAATTAAATTGTGTTTCGTACTCACCTAATTCCGCTACTCTGTCTACCCACCACACAGCAAGTCTTTTTAGAATTGCACCCATCAGTGTCAGCTGTATTCATCCTACTCACACCATCAATATAATAATGAATACCATCACAACCACCAAGAGCACAGCAGTCGGTGATATGCACATATTTGTTAGCCGCGTGCGTGTTGGCAACAGTCGCACTAAAAAGCGTTTTTATGGCGTTTTATTTGTTGGTGAGTACGGTCGTATCTTTTTTGCGTGTGTGGTTTTCGGCGCGAGACACTGCATATTATTTTGTTTCGCTCTTACTATCTACTTTCTATCCCACGACGTTGTTTTCATCACAAGTAGCATATGCAACCACACTCGTCTCAAATGTCCCACTGCACGCACAGCAAGTGCACCGATTTCCACGCTACCCAGGATGTTCCCACTTCGTTCAATGGTTTGAGCCGTCTGCACGACGACCCGTGCAAGATACAGGGGAACGCCACGCAGAGCTCACTTCCGGGTATGCACAAACTGAGCAATTTTTATCACTGCGACACAGTGGTGCCGGAGCACGCCCAAACGCTCGCACACAAACACCCGACCGTGCTTTTTCGCGATGGATACGGTTCGGTTGGACAAAAAGGAATGCTCGCTGACACACACTCGGCTCTGCGCAACGGTGACAAGGGCGTGCAACTGACAAACAAGCGCGGTCGACAGCAACTGGCCGTGCGTCCCATCAACACGGTTCCGTATATGGGTCGAGGACCGGGTGACCCGTGTATGGAGAGCTCGTTGAAGGAAGGTGTTGGTACATTTGAGCGTCGGCAATGTAATACTCTGGCCGAAATCTATCTCCCTCACCAGTACACACCGCTTATCGAATGCCTGCATGGAGAGGTTCAAAACCCCGTTCACATTTTACACGAAGCCAACCAAGCGGACTGGGTGCGCGGAGGCTACCCGTCGCGCCAGTGGGTGCACCAGCAGAAGTTCAACAAGAGGTGTCCCACGAGAGGCGGACGGAACGTGGTGTGAACCGGCATTTGACACGCGCAGACTGACGGTCGTTTTGTTTTTGGGTGGTGTGTGAGCATCACCGCCGAACAGCCCACAATGACCGCAACGAGCCGAACTAAACCGGAACACGGTGTGATGGTATTCCATCCTGCGTAAAAAAAAACTTACGTAACAGGTTAACAACCGATTTTACTTGTGCTCTTTCATTTTATTCCACAATATGAGTTCGAACCGTCTTCGCTACGACACGTGCGCCTACAAAAAAGAGCTTGACCAGAGCACCGGTCCTCTCTCCTACACGCTGAACCCAATGAAGTATGAAAACTGCAACCAGTGTCGTATGGAGCTCGGTGTCGTCGGTGGTAACGCCGTGTCCCAAATCACCGGCAATATGGTCGACCTCGAAAACGACCTGCGTGGCCAAACGCGCCCAGCGTCCAACTGCCCGAGCAAGCACTACCAGCCCAGCTGTGCCGACAAAATCGGCGACGCCTGCCAACCATCGCAGATTCAGCTCCAAGGCTCCGCGTGCGATGCTCCCCGCACCATCGACACCAAGCTCCAACACCTCCGCCCGTGCCAGATGATTCGATACAAGCCCGTGCCTCTCCCCCCACCAATGAACCTGCAGTCTTGCCCGGCACCCAACGTGAACCAGCCACGACCGGCCAACTGCAGTGCGCCTGCCCCGTACAACATCTGAGTCGACCCTCGCTGCTCCCTAAAAACAATCTACCCCCTTCCCCACCAGCCGTTGTTGGGGGTAGTATAGTGTGGAATAGTGGCTTTCTACAGTGTCTGTTCGATTGATGGCAACCCACGTGTCGACATCGGTTTTTGACGATGCACACGATGTGTGTAACTATGGCAAAAACACTCTCCACAATATCATCGTTAGAGTTACCTAAAATCATTCGTTATATATCCACATTCCGTTTTCCTGTTTGCCTCTCACGGGAGAATATGTGTGTGATAGGCGTGTTCTGCTCTTCGCTCAGGATAGAGTACACATTATGGATGTGAAACTTCATACACGTTTATGCCTCCAGAAAGGGGTGATAGATGTCCGATAGTACATTAGTTGGCGAGCAACTGTATGGCGTTCTCCACAGCAACAAACAAACAACAGAGACAACAGTTGAGCATCAACCGTGGCAGTGGACCACAAAGTACGCCATCGCCATCGCACACACCATCCCCACCGCCCCTACCTTTTCGACAAACTGCATCGCACTGGGTGGTGTGTGTTCGACCCAATCCACAATAGGCTCCGCCTTTTGTCGAAGCGTGACGTGCAGGGTGAGGTGTTTGGTGGTGTGAAACTGGAGCGTCGTCGTGTCCTCTTCATCCACCCGAAAGGGCTTCACGATGTGCATCGCGCCTGCGTGGTCGTCGAAGGTGATGCGCTGTCTGCCGTTGTCAAAGAGGTGGTGGTGGGCATTGTGTTTGCTGGTTGCGCGGTGCTTCTCGACGAAGAGTGGAGCGAGCGCCGTTTGTGTGCACCAGTGCAACATGGAGTCCAAGTCCATCTTGTGCTTCTGGCAGAACTGCACCACCCGCTGATGCAACACGGCGACGTTCTTGGTGAACTCGGTGGCGTTGAAGTAGAAGGAGATGCGGGGGGCGTCGGTGTAAAACTGATGGATGGTTGTGCTGGGGGTGTTGCTGTTGTGAGGGCTGTGAGGGGTGGGGGGGTTATGAGACGGAGACATGGACCACCTTGCAAAAGATAATTAATAGATGGAAAGCAAAGTTCTTATCTTCGGTAAAGTGTAAAAGTATCCTTACACAACAACAACATTTCTCTTGAATGCCTTCGACCCGCCGAACTCAGCGACATCGATTGACGACTGTCCCCACTAAACGAAAGAATACAAGAACAAGTCGAAAAATTTTAAACAGGAAAAATAAAATATCAAAATTTTTCCAAAAAAACTCCCGAAAGACAAAAACAAAACAAAAAATAATCGACAAAATCGCAACCAATGATACGTGGTATTCTTGGTTTATGAAGAATCCAATTGTCTACAGTGCGTTATCAATAACTGCATTACTTAGTGCTATGCAGTTGGCATCAGGAACGGGACCAGAAAAAGCGTCGACAAGCATATATTCTGTTCTGTGCAAAACGAAAAAAAGAAACACAAATCGATCATCATTTGGCCCAACAACAGGTAATACAAACCGGTTGGAAGCAATACATAAGGGGGTATTAGACTCTGCCACACAAAACAAAAAGGAGCGTAATAATAGTAATGGCCAAAGAAGTGATCATACAACAAACCTGTTTGATGAAATAAAGACTGGTGTAAGCTTAAACCGTGCCACACAAAACAAAAAGGAGCGTAATAATAGTAATGGCCAAAGAAGTGATCATACACACCTGTTTGATGAAATAAAGACTGGTGTAAGCTTAAACCGTGCCACACAAAACGAAAAAAAAACATATACGTCGCTTCATCAAGAAATAACAGATGGAAAAAATAAATTAAAGAAAACTTCCCATCATCACGCAACCCCCGCACAGGGCGCACTTATTGACACGGTGAACCGTAAGCGCGATCTAAAAACAATTATGTATAAACTTCATGACAATAGTGATATAAAATATACCCCAGCTGACAATACAAAAATAACTGACATTATAAATAAATGTAAAAATATGGAAAATGAAGTTCGAGAAGATTTTCGTAAGTTTAGTGAATACAAACAACTTATCGAGTCACTGGAAGAAACAATAGATAACGCCTATACAAGACGTACGTAATGTCTCATAATAGCAACAGTTTGTGTACATTATGTGTATTACAAGATTGCGGCACCTTACGCAAAAACAGGCTGTTCGCTTGCACTGGACAAGCACTCGGTTCGGGACGTGGTGAGTGTGTTGTATGGGATGCATATTGGCCTCTTTCAGGATTTTTCGTCTTTTCATATACTGTGGATGCCTATCATAGTCTGTCCAAAATGCGTCGTCCTCTTTGTCCAACAACGCCTTGCATTGTTTCATTTTGACATCGTCCCATTCGACATATGTGATGCGGTGATTGCGTATGGTTGATGTTGTTTTGTAGGACGGGCGATGCAATATGCTGAGTATGTGTTCGTCACCTGCACTAATCATATTAAAGGCTTCACAGGCGTCTTTGTGTCGTAAGAGCCGTTGGGCGTCTCGGCGGTTGGGTGAGAACCATCCCGAATGTTTGACGAAGTGTTTGCGCCCAATACCATTCATTTTGGAGACTTGTGTATCGTGACCGAAGACAATGAGCTGGCTACCGTGTAGGTCATCATTGATTGAGAACGACGACTTTCTCACACGTTGGTATTTTTCGCGTGTGTGTGTGTGTGTGTGTGTGTGAACCGAACATCTGATTACCCCCGAACTGAAAAATGTCTCTCGTATACTATTAACAACCTTCTATATTGCACAACCAATGGCATCCAAAACCAACTTCGCGTGGGACAAGGGCAAGTACCTTGTCTACTTCACTTCACCAAACTGTGGCTACTGCCAATCCTTCTCGTCGACGTGGGATGATACGGTCGACCAGCTCAAGACAACGGCGCCCCACATTAATGCACTGAAAGTCAACGTTGAAGATTTCGACATTGCATCGGTTTCTCCCGAAGTTTACGGCTACCCCACTATTCGTGCCTACAGAGACGGTAAAATGCTCGACGACTTCGAAGAAGACCGCACTGAGACCAACCTGCTGAATTTCGCCAAGAAGCACTTGGGAGACGCGCCCTCGCAAACAGGTGGAGGGAAGAGCAAACGTCGTCAGGGAAAGCGCCCGCGAAGCTCTCGTCGTCGTCGTCGTCGCACACACCAGCGAGGCGGGATGGCACCCGTGTCGTCCTTCGTCGGTGCACCGATGGACACCCGTTCGTCCGTTCCGCCTGCACAGCAGTCTGTGGATGCGATGACGTCAATGGCTCCACCCGCTCCCCACGGTGGCCTCTACCATCCATCCGCCCCGCCTGCGAACGGCGGGTGGGGAAGCATTCCGGTTCCAGCTACTGCTGCCGGCTACACCCACAACAACCTCCGGTCAGCCAACCCGCCCCCCGGAGCAACGGAGCAGTATATGACTGCTGCCACCAACAGACCAGGCAACAGCTACAGCGCCAAACCGGGTGTGTACAATTACAAAGACGGAACCACGTATGCTCTCAAATGCACCAATGGCGCTCGGGGTGGTCGCCGGTGCGGTCGTCGCACCCGTCGCACCCGTCGTCGTGGTGGACGGTTAGACTATAAACAGTATTATTAGGGACACGTGTGAGGACAAAGCTTCTGTGTATCTGGAAGTTAACGACCGCTTCGAGAAAGTGATGCAAGATACAGGCCACATTAAGCTTAAATCAATATTAAACGTATTATTAGCCAAACAGGATGCATTAAATGAGGAAATAGAAAGAATTTTAGTTGAAAATAACAACATCGCACCGCACGTTACCGATGAGACAACACCCCCATCACCCGCCCCAGTCCACACCGAACCCTATCGTAGTGCGCATCGGCCACAATGTGCTTCATGCTGTTCACCACGAACTTGCGCTGTTGGTACACTTTCCGGTAAGCGCACAGAATGTCGAAGCCCCGAGTCTGCACCGGTGTCATGTCGTCTCGTCGCACCATCTCCAGCCAGAACATGTTCCACCTACAAGGAGTGTCGATGTCGCTCACGCTGGTCGTCGCTTCTGGGTACTTGTCAGTGAACTGTTGCCACAACTGGTCGATGTTCACGCTGTGTGTGGTGACCGAGGTGTGCAACGTGTTGTAGTACAAGCATTCCAAACACTCACCACACCGTTTGAGCGGTCTGGAATACAGACAGTAATTGGCTTCGTGCCACAGCTTGTGTTCGGCCAGCAGCTTGACCAGCAACACGTCGCTCACGCCACACAACGGGAAGTCGATTTTGATGCCCACGAGCTGTAGCATGTTGCGCCAGAAGGGGAGTGTGAGCTCTGGCTGTTTGTGCTGGTGCACATAGAGCTGCTCGTCGCGAAACGACACGCACCGCGATGGAACGCTCAACTCGCCGTCGACGGTGATGCGTATGTTCGTGCTTCTCTTTTTCTGTTCCACACGGTACGCCCCGTAGGCACTCATATCGTCCAACCGACAGCCCATATGCACCGACCCCAACTGCAACGCATCCGCAAACAGCACGTTGCCCAGAACGGATGTGATGGGATGTGCGAAGCCGTAAGGCTCGTACAGACTCTGGATGTCCGTCTTGAGCAAGCACACCCGATGACCCTTGCTCTCCATCTTGTCCATCGCATAGTACAGCACGTCCGGCGGATAGGGTGACGTCCGTTCGCCCAGCATGCTGTCCCAGTGGTCCATCGCCACCAAGCGAGAAGCAGGACCCAGTACAACCGCCGTGAGGAACGAGTGCATCCGGCCGTTGAATGCTACGCTGGGGTGTGATGGGTGAGATGCCGACCGTCGATCCAGTACAGGGTTAATCGGCACGATGCTCTTGCCACAGTGCTCGCTGTAGCCCAGCGCGAACTCTTTGGACACGCCGAACGACAGCCGGAGTTCTGTCCGGACGAACGGAAAGACGACCAGCAGCACGACCAACGCCCACACGTCGTTGTGGATGGTGTCGAACGACTCGATGGAGTCCGGCAACAGTATGCGAAACGTGGACTCTTTCAGCGTGGTGCATCTGCGTGGAGTGCGGTGAACGAGAGGGGTGGGCGGTGTGGCGGTATCGTCGGATCGAATGTGGAAGAGGACGGTGTGGGCGGTGGGGTTGTAGGTGTGGGTGACTTGCATTTTGTCGAATATGTGAATATGCATCATTGTATTTATTTTGCCAAAGAGTGAATATGCATTGTGGTTATTTTTCATTTGCTCATAAAAGTCTTGTTCACGCTGTGTGATACCAGCTATACACGCAATTTGGGCATCGATTTGCCGAAGACATACACACCAATGATTTTAAAACGTAATTATTGTGGTCCGTGAATATATTAAATGTTGAATAGGTAAATATCAACGGCTTTTTAACATTTATATGAAACTTCAATACATGGATTATTCGTTACATTCAACATAAAATAAAAAAATCGCACCGCTGTCCACGTCGATTTAAAAAAGCATCTCGCCATAGCAAGCATCGCAGAAGCACACGATTGTACCGCAGACACAACAACGTCAAGCGAGCAACGAGACGGTCGGTGCGCTACAGCCGTCAGATCAAAAGCAAAAAGTAATTCGCACATCAAATATGAATATCGGTAATCATTCCGCATTCGAAGCGCTAATGCTAAACGTGTTGGCTTCTTCGGTGGCCGTTGCTTACACGACATTAATGAAGGGATACATGTTATAATAATACACGTATCGTATCCACACTTGCTCATCGCTTCACAGCAATCACTCGTATGCACACAGGGTCCTCTTTCTTGTACACAGCAACCCCATTGCCTTCATAGATATACAACACGTCAAAGTCGTGTGCGAGCAACTGCGTGTGCAGTGTGTCCTTGTGGGTGAAATTGCGGTAGTGGCCGTCACCGGTTAGGCGTGCGTCGTCCTTGCTCTTGTCACTACGTGTCTCGATGCACAGCACCGTACCAGTATTTCGAATGCTGCTCAAAAAAGACTCCTGTTGCTCGTTGGTGATGCTGTGGTACGTGAAGCGCGAATAGACCACATTGTAGGCATCCTTGCAACAGGTGGTGAAATCACCTGTAACGAACTGCACATGTTCGGTCGGTTGTGGCAGGAATCCAGAAGAATCCATGCCTGTGCCACCCAATGCGTATGTGTCTCGCCCGTTGCCACAACCGGCGTCCAATATGCGTGGCGGTGAGTGGACGTGCTTGGGCAACTCGGACAGCACGAACGAGCAAAAGGCAGATGGTGTAGGCATACCATCTGCATCGCTCTTTTTATTCTGCTTGTTTAAATAGTATGCGTGCCAATAGTTTTTGTCAATCATTGTGTAATTAATTGGGTTGGGCGTCTTACTCAGGTGTCGATGGCCGGAAATACACAACCACAAGAAAAACTGAACCACACACTGAAATACATTACGGCCCTTTTAAAGCGACATAAAATCGCCAATTGGTTCATTGGTTACGGCACGTTGCTTGGCGTCGTCCGGAGTGGTTCGTGCATAGACCACGACGACGACGTCGATATCGTGTGTGATAAAAACGACTTTGATACAATACACACAATACTACTCGAAAACCATCTGGAGGTAACATATGGTCATACGATTGGTGACAGTCGGAACATCATCAAGACGGTGGACACACCCTCCTTATCCAGCATCGACTTCTACTGCGCCAATGTGGACGACGACGGCAATTTCGCAGACGAATGGGAAGGCGTCGTCTGGTCGAACTGCTTCATCCCGAACACGCGGACGCTCTGGCAGTTGCACTGGCGAGACACGACCCTGCAATTGCCACACAATCACACCCAAAAGCTGGCGAATCGCTACGGCCAGAACTGGATGGTACCCCAGCACACCAAGGGACCGTTGCCAAGACTCAAACGATTATGACCCGCACAACAGCAGAATGTATTTCCACCGCATCAGCTTCTCCATCACTTGGAACGCGTCTCGCTTCGTCACGACCGCACCAACCTGCAACACGCTCCGGTTCATCTCCCGCAACACGCACTGCTCGGTGTTGTAGGCGTGCAGCGTTTGGGTGGCTTCCAACACGAACGCTTCGCTGGTTGTCGACGCCAATGGTACGTAGCATGATGACGTCGAGTAGTTGAAGAAGGGGTAGTAGGTGAGTACCGAGTCGCACCGGTTTTCACACAGAGCGGTGTTGCTGGTGTGTTGCTGGCGCATCAGTGCGCGCAGGTCGAACAGGGTGGTCTTGAGCTGTTGCTGGAAGGCCAAGCGTCGCATCAGGGGCATTTCGGTCACACCGCACATCAGCACGCACTGCTTCCACTCTTCGATGAAGGAACGGATGAGCTGGGACATCCGGTGCAGCGAGGACGTGGCCTGACACAGCACGGAACCAATCGTCTTTCCGAGGAGGCGCTTCTGCTCGACGTTATGCAACAGCACGCGGTTGTCGTCGAGCTTGCGTTGCCACTCCTTCTGCTCTTGGAGGTACCGACTGTCTACCAGCGCGTGCTCGTAGCATTGCATCGATGCGCGATTCAGTGGCACGTGCATCGTATGTCGTCGCGTGGAGCAACGTTTGCCCCGTTTCTTTGCTTGCAGGCGTTCGTGTGCGTGTTGCTTGCGCTCTTGGGCGTAGAGCTCTTTGCAGGCGGTTGGGTTGTCCACCGCATCTTGGAGGGCGTCTTCGTGGCTCTGGTCTTCGCACAGCGTGTCGAGCTGGTCTTGGAAGTACTGCTTGTCGTTGCACAGTGCGATGTGAGCCAGCTCGACCATCTCGGCATCGTTCGTGTTGACGGTTTGGGCAGTGCTGACGTAGTTCTGCAACAGCGTCGTCCACACGAGCAACAGCTGGTATTCGTCCGGGCTGGTAGAAGAGAGCGTGTCGATGCGCGGTGGGATGGTGCCCATATTGTCAAACACGGATTTCCACAATGCGGATTTGGGTATGGTCGACACGTCTGTGGAGTGCCCACGGAACACGAAGTCACAGAAGGTGTGCACGGGGAGGTCGAAGTTGTGCAACCGGTAGGCGCGGTCGGACACTGGCGAGGTGATGGTGGACGTGGAGGTGTTGGTGCAGGTGGTCGTGATGGCGGTGGTGTAGGTCGCGATGTCGGTCGGCATCACGAACTCTTGGCAACTGGCGTCGGTGTTGGCGTCCAATAGTGATTGTATGTAGGCGGTCAGGTTGTCGATACTTTCTGTGCAAGTCATTTGTGCAGGTGGTGCAAGTCGTAAAGTTCGTAAAATGTGTAATACTCCGGTTCAATTCCGTGGGTACTCATTGGCACACCGAATATAGAAATTCGCGGAATATAATCGGGAGAAGGTTTCGTTTTTGGGGTGGTGGGGGGGGACGAATTTATGAATAGGTATTCGTCGCGTCAGTCACTAATTGCTTTTGTCGGGCAGATATTTTGCATCCCACCAAAGCATGCAACCTTCAGGGGATATTGGAGCCTTTCGCATAGGGTACTTTCCATCAATGCCCCACCAACGTTTGAGTAAATACTCCTTCGTTGGATTTTTACCGTCTCTATCACATAACTCTTTTGTGGCCTTATGTTGAAATTTTTTACGTAACCCGAACGTCTCTTTTGCATACTGAATGGCTTCTTCCTGCGTAGCAAAAATCTTATGTCGACGACTTCTGGTGTCCTTTGTGACATCGAGCAACGGCAGATTTACTTCGTTTGACCACGTGCTACGTTCTACAAAGGTGGACTTACCCTTGCTACGCGAGCCTCTGTATTTGAAATCGCCGATATCGTCAAAGTTGCTCCTGAGCAACTTAATATAACGTTCGACACTGTCTATGTTCGTGAACACAACCATCCCTTCGTCATTATCATATCCACAGCAACGTCCCAATAATCCTTGGATAATCACGTCATCACATACACAACGACTCACTCGTTCGTACAGTACACCAATATGACACTTCGGTTTCAGTGTAACAGCGCACCGCAGGTGTTCCTTAATGAATATAAACGTGTGTTTTTCAGGCGTCTGCTGAATAAGTTTCAGGACGTCAGCGTCTGTCGTAGAATCACATCTTTTATATTGAAATACGTCACCACATAGTTGTCTAAAGCGCTCTATTACGACAACTTGTTTTTGTCCGGATGGTGTTCGTATAATATGATAGCGCTTCTCTTGTGAATCGTATCGTTTGATGATAAAATCTCGAAGAGCGCGAATCGCATTCTTCGCAGGCTGAACCTCTCGAAGCCGTGACTGATGCGCTTCTGTCTGTGTGTCTGGACCCATTGCATCATCGTTGATGTATAAATCCTTGTATGAAAAAATTCTGTATGTCTTCATTAGGTCTTCTACACCAACATAGCATTCACCTGTTCTAAGAACGTGCTTCTTCCACCGAGGTAGATTATTCGACCATGTCTGTGTCTGTATGTCATTTAGAAGTTTGTTAGGAGTTGCTGTGAACAAGACGATATTGATATTACGGTCACACATCGTATGTGTGTCCTTCAGGCATAGCTCCTTCATCAGTTTGTCGAGACTCATTTCTTCCTTATTTGCAATGTGCACTTCGTCGATAAAAAGGAGTACATCTCTTTGTTCAACAATGCGCTTACCGACAGTCTTGAAATGTCCTCTGTGACTGACATTATCCGAACGTATATATGATGGCATCCTATCACGTGTTTGTGATAACCATTGATTATCACTAAGACCAGTAATCACATAGATATGCTTTGGATTCACCAGCACAGGTGTCTTCTTTGTGAGTTGTCTGACGATGGATAGCATACAGCCTGTTTTGCCTGCTTGTGTAGCAGCACATACTATCTGAAACAACACGTTTGGGTTACTCTGTATAGTCTCTGCCACTGCTTTTCCTACATCGACTTGATTTGGATGACACAGTCGTTCACCTCGTGACTTTGCTTCGAATACCATTGCTTCTATATCAGTGTTAATAGCCTTCTTGTACTTCTCGTAGTACTCGTTATGCAACGGTAGAACTCTGCCGAATCGCATTATTTGTTGTGGTTGCATTTGTGTGAATTTTAGTGTTTTTCATATGAATTACACAGCGTTTTCCGTTTAATTATAATAAATAATAATTTCACACCCCAGAGATAGACAGTTTTGCACTCCCAACACGTGTATGTGTCTGCCACCCTTCCCTCAAAAACCACACCAAAACATCTCTTCACACTGCGAAACACCGTATCCCAATTATATTTGATATTTTATAATAAAAAATCAACGGTCGGTTCTTGCACCGAACGTCGCCCGTTCACCCACCACCATTTCTCTTCTCCTCGCGAACCCAACACATAAACACGAAACACACCGCATTCCAACATCAACAGCAATGACCTTTATCAAGAGCGTTCGACGTAACGGCACGTGTGTGCAGACCCCATACCGAGTCGGTACGACTGACGAAGAGAAGTACTTTACGGTGATGACGGAGCGTTTTGGCAAGATTTTCTTCGATTCGAGAGATGGATACACGCGGTGGTGTGAGGAGGGTCGCAAGCGCAACGAAGCCAGTGGGTGCTTCACGAATGCCAAACACTACTTTGACAGTTCCTTCGCGGGTACGGGAGAGGACGAGTTGATGATTGTCGAAGCGTATCATGTGGGAGACTCTATCCCTTCTGCCTGATGCGACACGATTTGCGCACCACTTTTCATTCTTGACAGTATTTCGGGATGTATAGTGTGATTGGTTGTGTAGAATGTGGTGTCTGTTTCATTGACCAGTATATGTCGTAGAAAAGATTGTATGTCTGTATTTGCTACTATATTTTCAATCGAAGGTGTATATACTAATAATACAATCATCAATATTCCGATTCCACATTTAATGGTTTTGCTGTCTATTTGCCACACGCTTACCCACATATGGTTTGTATACTCGTAAGCAATCCACAAAAGGATAACCACAATAAGTATGTTTCTTATTGATACTGACATATACGCGTGTCGTTTATTCTGTAGAGTTGCATTTTTTTATTGCGTAATGAAGTAAGACTACATACAATTGCACGGTGACTTAAAATGCCAAAGACAAGTAAAGAGTACACCAGCTATCAAAGATACGTAATTGAATTTCTCACGCAAAAATGCGCAAACCAAGACGGTATTTTGTTGTATCACTATATGGGCAGTGGCAAGACGTTCACCGCAATTGGTCTGGCTGCGAACTTGGACAAGCCGGTTGTGTTGCTGGCTCCCAAGGGGCTTTTGTCGATGTGGCAGAGCGACTACTTCACCCCGTACAAGAGAATCCTCCCCAAGGGCATCTCGAAAATGCTGTCCTACGAAGAGTTTTGGGACGAGATGGAGAAGATGGGCGACAAAGGCAAGGCGTGGCGCAGCAAGCATCTGCTCATCGCCGACGAAGCCCACAACCTGTCGGCGTGGCTGTCGCACCGACTGCCGGTCGAGCGTCGCCACGTCTGCTTGAAATACTTATTCCAGTTCGGAAAGCGCGTTCTGCTGACCGGCACGCCAATCTACTGGGGCGAACGCGATTTGTCGTTCCTCACCAACGTGGTCTCTGGTAAAGTGTTGCTGCCCATCGATGACAACGCCTTCCGCAACAAATATTACTCAGTCATCAAAAAACGTTCGTTGCTGGAGGGTTGGGTGGCACCGGTGAGTCGAGACCTGTTTCGTCTGGTGGGCACGGCCACCATTACAGCTTCTACATCGACCGTAATATACCCTCTCCTGCCACCCGGGAAAATGCACGTGCTGATGGGGTTGATGCAGAAGGCTTCGGTCGGCATCACCACCGCTTGGTACGTGACCGTTTGCGCCGCGGTGAGACCGTTTTTGGAACCGGTAATGGCCAAGCTGGTGTCCAACAAGAGCACTCGCACGTGGTTGCACGCGCATGGAAGCAACAAGCGCCACCGAGCCAGTCACACTGCACAGAAGTGGCGGTCCCAACAGATTCCCAATATCCCGTCGTTTATGGCCAACTCGCTCCCGATGTCACCAGACGAACTGCAAACTCTTGGCACATTCTTCACGCAGAAAGTGATGGGACGGAAGCAGAACCTGATGCTGGCCGGCCAAGCACCCTACCTCATTCTCACGCTCATCATCTTGTACGTGATGCACGCGGTCATCAAGCGTTACTTCACGCGCGAGAGCGACTTGGAATTGTTGAAGCTGGACTACAGCCATTTGGTAAAAGACATCGGACCGTACATCTCGTATTATAAGCCGGACACAATGTCTGCGAACAGCCGGTCTTGGCGCAAGTGGCTATCCGGTGGCCCGCCTCCGTCATTGGTACACCGGTCTGTCAAGCGGTTGAAAGGATTGGCGAAACACCACGGGTCGCGCAAGTCACAACAAAAGAAGACGGGTGTATCAACCACTGGTGCGATTGGCCAATCAGCGACGTTTCCGCGCGTCCACAATGTCATCGAGACCGTGAGCTACAGCAAGCGCCAGACCGCTTTGTTTATGCGGTACACTCTGGGCAGGATGTCGTTCAAGGATTACACACAACTCACCATTTTGCAAAACGAAGCACACGGAGCCGTTACCTCGTTCGACCAAGCATCGCCCGAGAACTTCCGCTACTACGGACGGATGATTGGCAACAGCTGTGTGTTCGGTACATCCAATCACAACACTTCTTCTTATGCCTATTTTGAGAACATTGAATACGATCGCGAAAACCTGTGCTACAAACTGAAGAGCAAGCACACGTTCAAGTCCGTGTCACCCAAGATACGCGCCATATACGAACGGTTCAATGAACACGCAAAACGACGTGTAGTCTACTCCAACTTCAACGAGGCGTCGGCGTCTTTGTCTGCGTACTTAGCCTCAAAGGGTATCGTCCACCGCTACTTGTGCGACCCCGAACCCAATGAACACGCTAAACCTGCCGAATACGACAAAATTATGAAATGGGTACAAGCCAACGATGGAGCAGTACTCATCTTGGGACAGTCGTACAGTGAAGGTCTGTCTGTGCGGAACATCGATGAGATGCACATTATGGAGCCTTGTGAGTCAGTGGCTAAGAACGACCAGACCAAGGGACGCGTTGCCCGCTTGGGCTCTCATCCACCGGGGTCGACCGTGCAAATCATCGAGTGGGTCACCACGATGTCAGTCCTCACTCGTTTCTTGAAGTCCACCAAAGAGTGGTTCGAAAACTCGCCGTATGTGTGGTACACCGACCTCATCACCAGCCACAAACAGGGCATCACCCCCGACGCCGTCGTGCACCGCGAAGTCCACCGGCTGTCCAAGTCCACCGATAAGGTGATCCAGCTGTTGCAGAAGCGTTCCATCGAACGGTATGCGAAAACAGGCATCCCCAGTCGATGCGAATCGAGGAAGCACGAGCTGATACAGGTGAGTGCGTGAAAGACGATGGTGGCATTGCTCTCTTTTGACGAGCCGAATAAAAGACTGTTTTGACGACTATAATAATTATAAAACATCGAAATACCAATCATTCATTTGCGTTCGCTTCCTTCTTGTCACTCATCACACGGCAAGTCTCCCACACCGTCACAATAATTTCCAGCAACAACAACAATGGACTGGAGCAGACGAACATCTGCTTCTCGACGCGCGAGGTCAGCTGTGCCAGCGCGTAGACTTGCTTGTCCGTGCAGTTGTTCAGCGACCATTCGACCAATGACAACATTATCGCACGCAACGAGTATCCATCTTCATACCAATCAGTCGCCAAATTGACACATTGTTTGTGCTGTTTGAATGTGGTGATGCCTTGCCACACAGTGTCTGGTATAATCTGCAGGTATTCCCGAAGTGCTCTGGTGGCAATCGGTCCGTTTACCATATTGAACAGCGACTGCAGAGTGGTCAGACACGCTCGCAAGTCACCATGCTTCTTGTCGTACACCATTGCCAAGTCCGTTGGTTCGCACTGCACTCCTTCTTGTTCGCACACCGATGTCAAAAACTCCATCGCTATCGGTTTGCAGACTGGACGAAAGTGGCACACCGAACAGCGCGAGAGGATGGGCGTGATGATGTGACATACGTAATTGCACAAGAAGCAAAACCGCGTATTGTACGAATAGATTTCGATGCACCGACGGAGCGCATTCTGGGCATCTTTGGTAAGCGTATCCGCCTCGTCCAGAATAACAAACTTATAGTAGACGGTGTGGCCGTTGCGTGTGAACGGTGTAGTCGAGCGCTTGCAGAACGGCTTGATTTTGTTGCGCACCATATCAATACCACGGTCGTATGAAGCGTTAATGCTCAATATGTACTGTTCCGTGTTGTTCTCACCGTAGAGCTCGTTACAGAACGACGTCACGGCACTTGTCTTACCTGTTCCAGACGGTCCGTAGAACAAGAAGTGCAACGGTCGGTTCGCAGACAACATCTCGCGAAACAGCAAGATGGCGCTATCTTGGCCTCGCACTTCGCTCAGAGACGTGGGGCGGTACTTTTCTATCCACGGCAGGTGCGTGTTGGTGGTTTTTGAATACGTTTGGGATTGCATATTATAAGACCAGATAGGTATAGTTATCAGCGTTTTCATATTATCCGTTTCCATCTTGTTTATGCATACCATCAAACAAGCCGACCGCTTTGGTTCTCATTGTCGGTCTTCACAATGATAATCTTGTCTCGCGACTCTTTTGGTAGTATGGAACGAAACAAATCGTACACCGATGAGAACACCACCGGAGCACCGTGCACGTAGCAGGCTTCTAATTCAGTTGGATACGTCATCTTGAACATTTGAGCGAACTGAATCATGAATGACCGGTGTTGTGCCATATCTCGCACGCGCATCCCGTTGCAGAACAGGTGGAAGAAGAAGGTCGTGCGTTCGCGCACCTGCAAGTGCAAGGCCACGAACGCCACAATCTTGTCCACAATCTGGTTGCACCGGATAGTCTTCAGCAACGCGGGTAGAGCCACGTAGTTTAGGATGATGCTCTGTTGGTCGTCCGCTTCGAAGCAGAAGTGGTCGAAGCGAACTTCAGTAGTGGTGCTCGGTGTGTCGATGGTCGTTTGCATAGATATTTGGAACAGAAAAATCGCGTATACTGTGTGGTGTATAATTAGTATAATATTGTCGCTAAAAAAAAACAAACAAGCACACCGCACATTCGCTCACACCATTCATTTGTTGTGCAAAACAAAAAATCACACCCGTCTAACAAGTCAATACCAAATCGTACCATTCTCCCGAACATTTATCGAATGTACGAACATTTAAGAGTCTTGGGTATAACACTGCTGGTGTTGGGCATAATGTTCTTTCCGGTGCGTGAAGAACGAGTCGTTCGGTTGATGAACTGGTGGTGGTTCCGTGTGGCGTGGTTGCTATTGGTGGTGCTGGTAACATATGCATATAACGATGCTGTCGTGGGGCTAATAGGTGCGTTGCTGTTCGTGATGGCATCCAATGTGTCGGTCGTTCGGTTGGTGTCGTCGTAACCGTGTATTGCGTGTGCTTTTTCTCTTTTCATTTACAGTATTATATAGTATTATAGAAAATGTCTTATTGCACAATTGAAGAGGCGTGGGGTTTGTCCGAACCATTCGTTGATGAACCTCCCACGAGCAAACGCCGACACAAGAAGAAGCACAAGAGCCCCGAACGCGGTAAGAAAAGGGAACACTTGCATCGCCCCACCAACCATCAAGACCATGCTCCTCCAACCTCGTCCAAACCACACCCAAAGGATATTCGCGCCGAACACGCTGACCTCGAAGATGAACCATATGATCGAGTCGAAGAGTCGTTCATAAACAGTCCGTCAAACATCTCGTACACACCGTCGTTCTCTCGTTCCTTCGAACCCGAACGAGTTCCGGACGCGGTGGATGTGTCAATGGACGGTGTACCGTTCGAATCGATTGGTGACGACGAAAACGAGCATTCTCCCGACGCTTCATCATACTCCAATATGTATGAACCACAAGTAGCTGAATCGAAAGTATCTATCTCATCCAACCAACTCATGCCTATCCATCGAGAGCCTCGGCGCGTGGTGGTGCACGAAGAGCTGGAATGGATGCGCAACAACATGAGCCACATCAATGACAAAATCGACCGACTCACCACGTCGCTCGAAGCTCGTCAGCAACAGACTGTGCATACTTATTCTACCACCCACGCACACGATACGTTGGTGTTCGTGCTGGTCGGTGTGTTCGCACTGGTGCTGGTGGATATATTCTTTCGTGCAGGAAGACGATTACTTTAAACACAAGACACCACAATACTACACATATTTTTGTCGGCTTCATCTTGCCACCCCAACCTCCCAAACAAATTCCCAATCAAGTCTGTCGTCCATCCGTCCTTTCCATCCACACGCCCCATCGTCCCCATCGGTATTCATATACAAGCCCGAAAAAAACGTATGTGATTGGTTTTTGGTACATTGGGATTTCGTACGTGCTATGAAACGGCTGTGTGGGACACGGTCGGTGGCCATCGGGGTGACGAATTGGTGGTAGCTCGTGCCCTTGTGTACAATCTTGGTGTCGTGGTGGAGCATCGATGTGATGAAGATGGTGCTGGGCACTGTGCTGTCTTGGATGCGACATATGATGTGGTTGTAGTCTGCCAGCACGACTGGGGAGGTTGTCTGAAAATAGACGAAGCACGTGCCGTGGGCGGTCTGTGTTGTTCCGGTGGTGAACTCGATGTCAGGTGCTTCTTGCTTTGACGACGACAACTTGCACGTGTAGACGGTATTGTGGCTACCAGAGTCGACATTGGGTACGGCGTTGCTGACGAGGAGCGACGCGGTGTTGGGGGTCGGTTTGGTGTTGGATTGGCCCATAGCGGATGTAGACGGTGGTCGGATTTGGTTTGGTTGACTCGTGTTTATTCTTATGAATTGGTTGGAATTGGGATTGTGGAAGGCGGTTTTGTTTTTGTTTTGAAAAAGAGATTTTTTTGCTTTTGGGTCTTTTGAATAGAAAGATTATAGTGGAATTGAATGATAGAATATCCATATACGTTTGGGATCTTTAAGAACTCTTTTCACTACATTTTTAACGTGTATCTCACCAAAAAAGCTCTAAAATAATATGTAGTAGTAAATAAAACACTATTGTCGCTTAATGTCTCCGCCTGCCAAACGAAAACGAAAGTTGTCGAAGCACACAAAAAAACACTAAACACGTAAAAGCAAGAAAGTTATCGAACAAAAAACTACGAAGAGCTATGGAGGTGCACAATTGCAAATAAAAAAACCAAATAACGAATACATACCTGTGTCCGTACATTCGCAATTCAACACAAGAAAATTTAAAATTGGACAATATTGGGTCGAGCGACCATGCGATGCAGATAAATTTGCATTTATAGATTTTGTGAATAATGCTTCAGATGATGGTATATACACAGTTCAACACGATTCGAATGAACAACGATGGGAAGCAGCTTGTCAAAGACGGGGAAGCGAACTTACATACAATTCGGACACAGTTACAATTGTGGGTGCAGGTGCGGGTGCGGGTGCAGGTGCGGGTGCGGGTGCAGGTGCTGTGCCTGAAATTGAAAATACCGATCACGGGAAACAATTAACTATTATTAAAACGATTAAATACACAACACCCGAAAAACCAATTGTAAACCGAATTAAAGTGGGCGACGCAGAAATTACAAAAGATCATGAACATTACAACTTCTTATGCTATGCAACCGACAAAATAATAGATGATGGTGTTTATGAATGTAACGGTGTTACAGTTCAGTATATAAATTCAAAACGAATGGTAAAAAGTAGTGTTCTGAATGGGATATTATCAACTGAGCCAATACAAATATCATACACAATCATCACACCAAATGGAGATGACTTAAAGGTCAGCTTACCATTAAGTTCGTTTGCGAGAATAACGGGGCACGAACGTCCAATCCCTATTCCAGAATTCTTATCAAAATTGAATGAACAGGACGGCACCTTGTGTCCATATGGTGCCGATTTTTTTGCAAAAGACCAAGATACTCCAATCCGCGAAATAACAAAAGACACACCGTCTTTACTGTATGTAATACCAAAATCAACGCCAAAGATTAATCAAGTCATAACGGATCCAAGCGGGCAACAAAAGATTATGTGCCAAAAGCACGGACTACAACATAAAATGCCAGGCAAATATGGCTGTTCAGAATGTTATGATGAGTCAACAGCCGCTAACGGAGGATATGCACCGTGCATAGCAGGCAGTGGTATTGTTAACCTCCGTTGTGGTGCACAGAGATATGTGTCGGAACTGAAGGTAGGAGATGTTGTCCGCTCAAATTCTGCCAATGGGTACAGCACTATTAAGAAGGTCCGTGTAACTGGCGAAAAAGGAAAAAAACGCACAGTATGTCGAATCAACGACTTAGTGCTGACTCACAAACATCCAATATTACATAATAGGCGCTGGGTATATCCACGAGACATATGTGAAACATTTTACTCAGATGAACAAGTTTATAATTTTGAAATGGAAGCATCGCAAATTGACAAAGATTCACATACAATAATTGTAAACGATGTAATTTGTGCTACGTTAGGGTGTGGGCCAAAAGACTTAGAAGGACGCAATCCAACAACAAATTTGCGTTACGGTAGTGGATATTGGAATGGAACGAGATAGAAAATGTGTACAACTACTCGAAGAAGCCGCACGACTGGAAAAAAGTAATTTTGCATATATGATAAATGCGTATCCACTCATTCGGATGGATTGTACTCCCAACGAAGAAGTCATTGACGACGAAGTGCCAGATACAGTTTGGCAAATTGTGGCGAGTCTTATACCTCAAAAACATCGCTACCTTCTCAAAAAAATGACAAGAGGCTTGCTATGTATCTACTTTATCAAGTGATTAAAACGGTGGGTCCGTGCGATCTCACACTTCCACTTGATATACCTGTCATCAAGAGGAGCGAAAGATGTATTTGCGTGAATGCCATTTGATTATTGCGATCTTGGTCATTCCTCAAACACAACAAGATGTACGACATACTCGTAGCGTTCCAACCTGCACTTGCCCACCCGTCCTCCACTCACATCTTGCACTGCACATTCATCGACAAGCCTCCTTTCTCCCACCTTATTCGTTTCACGTTAATGATGCTATTTTCATCTTCTAAGCCATCCATCTTAATTTCCTCCAACCTACGCCCGACTGACGTTGTACAATAAGATGCAACTTCTTGGAGTTGTTTGTTTTTTGCTTTCTGTTTCTGGGACTGAACGAATATATGGAATTTGTCTGGTAAGCAGACGTGCTTGACCCATTTGCAAATACAAAAATTGGCAAATTAAAGCAAATACGCCACCCACATTAAGCCGTTATACATAAAGTACATTCACATATACTTACAAATGCCCACCACTCCATTCTATCTCGCAGACAGCTACCGGACGCTCGGTTTGTCGCCGTTCGAAACCTACACAGATGTGCAGATGCGCAAGGCGTATTTGAAACGAGCTCGTCAAACACATCCCGACACCAACCGACGTGACCCTCGAGCAACACAGATTTTCCAGCACGTGAGTCGCTGTTACGAGACGGTGCAGTTGCACCAGAACATGATGTCGGGTGCGCGGTCTGCGGGTAAGGAGGCAAATCCACAGGCTGAGGACGACGCCAACATCGATATCGACGACTTTCGATTGGCCTACGAGAGGCTGATGTGCAAGCTGAGCGTGTTTTGGAACACGTCGACCGAGGCCAAGCTGGTGAAGCAGTTGTGGCGGTCTTTTTGTGAGCGGGCGGAAAACGACGCACAACAAGAAGCGCGAACGGGACACCACGATGACGACGAGGCCGAACCGCAACCGAGCAGTGACATCAGCTACTTCCTGCGTATTCCCATCGCCGACGTCTACCGCAAGGAGCCCCAGAAGCTTTCTTTCTATCGCAAGCGCTGGGATGCGCAAGGAGAGCGACTGAAGGAAGAGCAAGCCTCGCTGTTGGTGAATACAGGGTACAAGAAGACGACGTTCTATGGCGAGGGTCACCACTGTTGGTCCGGTGGTGGTTACGATGGGTGTGGCGATGTGACGGTGACGATCGAGCCTGTGATGGACAACACCAAGCTGTACCGAGTCGCTGATGATGGTGTGTTGCATCGTCAGTTCGCGGTCGAGCAGGAAGATTGGTTTGGCCGACCGTTCGTCATCGACTTGTTTGGTGACGAGTGTTTTTTTGTGGTACCGGATATATGGAAAGCGGATGAACCGACGACCGTTGTTGTGTCGAGGATGGGATTGTACGACACAGACACGATGAATAGATGCGAGCTACATATCGACTGTGTGCATCCGTCATGTGTAAAGAGACGGAATCTTGTTACGAATAACAAGTGAAGGGTTTATTTTTGTCGAAAAGAAATAATTATGGTATTACAGACAGCAACAACCGTAAATAGTATGCAAACGAATGATAGCACGAACACGAATGATGCGATGCAACCATTGTCCAAACAAGACGAGCCGTGCACAGATGCGTTGCTTGCGGAGATGATGGATGTGTACGATGAGCTGTCCGAACAGCGCAAGACCATTACGCGCATAATGGCGAACGTCAAGCGGTGCTACACCAAGGTGGAACGACGGTTGCAAAGCAAATCGTCGTCAAAGCCCAAAGAGCACCGGCAGAGCGGGCTGACGAAGCCGTTTCCGGTGTCCAACTCGTTGTGCACATTTATGTCTGTTCCGGAGGGTACGCAACTTGCCCGTGCCGAAGTAACCAAGTACTTGCATAAGTACATTAAAGAGAAGGATTTGTACGATGAAAGCAACCGACAGTTCATACGACCAGACGGGTCACTGCGAGCGCTACTGAACATTCACGACGAAGAAGAGCCACTTCACATTTTCTCTATGCAGAAGAAGATGAATACGCATTTTAATTACGGTTGCTCGGCCTAATTTCATCTTGTCCACGCCAATGCCACCGCCACGGCAACCGCCAGCCACCACAACAAGTTCGTGTGGTGATGTGCATACGCACAAGACATCACAGACAGCCCAATGGATACGACGTACATCATCGTGTGCCACAGCAGACGATGGAGCGACCAGTCCACATAGTTGACCATCATTCCACAGTAGCACAAGTATCTGAACCACGTGTGTGTCGCCAAACCTCTGTACGTTCCCAATTCGTTGACACAAGCGTGCACAAAGAAGACACTTGCACAGGCGATGCACGACATTTGCACGGGCAAGAGTTGTGGTGGTGCATTGTACAGGTAGCAGAGAATAGTCAAGTTTGCACAAGCGATGTCTAACCAGAACCATCTACTGTACATTTTGTAGTATGTCCAGTGGACGATAGAGAATATGCACGCCAATATGGACAACAGTGCGTGGGTGTATTGTTGTTGTATGTGCGCGTGAACAGCCGGAATCACGAACCAGAGCGAGGTGTGTGCCAGACATCGACAGTGGTTCTGCCGGGCTCGCGACGGTTGGAGCGTGCTCATTGGGGGGACACGCACATGAATTTTTGACTCTTCCGTCTTCCCATTTCATCACACACATCAAATTATAAAATAATAAAAAGACCTGCATTCTATAAACCACCCTTGCGACTACATAAAAAAAGTTGGCATCATTAGACTAATCGTTGTCACCGACTCGCCATTTCGCACACAATGCAGTCGTCGCCCCACCGCATTGCGTTTGAAGACTATGCGAAGCGATTGTTTGCCGATGTACACAAACACAAAGACAAGGCTTCCATCGAGATAGAGACGGTGTTTCCGCGCTGGGCACCAAACGTGGCTATCAGCGTGTCGCTGAAGAGCAACGACACAGTGTACTGTGGCCAGCCTACGGTGGAGAAGATGGACGACGGGAATTACCTGTTTGTGCCATCAGTAAAGTGTGCATTTACGGATGGAATCGAAGTATTTGGTATGGTAGATATTCGAAATCTGGGTGAGACGGTTCAGTATACAGCTACAAAGGTGTATGTGGCGCTAATCAACGACAAAGTAGGCAATGTATATCATTTGTTTCCGAGTATGTCTGTTGCCCACCGGCGCACTTTCGTAGACAGTATGTGTAAGACGTATTCTACATTGATGAAGACGTCAGATGAGTTGGTACCAAACTATATTTTGAAGAGCGTGCGCAGTTCGGGTGCTGACCCGCGAACGGCTGGACCATCTGCATTTCGCTACGTGGTCAACCAGTTGGTACAACGAGCGTGGGATTTGGAACAACGGCTTGTCCGGTCACAGATGCACGCGCATTGTTTGGGGAGCGAAGAGTTTGAGAATATTTACAGGCGGTTCAAGTATTTGTCGGTGCAGACGGGGTCCGGTGTGTTAGCTCTGAAGAAGACGGTGTCGGTGGACGTGACCGTGCTCCGGTCAAGCAATGCGAGCAGTAATACACGGGTGTCGCTGAATGGCAATAAGTGTTTTGATGCGTATTGTAAACTGTTCAAGACACTCGCCAGCAAGGGTGACATTGCAGAGTTTGTGCTGGCGTTACCCGAAGAAGAGTGCGACATTATCCAGAAGCGCGAGATGAATGAAAGTGAGCTCAAGACGTTGCGCGAGACGATGTGTTACAATGGCTTCAAGTTCAACGTCAAGCGGGAGGACAAAATAGTGAGGAAGCAGTTGAAGACCATACTGTTGGATTTTTTTGCGGATGGTGTGCAACATTTGTACCGATACAAGCGACGGTTCTCGTTTGATTGTGGTGGATTCAATGTGGACCTGACGATGGTTCGGAGGGGCGAAGACAAGCATCCGGTGTTCAAGCCGACACCGTTTGTGGCATTGGAGCACATGCGAAAGGATACGGAGAACTATGAATTCGAGATAGAGTGTTCTGTGTCTAAGCCAGACAGTGCAACGATATGCCTTCATTGGATGGATGAGTGTCTGAGAGCGATGCGGAAAGACACATACTTCTTTGGGAGTCATGTTGATTTGAGTGCTTATCCACTGCTCATGAACGAGCCACAGACAAGCGAGGTGGTTACGCGGTTCAATGCACTGGCGTGTCACGGTGATGTGAAGGCCAGACGTCCGTCGTGTTCGGTCAACAATGGCATTGGTCCAAATGTAGTGAATATTACCCACGCAACGTACAATTATGTTTGTCATCATTTTGACGACTACAACATTTTGATGAAGACTGACGGTTTGCGGTGTCTTGCGTATGTGGACAGCAAAATGAGCAAATTGCACTTGTTTGTGCAGAAAGCGACGTACCCTATGTCTGTACCGATTCGAGATGCACCTCGTTCAGACTACATTTTGGATGGCGAACTGTACACACGCGGTGGGTGTAGCACATATTTTGTTTTCGATGTATACCAGAAAGGTACACAGCATCTGTTGACGTTGCCTCTACAAGAGCGACTGAATGCGCTGACGGACGATATTGTGGTTGATAGTGTGGTTGCATTGGTCATTAAGAAGAAGGCTTCTTTGTTTTTTGGCCAATACCAAGAGCTATATACAAACACGTTGGGGGATGACGACCCTTTGCAACAGCTGAAAGACACATTTGAATGCACCGACCATATGGGTATGAAAGCGAATAATGACGGCTTCATCATTATGCACACTGGACCACTCGTGCGAGACGTCACTATCGATGAAGAAGAGGCATTACTACGTATTCACGGTACAAAACCGTACATTATGCGTTTGGAGGAGTTTAATCAGGGGCGACACAGTGTGAGTTCGATGTCGCGTGCCCAACAGGGTGCATATGCGTTCTGTTTGAAGTGGAAGCCGGAGGAGGAGTGCACGATTGATTTCAAGGTCAACATGATGGAACATGACGCTTCTCTGGACGGCAAAACACGTCGGGTTCGCTTGTGTTCGAAGTACACCAACGAAAGCGAGCTGAACATGTTCACCATAATCAAGTCGTTGAGCACGGGTAAGGTCACAACCGAATTGTGTCCACAAACGTTGCCAAACAAGATACAACCGTTCCAACCGGCAGACGTTTACGATTATGAATTGGTGGAACCGATGTCTTCGGGCGTCGTTCTAATGGCGGATGCTACAAACGACAAGCTCTTCACCAAGCGGAAGGAGCTCATTCAAGACGGAAGTATTGTGGAGATGCAGTACTGCAAGAAGACGGGTGTGTGGACACCACTACGATTACGGACAGACAAGACAGAACCTAATGTCTACGGTGTCGCTCTGGCGAACTGGAAAAGCATCTTCAATCCGGTACATCGTCCGTTGGACTGGGTGGCTTCGTCGTCTATGTACCAAGCAAGCGAATTGGCAGATTACTATACGTCGCACAAACAGAGTCGTGCTTTCAGTCAGTTGGACAATATTCACCTTTTGCTGAAGCAACACGTCATTTTGTACGCATCTCGGGTGTGGTCGGTAATGGAGCCACGTGCAAGACTGTCGGTGTTCGAGGTCGGGTGTGGCAAGGGCACCGATTTGTTCCATTGGAATTACGTGCACAAGCACCTGCGTGCGATAGCGTTCTACTTGGGAACCGACTATGACAAGTCGGGACTGATGCGTTACCGAGGTGCATACTACAACTATCTGTGTGGCAACAATAAACACGCGAATGTGAAGCTTAACACGCTCGATAGCAAATACGAGTTCGATGCGTTGTTCGCACAAGCGGATGCGTGCCAGTCATTGCAACGTTGTAGCGACCACGGGTGGGACAATGCAACTGCTTCGAACAACGTTTCCAAATACAAGTTTGATTTCGAATTGCTCCGCTATGTGCTGTTCGGGAAGTTGCCCGCAAATATGGCTTTCGCGGAGATGTTACACGGTGGTATGGTACACCCGTCTTACAACCTTGTTAGTTGTCAGTTTGCAATGCACTATTTTGCCGACGAGAAGCACTCCTTCTGGAAGAATTTGAACTTGTTGTTGACAGTGGATGGTCTGTTCATCGCAACTGTACCAAACGGCGACTTCATTACGTCGCAACTGAACAACTCGTCGTGTGGTGAGTACATAGTACCGATTCGCGATGCCAATAACAAGTCGTCGTCTGTTCCTTGGTATAAGTATGAGAATGGTACATCCAAACACACGGTGTTCTTCCAGACGCCCAAAATAAGCCGTCGCGAGGAGCCACTCTTGCTGAAGGAGAAACTACTGCGGGTCGTGCAGAAACACTTCCACGTGGTCTACTTGGACACGTTCGCAAACTACGTTACGCAGCAATCCCTCAGCATTTACAAGACATCGGGTGAGACGAAGGGCATCTTCCACGAGGCCAGCATCAATCGCAACACGCTGATGCATGAGTTCACTGGTAGACACGCGCATTTAGCACAGCCTGTGCACGAGACAAGCGAAGCTCTGCGATACAGTAAGCAGGGGCACTACGTGGTGGTGCTGTGTCGGAAGAATGGACGGACACAGACGGAGTTGGCGAAGCTTCGCAGACAGTTTTCGTCTGTTTGATTGGAATGGTCGTGCACATAGCTGTCAACTTACACGTGCACGTACTTCAAGCGTTTCAGTCTCGAGACAAGGGAAGTGTTCATTTTGGCGAATACGACAATGAAAACAATATGAATGCTATAATTAAGCGTGGTATGTGGTATGAAATCATTGTCAACGAGATTCATTACAGATGGTATTATGTGAGCGAATTTATGAATATAATACGAAATGACACAGTATAAAAAGGATATCAACACGATGTCGACGTGCAACACGAATGTCGACGTGTTCTTGAGCGTGTCTTTGTCGCTGGTGAACACCGAATCGATGCTTTTGGAGAGCACGATGGCGATAAACAGAAAGATGATAGAGTATTGAAACAGCTCCAGTATTTTGTAGACGCGTATCTTATCGAATGCCAATAGTTTGGCGACGTTTTCTTCGTGAGTAGAAGAAGACATTTGTGTTGGGTGTTGTATGTATAATACACAACATATTATTAGACACAGCGCATCAATCAGATTTCATCCAGTCGTCTACTCTTTCAGGCAACGTGCGGTTGGCGTCCCATTGCTTGCTGTTGAAGGGCGTGATGTGGATGTCTGCGGAGTGGTCTTTAATCTCGGCCACACGCTCTTGCAACCGCTTCTCCTTGTCGGTGGTGATGTCTGGAAAGTATCCGATCATCTCTTTCTCTTGCAATGTTGGTTCCGGCTTCTTGCCGTAGCAGTTCACACCGAACTGCAGGTCCGGATTCTGGAAGTAGCCACCGTTCACACCCACGATTCCGCAGTCATGCTCGTGGCCTTCAATCGTGTGCATCCGGTCGAAAGTCGCTTTCTGCGTGGGAAACAGTGCCACTTGGCCTTGGGTCCAGCCGTAGTTGCACCAGTCGGCACCGTTGCGGAATGCCTTGTGTACCTCTTCGGGTGTGGCCAACCGCGCATTGTACGCTTTGCACACGGCAGGTGAGTCTTCGTAGGTGTATATGTTGTTGCTGATGTTGAACACTTCGTTGTCAGCGGGTGATATGGGGGTCGGGTCCGGACGCGGGGGAGGTGCAGGTTTTTGCTTAGGCTCCTTTTCGCGGGTGATGAACCGTTTATTGGGCTTCTTGGCTACGACGCTGGTCTCGCCATCACGTGGAAGCACGATCTTGCCGGATGGTGGAGTGGTGGGTGTGGTGACCGACTTCCACCACTGCCTCACGGTTGGTGTTTGCAGGATGAAGTACAGTAACACAGTAATGACAACACACACAAGTACAATTAAAATGGTATGCCAATGATCGGTGAAGAATGTACGAACGTTGTTCCACGCATTCGACGAAACAACCGTATTTGTGGCAGTGTTTGTCGTTTCCAAAGCGGTGGACACAGGTGTTTCATTTGGTAGCCCTGATGATGAAAAGGATGAGGAAGATGAAGAGGATGAGGAGGATGAGGAAGGTTCTGTACTTGTGTCGGTCGATGGCTGTGGTTGTTGCACATTGTCCCCAAATATGTCGCGAGAAGACTGTTCGTGCGGAGCATTATCAAACATAGAGTCAGACGATGACGATGACGATGACGATGACATTCGAGTTTGCACCAATCTAATCAGGCTAATCTGGATTATATTTGTTGTGATAGCGGAGAAAAAAGGACACGTGTGAGGTGTTTGTGTGTTGCGTGTGCGTGCGATACATTATAATACAACATTAGAACAAGTTCGCAAATATCCTCTACTAACTTGTCATATACTCCGTCACAAATACCATAATGTGGGTGCACAAGTTAGTACAAGAGATTGTAGAGAAAATATGCATTGAGGTACAAAAGCCAGAGAACAAGAATGTATTTCAAATTCACGTGCTTGACCCCATTATTCAGTACGCACTTGGTCGGCTCTTTCCCTACATTTTGGCAACGTCCATCGTGTTCTTCCTGACGTTCATAATGGCCGTAGCGATACTTTTTCTGCTGTTAGTGAACAAGAATTAAGCCATGTGTGGGGGCATCATATGGTAGGTCATAAAGACAACGCGACCCCCATAATAGTAGTACAGCACACAGAACAACCAAACCTAAAGAAGCCACACACAATATGCAACAGCCCGACACCGACTCTCAAGCTCCCGTCCCGACGACCACCACGACCGCGCCTCTCACCGACGATTCACACTTCACGAGCGCGCTGAAGGACTGGGTGGAGGTCGACAACAAGATTTCGTATTACAACCAGCACCTGAAGGAGTGTCGGCAGGTGCGCAACCAGCTCACCCCGTCCATTTGCAACTACATGGAGCGCCAGAGCTTGCAGAACACGAAGATACAGATAAGCGACGGTTCGTTGCATTACGCGAGTGAGAGCACCACACCGTCCTTTTCGCAAAAGTTTTTGTTGGATGGGTTGACCGCTTTCTTTGACGGTCGGATGGGTGCCGGTAATAACGGAGGTATGATGGCCAATGAGTGCTTGGAGTTTTTGAGAAGCAGGCGTGTACCGGAGACGAAGACGGTGTTGAAAAGGAAGTATGCGAATGCTTCGAGTTGAATTTTACACAACGGCCGTGCGTAACGGCATCTTCCGTGGTGGCAGTCTCCGAATACGTGCGTGGGTTAGAGAGCACAGCAGACACTGGAACCACACACATAAGACCACCAACACAAGCACCACCACCACACACGCCAGCGTACCCATCAAACACGCCTCCCCACACAATCTGGGGGTAGTTTGAGAATGGTATTGTTGCACATCAGAAGAGTTTGCAGACATTAAGGTAAGGTGGATGTGGGTGTATAACGCACGGCGATGACAGATATTAATGGTGACGGCCGACCAGAAAGTGCAACGGATGTTTTTTTTTTTAAATTATCTTTCACTCGTATAGTAGAGGTAAACAATTTCACTAAAAATCACGAAATTAAAACCAATGTGCACGTGCTTTTCTCTGGGATCACAAGCACTCCCCTACTACTTTCATCGTACATAGTACACAAAAAATGTCATCATGGTCGTGTGCCGCGAATTGTCCTCCGTGCCCACCTCGCATTTTCCAGCAGACCGGAGACGAACGTGTGAGCGACGTCTTCGCAGCTGTATATGATGCCGAAAACAAGCAGTGGCAATACCCCATTTTCTTCAACAAAGCGGACTACAGTGGTGACACGACATCGACCAGCATCAAACTCGGTTCTGGTGCGACGCTGGTAGCCTACCGTCGTCCCGACGACGACCACGCAACCTCGACGGCCAAACCCGAACGGTTCCCGGTGCTGTTGTCACTGGACTGTCACCAGAAGCGCATCCACAGTGCATCAGACTACTTGCAGCAGCAGAAGCGCAAGAACATGCTTCAGGGCGTGCAGAATGCCAGTTTGGGTTGTTCGATGGGGTACTGTGATTACTTGTTGTACAAACAGTCAACACAGATTATAGTCCCACACTATACTCCTTGCAAATAGAGTAGATAATCATACCCATTAAATTACCTTTTATACACATTCCATATCACATAGCAAGCCATCATGGAAAGTGTAACGAACAGCGCAAGTCGCATATACACAAGGGTGTGGCGACTGTCATGGATTGTTGTGCTTGGTGAGATGGGGGATCCCGAGTCTGTGTGAAACGGTTCGGTGATGCTTTTCCCGAAGATGTTTTCGATCGGCGTGGCTTGGTCGCTGGCACCCGACACACTGAACGATGGTTTTGCCTTTGGTACGCAGTTGTTTTCGCGCTTCTCCGTGTCACCCCCAATCATATTCGGGGGTTTGGAGCAGTGGTTGACCGACGGTGAACAGCGTTCTTCGTACCACCATGTCCGGTTCGCTGTTCCAGGGTTTCCACAATTCGCTTCAACCTGGCGCAACGTTTCCTGATGTCGGCTCTCTACCGTCTGCTTGCTGTTGATTTTGTCGTAATCCAGCTCGCACTTCATTTGGTCGTCATAGATGTGTGAACCCACCGGCAGACGCACGCGATAGCATTTCTCACCGGACGAGTTCCCACCAGCAACGTCTACGATGTCGCTGATGTCTTCTAACATACCAGGAACAAGGCCTTGTCCATTGCTTATACCTTCAATGTCGCAACCGGTCACGGCGTGCATCGTGACATTTCCCAACAGGGGAATACTTCCGGTTGGGATGTTGCGAATATACACCATACGCGGTTCTCCTTTGCATCCATCATCGCTCTCGTCGTTGCACTTGCCAAGTGGCAAGAAGTAGTTGGAGCCCAGCGTCTGGTCTTTTCCTGCGTAGAACATTCCTTTTTCGGTCTGCACCTGCACGCCTTCTGGCCGGCTGTTCACCGCATCTGCACCTGAAAGCGGATACGTCACAGCGTAATTGCTGACATTGTCCAACACGCGCTGTATGAACCCGTCCATCTTGGGTATCGTTCGCTGTTGTACACCGTACAGAGCAGGATATTCAATAGCGTTGAGAGCGTTGTAGTTGGTGGTGTTGTCGGTGATGCGGTGGGGATTAATAGCCGACGGGGGTTTCATATTGGTGTCGTGCAACTGCAAATTATGTGGATGGAAGTGGTTGGGTACATCATTCTGATGCGTTTCGGTGTGTTTGTGTTGCTCGTGCGGTGGTCGACTTGCTGACATATATAGGAGTGAAAATGGCCGATTGTATTATTTGGTATGTGTGTGTGGTTTATTTGAGAAAGACAATATTTTTCATACGGTTTAAGGTGTGTGCTTTGGGCGAAACATAAGCACACATATTTACTATTTTCAATATACAAATAATCAACCACACCTTCATCCCAATTTATTGGACTTCGCTACAGCATTATAAAGTAAAACTGTATTATGAGTACAATTCAATTAAGGCCAATCTATCCGACTGCCGAAGAAGTCGCCGAACGACAAGCTTGCGCACTCGTGCAACGACACCGACACCGCGAAGAACGTAGACAGCTATTCGTCGACACAGAACCGGCTGATATGCATATTTCATATGCTGAATACGAAAAATATTTAGTAGGACATTCATATGAATCGATAGCTCACGAGAGATATAATGCTTATAAACAATGGCTTGTACAAAAGGAGAAGAAGGCATTCGAAGCGGTTCAAGCTTTGTATCGCTGGAAAAATTTGCTGAATGAAACACGGTCGTATTATATGAGAAGCACTGCAAAAGAAAGAAACCGACTGAACCTACAAGTGGCTCAAGCAATTGGTAGGTGGAGGAGTCTGAGTATAACCCTTCATAGATATATTTAGGTTAGTGGTAGTTGGGTGGTAGTAGTGTTCTTGGTTGTGATTCGACGCCATTGCCATTTTTCAGGCGACGCGTGGTTCTGTTGTTTGCATTTTCGCGACTGAAACTGTATGGGTTCTAATCCAGTGCCTTGTTCAACTGTGACAGTTGTGCCTTGCATGTTGACATCGCTGGCTTTGTGTTTTGGTTTTTTAATTCGTGTTGTGTGTTTGTGTGTGTTCGGTTGTATGCTCGATGCAGTGGTAATCGCTTGCAGTTCGGCTTGAATCATTTCCAAATCGTCTGGTTGAAGGTCGGTAACGACTGCTTCCGGTGCTGTATAGGGAGAAGTGGAAGGAACCAGTTGTTGCTTAATCATTTGAAACAATGCAATGCACGAAGGGTAATCCACGACTAAATCAAACGCGTACACACCACAGCGCATCTTTGTGGACACGGGCTCTTTGGAATGATGATAGAGAAGTTGCTTCTGGATGTTGTCGGCATTTACAATGAAGCACTGTTGCATAATAGGGATGAACGCTTCAAACCCCGGAGGAGGCTTCTCCATCATCTCAAGAATGGCCGTGCGATAGTTTTCGTAAGTGACCATCGTCTCATAGTTAGCGTGTCGCTTTTCGGTGGGAGTCTTGCGCACTTCGAATCCGGGTTCATTTGTCAGTGGGTCTTTGGTGAGAATGCTCTGGATCGTGAGCAATACAGAACTCAGGGTTTGTGCACTTGTCCATCCTGGTCCAATCCAAGTATTCAAAATTGATAGACATACCTTGGAGTTAGCGTACAGATTTGGGTGAAATCGTGTTCGTCCGCGACGTGTCATATAGGCAACCTTTGGAGGTTCGAATGGATAGTTTGCTGGGAAGTGCACGTCAAACAAGTAATATCCATAAGCATAGGGAGTGTCTTCTGGACCGACTATCATTGCCCGTACGTGCGTAATGTCGGTGTCATCAAACACGCAGAAGATACCTTGTTCTCTCAAACTGGATTTTGTGTATTCGCGAATGTCTCTGTGGATGCGCTTGATGTTGACACTGCTCATTGTCGGTAGTGATGAGGTACCTGCCGTTTTTGCGTTGATAGCCGTGAACACCAGTTGATTATGACTGTGTGTGTGTTCTGTTCCAGTGGTGTGAACATTATCATTATATTAAAAATAAACCACGCGGATAAATAAACGAGTACCGAAACCGCCCACCAACAACCCAACAGTATACAGCCCATATGAACACCAGACAACTAACCGGAATCTGTCTGGGGGTAGCATTTATTACTTCGGTGTCTCTTGCAGTGTGGGTCCGTCGCCAGTCGTCTGCGCTGGCTACCTTCCCGAAACAAGACCCGCGCCGAGTGGTGTTATGCGAACCACGGGCGTCTTCTGTCGCGATGGTAGCCGAACCGGAAGTGATACATAATACAGATACACACGCTGATTCACCTGGGCCGAACCATCGTGAAATGATGACACCCGCCGCGCGAACGACCTGCGCAGTTATTAGCGATTGTGCGACGAAGAGTGTGAACAGCATTTTGTACAGAGCGGTGAAGTCTATAGGCGAGAGACTTACGCTCAAAGCCAACCTGTTGGACATCGCGTCGCGGTCTACGGATGCGACCACCGTGGTGATGCCACGCGACACGTGGTTCGAAGAGCTCGGACATTGTGTGCAGAGCGACCACAATATTGTGGGTGTGTCGGTGAAATGTCCGCTGACACTGCGCGTGCCGGATGGGGACGACTACCACAGTGTGTTGCTGAATGCTTTTGTGGAGTATGATATCCGGTTAGGAACAACGCCGCCTCAAAGTGCTTCAACGGATACGATTCAAAACATACACGGAGATACGGTGCGAACGTCGTTTGAATCCATTTTGATGAAGCATCAGTGTGACAGTGTGAACTATCGCGTGAATTGCAATATTGTATGTGAATTGTGCGAAACAGAGTCTCTGGCAGAGCTGATCGGTTTGCCATTGACCGACGTGGTAGTCAGTCAAGTGGCCTCGCGACTGCTGATGCCAAAACAATGGACGTTCGACACAGAGCGCGAACTGTGTCAGTTTGTGTACGCACAATGCATTACGGAAAAGGAAAAACTGTCGAACACGTTGACTGTCGATCGTGTTCTGCTGATGTTTTCGGGTGAAGATGCCGACACGAGCGAGCTGTGCGATGGAACGTCTGCCTTCTTTGACCAGCCTCTCAGCGCCATATTGTGTCACTGGGTAGACTCGGTTTCGGACATTATTCAAAATAACATACAACAGCTCACACAAGTACAATCCGGTCGATGCGTGTGGAACAACAGCTCGTGTGCCCTGCTGGTTCCGCAGAAAGATGCGATTGGTGTCAACAAGCAACTGCATCTCATTGGACATAACTCGAACACCCCTATCCACACGTTCATTGCGCAGGTGCAAAACCGCGCCACCGTTGCGACCATGCCCCGACTGACGCACGTGACTATGATTGAGGTGGTGTGATGGCGGGTGGGCGTTGCGTTCAGTAGCACAATTACTATTTCTTGGCAACAGAAGTACAACACTTTATTTTTAGTCTTCATCTTATTTGTCGAATCATGGAAGAACAAGCGGCTATCACCCCCCACGAAGCCACTCTCAAGCACGCTTCTGCACTCGCCATTCAGCAAGACCGTCCGATTATGTTAGACTATTATTATACCAGTATGCGCAAAGAGTGCAAGCTTGTCAAAACTCAGGACAAAGACACCATCCTGTACAAAAATAACGAAGAATACACATCGCCTCTCAAAAAAGTGTTTCAGATCGACGGGAGTGTGACGGAATCAGGAAAAGATATCATCTGCATATCTGAAAACTCTTTGTACATAGTACATAGCAACATCATTGCCTAAATGTAACCCATACGAATGGGTAGGAACCAAAAAATATTTTTTTTATTATTTAATTTTGCTGGTGGTGTCGAAGCTGTCTGTTGTTCGTAGTGCAGTCACCATTTTTAACATCCAACCGGACACATAAACAGAATCGCAATTAACTTGCCACACCATCGATTGAATGTCGCTCGAATTATCAACGCCTATGTCACACCCTTCGATTGAAGATATTTCGTGTGTTTCCACTGTGGCGGAGGCCGTTGATTCGTCTTTTGTGGATACGAAGTACAAGAAAATACCAGAATACAAACATCCTTTGCTTCGTCCAGATATGTACGTCGGGAGTATTGACACTGTTACAGAGATGATTTATACGGTATCTCAAGCAGACGATGGTAGTTCTATGATGACATCATCGAATCTTCAATATTGTCCAGCGTTGTTGAAACTCATCGATGAGGCCATTGTGAATATTCTGGACCACCATTGGCGTATTCAAACGGCGAATGCGAAGACGAACAAGTCCAATATGTCAAGTGCCAAAAAGAAGCTTGGGCAACTCGTAGAAGTGCACAATGTCGACATTTCTGTTGACGATGGCACGGGGGAGGTTACCATCTTCAACGATGGTGAAGGAATCGACGTATTGTTATCCGCTCAGCACCAAGTGTATGTGCCTGAGCTTATTTTTGCTCACTTTCGCACAGGCACGAACTTTGACGATACGGACAACAAGTGCACTGGTGGTCGAAATGGTTACGGTATCAAACTTGCGAATGTATTTTCGACACGTTTTGTAGTCGAAACAGCTGACCACAAAACACAATTGAAATACACGCAAGTGTTTGAGCAGAATTTGGACATCATTCATCCACCGACGATTGTTCCTTATACAGGCGCTCCTTACACTCAACTTCAGTTCATTCCTGATTTGTCCCGTTTCAATATGCATTCGGGGTGGACATCCTCAATGAAGCGTCTGATTGAGAAGCGAACGTACGACTTATCAGCCTGCATTGGAAAAGAGGTAAAGGTGACTTACAATAAAAAGCCAATCGCGATTACGGATTTCGCAAGCTACATGACAATGTTTCCAGAATCGGCAAACGGATGCTTTACTGAACAAGTGAATGACAGGTGGGAAGTTGGTGTGGCGCTTTCTGAAGACGGGTTCAAGCAACAGTCTTTTGTGAACGGTGTGTGCACCATAAAGGGGGGCAAGCATGTGGACTACATTGCCAACCAAATTTCTCGAAATGTTTGTGCGCGTATCAAAGAGAAGAAAAAAGTCACTGTCAAACCGATGTTCGTGCGTGAAAATATGATGCTGTTCGTGAAGGCTATGATTGAGAATCCAGCATTCGACGGACAGACGAAGGAGACGCTAACAACGCCATCTACCAAGTTTGGTAGCAAATGCGAGCTCCCTACCACATTTATGGACAAACTATATGAACTTGGTTTGATGGAGCGTGTGATTGAGTTGTACCAATTCAAAGAGCTTGTCAAGACAAAGAAAGAAGATGGCAAGAAGCGTAGTCGCATCTCAGGCATACCAAAACTGGACGATGCAAACAAGGCGGGTGGAAAAGAGTCTGCCAAGTGCACGCTCATTTTGACGGAAGGTGATTCGGCCAAGGCGATGGCTGTTGCGGGACTGTCGGTGGTCGGGCGCGATTATTACGGTGTATTTCCGCTTCGTGGCAAGATGATTAATGCGCGGGACAAAATGTCGACCATCAAAGGTCTTGAGCAAATGAGCTCGAACGACGAGATGTGTAACCTCAAAAAGATTTTGGGTCTGGAACAAGGCAAGAAGTATGAAACAGCTGAAGATATTTCCAAGAATCTTCGGTATGGTAAAGTGATGGTGATGACGGACCAAGACGTGGACGGTTCGCACATCAAGGGGCTGTTTATGAACTGGATTGATTCGCAGTGGCCCGAGCTGATGGTGCTCGATTTTGTGACAGCGATGATTACACCCATCATCAAGGTTAAAAAGAAGTCCAAGGAGCGTTCATTCTACTCCGAAGGTCAGTATTTGGAGTGGCGGGCATCTGCAGAGGGGAATGAGTCTGGATGGGTGGCCAAGTATTACAAGGGTCTTGGTACGAGCACAACGAACGAAGCCAAAGAATACTTCCGTGCTCTCAAGCAGGTGCACTACATTTTTGACGATGCGAAGAACGAAGCACTTGATATGGCGTTTGCGAAAGAGCGTGCGGACGACCGCAAGAATTGGCTCAAGGAATACAACATCAGCGACGTGCTCGATTCGACCAATATGCAGGTCACTTTCACCGACTTTGTGCACAAGGAGCTGAAGCACTTCTCTTCCTATGATAATCACCGGAGCATCGGGCACGTGGTCGACGGACTGAAGCCGTCGCAACGCAAGATTCTGTTCGCATGCTTCAAGCGCAAACTCACGAAAGAAATCAAAGTTGCCCAGTTGGCGGGTTACGTGAGCGAACATACTGGGTACCACCACGGCGAACAGAGCCTGAATATGGCCATTATTGGTATGGCTCAGCAGTTCGTTGGCTCCAACAACCTCAACCTTCTCCAACCGAACGGACAGTTTGGAACACGTCTGCAAGGAGGCAAAGATGCCGCCAGCCCACGTTACATCTTCACGTTGCTCAACACGCTGACATCGCTCCTCTTTCACCCGGACGACCTGCCTCTTCTCGACTACTTGGACGATGACGGACAGCGTGTGGAACCAAAGCATTACGTGCCAATCCTGCCGATTGCGCTGATGAACGGTGTGCACGGTGTTGGTACTGGCTATAGTACGACAATCCCGATGTACGACCCTCTGCAGATATGCGACACCTTTGTGACCAAGCTCAAGTCTGTACAGAAAACGGCTAACACAGACAAGACGTCCATCGATTTTCCAGACTTGCAACCAGCGTACAACAATTTCAGCGGGACTATTATCAAACTGAACAACAAGTCCTATTTAACGAAGGGTAAATACTACGTCAAAGACTACAAGACGGTGGTGGTTCACGAACTGCCGATTGAGAAGTGGACAGACGACTACAAGGAGTTTTTGGAAACGCTATTGGTTGATTACATACCGCCGAAGAGCAAAGGAGCATCAAAGAAGGTGACTCATAATGGTGTGTTAAAGCACTACACGAGTCATTGCACGGAATCAAGTGTGTATTTTGAGCTCGAGTTCAAACCAGATATACTGAAACAGTGGCTGAACACAGCCAGTGAAGATACCAACATTGATGTATTCGAGAAAAGACTGAAGTTGACCACCAAGGTATCGCTGACCAACATGAACTTATTCGACACCCACCATTGCATTCGCACATACAGTGGTGTCGCTGACATTATGAGCGAATTCTACGATGTGCGATACGACTACTACGGACGACGCCGTGACCACCAGCTGGGTGTGTTGCAACACGAACTTGACATCATCAAGTACAAAGTGCAGTTTTTGGAAGCGGTGATAGCTGACGAGATTGTTGTGGCCAAGCAGTCCAAGGCCGAGCTGATTGCCAAGCTGGAGTCGTTGGGCTACCCACAGTTTGCCATCGGCGAGAACCAGAAGACGCCGAGCTACAACTACCTGCTCGCGATGCCCATATACACCCTGACCACTGACACACTTGACGCACTGCGCAAACAACGCGAGGAGAGGGAAGCAACGCTGACCACACTGCAAAATACGACCGTCGAAGCAATGTGGCTCACCGACTTGAAGAACTTCCGCAAAGAGTATGTGGATGTGAAGACCAAGGAGAAGAAAGAAGCGGAAAAGCAACAGAAGGCCACTGAGAAAGCAAATGAAAAGAAAAAGAAGAAAAGTGCAGGCGGAGGTAATGGGCAAACGAGCAAGAAGAAGAAAAACACAACCAGTGTGACCGCGTGATGTGTGTGTATGACGATTTGTTGCGTATGAGAATATATTTGAAAAACAGTAAGTATGATATTGAAAAATACTACGGACCAACACACCATCTATCTTGCGTGCAAAGACCCGAATACCTCTTATATTTTCGTGAATATAACTAAGAACCCGACCAATACTCGAAAACACATATATCAAAAAGTCTGATTTTTCGGCTTTAACTACGTTACGTCTTTTATTATCCTCCCCACATAGCAAAATGTATTATGTCATCATCTGTATCTATACCATTTACAAAAACAAGTATCACTTTACAAAACCGGTTCAACAACGCACACGCATCGGTCGCACCATCAGTTCACCTCTTCCAGCACCACCAGTCTATCCACGACACGATACATCAAGCCACCGTCCGCTGGCACACCTCCTTCGCTGGCACACAGACCAACCACTCGTGTCCCACATTTCATCAACTGCCTCGACTCAGCGTACCAACCAAAATCTACGTGTTGCATCGGCTGGTGACCGGTACAGATAGCGCTTCCCAGTGTGCCCACCGATCATTGGTGGAGCGTGCACCCTCGAGTCAAACGCAACGGGAAGAGTTGAGGGAGCGATTGGGACACGCAGTGAAGGCACCAACGCTGTGTGACTTGGAGATGCAGTGGTTCCACGTGAATGCGCACGAGCAGATGCTCGCGCTGGGTGATCGCGAGCTGATGCGCGCCGTGGGTGAGATAGATGATCCGTATGTGCAGAATGCTCTCAAGCTGTGGAGACATTTTCCGGACTTGTTTGATTACTTTGTGCCGTTGAACGTGCAGTACACATACGAAAAACAGCTACACTGTTCGTGTGTGCACCGGTGGGTGTGGGACGAACGAACCTACGAACTGGAGGTATTCACGCCTCGGGCGAGTCTCTCCAAAGCGAAACTGCACCACATCTGCTACCGCATCACGATGATGTCGTTGCTGGACGCGAACCGGTGCAAGCACGTCCGGCTGAAGTGGTTCCCGAGCAAGTGCACGAAAGAGCTGGGACGACACCGGGCACATTGTTGTTCCAAAGCACCTGTACCAACCACACCTCTCGTCTGGAACCCGTACCAAATCAACACGGGTGCCACCTACCGCAACACGTGCCACAGCGTGACCATATGGCGAAGCGAAGAGGCTGGAAAGACGTTCCTGCACGAGATGATGCACGGCTACGGGTGGGACTTCGACCCACCCGAACACTTGGTGCGAAACTGGGTATTCAGACATTTCGCAGTGCATTCCAAGACAGAAATACGGTTTTACGAAGCGTATGTAGAAACGTGGGCAACATTGCTCAACGTGTATATGACAGTGTCGTATTATCACAACACCATTCACAACATGCACATACGGAAAATGACCAGCACCGCACGGAAATACAAAAAAAACAAGAACACCAAAAGAACACGCGCCCACACAACCACACCAAATCAAACCGCGCATATTATACTCTCCCTCATACGCACCGAGCAACAGTTCGTCTTGTTCCAAGTGGCTAAAGTGCTCGTGCGCAGCGGGTTCGAGCGGTGGCAGGACTTCTTCACCGACCACGCGAGCGCTACTCTGCCACCGTCCCACCCCTTGTTCCAACAGACCACAAGCGTATTCAGCTACTTTGTCATCCGGTCGGCGCACTTGTGGGATGTCGGCTGGTTCGTGCAACGGTTTCGCTCACCAAACTTCCATCGTCACCAAACACCCGCGCTGTTCGACGAGTGGCTGGCTCACCTGCTGACAGTATACAGAACATCCACATATGCGAGTGCCATCAACACCCAAATGAAGTGGATACGGGCACGTCTCACCAAACAGAAAAAGCATTCACTCGTGTTAGACAGTATGCGTATGACGTGTGTAGAAAGCGTGTAAGACCACCCATCTAAATAATAACTTCGATGTGTGTAATATATCCTATTCATTACTAACAACCACGGTCAACACACCACCATTGTACAACAAATGACCACCATATATGAGATACTGAACAAACAACTGTTGGAACGGATAGCATTCGAAGAAAAGTTAACGAACTTCGTAGGCGCTTGGCGCAGTGACTACCGCTTTTCGAGCGGCATCGTCAAGACGTTTCCAGAAGCATCCTTCGAGTTGTTCCTCAAACTCGCTGGGAAAGGCGATGTCGTCACACCCGAATCTCTCTTGCAAGGAGGGTGCAAGTCATACCGCCTGGCAGTTGAATTGCACGCTATACTGCTCACTGAAGAAGCGACGGTGTACAATACCTTTGTGAAGCGACTCGCAGTACTACCATACAAAGACCTCCACCACTTGTTCGATGCGTTTTATTGCGAATTGTTCGACGCTTCTCTTCGTCGCATTATGACCAGCGAATCGTCCGATAATATACATGATACTACACAACACACGTCAGCGACTGGACAAAAGGAGACATATACTACCACCAACAGACGCTACTGGTGGTGGCAAAGGTACAAGTGTGTGTGCCCGTTTAATAGAAAACGCAATACTTGGTATTAATAAAAAACTCACCGGTGGGGGTTTCAGTTGTTTGTTCCCTCCTTTATTTTATTGTCCCTTCTCATTTGGGAGAATATATCACTTATCACCAGTCGAGGTCGGGGTGTCTGTTGTGTAGGGATGGGCGGTGTTACCGTTTTGTTGTGTGCGTGAAACGTCCAGGATAACGACTTTTGTTCGGGGATTATATCATTGGGATTGGGATTGGGATTGGGAGCGGGAGGGGGGAGACTCAGTTCTGTAATCAAGTTCAACGGTTGGTCCGAACTGTGTTGGTTCGACTGTGTGGATGTCATTCAGCTTCTTTTCGTATAGTTATTTTGTGAAACCTAATCCCAAATCATTTTAATCATTCGGTGAAGTAGTACCCACCGTCTTGCATTTTATGTGTCCACCGCCGACCGAGACTCCAGTGCTTCAACCTTTACCGACAGCTCCTTCACCGCTTCGACCAACACCGCCACGAGATTGGTGTACGATACAGATAACTTACCGTTAGTGTTTTCACTAACCGCCTCCGGACACACAGTTCGCACGTTCTGTGCAAGCAGACCGATGTGGGCGGGGGTCGTGGTGGATGGCTGTCCATCCGCTTCGGTGTTCGCGCTTGCTCGCCAGTCGAACCGCACGCCGTCCAACCGCTTGACCATCTGCAACGCATCCTCTATGGAAGACACGTTCGTTTTGAGAGAAGCATCAGACGTTTCGGTGAGAGACTGGCACGAGATGCTCTCGGCCACGGTGACCGTGCCTGCCGTCACGTTCAAAGCTGACTGTCCGGTCTGGCCATTGATGGCTACCAAGTCGCCGGAAGTTTGGGTGCACGAACTACTCGTGTTGACGGTCAACGCTCCACCGGTGTTGCCACACGTGTTGAGAATGGTGGTGTTACCCACGGTGAGGTTGCTGTCGATCGTAACGTTGGGCACGTGACAGCAAGTGCAACTGGTGGTGGGACAAGTGGTGCAAGACATTGGGTGGTCGTGTTGGTTCCGGTATGTGTATCGTTTGGTTATGAGCCAATTATTCGGTATAGAATGCGGTAATTTAAAATTTGTAAAAAGAATAGGTGCTATACACCTCACACATCACACATTACAATACATAGAGAAACAACACAATTGTAATAATTATTATACTTTTTTCGTTTACGATACGACAAAACATAACAACCGATGTTGTTCTTGAATTCACTGATTACCGAACCCATAATGGCGAATGAAAGCGATGACGAAGCCACTATATCGCACAACAAGATGATGCACGACCGAGCCAGAAGCATCAGTGAAGTGCGGTGGATGGTGGAGAACAAATGGTTGACAGGTCAAACGAGTGCAGTGCAACTGAAAGTCTTGGAACGAATGCATGAAACTAAAATTCCGATATCGAAAATCTATATGCATCTGCTGGTGAAGTGCTACTACGAATCGTTGCTGGAAACGACGGACGGTCCAGTGTCGATTCCTTTGCCAAAGCAAACCTACGCCCAGCTGTTTGTGTACATATACGAAAAACAGAATAACACGGAAGACTTGATGCGTATGAGCAAGTTTGTTTTTCAAGAAATTGTGAAATATTTGTTAAATTCGATGATGATATTCGATCACGGACATCTTCTTGTGTTGTTCGAAAAACTGTATAGTATGTGTATTAATTTAAGTGCTACTTTAGGAGATGGTAACAACAAGTTCAAGTGTTGTATTAATAGTTTGGCATTCTTTCAAAAACTGTACAACCAGAAAATCAATGGGTACAAAAAAAAATTATGTAAAAGACTCTATGAGGAACTGATATTATCATTGTTCAAAACTGTATTCACAAAAGGATATTTTAAAGACTTGGACACAATATACGAACACAACCGACATTTGATTAAGTCGCCTCTTCAAAAGCTATTAGTGTGCGTCACCGATACTGATGCACAAAAAATATTTTCCGAGTGCACACAAGTACGTCTGTTCTGCACCAAGAATGTCCTTCGATGGGAACTGAATGACGACTCGTTTCTATTGGGATTGTGTAAACCAAATATCGATTCTACATTGATTGAATTACCGCATACAGAACACCAGCAGATTGTGCCCAAAATATGGTCTTACACCGAAAATAGCGTCAGCGAGACATTACGCGTGCTACAAATGTATTCGCGAACAACCCAGCGAGTCATTATTGATGCATTGTGCAACTGTGCAAAGAACGGTCACCCCAACGACAATACACCTGACACAACAACCCTAAAAGAGTATTCTCGACACTTTCTAAACACCAATCTAAAGTACGTTCTACAAGTCACTAACTACAACAAGAATATGTTGCGATTCTATGTGGAAAACGGCCACGATGCACACACACTCTTCAGTGAACTCGTTGTGTTAGCTCATTTGCCATATAAGATGTTACAACATTGGATTCAGCTCTTTGGTCCGTTGCCGATAGACTTGCTCGTCGGCTACTTCAACCGGATTGTGCATAAAGTATCCGACGCCCGTGTACCGTTCGCAATGAACTGTGTAGAAATGACGATGCAAATAGTGTTAGAAAGCGCAACGATCGGATGGTCCAATAGTCTTGATGTACTACAAGCACTCTCGCCATTTTTGACCCGGTTCAAAAACGTGTTGCGGACGAGAGAACATCGCTACCTGCGAACGGTTGTTCGGTGCTTGTTAACAAATGTATATATGATGCATTCCCCCGCACTTCCTACAACAAATACTCCTGATGCCGATGGCTTTGTGTTACACACGACTGGGATGTGTTGTTCTATATGTTATGATGAGGATGATGACACTACCACACCAGACGTGCGCATTTTGGCGTGTGGTCACCACTTCCACACTCGTTGCTTGATGCAGATGGCAAGACTTGTGTCTGTCGCACAAACGGAAATCGGCAGGTGTCCATATTGTATGACTCCTATACACACAAATGATTTGCCCACACTGAAGGAACAAAATGAGGTGATTGTCTGCCAAAACTGGTTGTGCTCACACACATAGAACAAGAACGTTATGGTTTGATTTTGTTTTTGTTTTTGTTTGATTGTTTTCTTATTGCTTTGTTTGATTTTGATTTTGGGAGAGGCTTTGGGTTTGATTTTGATTTTGATTTTGATTTTGGGAGGGGTGGTCGGTTAGATTTTGCCCGTGTTGTCTTCTTCTTGGTTGGCGATGGTTTCGGATTGACTGGTGTGCGCTTGTTCGATTTCTTGGTAGCGTCCGTTGATATTGGTGCGTGCCTGTTCTGTGTGTTTTGCAGGTGGTAGTCCAGATACAGTTGGTTTGCATTCTTCTGTCGTTTTACGGTCGCGCGTCTTGACTTCAACGAGTTCAAGTCGTTGACGACGAACAAGGAGTGCAAAACGAACCCCGCACCATCCAGAAACGAGAGTTTAGACTGGTTTCCAGTTTTGTACGCTTGACGAATCTTGCTAAACGAATGAAGCCACATCCGCGTGTTGATTAGCATCGTCACGCAATTGATGACCGTCGACACGTTCCAGAAAGATCGTTGGTGCATAATCCGGTAGATGTTCTCGCTCAATTCATCCTTCGTGAACGTGTTCACAATCATTTCTTCCGCGTCATCAATTTCGATGTTGCGATAGTGCAACAGCTTGTACAAAAAAATGAGCTCCTTCTTGGTACTGTTTGTGCTCATGTAGCTGACAAACTCCGTTTTTTTCAGTCGCATCAGCTGTTTGACTTCTTTACTGAGTCGTATGGGAGGAGGCATTGTGTGTCAGTGTTTTGACGGTATAGAAAGAGATATATATCATAATATCCAGAAAAAAATAACAACCGACGAAAAAAACAGGTTATGATAGCACACATTCTTATGTGCATTATAGCATAATACGAATATCATTTCTCTACATACAAAATTACGATCATTATGCCACCGTACCAAACCAATGGAAGTTTTCACAACAGCAACGAGAATGCTATTCAACAGCACGCCTACGACGTGCGTGACATCAACCAGCAGGCACGAGATGCAGTTCCAGTACCAAGTATGGGTGCACAGTTCGCCGGTTATGCAATGATGGGCGTATTCTTGGTCATAGTGTTGTTCAGTTTGTGTCTATCGGCAGATGCGATCGGACGATCCTTCACAAAGATGGGCAAACGCCTGTTGCTTGCGGATGGGTCGGGACACAGTTCGATGCTCACCGAATTCGTCGTTTTTATTCTGGTTGTGGGGATGGTGTGTGGGCTGATGGCACACGCATTCTCTACGTATCGTCCAATTGGCGAAGGAGGTATTACTGCACAAGACACAACAGATACCAATATAAATACAAATACAGATACAGAATTGCCACAAACTACAACCGATGGACCATTTAAAATATTCGAAAGGAAAATCAACCTTTTAATGCAAGTCTTTAGATAGCTGGTATATCCATAAAATCTATTTTTTGTATTTCATAATAGCTGACGTAAAAAATCGAATAGGTCGGTGATTGTTAACAAATATGTTTTAAAAAATAATTTTACGGGCAGACACCCATCCACACCGGAGTCTTCAACGTCATTATCATCAATCATCAAGAGAACAAACAAGCAATCCCAAAGAGCCCATCTTCATTCACACATAATGCAACAACCGACGACCGCAAACAACGACAAGAACACATTCTTCGAGACGACGATGGTGGACGGAATCGAGACACCCTACCCTCCGTCGGTGCCCTCGTACTGCACACGAAGTTCGGTCAAGGAAGCGACAGATACGAGCAAGAAACTTACTGAAAAGGAACTGCAGAAACTCGCCAAAAATATCACCAAACCAGAGCTTCAGAAAAAGTCTCCGGAAATACAATGTGTACCCGCAATTACACTCAATCCGGAGATGCATCGCATAATGTGCAAGTACGCCAACGAGCAACAACAGCTATGTTCACAAATATGTGAGCTCAACAAGCGTTTGCAAGATAAGCACGATGAAAACATCCGGCTAAAGGACGAATTTCAAGAACAACTCAAAACAGTTAAAGATGAGCTCAGTCACATTACTGAAGTCAATTATGACAATGAAGAGGAGATAAGTACCTTAGAGGAAAAGAATACCGAACTGTGTGCAGAATTGACCATTCTCAACACGCAGTATACCGATACACAAAACCGGTATCCTTTTTACGTGTTGGCTTGGATACTGTTGTACACTTTTGCGCTATTCTACACCAACCACACGATGAACTGGGAAATGACCTCACATTATGCAATTCTGCACAATACGACGGGTATCATCTATGAGCAGATACGTGATACTTGTTCAATAACAGACTCTTCACCCGTGCTACACGACTAACGAGGACGGTTGAAACAATGCTGTCCAACATCCAACGTGGACACACGCATACATTCGAGAAAACGTATTATAGAAGCCTAAAATGCTACATCGTAGTTCTGTTGAATTACCACACAAATATCTTGACCAATACACGTTGTAAATATTATCTCGAACAAGTGAAACACATGCGATTTGATTAATTGTTGTTTATTATATTAGAGCCAATCTTGGAAAAAGATTCGAATATACCACCTCCCCCACTGACATTTTTTCATAGCGGTGTTAAAAACGACTTACTTCTTATTTGTTTTTTCCGTCGTTGGTGTCAGTGTGGGTGTTCTCCCACACACTTCTTTTTATTCGGTTACACATAAAAAGTATTGTAATGTATAGCAACCACCAACACCAAATCAAATGACAACCCGACTACCCTTCCGTCATCCTATCCGTGATAGTAGCACACTGTCCATATCATCTCCTCACATCAACAGCTGTATGGACGTTGCCGAATACTTGAAGCAGTGCAACATTGCTTGCCATGTCACACCGAATTACACCGTTGTTCCGGGTCCGGTTGCGAATGAGTACATCACCGAAACCGGTTGTCAAATCAAGTTTGGTTCGCATCATCCGTGTCTAATCAACTCATTGTTTTGGAGCAAGATGCAAAGCCAGTTCAAGCTCAAATGTGCACACTTGGAAGTGGAAGGAAAGTTCAGGGGGTGCATCTATGATTACTTTCGTAATTCACAGTGCCCAAACACACTTGCTGTACGGAGGAAGCTCTCGGATGATAAGCAGTAGATGAATAAATGACTGGCGTTTTCACACCACCAAATCAGGTGAATCTATACACGTCTCTCATCAAATCGGCTATACCACACTGACAGACACCCGTTCTCTCAAAATAGTAAAAAGTAGTTCATATACTTTTAACAATCACTCCATTTGTTTTCTCTCCATCTCCTTCCGCTTTGACACACACAGTGCTCGGAGCGATAGCGTATGCACATTTGGAATGTGTTGCACGTGGTGTAGTAACTGTGTGTACAAATGAGTATGCACCAGCCGTGCCCGCTCTATTTGAGAACGCAGACGTTTGTTCGCAATTTTGTACTTTTCTGCGACTTCTTCGGCGCGGTGAGCCGCATGTTGCAGTCGACACGCCTGCTCGACGGTCAGACGTGGCTGGTGGAACGCGTTGTCTAACAGCCGGTTCAAATGGACGTTGCAAGCGCGGTGTGCCGGGTGGGGCTTATGCGGGTGACTCGTGTCCAATCCGGCTGTCCACGCTCGTTTAGGTATGAATTCATCGAGCATCGTCCTGTTGTAGCCGTGTGTGTTTGTGCTGTATACCTTTTCTAATTGTACTATTAATTACGTGTTTATTATCTATAATAAAAATAAACACAACGCACACACCTTTTGTCATTATTTAAAAACTGAAATTGCGGTTGCGATTGCAGATTGCGTTTGGGTCATAACACAACAAACACTACCTCCCTAACACAAAAATAACACGATGCTGACCACAAGCGATATTCCGGTTGATGTGCAGGTATTCCAAGCGTACCCATTCATAAACGAACTGCTCGAGATGCGGGGTTACGACGTGTCAAACTACCCGCCACTCGGCTACGAAGCGATTCACGAAGCGAAGCAAGGTGGACCCGAAGTGAAGCTGTCACCAATACCCCCAATTGTCGTATCCGAAAAGACACTATCCTGTTTTGGTGAGAAGTCACGCGAACAGCAAGAACTCCTCCAAAAGATGACTTCCGACGGTGTTTACGAATTCAGCATTGAATTCAAAAAACAGTACCCGTGCTTGGCAGAGTTGCTGACAAATATGATGCACTCTACGAACAGTGAAGAACGGAATTCAGCCAACAGTATATTACATACACTCGTTCCTATCTACCAAGAGTATGCGCGCCAACGTGCCGAAGTTCATTTTCACCAGTGCTACAACCCTGAAAATTTGTGGGGTGCGAACAGCCGTGACAAGAAGTTTATGAACGAAATGAATGCTCTGGTCACCTCCGTAGAAGCCACCGCACGAGAAAAATTCAAAGAATACATCACCATCCTCAGTGAAGTGCTATCACCCGAGCAAATGTTGCTGTATAGTGAAGCCATTGAAGACGAACTCGTACAATTGTTCAAACGGCGACATACGTACATTTTTATGTATCGAACCAGAAGCAAAGCATCGGAAACACTTGACCAGAAGTATGAAAGCTATTGTTCGCAGCTGATGAAGAAGCACGGAATTTTTGTGCAACTCTTCAACCTTCAACATCTGATGTACAATGTCACCAAACACGAAATCCAACCCAAACAAGAACCACTCGACTTGTGGCACGATGGCGACGAAATTGCCACAATCAAACGTACATACAACATCACGAATCTGTCCAAATCGTTTCCGCTCATTGCGGTCGGTGACCCAGTAGCCAAGTTCATTGGCCTGCGACGTGGTCAACTGAGCAAAATTACGCGCATCAATCCGTCGGGTGGAACATCCGTCGGTTATCGGTGGTGCAAATGATACTATTCTACACGTCATAAAGACCACAAGCCATTTACAACCCCAACACTTCTCGCAATATAATTCAGTATGCCATCCATCCTCTCCTTTGATATCGGTACCCGTCATCTTGCCTATTGTGCTTTTGTACACGACCAACCATCAACACCTACCCACAGCGATTCAATACAGATTACCCACTGGCAAGTCGTTGACCTGATGTCGGTGACTGGTACACCTTATGACGAGGCATGTGTGTGGGTAACTTCCAAAACGTGGAAAGTCGGTCAGCTTCGTGCGTATTTGGACAACATTCATCAATCGAGTGTAGGTACACGGGAAACGCTCATCAAGCGCATTCACACCGACCTCAAGCGACGTGGAATCGCCAAAGTGACCTCTACCAACTTGTGTGTGCTGGCCAGCAAACTGTATGCTTATCTGGACGAACAACCGTGGATGTTGGCGTGTGATACAATTGTGTTGGAAAACCAGCCTTGCATGACGAATCCAGTGATGAAAAGTGTGCAGATGCTGTTGTACGGATATTTTTTATACCGAGGCGTGTGGCAGACACACCAACACAACACGCGTTCGGTGACCGATTCTGCTCAATCAACCGCCACCCCAGCAACCACGACGCCGTTGCCCCGTGTGATGCTCACCTCGGCCACCAACAAGCTCAAAGTGTGCAATACGGTGCTGACGGATAGTGATACCAACACGCAATGTGGTGGGGGCAACCACGGCGACACCGCGACGGATTCGACAACTGACCACCCCAAACCATCATCCAAAAGCAACTACAAGCAACGCAAGAAAGACGCGATCGCACTCGCGAACAAACTGCTTCGCCAGTGGAAATCCGAGTCCAGTACCCCCACTGAGTTGCAGACGTGGACTCGTTGGATAGAACAGATGGAGAGAAGTTGTGCAAAGGAGCAGGACGACCTCAGCGACTCTTTATTGCAAGGACTGTATGTGTTTAGACAACACGTGGGAAAGTCCGTGACAAAGGCGAAGAGTAAGGGACAAAAGAATAAGGTGCAATCGAATAATGGTGTTCTTGTGTGAATTGGTGATGTATATTCATTTATATGTTGGTATTACGGAGATGTATTCGCAATATATACTCACTCTCATTTTATAAAAATAAAAAATTAGCAACTCTCACCGTTTACTTCAGTCGACCGTGCATTCTCTTGTGGTTATTGTTTAGTGGGTCACACGCAATATATGACGACCCATCACATCTGCTTCATCCAGAAGGTCTATGCCATCCTGTTCACTCAGATCGTGTTCACCACCGCACTCACCAGCCTGATGACGTTCCATGCGACCATCCGTGGTGTGTGCGTGTTGCATACCGGCTGGATATCACTCGTATGTACAATTATAGCAGTGTGGTGTCTTCTTGCTTTGTACGATGAACGGTGGACAACGCACATACGGCTCGTGCTTTTTGGTAGTTTCACATTTGGTATTTCATGTATTGTGGGAGCGCTGTCTGGGGTGCTCTACGCCTCATCGAAATCACACGTCATCGTGCACGCTCTGGTAACGACGATGTGCATATTCGTGGGCTTGACGTGCTTTGTGGCGATGGTTTCGACCAACACGAGTGTGCCATCACTGTGCATTATGCAGGTTCTGTTCGCATCGCTCTTGACTTGTATGGTGTGGACGGTCTTGTCGCCATCACACTTCCTCACCGGCATCTTCGGCATCACGGTGTTCACTGGCTACATCATTGTCGATACGAGTCGGTTGGTACACGATACGCACAAACGCAATCGTGATCAATTGTTGTGTGCGATAGAACTGTATCTGGACGTGCTGAACTTGTTCGTGTCCACGATGGAGTTCTTTGTGCACGACGACGTGGACTGAACCGTTAGATTATTTGAATACCATAGCCAAAAATAGACGACTGGAACAAGCAATTGTCCGAAATATAGAAAAGCCGATACTTGAATGCCCGCAACTAAAATGGAACATCAAGAAGCGGTTTCAGTAAAAGATGATACAAGTGCGGGAGGTTGTTTGTTAATTAAACAATGTTCGTAGCAAAATAGAGATGTCTGCACATTATTATATACAGCACTGTTCCGTGACTGTGCAACACAATCGATGGCAAAGCGACCACCTATACCAACCCACCACGCCCTCGAATCACACACGCGCTTTACATATGCCAATGACCTGCGAAAATTAACAAAACTGGAGGTTGTAAATTTGTATTTCAACGAGAGTACTATTCCGTGTAGTAGTGTTTGTTCGTGGGGTACCACGCCCACCGCAACCTTTTTTATTCTTCTTCATATAGTAATACTTAATACCAACAACAGTTTAATGCACAGAAGTGTCCGTGTCCGCACCCGAAAACACAATCTACGAAACCCACACCACCACACGCGCCAAGGCGGTACGAGCCCCCACGTGCACACGTTCGTCGACCGGTTCATAGCGGGTGTGCGCGACTTCGCTTCGTCGGCACCGACACCGACTCACCACACCGGAGGTAACTATCAGTACACCCGAACGTCGAGCAAGAAAGTGCGGGTGGAAGATGTGCGCGCAATGAACTTGTCTCGCAAACTACGGAGTCAGTTGTTCAACGAGCACCATTACCCGACGGACTTCGCGCTGGTCAAAATGAACAAGGATATACTGCCTGCTCACTTGTCTTCGAAGGAGGATTACGCGCACTGGTTAGCTCTGAAGCCACATCTCACGGACGATGGCAAACAGCGCCTCAAGCGGTTGCGAGACTTTGCCAAGGAGGAGTTCCCTAAAGATGACATCGATGGTGTTTTGCCAGCATCGGTGCGAATCGTTCCTCCGCCCGCCCCACCGCAAGCCTCTGCATCAACGACATATGTACCACCACACACAACCGACGAGCCCGAAGACGCACCCGCATCATCACAGCCACACCATGACGACGCTGAAGAGAAGGCTGATGGCGGTCCCCCATCGACACCCGCCGTTTCCCAAGAAGCCGAACCGGTAACATACGCCGAATCGATGCGCCTCGCACAGCTGAAACACTCAGACAAAGAGAAGCACCACTACGAACAGATGGCGCTGAAGGAGGCAGACCAGCGCCAGTTGCTGATGCTCCTGTGTGGTGACGTCGAGGCCGACATGTTCTTCGACGAGGAAGGCGAGCTGCGCGGACCGCGGCAGATTATCGAGCAGGTGCTGTTCTTGCTGAAACCGTATCATATGTCGAACTCCAAGCAGGGTGTGTGGGCACGACACATCTATTTTTATACAAACTACGTGTGGAAATACGGGACATCCGTAGCGATGCTCGTCGTGTCGGTGATGACAATGTACCACTTAGGGTTGTTCATGATGATGTGCACGCGCACGCTCTCCGAAACGGACGCGTACAGCAACATCATCAAGGGTTTCCTCAACAAGTCGGCGTTCATATTCATCGGCTTGTTCAACACGATTGTATCTGTCATTAGCCGACATCTCCGCGTGCCGAACCACGGGACATCGTTCAATGGCCGTGTGGGTAGAGATATCACGCGGATGCTGTGCATAGGCGGACCTCCGGCGATGCTGTGGTGGTTCTTCACGTGCAGCAAAGTGGACTACAGTTCGAACGAGCAATTGAGCTTGGCAATGTACTGTGTCCGCACACTGCACGACCGGCACAAGCAACTGGATGCGATGAACTACCTCGCCCAGCTTACACCCGGTTTTTTCGGCGAAGATATGTCCAGTGGCATCACGAACGGCCAGCTGGGGATGATATGCTGCATGCAAGACGAGCTCCTGAAGCTGGACAAGAAGGTCGATGAGCTCACCGAAGACGTGTATGCCAAAATAAACGCCAAGTACAACAAAGGGGGTCGAGGCACCGGCATCACCGAGCACAAACTCCGACTGGCCAACATGCTCAACCGCGAATTCAACACGGCCCTGAAAGCACCCGTCGACGCCCACACCCAGTCCAAGCTGGTCGCTTTCCGCAAGGAGCTTCTGTCCACTTACACGGACGATATGCGGTGCTTCCACTTCTTGGATGCGTACGGACACCCCCGTGACATCGTGGGCATCTGCAAAGCTTACTTCATCTACTGGCAGATGTGCGAACAGTCGCAACGGCTACCGACCATCCCCTACGAAGGCAAGGGCACATTCGCGGAACAGCTGAAGCTCACGCCCTTGCAACAGCTGCGCACCAAACGCAAAAAGATGAAGGCATCGCAGAACATACCCAAGACGTGGTGGCGTCAGCACCCGTTCTTGTACAAGAACAACAAAACACCCATCCACTTACAAGAGACCCTGTGCACCGAACCGGCCAGCGCCATATCGCTGTTCGACCACAGCAACCAGCAAGCCATCCGCAAGCACAAGGGATGGACACATCGCATCTCGCAGATAGGCGAAAAGAACGCCATCGATCGCTTCCACCTCAACGTCATGATGCTATCGAAAGAGTATGACTTGGTCAAACGAAAAGAGAGTGGCGAACGCCGTCGACAGCTGGAACTACGTGAATCAACACCGACCACCAACTGGAACGACGACCGGCATTTGAACGTGTTCGAAGGAGGTACCAAGTTGCAAGCGCCAGATACACCGAAGGCGCTTACGGCTTCACAGAAACCGAGTGGGAAATAAAAATTTATGTTCGCGTAAGAAAAAACAATACACATTCAAAATATCTTCATTCAATCTGCTCTACGGTGTCGACACTATTTGTTCACCGTTCACAATACCAAACTGCACGTGGTTAGTCTCAATAGTCTCGGCGCGCGCGTTTGCCTGATGACCCACCTTGAGGACTCGCTGATGACCCACCTTGAGGACTCGCTGATGACCCACCTTGAGGACTCGCTGATGACCCACCGTGGTCTGTCGGTGCCGTTTTGCCGTTGGATAAAAGGAATTGATGAAGCATCCTTGGCTTGCCGTGTACGAACTGTCCACAATAGCGGTCACCATTTTCAAATTCCATTTTGCCATTACCATGGGGCATCGGAAAGTCGGTTGCGAAGTCATTCGCCATTGGGAGTAATTCACCAAGATATGATTCGTACAAAGTATTCTTACCGAGTCGACCGTGTCGTACATTATCATTTTCCCACTGTCCCGGAATTCGCATCATCTTCCCTGGTTGTGTCACTTGTAGCTCGCCAAAGCCGTGCCGAAGTCCACGTTTCCACCAACCAGTGTATGATTTGTAGTAGATTCCGTCTTCGCTTGATTTTTCGGGATCGTCGGAATCGTCTTCGTCTTCGCAGAGAGTTGTGTGTACGGTTACTTCTGCCGTGCCTTTACCGTGTGGTCGGTTTTTCTGCCACTCACCTGTGTATGTGCACGTGCACGGACCCTCCGGCAAATGTAATTCTGCTTCGCCACAACCATGTGGCTGACCGTCTTTCCATTGTCCCTCATATGTACAAATTTCATAATCATCACCAAGAATTTCACACTCAGCATTCATCAGCCAAAACGGAATACTGAAGCCCATCTCATTGATTAATAAGCGGATGGTTCCTTTGCCATCTCCGTGGGGCTTGCCATCTTTACAATCTCCGATGTAGTTGCCGCCATTCCAGACAGAGATTGGTTTGCGATCACATTCTTCCGCGTGCGTGGCATCATCTGACTTTAGAACTAATTCGGTGCATCCGTTGTTGGGACATTTTTTAAACAGCTCGTCTCGCAACTGTTCCATCAAGTACCCTCGTATTTGCATATTATCAGGGAATTTCTCTCTGCAGACCGGGCAGATGTCGAGTTGTGTTTGACACGGTTCACACATCGTATGTCCGTTCGGGCATAGTACAATCACTCCTGACATTGGGTCTAAGCAAATCGGACATTTTAATGAATCCGACATGACTGTCGTTGTGAAGAACCAATAACGCGAATACAACCAATCATTTTAGTGCGCGCAAAAAATTGACACAAGGCATTAGAAGAGAAGAATTAGGAAGAATACCCCCAACAAACGATAATACAATGCTTCACACCCGATACAATATATAGTGTAGACTATAAGATAGATTAATGCATTATAGCAACACACACAACATACACAACTAATTCTGCAACGCCACCGCCAACAGATTCACTTTCCGCCCGTGATTCGTGTCGTCTCGCTCCCGCTTCGTGTATGATTCGTCAGCGTCGCTCACACCACGGTTCCAACTGGAAGCAGGTCCCGTTCTTGTTGCAAGGGTATTGGCCGCATACTGTGCCTCTGCTCGCTCTCGCACAGCCGCCTTTTGCTTGGTAGCCGTGTCGCGTGCTTTTTGAGCCTGTTCCAGCGCCTTGGTGTACCGTTCAGCATCGTCCTGCTTGAGTTGAGAACGTGCCTTTGCACCAAGGATGTACGACTTGTCCGAAAATTCGATAGTCCCGTTCTTCGACTCTTTCTTGATAACATTCTTCAGCAATGTGGACTTGTCGCACTCTCGCGACTTGGCTTGTTTGGCAATGTGTGCTCTTGATGCCATACCACTTTTACGTACGGTCTCGATGACAACGGTGGCGTAAGAAGGTTTTTTTGGCATATGTTTTGCTTGGGAAAGAGGTCGAAGAGTGAAGAGACTCGCTGAATGTGTGAAATGTAATAATGAAATCCGTCGGGCAAAGAACAACCACTAAACGGACCTTATTTAGTATTTATTATTACACACTCACGAGCACGAGTGATTACCGTGTGCGGTCCAAAAAACGCTTGATAGCTTGCTGGCGCTCTTTGCGAGTTGGTGTTGTTTTCTGATGCCGATGTACCAATAGGAAACGGGTGTACGAATCCGTGTGCAATCGTTTGAATAGGTTCAGTAGGGTTTTGTTCATTTGTAGTGTATGTTTGTGTGTGTGTAGTAATTCGTTAAGTTGGATGGATTGTATTAACCATTTACCATTAAAATAAAAACAACCCAAATTCGTGAGCGCTCCACAACAACATCGTTCATCAATTCGCATACTGCAACCCCGCCATCCCACCCATAATCTCCAGTACGTTGTAGTGCACCGCCACCACGTGCAGATTGTATTTGGTATCGTCATCTGGGCGCTTACGTTGTGTCGTCACTTGCAACTGCACCTGCTTCACTCGCGACATATCGCACGCACCGGAAGGCTGTATGTTCCGTGGTTGGAGAGCAAAGCTGTACGTATACACGCCTTCGTGCTGGCGTTTGAGCCGGTGCTGGTAGTGTTGCAGTTGGTAATAGTACTTGGCCGGCTGGACGCTCTTCAGCTCGATGCCGTTGAACAGCAACGTGCCCTCCACGAGGATGTGCTTCTCGTTGGTCGGGTGGTCGAACTTACAGGCTAATGGGCGGAACCCTCCCACACGCCGGGTCGGGAAGTGCAGGGGGATGTCCTCCAAGTCGTCACCCGCGTCACCCGTCGTCGCTGACACCCGCTCGCCCCACTCGGGCTGGTAAGCGAGCAACGCGTATGGCGCCACTGTCGTCCTCCAATTAAGGTAGTTCGCCCAGTCGTTCCGCGTGTCCACGTCGTCGTGTTGCAAGTACCACACAAGCGTCTTGATGGGGTGGTTCAAATGCAGGTCGTACTGGTACTTATTGTAGACACCTGCCTCCTTGCGGTAATCTTCGCGCTCGATGAGGTACTTGTGGGTGGTCGTCGCGAAGCGCTTCTGTTCGGCCTCGTCCAAAAAAATATACGTGCACAACAGGCGTGGGCGGACGTACATCCGGTTGGACGTGGCATCTTCGCCAGTTCGGCGGTAGTCGCCCCCACCGCCGTTCTGCATGTTCGTGCGCTGGTTTTCGTACGTGCGACCGACGGGCACGAAGGACTGCAAGAGGTGCTCCGGCCGGCCTTGCTGAGGTGGGATGCGCTGACCGAAAGTGGCCGAAGACGGGTCGGTGTCCATCACGGTGTAGAGCTCCCTCAGCGGGCGGAGGCGCACTTGGATGTGGACGTCGTGCTGCTGCAGGGCAACCAGCGGCAGCGCCATCCCGCTGTTCCGCGAGAACCAGAAATTCAGCGGAATGTGCAAGGTGCGACCCCAGATGGAGGCCGTTCGATGGTACGAGTTCGTTAGGTTTGATGTCGGGTTCGTTGTCCGCAGTTCAGGGTCATTGTTCATCACCGGGTCGAGCGTGGCAGTCGGGTACACACCGTTGGCTTCGGGTGTCGAGGCCGGACTGTGCACATCCGCTGTGTTGCCGACCATCTGCTGAAACACGTCGAGGTCGAGCGAATCGTCGGCATACATCTCGTGCCACAACTGTATCCACTCGCCTTGCAACTTCTGGATAATCTGCCCCCCAATCGACAGCTCCACATAATCAATCATACGTGTGCCCAGCTCCTTTATCCACTGGAAGCGGTGACCGAGGTTTGGGTAGGTTGCAGGGTCGGCAGAAATGCTGTAGCCCGAGTAGATGTCCGGAATGTCCAGCAACAAGTACATATGCGAGAGCAAGTCGGCGTGCCTGTCCACGTGGCACATCAGCGTGATGCCGTCGTCGAAGGGCAGGTCCTGCGCACCACTCAGTGCCAGCTCTATCGGCTCCATCGCAAAGTTCGAGTAGCGCTTGTATACCATCTTGAAGTGAGTCATCTGCGGATTGCCAATCAGGTTCTCCAATTCGGCACCGACTGCGGCGAGCTGTATGAGACCACCGGGCATTTTTGGAAAGGGGGCTTATCTATGTTACTGTTAGGTATTGGTATTTGTTTGTTTTGTTGTGGGTGGTGTGTTTTTATAAGGTAGGTTCGGTGGCGGGTGTGGATAGAAAAAAACCAAACACCACACGTAGAATCAAGCCGTGCGGATTATTTATTCGTCATCAACGTCTTTAGCACACGGAGAAACGTCGGTAGGCAATATAGATCGCGTTCGTGATGTCAAATTTTCATAAACTATTAAACCACCACCGCGACGACAGGCTGTATCGACGATTCTGCCACGGTACCTAAACTCTGTGTCAGAGTTCAAACGAAACAACACATGACACCCTACTTCGTAATCTGGAGGATGAGGAAGAGAAGATTTGTGTGCTTCATCTTCGGGAAATTGCTTCGACGGTGAATCCGAATTCTTGGGTTTCAGATGCAAGCTGTAAAGCAGAAAAGCATCCCGTAATGCCTCTTGGTCATCATCCTTCTGCAAGTAGTCGGAACACCTACCAACCCTCACCCGTTTGTGCCGTGGGTCAACTTTTCTCGGGGCGACTAACTTCTGCCAGTGGGACCGGCATTGTATGGCGGTTCGTGTACCTACGTACACGGAAATCGCTTTCCAGTTAGCTTTGTCTTTTGTGGATAACACTCTCTTGGCTTCGAGCAAGCGTGTCTTTTCATCATTGTGCCATCTGCCAGAATTCATTACTTGCAGAGACAATTTGATGCGTTCCTCCTTTCTCAAGAACCAAAGTATACAAACGAATCATTTTTAAATTTCACCCACCCACACCCTTTCACCACACAACAACCAAACGAGCGAATGGAAATCGCACCCATCCTCTTGGCCGTCGGTTCCACCCTCTTCACCAGCGTCAACACCTACCTGCTCCGGCGCCAGTCGCACAAGCTGAAACTCCTCAAAGGCAAGTACCAAGTAAGTATCGACGAAACCAAGAAGTGTATCAAGGAGAAGGACAAGATGGTCGAATACGTGTACAAACTATACAACATAGCCACCGAACTACACCAGACGCTCCGTGCCATATCAGCCATGAACAACGCCTGTCCCGAAGTATCTTTCCACCGGAATCTCTGTCGCGCTACCGTTCACATCGACCCCCGCGCCGACCCATCCACTCACGCCTTCTACGCCCAGTGGAGCACGGAGACGGAACACATTCGCACGCTCCAGTTCCGCTGTTCAACTGACGACGATACCAACGCGTGCGTGTACCTGCTCGCCCAGCTGTTGGCTTGCATCGAAGAACGCAAACACAAGAAGAACGCGATTCACGCTTTCCACGCAGGCGGTATGCACACGGACATCGAAGCGTTCAGCCACTTCCTGCACAACGCGTCTGCATCGCACATACACATACCCATCATTGCACAGAAGAGCGTGGCCTCGCTGATGCAGTCGCTAAACACCGCATCCGCACCACTGACGAACACCGCCTTTCGACACACCACCCACCAGTGGTTCCACCTGCTCTCGTCGGCCACCGCTAACCGAACACCGCTCTTCGCATCCGCTACCACAACCAACAGCCACAACGCCATATCCACGCTGATGCCACCAACCGACCAGAAGAACCTGCTCTCGCACTACCTGCTGAGCGATGCGACGCGCGACTCGCTCTCCCAGCAAGTTTCGTCGCCACCACCAGTTACAAGTCCCGCTACACCATGCAACCACCCCACATCCGACAAGTACAAAACACATACAAACGATGAAACGACCGCTACTGAGGAAGAAGTGATTGGGAGTGTGGGTGTGCATTGCCTACACCGAACCGGAACAGCCGCCGAGTATCTGGTAACCGACACCGACATCGCCAATCGGTTGCGTGCCTTGCACAACGAGCTATCGGCCTTCAACATCTTGTTCGACCGCTTCCACGCCACCATCGCACAGCTGCACCACACCCGCGACGAGTTCCAGAACACGCTGACCCAGCACACACCTCTGCTGGTGTACTTGTGGTGGACACGAATGCGCAAGCGATGGGGTACACGGAGTGTGCACAGTGCGCGAAGTGTGCGGATATATATCAACGAACACTTCGGTAGCGATGGTATAAAAGGCATCAAGCCGAATGCAAAACAGAGTACTATGTATCCGCTTCTCAAACAGAGGATTAAATACAATTCGGTAGTCTTGCACCAGACCAAACGCTTGCTGTGTGCTACGAACAACATCGAACACATTGCGGAAGAGCTACGTACGTTTTACAAAAAAGACATCTTTCATTGCACTCTGCAAATCCGGCATCCGGAATGGCTGGGGTGTGTGGACACGCTGGGACAGATAGTCGATCGCGCGAGCGATGTGATCGAACAGGATATGGCGTTCCGACGTGCGCTGATAGAGCCTCGGTGAAGCACACCGATACGAACTTACTGTTTGTCAGTGCCGGTCAACGTTTGGCAGATGGATGCAAAGTCTTGCCAACCGACACAGTCCACACGGAGATGACATACGCAGTTCGTGCACACTAAAATATACCGCCATCAAACGTTAAATACGAACAAGAACACGACTACAATGACAATCATGATATATACACTAACAGGCAGACCGTCCCATTTTTAATTATAAAAAAATCAAGAAGCAAACAGCGACAACAACACACTTAAACACACACACGCATTATAACGAACGTGCACACGTGTTCCGGATTCCATAATCGAATCGTGCACCGGAAGCAGGAGTTCCCGAGCGGTCAAAGGGGGTGGACTTAAGATCCACTGCGTCAAGCTTCGCGGGTTCGAATCCCGCTTCCTGCATAGAGGTCTTCCGTATTGGGTGACATTATTGTTCGTTGTTTTTTAGTGTCAATGTCATACGTACCACCGAGTGACGAAGCACATTGCAACCGACAACTGCTCTGTGCGAGTATGGTGACCAACGTGTTGCTGGTGGCGTGTCTTCAGGGTATTTTCTGCACACACATCGGTCACACAGTCGTGCTGTGCAACATTACAGTGGCAGTGAGCGTGCTGTGTACGGTGATTGCCATATCGGTCGGTACAATGGCAGTGCACCGAACCGTGGGCGCGATACATTTATTGTACGCTCTATCAGTCAGCACAATGCTCGTCTATTGGTGGTGGGAAGCCGAAACACTATTTCCGGTATTTTCGTTTCGCCCCAACAGCACAGTTTTGCTCCGTTTGTCCCACCAGCTACAGCCGTTGTCGCAATGGGATACCGATTTGCAAACAGAGTCGTTTGACCGCCGCACAGACCCTTCCTTCCGCGAGCAAGCCGACCGAACGGTGACCAACCCAATTCGGGTGCACTGGTTCGACTTGTGCAAACTGGCATGGTTACCGGTGATAACGTCGCTGTACTGCTGTCTGTCAACTATCGTGCCTGATGCATTACCGACACAAGCACGCGAATATCGATGGCATAAGATGCTGTTTCTCGAGTGTGTGGTGGGTTTGCGGTGGTGGTTGGAAGCGATGAACACGATTGACAGCAACGACAAGTCGACAGTCGACAGCGTGAACATTGCGCTGTTGTTGGTCGATCTGCCGGTGCTGTGTGCTATCTGGCGCACATCGCTATGTATAGAACGGATGTCGTTGCTACCGCATTGTCTGGCGTGGGCTGGGAGCTTCTTTTACTCGGTTTACTGGTATCAACAGTATGACATACACCATTACGAAGATATTTACCGCACGGTGTGGTATGACGGAGTGTGGTGTATAGCTATGTTATGGATTCTTGGCGTTGTATGGTCGTATCATAAGTGCACACCGAACACTCTATCACACCCGCTGTTCAGATGGATGAACCGGATATACGGATTGTGTGGACTCATATGGTGGGGGATGTATAAGCATATCACATATCCACAAATGTGCTTCTATGGATATATACCGTATTATCTTTTTTGTGGCATACTACTTCCGTCATATGTGCGGAGCAAGCAAATGTGTCGGTTATCTATGTGGTTCAGCAACTTGTTTGTTGTGCACTTGTGCATTTGGGTGGTGCTGGAGGAGAACGTTCACACACGCCATTTGACTGAGTACACGGATATGCAGACACTGATGATAGTGTGTTGTGGCTTGTTGGGATGTTTGCGATGATCTCTGATATGAGAGGGGTCTGTATCACATATAATAATATCACCGTCATCACACATACACAAAAAACCTATGCCAGCGCGAAAACAGTCTCGAAAACAAACTACCAACCACCAACTCGCAACTGTTGCACACGAGCACCAAACAACCCTGTGGAAAACCGTCACGCACCATTACACCACCGCGGTCGACTACAACCGAAAGGGCGAGTGGTTAGCCGGATACTATAATTTGCAGTTGGCCACATTAGCTTGCAAGCATTACATCAGCGCGTGTGGATTAGACCCGGTTGTTGTGCCCACGAACCAACTACCTTCAGCACACACACTCAAAACCATACCACCATTGGATGCGACACACCCTGCCCGCACGCTGAGGATGCTGTATTTAATTCTCCCTCTCTACCTGAAGAAAATCTACAAGTTCCAACGCGCCTTCGGGTGCCCGCGCGCACCATCCTCGGCGAATGCTACGCCTGAAGGAACAACCGACTGCTCTGCCATAACCAGCATCGACTTGTCGAAGGACGACTCGCCTGTTTACTTCGATGACATCGTCGGCAACGACCGAGTGAAGGAGGCCATCGAAGACGGGATGATGAACCCGATGTTTATGCCGATGTTGTACCCGAACCAAGCCAGAGCGATGTTATTCTACGGACCACCCGGAACAGGCAAGACGCTGCTTGCTCGCGCCACCGCCTTCGAGCTCAACCGGCGAGAAGCCTTGCGTGTGTTGTTCTTCGCCCCCACCGCCGACCAGTTCAAGGGCAAGTTTGTCGGAGAGACCGAAGCGAATATTGTTCAGCTATTCCGGTGTGCGTCTAAGCAGGCCACTGACGAGCAGGCCGTGCTCCACGCCCAACACAAGACCCACATACAAGTCAAAAGCGTTATTTTCATCGACGAGGTTGATTCATTGGCGCGACGCCGGGACGGCCAGACTGGTGCGAGTGCTGGTGTGGTTGCCAGTGCGACCAACACGCTTTTGCAGGTAATGGATGGTATTCAGTCATATAACAACGTCATTGTGTTGGCGGCCACCAACTATCCATGGAACATCGACAGTGCAGTGTTGCGTCGCTTCAGTCAGAAGATTTATGTGCCACTGCCGACGGAGGACGACATCGTGCTACTCTTGCAACAGAGCGTGGTGCAACAGGTCAAACGCTCGTTGCAAATCACTCACGAGACTCACAAACGCCCCATCAAAGAGCAATTCTTCCGGTGGCAACTGCTGCACGGCATCCAAGAGAAGCAACTTCGCGTGCTGGCCAGCGAGATGGTCGGGAGCACCAAAGACGTCGGGTACTCTCCGCGTGACTTAGTACGACTGTGCGATAGCGTCTACAAAAGCGAAGCGAGTAATGCATTGTACACAGGAACGTTCCACCGCATCACACCCACCCCAACGCGCCAAGAACACGCCAATCATAGCCAGACACTCGAAGACATACTTCAATCGCTAAAACACACGCACGTGAGCACAGCGACATTCGAGCGCTTGTGTGCCTATATGCCACACGCCATCGACACCGATGCGCCTCCTGTCACCAGCGATGGCAGCACTTTCCCATATACCATCACCCGCATTCTGGTCGCCGACCCGAGCAACACCACCGTCTACACCGAAAGGTCGATGCTTCCAAAGGACTGCAACATCGCTTCCATCGATGCACAAATCACCCGAACAATGCACTTGTACGTAAACAGCGAACAAACACCACCGTCTGATATTCTGCTTCACCGCACGTTCAAGGTGCACGCACGCCACCAGACACATTATGTGCCATTCTTCTTGTTGGGAACGCTCCCTGCAAACACCAGCCGTATTCTCAAGCACATCCACCGCGCCGTGTTCGTCTACGATGGTCGAGTCTACCACATCCACCGACCCCGAAATCAACCAGTGGCACTGCACGAGTCGGTGTGGCTGTCCCCCCAGCAACACCCGATCGTGATAGACACCGGCACCACGTGGTTGCGACAGTGTGTCCAAAGCCTGACCGCATTTGCACCCGCTTCACCACGACCCACACCAGACACAACAGAGAAAAAACGCCCGACCGACACACCACCGTCATCGGTATCCCCAACCGTCACCACCGTCGCCAAACTCCTCGTGCAACATCTCGTGAAAATAACCACCGGTGCTTCGGTGCAAGACATCACCACGATAGAACGATACGAATACGATACACAGTGCCCCACATCTGCCACCCAAACGGAGCACCTGATGCAATGTGTGCACACGAGCTACGACATTCAGTCGTTCGTGAACGCTTTTGGTGATGTGCTACCCAGTGCGAAGCAGGTGAACGTCCGAGCATTGGATACGTATCACCGAACGGGAAAAGAGCCGTGATATGGTAGTGTGATCAAACATATCATCGTGACATGCACAATCGGTTGCCATCCGAATGCAGACACGCGATAAATCGAACAAAAATGCTTTTGTAATAATATTCACGTCCGTTTGCACACGACACATAACATTTACACACATACAGTCAAGAGTAACAACACTTCTGTGAATACGTGTAGATGCAACCACACCCCCAGTTCGCCTTCCCTCTGCCACCACCCAAAAGCAAGGTCTCCTACACTGGTTACACTAAATCCGCCGTGCTGTCACAATGGCATAAGTGTCTGCAGAAACAGCAGTACGAAGAAGCGTGTCACTGGACAGCTGAACTGGACGCATCTGGTTGGCAAGCCGACGTGTGGCAAAAGCTCATTTTGTATGCCAGCAAGAATGTCCACGTACACTGTCCAAAACTCCCGTTGATAATGGCCCGAAACTACGCCTACTATCAGTTGTATCTCACCAAGCACACCAAGCTCATCGACAAGCCGAAGTACCAGCTACGCAACCACCACCAATTGCAACAAAACTTGTGTCAGCTCATTGGTATTGTCACACTGTCGTCGAAAGGACCCGTCTACACGCTACCACAAATCGACGTGAGCAAGGTGAACGACGCCGATTTGGTTGTCGGCACCCACGCATGGCTGATGCCCCACAAGTCAGACGCTGACAACAAGAACGTGTTGCGGATGCTGTCTACGATGCTGTGCCACGTGGAGAACCGATGCACACACAAGATGGTTTACTGGCTTAGTGTGTTAGTGGAGTACGACAAGCACCAGAAGAAGAACAAAACCCCCATCACGATGGCTGGTCGCAAACCGTTGCTGCCAGACGATAGCTCCTACCGACACGTGTATCTGGAAGGAGCTAATGCCACGGACTGGGTATGGTTGCTATGGCGGGCATTGGCTCAATGTGCAATTGCCTTCAACAAGCCCAGAGAATGCGCCAATACGCTGAAAGCGCTGTGCTACCTGTTCGCGCTGGACTACACCACGAGCAAGCGGAACACGCGGATGCCCCTGCTGTTGCATGCGCTACAGCTTGTTGGTGCGGAGGTGGATTGGACAGCGAGTGTGTACACGTCTGTTCGCGAAGACTTGATTGCCAAGGCGTGTACAAATGTGCACCTGTTGTATGCAGACATCGTGAAGCGACGAGCGGAACTGGTCTTGATGGATAAACAGAATGCAGATGCACATACGAACGGAGAACCACCGACGACCGAAGCGCCTACCACCAATGCAACCACCACCAAAAATCGTCAACCATCTCGGTCCACATCCAAAAAACACGCTACTCTGTCGCGCGACAGCAACCAGAAGTTCGACGTGTTCAGCAAAATAGATGCTTCGTTTTTGGGTGGGTGCATATGATTGGGTTGATTCGTAGGATAAAAATAATAACATTCGCACAAAAAAGCATATCGCGCTATTCACACTCTCATTGTGGAACCCATACCGCCACCCACGCTCACACCTCTCCACCCCACCCACGCACCCACCCCTCACGCAACGGATGCTCCTCGTCGCGAAGGGATACCGTGAGCTTGTAGTTGTTGCCGTTGCCACTGGCTTGGCTGTCCATATACAATGCCTTCCGGTACAATATCGACACCCACAGCTGACTCTGCACAATAGCCTCCTCTGACAAGTATGCAAACCATTCGTATGTAGGGTAGTGTGTGATGCGGTTGTCAGCACTGTTGACAACGAACCACTTGGTGTTCGAATGAGGCAAGTGCTCCAGTGGGCGCTGGCGAAAGTAGTGATCAGCCGTCACTGGATCACCAACATCGTCTATCGTGCCGTTGACGTCGGGTGGAAGAACGACCATCGATTTGTACTTCGCGTGGTGTTCGGGTGATTGATAGTACTGTTGTAGCGTATTAGCAAAATAGTTGTTGTACTCATACCCACCGTGGTCGTACGACTTGGTCACGATGACCTGCATCTGGTTGGCAATGGCCAAGAGAGCCGGATTGCGCGGTTCGGCGTAGACGAACGTGCTGTCGACCACGAACCGCGTGGCGCCGTCGTGGGGCAACTCCTGTTGGCCGGCAATGACAAGGAGCGGGGTGTCGTAGGGTCGCGTGCGGTCCTCGCGCGCTTTCTTGAGGACGGTGTCGTTCAAGAAAGCGTGCAAGTGTCTATCCACAATCACCGTGTCCGGCGGGCACCAGTACCCACCGTAGTATGCAAGAATCTGGCTCTTGATGTAGTCCTGTCGCATCGCCTCGCTCATTGCGTTGGAGCGGAAATGCGACCCGACGGGATTCCGTCCGGCCAGATGCGGCAAGAGCTTGTGCCAGTTGCCCTTGTGCACGAAGATGATTTTGTGGTTGGCACCGAATGCGAGGTAGATGGTGAGCAAGGCCAGACGCTGGTACCCGCGGAACACGTCGGCAAAGTCAGGTGGCGTGTGCGACACGGACAGCGCGGCCAAACCGTCACCCGCCGTCAGCGCCCACGTGGACGGGTCGTCCGGCGAGCGGTAGTCTTGCAAGACTTTCGACATCTCGTTGTCCACCGGTATCCACACAGGTGCGTACTGGTGTTCAGTGTCGTTTGGCTTGTAGTACAGTGGTACGGTGCTGGTATCAGCTGAACTTATGACGAACGGTGGCACAGGCGACGCCTTCTGTAGCGACTGTCGCGGAATGACAGATTGTGCTTGTGCACACGACGGGTTGACAAACGATTCGGTTGGTGGTCCGGTGCGACAGCGCTCGTAAATTACGTAGGACGCAAACGCGACGACGAAGCAGATTAGAAAGGATTGTATGTATATATGTAACATTGGGTAATACCTCGATGTGGTGCTATTGTGTTATTGTGTAGAAAAAGTAATTCCAGTTGCGTTGAAAAAAAATGCATCTGTATAGCTCTGCCGTTCGTGTATTTTTTATTTGTAAGTATTAAAAACAAATACACGTATTCATTCATTATTTAAAATGCCACCCGTTACAACAACTTTGCGTCGATACCAACATACACACACACACACACACACACACACACGTCGAACGAAATGTCGACAACTAAGCAGACACCGTTCTCGCTGTGGTCGTGTTCGGTCACGAAGGTGCACTACGCGACGACGTGGTGGTGATGAACGACTCAAACGAATATCAGGTGAAGCGGTGGTGCCTGGTTATTTTGGTCTTATTAGAAACAAAAAAATAAATTTTGGTCTTAGTTGGACAGATGGCGAACTCAATAACAATACGGAAGTTACAATAACTACCGATGATAATTTTAATAAAGTGACGAAGAGCTATATATGTAAAGGCGCTGTAAGTAACACTGGTAAAAAGAAACTTCGCACAGATAGTGGAGATTCTACGAATTATAAGTCTGACCAAGGAGATACTACGTTTCATCTGAAGGTGAAAGATACTCACAAACCATTACAATTAACAAAAGTTAACATAACCGGTTGTGAACACGGTGCAACTTCTAATCAAGTATTCAATTGGTTGTACAACACAGTACCTAAGTGACTATTTAATTTACAATGCCTTTTGCACCCCATCTGTCTCCGTCCATCCAGAAAAATCAATTCTATTCATTTTTGCTATATGAAGCTTCCCGCAATCATAAAACCCATTAACATATACACACGTGTTGCGCACAATACTGACTCAATAACATATCTACCCACTGTGTATACATATGTCTACAACCAAACCAGACGTCGGAACGCTGAAGCTGATTATCGGTCCGATGTTTTCGGGAAAGAGCACCGAGCTGTTGCACCACATCAATTCGTTTCGCTCCATTGGCAACACGGTGCTCATCATCAATCATGCGTTCAATACGCGGTACAACAGCAGTGGAGTGAGTACCCACGACCGAAGAGAAGAGAACGACTGTCTGACCGTGCTACAGCTGATGGACGTTATTACTGACCCGACGTACGCAAAACTCGTAGACGATGCCGACGTGATATGCATCGAGGAGTTGCAATTCTTTGAAGATGCACTGCAGACGGTGCTCGTGCTCGTTAACACGATGCATAAGAAAGTCATTGGAGCCGGGCTCATCGCCGACTATGCGTGTGCTCCGTTCGGTGATGTGGTCAAGCTCATCCCACACGCGGACGATATCCAGCACGTCAAGGCACTGTGTGCTGTGTGCAATGATGGCACAACTGGTCTGTTTACGCAACGGGTTAGTACACACACTGACCAAGTTGCGGTGGGTGCGAAGGACATGTATAGAGCAGTATGTCGCAAGCATTTTCAGGCGTGCAAGGAGTGTGTCTCAAATGCAGAGGACGATGATTATCAAATTGGGTATTCGTATGCATATGAATATTAGCTGTTTTTCAAAGTGATAAACACTGTTTGGTCGTTTATGGCATTGGTGTTTCCAATGTGCGAATATGCTTTCACCGCGTCTCCATTTGGCGTCAGTTGGCAAATTGTATGAATATGTATACACCCACACCCATTTACACTTTCATTTATCTATCACGACGACAGTCTACGCCCACCAAAAATGGTGAATAATAAAAAGATTTTTTAAATATATTTTTGTTCCCTATTTTGGACGTCAACCAGCACACACCATTCTCATAATCGTGCATTCGTGCAACGTAATGTCCGAAGCACTGTGCGCAATTGAGACTGCAAAGAATTATGTCAAGAAGCACAATAAAACGACTTTCCGGTTGACAAGTGTGCGGGAAAATATGAACTTGACTGACGCAATAGACAACGTGAACCGACAGCTAAAGACCTTCGAGAAAGAGTATCGTGAGATTCAAAAAACTTCAACACGCATCGATAAAGCAACCGATGACAAAATCAAGCAAGTATACATATTTCGACAAGAGCGCGCCTACGAACTACTGACAACCAAAGTTCGAAGCTGGTTTTGCAATTACCAAAAAGATGTCATACACGCCGTGGATACCATCATCAACAATAATATGTGTAACCGAAGCCAACGACCCTATCAGTGCAAACCCCCTGTATATGACGACCACAACCGATACTATTTTGGTCGCACTGTATGTCAAGGCAAGACTCTTGCGATTCGTGCCGATTGCGATGGCAAGTTCTTCATCCACGGCTGGTTACACTACGACTCTAACACTGGTGCCAATGTTGAGTTGTTCGACGTTCCTATCGAATACATCGAATCCAATGTGGTGAAATTTATGACCGACATTATTATCATTGAAGATTCAACCGAAGTCATATCCGCTACCAACTCGGAACACCCCAGTCATACAAAAAACACCGACCTATTACATCCCGCAAAATGCAATGCGAATGAAGACGCCAGTGAAAAAGCTGAATACAAAACGATGCAAAAACAGCCAAATGACGGTGATACCAATAACACCGATTCTGGATCGAGCCGTGACAGTGACAGCAACAGCGACAGCGACAGCAACAGCGACAGCGACAGTGACAGTGACAGCGACAGCGACAGCGACAGCGACAGTGACAGTGACAGTGACAGTGACAGCGACAGTGACAGTGACAGCGAGCTTCCCAATACGACACCAATTACCAAGTCTGTCAAATCAACCGCGCCTATCCGTCCTCCACCGGTCTCCAATATTCCCGGAATCTACGTGCACCATACTGGTTTGCGTGACTATTTGTCCAAGAACTTTGGTCATGCTTCATTGAACGTGCACGTGCTCATTATGAGTCGGTACAGCCGACGTCCACGACTCTACGGACTCAAAGAATCTGCATACAAGAAATTGCTGACCACTGATGCATCAACGAGTGTACCGCTCAAAACACAGACTGACGAGCTGCGCTTGTTGTTGCTGGCACTGTGGAAACAGAAGCAGTTCATCTGTCATCCGGATGTGTTTGCTACTGTGGCGGAATCGAGACAAAGTGAATACACATATGTTGCGGATGGGTTATTATGAAGGGTGTACTCGAATGAATAAAGATGCATTCAGTGTGTGTATTGACGTATCATTTTATGAAGACGGTTCCATATTGGACGCTTGTTCATTTCTTTTTTATTGTGTATGTATTTATAAGTTCTTGGTATTATTTGGTGATTCAGTGATCTTGAAGTTTACTACGTTTTATAAATATCGCATATTATTTATACTTCAACACGGCTCAAATGTCCGTATATGTTCCCGTTCTTAGCACATCTATGTATTATTTTTTGTATAATCGCGATTTCACGTTTTTTCGCACTCGTTCATTTTAAAAAGAAATAAGAAAAAAGAAAAAACTGAACATCATTGTGGGTTACATATTCGCTGGTATGTAGAGTATGCGTGACTGTGTGTTTCAAGAGAGTTCAAAAAATTACACATACACACATAACAAATGACCACCCGTTTATACCGACCTACTTCCATTTATTCACCATTGTCTCAAGCTCTTCGTGAATGGCCTTCAGTTGTTGTGCAAAAAACTGTCTGAAATCTTTTTCACTCGTGGCTTTTGTGTACTCAAACCGGAACTGTATGCGCTTCTCGGTTGGCAGAGGTTTGTTGTATCCAACAGCCATTAGAGTTGTTTTGGGCGTGGTCGTCTTCTTCTTATCGCCAGTGCGCAGGAATTTGTCGTAGATGTAGCCTTGCACCAGATTTCCCAGCGTGTGGTCTTCTTCGTCCACTCGCACACGGAACGCCTTGTCCGTCTCGCGCACCAGCTGGATACCGTTACGCGCGACGACCGGCTTCCGCAAGTGCACAGGTGGTTCACCGTCGCCCGAACCCGCACACACGATACCGTCAATGTGTTGCACAATGTGCTCACTTATCGTTTCGTCCACATCGACACCAAAGCGTAGCACACAGCGGTCGTCGTGCACCTGAACAATCGTAGCCGGTGTGTATACCATTGCTCGCAAGGTGCACCCTTCCTTCATAATTGTGTATGTCACGACCGGCTCATCCACCAGTGTGTACTTTCTCTTGTCCGGATGATATTCGTATATACCATTCGTAGCGAATGTCGGCTGATGCATCGCCAGCACCAGCTTAGTCTTCTCGACAGAGGTGTGTATATCTTCACCATCCACACCGGGAACCGGAATGTCCTTTGAATAGGGTTTCATAACGAGTGGTACGTCTGTCGGTGAACTGCAAGCGACCACCTCACGACAGTGCTTCTGATAAAACCTATCCGGCTTACCAAGCGAAGTGAGAAAGTCAACGTTCGACCAGCGCACCCAGCAGGTGTCGGTTTGGCTCGACAGCAACGTGTGCAACGAGGGCGTGTCCTCGCCAAAGACCAGCTCCACCGTGCGTGGCTCGAGCAGGTGCGTCGTCAGCTCCACCTTCTCGCACAAACCCTGCAAACCGAGTGCCACGAGCGTCTTGCTGTCGTGCGAACCGAGGCTGTCGACGGTGAACTTGAAGTCGTTCGTGTGCTCGTCCGTCGTGTCGATTTGCTCGTAAGTGCAAGTGTGCAAGGGTGCGAAGCCGGCGTAGTCGCACATCCGTCCTACCGACGGGAACAAATCGACGTCCAACGCTTCATCCGGATACAGTCGAGTAATGAGAACACCTTTTGGTATATTCAACTTAGTCATGACAACGTGGTCCACAATCGGGTCCGTCGGTATTAGCTGTGTGGCACCTTGCACCAAATACGGAGTAGCATCTTCAACTTCTTCGCGCCCACCATCCTTGACCACAAACAACTTGAGGTCGTTTGAAGTCACACTGACCGGCTCAATCGCAGTGCTGGGACATTCCATACGCAAATTCATAACGAAGCGATGCCTTTGCATATGCTCCGGAGCAAGAGCCAGATGCAACATCGAGAACCGGTGAGCCAGAAACTCGTTGTGCAATCTACCCGAGTTTTTAATCACGTGTATACCCGCCGAATGCCCACCACTGTGATACTCATTTGGAATACCAGCACTGTACAACTCGGACAGCATCAACCGTCGTAACGCATTCGCCACGTAAGGATGTGAATTGTGCAACACGAACGACAAATGCCGGTCGGTCGACTGAACGTTCTTGAAAGAATGGAAAAGCAGGGAGGGCATAGCTACACAACCGTTCCGCTTTTTTGTTTGCACTGCTGACGACGCGTTGTGGTTATGTTCGCTCGAAAAGACGTGGACGTGTGGGTGGTACGTAGTTTATTTTTAAAAAAATATTCTTGTATTGTCTGCGACAGACACCGCGTGTGTTCACAAACCGGACTTTTCTTCTAACACTAACACGTAACAATCGCAGTAAACACATTCAACCATACATCCAAACACCTGATATGCATCATCACCCAGGTCCACTGACGCCACATCAATACGCAACCACCGTGTTAGACACTCACCAGACGTCACAACACCCGTTCACGACCGCTTATCCCAACCACACAACTCCTCCAAACGACGGTCAAAACACGCACTGGTTCGGCTCCAACCAACAACCGCACACCCAGCGCACGATGGCCGAGAATACAGTCATTATGCCACCTGACAACCGCGAAGAAATTGAGCGGAAGAAGACCACCTTCGTTGTGGTGGACAGCCGAAGTCGCAACCACACCGACGACCCGGACCCCAACCATTACACGGTGCCACTCGCCAACGAAATCCGCGACGTCGAAAGCATTCAGTTGGTATCCTACACGATTCCCAAGCCACAGTTTCCGGTTCGGTCGACCAACAACGTGTTGCACGTGACGAACGCCGACCCCACGGTGACCGTCGACCCCAACGGCACGCACCGCATCGACCTCCACAAGGAGACGTCAATGCAATCCGTGGAGGTTAACGACGGCTACTACAATGGCACACTGTTCGACCACACGACGAGTCTCCCAGACGTCGGTGCCTACAAGACCGAACTGCTGGCGAGCTTGGGGCTGGCCGTCTTCAAGCAGGACCTGTTCGCATCGGCGCTGGAGACCCAGCTGAACGACTCCACTTGCACCACGTGCATCGTCTACATCGAAGAGCACAACAACCAGTACACAATCGTCACCAACTTCTCCAACTCGCTCGCCTCCAGCGACGACTGTGACGTGCCCTACTTCTTCCACCCGTTCTTCGAAGGGTGTGGCGAGTTCTACGGCTCTACGACGACCGAACGCGTGAACGTGGGGGATGACGGCAATCCGGTGTACAAGCTCAAAAAGATAGGCAAGCAACAGAGCACATACTTGGAGAACAGTATGGGACCCATTGTAGGCCACCCGCGCACCGACCCCGTGTTGCAACTCCAAGGCAAAGGCAACAACTCTGGCTCGTTGGACACGCTCAGCGGTGTGGGAACGGCATTCACTACCCAACTGCGCAAGGGCGACTGGGTGTACATCTACGACCACACCAACAGCATCCGCAAGCGCGTGCACATCAACGACGTGGTGAGCGACATCGAGTGCACCATCGACTGCGACGGAGCCGGTGGTGGTGCACCTGCCGGTCCGGCGTTCGAGGACGCCTACATGTGGGTGGGTCGGCTGACTTTTCCGTGGGTGCGCAATCTGGAGCCAGACCCGTACATTGCGATGCACGTGAACAATGCATCGACGCTGTACAGCTACAACCAAGCAGTCGACCGCGCCTTCTTCTTGGTGCCCGGAAACTCACCCTTCTACGAAATCGGCGAGTTGCTACCGTACAAGAAGTTCTCACCCACGTTGGGCAAGCTGGACAAGCTGTCGCTGACGTTCAAGAATGCCGACAACACGCTGTATGATTTTAAAGGCAGCGACCACGTGTTGCTGTTTAAGGTTGTGCACTTTCGGCAGAATATTAAGTATGGGGACTTTTAGGAGGATTTTGGGTGCAAGATTCGTCATTCGTAACAACACACATTCGTAAATTTTGTGTAATCCTCGTCGAGTGTTACGACACACCTTCGATCGCCGTTTCCGCTCCTTACTGGACAGCCTTTTAATGTAATGGTGAATGAGTTTTCTGAGAAGCATAACTCCTTTTTAATTTGAATAGAAGAACTATCTGGATGTGTATTTAGTTCTACATCTACACATGTGTTAGCAAATTGTAGTAACTTTAATTGTAAGTCTATTGTTGAGATATCACGCTCGTTGAATTTTTTCATATAGTTAATAAAATAGTCATAATCGTCTAATTTACCAGCTTGTAAATAACATGCGAACAGCTCCATGTGTTCACGTAGTAATTTCTCTTTTCTGCCCCTTGCCATCATCCCAATCACCGCAGCCATCTCCTTGTGTTCACGTAGTAATTTCTCTTTTCTGCCCCCTGCCATCATTTTAATCACCGCAGCCATCCCAAACACCGGCACCAACATAAGACACGCATTCAGTGCCTGTTTCGATTCGTTTGCGCGTATTTGTTTGAGTGTTTCTGCCAGCTCGTGCTTGTTCTTGGTGCTGACGGCGTGTTTGATGTTGCGGAGTCCGGTTTTCGTCTTGGTTGTGCGTGTGGGTTTGCTCTTGCTCGTGCCCTTCGAGATTTGGCCCTTGTTGCGGTGCTTTCGGGAGAATGTCCGTTTGAACTGTTGTCGTGCTTGGGACAGTGTCATTTTGGCCTTCGCTCGGCCTCCTTGCTTCTTGTGTGTAGAACGTTCGGTGTTAGTGAGGGTCGCATATGCTTTGCTTATTTTTAAGAATTGGGTGGTTGCCTTTCTCTGTGCACCGTATGTAAGCTGTTTATCCGGATGATACTGTAGTGCTAACTGGCGATAGGCGGTTTCTACCTGCTGTGGACTCGCTGTGCTGTCCAGTCCCAGAACAGCGTATGGATTTTGCGCAGTTTGCTGTCTTAGTGTCGCGTGCTTGTGGGCGGACAGCATCTGTTTCAACGATTTGAACCGTGTCTCATACTTAGACCCTGTCCAAATCATCTTTAGCACTGCCGCTATGCCGACTATCGATGCCATGACTCGGCATGCATCCAGTATACCCTTCGAATAGCTCGGTTGGGTCTCTTTGAGCACGTACAACAGTGTTTGGTCGTTTTGACGTAAGGCCAATGTGGTAGGCGGTGCAGTACGTGTGGTTTGGGACATTTATTATGTTTGGTTATGGTACTATTTTTTTAGAGGGAGATGGGGTGATGGCAGAAATACCAACATCGCCCGTCGGCGTAATAAGATGCACGGTCGACTCACCCCTTCCCTGCCGGCAAGGTATCGCGCTGTGTGAGTGCATCGACCTGCGCTTGGAGTGCACGGATTTTCTCATCGGTCGTCTTGGTTCCGGTCGCGGTGCTGTAGGTGTTGGAGTTCGGGTTAACAAGCTTGCCAGAGGAAGCAGTAAGCAGGCTGTCGTGGTTCAGCCGTGTGCTCTGAATTGCCTCGCGGTTCTGCTTTGTCCGCGCGTTGTTCTGCTCGACTTTGGCGTGCGATTTGGCCAGCGCGTGCGCACTGCTCACGCCAACACCCTTGGTGTGGGTTATACTTGGGTCGACGATGCGTGCACCGTTCTTCACTTGTGTGATCTCCGTGTACTTGGTGTCCGTACCGAGTGTAGAAATGAGCGAGCGCATAGCCATATCGCACGGCCGTTCGTAATCGTTGTAGGTTTCTTGGCCTTGGAGCAGGACCAGAAGCGGAACATAGCTACATACGAGCAATACGACCAGCACCAGCAGCAACAACCAACGAAGCATATTCGAAGCAGATGGGCACATTAGATATATTTAGATATATAGTGTGTGCGAGTGTGAGGATTACTGTATTATTGTATATTATTATGCATACCCGAACACGAGAACAACAAAGCTCTTTCGTATCTTGTTCAAATTTATTATCCACACACTGAATTAAGAATTTGAAACAGCCCGATTGACAGAAGATGCGTATGATGTCCGTTCCGTTGCTGCTCGTCGCGTTCGTTATCGTCGGTGTTACCTGCTTCCTCTACTACCGCCCCCACACGACCGCCACTCTGTCCACCTTGCAACCGACCACGGTGATGTGTGCGGTGCTTGTGGTTGTTTTGGCAGTTGGAATTGGCGCGTCGTGCTACCCGTCGCCCGATCCCTCCGATGGTGCCAACGAGGCGTTCACTACCGGCCACCGTGCCAACCTGATGCCTGAATGCGACTGGATGGCTTACATCAACAAGCACGTATCGCCAGAAGAATGCAGTATACGTGATGCCACAACACAACCCACACCGACCACTACCAAACTGCTGGTGCAATACTCCGACAGTGGAGAGGTGATGTTGCCAACCCAAATGCAGACCAGCCCGCTTGCGTACGTGCTCCGTGTGTGGGTAACAGCCACCGACCGGGACGCCTTGCAGCGCACCAACCCGTTCCGCATCTGCTATTCTACCACGAGAACGAAGCACACGCGAGACATAGCCATACAGTACCGCATTGTGGAAGAACAGCACGTGCCATACGATGCGCTGGTGGGAACCCACTGGTTTTTGGTAGAATCGTCGGCCTTCCGCGTGCCCCCGTCGGCCACGAGGGTGTACTGGTTACTGAACGCCACCGCACACGAGACTCACTGGAGCACGTTCGAAGTGCAGTACAAGCGCAACACACCTGACTTCGAACCGACAGAAGGTTTGCGAGCATTGTATTCGACCTTTCTGGACGGGTCAAATATCCATGACAGTCGGTGGCACGACGAGAGTGGACACGATGGTGTCACTGTGTTTGACGATGTACCCAAGAAAGAGGACAGGGGTGTCGTTGTGCAGAGTGTGTGGACGGGTCCGTCCTCTTCGCTGCTGGTCAGCAATGAAAGCGACACCACCCCTTGCGCAGACGACGATAACAACATTGTCAACTTTACGCTGTCGTTTTACTACAAGGCTCCGCCAGCATCAGCACCTCCAGAACCCCAACCAACAGAACCATTCACACTGTTTACCATTTACGGCAAGTACCGGAATCAGCAACTCCGCGACAACCCTCCGAACTACTTCTTGCGATGCGAAGTCGATGCCAGCGAGCAGCGTATGTGTTTTGTTCAGCAACACGTTCCGGACCGTGTCAATAGTATTTACAACGATAAGAAGTTCTTTGTGCCATTGCAGAACCACAGTGATGAGCCCGTATTATACACTGTCGTGGTGCAGTCCAACACGCGCACGAGCGGAGACATTGACGTATTTACTAACGGCAAACACGAGAAGCACGTGACCAAATGGCTCGACCTCAACTACAGCCTGCAACGCGATGATCATTTGGTGTGGGGATTCCGACCTACACAAACAATACACACACTCCCTACCAAACCAACACGTGGTATTTTGTATATGCTTGCACTGTTCAATACGGCATTGGAGAGACAACAAGTGCGTATGTTGAGCAGGTGTGTGCTACGCAAGTACAATTCTCCACCTGTCATCAAGGACACCACATATGAATACTATGTTCCTGTGCAAAAACTGAATACAGATAATGCGTTTGATGAAAACAAACAGAACAGCGGTGACAGTGATACGTGTGACACTGATGATGCAAACGAAGCACGCAACATCTCACCGCAACAAGTAGCGTGTGTGAAGTACAAGCCACGCGCAACAGATGGTATAGGTGACATGACCTGCTCCTATGTTGTTCCGGGGGAGGAGGAACAGAAGTGCGCGAAGGGCAAGAACCCCGACGACGACTATTACTATTATCCGGTGCCAAACCAGAGCTGCAATGATGCGATGAAAATGGTGAACGTGGTGCAAGAAGATGCGAAGGACTTGGGTATGCAGTGGCAACATGAACCGGTCGACGGTTTCAGCTACCGCTCACAGCTGACAGACGACGTCTACAACAAGCTAACGCCGCAACAAAAGATGAATGTGCTCAACGACCGTACCTACCTGCGCACCTACCGAAAATGGTGAACTTTTATTAAAATGATTTAATAGACCACGCACGTGTTCTATTGTCTGTTCGAGCGGGTGTGTGAGGGTGCAATATCTCTTCTTAGTGTTCACACTCTTTCTTTGATTGAATGTGAGCAAACACTCTATCGTACAGACCTTTTTTATTACACATATACAGAATTATCTATGTATCATATAAGGTTAATTTTAATAATAAAAATATTATCGTAGAGTTAACGTTCTATGTGCACTGTTCAAAACACAACGAACCAGATGAACGGCGTGCTTTCGTGGAAGGATCGGTTGGTTGCCCCTGCCAAAACACCACCTACGATGCACCGTCCACCACGATATGCCACATCCTCGTCTCAGTTTGTGAAACGTAACAGTGCACGTGCAGGACCACCAACTCGGGTTCGGGCTGGACAACAGCGTATCAATTCTCGTGCAAATGAGCACCAACGCGAGGTGTCGAATACGATAGTATCCCAAACGTCCCCACACCATCTTTTGCACAGCAATTGGACTTTGTACTATCACAACCCAAACACAACCGATTGGTCGAACGAGAGTTATCGTCGTATCACACGAATGAATAGTATTCACGCATTTTGTGCGTATTATAAGCAGATGGACTTCGAAGAGTGTGCACACGGCATGTTTTTTTTGATGCGAGACAACATTATGCCGACGTGGGAAGATGAACGCAACAAGGGTGGAGGGTGCTGGTCGTTCAAGGTATCGCTGAATCATTTCTTCTATGTGTGGAAGCATTTGTCGATGCTGTTGGTGGGAGAGTCGCTGTCTACCGAACCGATGCAATTGAACGGTATATCGGTAAGTCCAAAGCGTGGCTTCTGTATTGTCAAACTGTGGAACCACGACAGCAGGCATTGCAAGACAGACTTACTCAAGCTGGAAGAAGTAAAATATTTAGATGACAATGGACCAGCATTGTATACACCGTTTAACCACAAGAAGTGATGATTTTTTTTAGCAGTGGCGAGGTGGTGTATTTGTACACTGTCTGCAGATGTGTTTCTTCTTGGATAAGTGTCGCGACCGACAGTATGGTAATGTTTTTTTCTTCAGTCACAATTTTGATGTATTTCTTTCCATTCTTGGTAATCGGCTTGCACACTGCATCGCCAAAGTCTTTCAACGTGCGGACCTTAATGTCGTTGATTTCGTCCAAAACCTCCTTTTCACCGATCGTACGACTGATTGCCAGCGAGCTACCCATCAATATGGAGGAAATCACGAGCTTGGGTTCGTGACGGTTCTCCACTTTTCGGTATTTGTTCAAACCACCTCGCAACCAGCCCTTCAAGTGATTCAGTGTCAGTTGCATCACTACCATTCCACCAAAGACTTCGTGCTCAACCGCCTCTTTCTCGAACTCTGGGTATACTGTCCGGATAGGCATTTTGTATTCCCGTAACACAAAATTCTTGCATTGCATAGTCTTGGTCTTTTCTGACCAGAACCGAACCTCCACTTTCTGGTTGAGTGGCAATGAGAACAGCATGTTAGACATACTCATTTTCTGGTTCATCCAGCGCTGGCTGAACTCGCCGTAGTGGTCGACCTTCACGCCATTCACCGCACACACGATGTCACCCCGCTTCATATGTATGCCATCAATGGGTGATTTTTTAAAAGTTCGTTTCACGTACACCCCACCACATTGTGCGACAGGCGGTCTTTCGTGGGACCGTCGTCTGGATTTTCGTTTGTTTCCCTGTGCTCTTTTTTCTTCGGTTGTGGGTGTTTCATTACACGAATATCCGAAGAAGTCGATAAAGTCCTGGTTGGTTCGCTGAAACTCGAAGCCGAATATTTCGGGGTAATGAATAAGGCGTTTCGATTCGTAAAGCAGGTCCTTCACGGCAAAATAGCGCGAGATGGGCACGGCATAACCGATGTTGTTTGCCATCATTATACCCGCACCATTGACGCCAATTACCAAATTGTTCTTGACGAGTGGTCCACCACTGTTTCCGGGATTTATAGGCGTGTCTATTTGGTACATATTGTGTTGCTGGCCACTGATGATGCCCTTGGTCACCTTCAAATTGTCTTGACCCAGTGGAAATCCGAGAGCGTATGTGTCTTCGCCCGATTTGATAGGCAAATCGTGTGCTTCGTGGAGTTTGCACGATTGCTGGTTCTTGTAGTCTTCTACCTTAATTACCGCCAAATCGAACTGTGGACAAATACCCATCACGTGCGCCTTGTACTGATTCTTGCCTTCCTTGGGAATCTCGATGTAGACGTGCGAAGCACTCTGCACGACGTGCGAACACGTCAAAATGTGCCCTTCCGTGTCGATAAAGAACCCGGACCCACTTGCGGTGCGATTGCCCTTGATTTTGAACGGGAGGTCGTAATCGAATTCGGCTTCGTGCACGATGATGCGCACAATCGTGTTGTAGATGTCGTCGGATATGTTGGCATTTATTTCGCTTATTGATGGATGTGTGGAAGGTGGTTGGGATGGTGGCACCCCTGACACGGCGTCAGCAGATGGAATGCGGCTCGCACCGCTATGCGAATGGGGTGCTGACATATATATATATATACGTGGCAGGGTGTTCCGTTTGCACTCAAACACACATTTTAAAATCGTTGCCTTATTTTTACGGAACAAAACATTCGTCTGCCAAATGTCGCTAATAATTATATGGATAACTCGACAATAAACACAAATAAAATGTAATAACAGTATACATCTTTATGAATGAGCACACAACTGTTTCGCAACATCGTAACCGACCCGAACAACCGAAAAGAGACCTATAAACAGTTCTGTCTGGACGCCAAGCGCATGGTGCTCGTTATTAACGGCAAAGAAGACACCACTGACATACCTGTAAAGTGTATCTATACTTGGCTCGTGAACCTCTTTGCGGACGAGCAGGTCGGGCTGTGGTTCGCATACTGGTGCACACAGACAGCACTTGCGACCATCTACCAGAACAAGGTACTCGACATCAACCACTGCCGGTCGTTCGGCAACAACGAACCACACACGAACACCGACACTGGGTTCATCTACCACCTGATTGACGACGGTCGGCAACGCGTCTACATATGCGTGTCCGATGATACTGATACAGACGAGTACCACACAAACCACGCCGAATTGTACATTTACAAGCCTTTCCGCGTGTGTTACTACACCGAGCAGAAGAACTGCATGCAGACGCTGTTTTACTACCATCTGCGTGTCCACATCAGCACGCACAACCTCGGTCACCACGATGTCAAGTGGATGCGGTGCAAAACGAGGACGCCATTAGACGTACACGTCGAGCGTATGATGCAGGTCCATGCAGATGAGAGGTGGGTGGTTCTTCGGTGATGTCCTTACTTGCGCTCTCTACGTTGGGTAGTATGTGCTCTGTAGTGGCGCGATGTCTTCGTTTCTTTCTTCGGTCGAGAGGCTAATGTGGTGGCCGACGACGAGTAGAGATGAATCGACCGTTGCTGTTTCTGGATGAGTGCAAGATGTTGCCGAATGACATACTGTTTGCGCAGAGCAATCTTGTACAGGATGTCATCGACACTGATGTTGGTGGTGGGTGGTAGCACGGAAACGATATCATCGTACTCGTGCTCGTTCAGGCACAATAACGCCAGCCCACCAGTAATTTTGACATAGATGTTGAAGTCCGTTTCATCGATGTCGCATTCCAGCTGGAAGAGGTCGTCTGGTTCCTTCATCATCGACAGCACATCACGTATGAGCAATGCGTTCATGGTGTTGGTGTGCAAGATGATTTTGCTGGTGGCCACGACTGGTTTGTATTTGTGCACCATCTTATGGATGAGTTTGAAGTTGTGGTGGTGGTTCTCTTCCCAAGACAGCGTGTGTTTCTCGACGGGCTTGCACAGCAGCAGATGATGGACGGTCACATCCCTGTCTTTTGCAGGTAGACAGTCGTGTGATTTGTATCGCACGGCACGACCGATTACCTGTCGCAGGCGTTCGTTGTGGAAATGTGGTTCCAACAAGATGACGTGCCGAATACATTTTAGGTCTAATCCTTCCGCACCCGCCCGCGACAACAACAGAACATTGCAACGTCCGCCATTCATTTCTTTCATACAATAATCTCTGTGTTTCGCAGAGCTCTTACCCGTGTATTCTACAAACGGAACGTGTCGTCTTTGCAACTCGTTTCGCATCAGCGTAATACCACCCTCGAGGAAGTTCGAATATGCGATGATCCGTTGTTGTTTGGCGTCGGCCTGTTCAATGAGGTGCAACGCGTGGTCAATTTTTTTCGAGTGCACACTCTCCGTGTAACCGTTGACTACCCGCCGGAGATTGATGTAAAACGCGTCTTCCGCCTCCGGGTCAAACAGCAGCTTGTTGTTCTTCGCTTTGCGCCGGACTCGGTTGTTGAACGTGTGGAGCTCATTGCGTTCGACGCTGTTGTAAATTTGCAAATACTCCTTGTCCATTGTCAACCGGACGACCAACTCTTTTTTGCGTGGGTATCCTTCCATGGAGTTCTTGGCAAACAATATATACGGTGCAATCAGCTGGGCATACATTATCAGTTGCTCGTTCGTCTGTTTCAGCAGACTTTTATATCCGGTTCGAACATAATCTTTGCTCTGGTTCATCATAATTTTGCGGAATTCCGCGGTATCCTTGTAAAACGTCTTGTAGTCTTTTCCAGATACCATACACAACAAGTTCAGCAACTCGGTGGGGTTGTTTTCCATTGGTGTGGCGGTGAGCAGGAGCAAACCTTTGGCGTGATATGCCTTCTCGATAGCGGCGTGTGCCATCATCCCACTCTTAATCTCGCCTGTTTTGTCTCTCTCAATGAACGTGGACAGCTTATGCGCTTCGTCGACGATGAGCAGCTTGTTCTTTGATATGAGATGGGAAGCTTCGAAAAAATAGGTTTGGTGTGTCTGCAACCGAAACCGAGGTTGCAACTCCGACGGAACCAGTCGCTTCACTTCGCCCGAGAACTGCGCAATGACGCCTTTGGGTGCCGTTATGTGCACACCATCGATGAGCTCCTCACGCAACATATGCATCGCCGTGATGATGCTGGCGATTGTCTTGCCACTGCCGGTTCCGGCTACGAACAGCAAGCGGTGGTTCGTGCGCGTGTCCAGCATCCGGTGCACGACTTTGCGCTGGTGTTTCCGCAGTCGCAACGAGTCGATGTCGCTGTGGAGCAGGTTACTTTCCACGGAGAAGGAAGACATCGGGTGGGGAGGTGTACTCTCTGTGTATTATTATATAGTCTGGATTGCATATAATTTTACGTGGGTCTTGGTCACCTCAAACAGCTCTTCTGATGATGCATAATACCGCATATGGGTTGGAATGAGGAAAAATAAAATAATATTACAAAAAACCAGTCATAAACAAAGAAGTTCCCTTCCCTGTTTATCATTCCGGATTGCGCTCCACACCATCCTTTTTATAATTCCAGTTTATAATTCCAGATGAAAGTATACGCCGTCGCAAGAGGAAGACAGACTGGCATCTACCACGCGTGGAGCGAGTGCAAAAAACAAATCGACCGTTTTGCCAATGCGCAGTTCAAGAAGTTCGACAGCGTTGCCGAAGCGACCAATTACCTTGCGCAACATGGTGTCGATACAGCAAACTCATTTGTTGGTTCGAATGACGCAGATGCAGATAGACCACCACCGACGAGCAGAGCCACCGACATCCGAACCTTCTTTCATAAAACAATGGTGTCCCGAGAGAAGTACAACAACACCACGGCCACCCTGCCGGCACCACACCCGCACACCAACACCCACCAACCCAACAACGGTTCCACTCCCGTCCACTACGTGTACACAGATGGTGCTTGCAAACACAACGGCCGACCCAACGCCTGTGCAGGGGCAGGTGTGCACTTCGGCAAAGACGACGAGCGGAACATCAGCGTCCGCGTGGAGGGCAAGCAGAGCAACAACACCGCCGAAGTCGTGGCCATATTGAAGGCGTGTGAGGTCCTCGCAGAACATTTGGACGAGCATCCGGAGGACAGGTGGGTGATTGTGACCGATTCACAGTATGCACTGCGATACGCAACGACATTGGGCGAGAAACACGCACGAGAGTCTTGGTGTCAGCCTATACCGAACAAGCAGTTGGTCCAGCATTTGTACCAGACCGTATCCAGCGAACCACGCATTACGCTGTTGAAAGTAGCCGCACACACAAACAACGATGACCCACACTCGCTGGGAAACGAGGAGGCCGACCGTCTGGCGAATCGAGCCATCGGCGAAACATCGTGTCCGTACACACGCACCTACATTAAAGTGGCCTACGCACGAAAAGACGAAGCCAAGAAGCTGGGTGCGAAGTGGGACAAGCGGAAGAAACAGTGGTTTACGTCGGGTACAAATCCAGATAGGGATGCCTTGTTGGGGATGTTTGGGACGGTGTCATAAAAAAATAGTATTCAGTGTATGGTCTCTTATTAACTTAGAATACACGCAAAACTGATAAAGAAGAGAAACGCAAAAAGCCGGATAGTCGCTTAATATTTAATAATATAAAATGATTCAACAGAGCACTCTGCATTAGGCTCACTCTCACATTACTCCATTTACTCTGTTATTTCAAACTCGTAAAATCATTGTTCTCTTGAGTCGTAATGGCAGAACACTCATCATCGGGAGCGAAGTTAGACCCATTTGCTATAGCCAATATTACGCAAAAGATGAAACAATTTAAGCAGACCCCCAACCGGGTTGAACTCATTTCACTTCTTTTGCGTCATTTTGTACACACGGACTCCTTGAACAAGGAAGAATACTTGAAACTGCGAGGATCCGAATTTAAGAGCGCCTTCAAAGGAGGCCAACGAGGTGCGGTATCGGCCCTGCAATACAGTCTAAATCCTCGTCCTTGGATGAAAACCACACAAGACAGAATTGGCGACATCGTTGTCGTACAAAAGAGCACACACAACGAGGACATCGCAGTGATTACTGACATCTGGAAAGCTCATATTCGTGCAGTATGGCACAAAATGTATGGTCTACCGGTTGTCCAAAACACGTCACAATCGGTGGCTCTTGATGGACCGATAAAGGGGAAACGAAAAAGAGTAGAGGCTGTTGGCAAAGAAAAAGAAGAATTGGCTCGCAAAGCACCACAAAAGCGATGTTCGCACGGCCACCTAAAAATGAGGATTTGTTACATTATTAGTAAATGAACGTAGCGAATACCAGTTTAGAGCAAGGATGTGTTTTATTTTTTGTCAGGCTGTAATATGCAATACTACAATAAACTGAATCCCCATTCGCCACCACCACCCACAAATTCTTTTCACCACCCATCACCTATCACCTCCCACCACCCCCCCCAACGGATGTGAAGGCTGTGCTTGTGTGTGCTTTTGAACGCGAACGAAAACGCGAACGCCTGTACTGTCCGGCTGTGGAGCGACAGCGGAGTGCCATTAGAGGCGTTCCTGCGGATGTCGTCCGTCACCATATACAACACGCAAACCGCCACCTGACAAACCGTATCGCTCGATGAGTTGTGTGCTTTGTACAACGTCTTCTACGTCGTCGTGCCACGGTTCGAGAAGGCAGACGGTGTGCTGAAGATAGGCATCGCCCAAGACGTCCGGTCCAGATTCCGTTCGTACCGAAAGACCTACAAGGAGCATGACCCCAACAAGCCTCTCGACGGCGTGAACGTGCATATGCTGGTCGTGTCTCGCAAGTCGGTGTGTGTCGCGTACAAGAACCGTGCCATCTGCAAGCTGGAGACACACCTCAAGAACCGGTTCAAACACCGAATCGACAAGCTGGTGAGTGGCGAAGGCAGAGGCACCGAACTCTTCTGCTGTGGTCTGGCCCTTGATGTGCGAGGCGAGCGTGGAAGCGATGCGACACTCCGCCGTTCGCGACAGCCAGCAGATGATGAACACGCCCCGACAGAACTGCGCACTCAAACGGAGCAACAGCTTCAATGGCGACTACGCAACCGCAACAGCAACTACCAAGAGACCCAGACAGGACTGCCACACGAACGTCATCGAGCGGTCGAGTAGCTTGCCCCACCCGTGCCCGTGCTCCTTCGTCATCGCCGACACCCACGACATAGCCAAAGGCTGGCAAGTCGGCAAAGTCGTCGCCCGACGCAACAAGCACCTCGTGGTGTGCTGGTACCAGTCGCCCCTGATGCAGTTGGGTATGTCGTTTGTGCAAAAGAAAGTCACCCAAGAGCAGTGGCGAACAGAGACGTTCTTGCCGGTGTGGGTGCTGGTGTCCAACGACGTGTGTGGCGAGGATGACACAGTGGAGGCCTCTTCCCAAGACGAGTACTACGGCATCAAACACCCTCCCAACAGACCCGAAAAGACGTGGTTTCAGGCCTATGAGATGCGCAAGAACGTGTGTGTCTTGTACCAGTTCGAGCACTTGACGAGCACGTTCCGGTTGCCTGACGAGGTACGAACGTTCTTGCGGAAGCGATTTGGAGACGGGTAATGTGCGTTTTCGATGGGTGTATTGTGTGTAAAAAAAATGATTTTTTTTATTGGGGATGTTGATGTGAAAAAACACAACCTCCACTATCGAAAGAATCATCAAATCCACCTATGATTTCTCCTCACACTGATTGTACGTACACCGGCCCCATTGTGTCTCTGGGTTACAAAAAGGTGTATCATGGAACGAATGATCAGATGTCACAGCAGAACGAATTCACCAATTCGTTTTGGACCCAGACACTACCCATTGCGTTAAACGCATATGGACAACAAGGAGCCCAAAGTCTCACGTTGCCAGCCAACTACACGGCTCTTCACATAACTTGTCTCGAAGTGTACACAGTACTTCTACAGTTAGGCTTATCCGACGCACTTCAAGGCATAAAACCCGAAAATCGTCCACTTTACCTTCACCATACCGGAAAGGTAGCCAGAGTATCAAACCACGATTCTGGGGATGAACTGCTCTTTGAGTTTCTGGAGAGTAAGACTCGCTCACTGAAGGATGAGTTCGGCGAATTTGATCTGTTCGCAGTGTCAGGAGATGCTCCCGGTGAACACCACTCGGAGATATTTATTCCTGCTCATTTGCACAGCAAGGTAATCTTCACCGAACAGTCGTCGGGTCTGTTCTCTACGCCAAAGAAATGCAATCTCAAACGAGTCGACCATCAAGATTATTCACGCACCCGTTACGCACCGACAAGCGATAACGATGAACAATCGGTCGCTTCGCCCACTAAGAAGCTACGTTTCTAAGGGAACCCACTCACCGTGCCACACCGTATGCCACTCGCTCGCCCCCACCACGAGTCACAGTCACATACACACTACCACCACCCACCCATTTTTTATTACGTCCTCACCAACCGATTTTATTTTTTGCAAAAAAGTCGGCTTTCCTCGCATTTTCCGTCGGTATTCCGCTACATACACATTAATACAACACAATAATGAATGATGACCACAACCACAGCCACCCCAACGACCACCGAACGACCACCGAACGACCACCGAACGACCACCGAACGACCACCGAACGACCACCGAACGACCACCGAACGACCACCATCCTCCCTCTTCCAAGCCGTATACGCCTGTCTCGACGAAGTCTACACGCGCATAACCACGACGGTCCTGCCCAAGCGTTTCGAATGCCTGTCACAGAGTGTCTGCACGATGGGCAAGCCTCCGTGTGCTGAAAGTGGTTACTGGCATACGGATCCACTGTGCGACAGTCGTGCAACACGTGGTCGACATCGACGATATTTTAGAGATGATGGATTGTTCCATTGGGTGGGTGAACTCGCCTGCTCACCGCTACATTCCAACCACCATCGGCGATAAGTTCCAATACACGAACGTCCCCGAATGCGACAATATGTACATGACCCCGCTGGTGGCGACTCGCAGGGGTAACGAGCTGGACCTCAAGCACATTGGCGTGGACAAGAAGTACGGCTGTTGCACGATTGACGTGAGCGAGATGGAGTTTGCGGAGTGGTGTCCGGCACGCAAGCGAAGAAAGCTGTCGGTTGTGAAGAGATGATGATAATACCTATATAATACACCCACTCACCGAACAATACACAGCATTTAATTTCAATGGCAAGCCATCTTTCCTTTGACCTCCTGTTAAGTCCGCACGCACACACCAAAAATGTCTCACTGCTTGTGCACTCTGCCTCCCCAGCGCACCCCCTACACCTGCCTCTGCCTGTACGCAATAAGCACCGTGCCTGACTGCAACAGCTGTTCGGCACCGTGCACCTCCTACGAACCCGACTGTTGCGAGAGCGACGAGTACCTGCGTGTGTTGCACGTGCTGGACACGGCTCTCGGCAGTTGCGAGCCCCTCATCTGCTGCTCCCCTATGTACACGGAACTCACGGCCCTGCAGACCGCCAGCACGCCCACCTCGTGCGCAACGGCTCTGGAAAGCATCGACGAGCACGCCATCGAACAGCAGACCACGCTCGTGTTATACCTCGCCCAGCAAGCGCAGCAGCAGGATGTACCAGTGTACAACCACACGTCGCTGTTGCCATACGCCTTGCACCAGAGCGCGTTGCAATGGGTGTGCACATCGATTACGAATGATAAGACGTCGCTGATTCGCACGATGTACATCACCTACCAACGCGTGAACACGATATTAAAGTACAACAAGATTGCGGCAGACATCAACCATATGGACAAGAACGCACTACAGTACACGCAGAACCGCTGGGAAGGGGACAAATCGTGGAAAGAGCAAGCCTTGCGACAAGCCAAGACATCTGCTTCGGTCGACGGCACCAACGACCACGTCCTCCGCGACACGGAGACCCAGCTGGACACACTGAACACGAACATCCGCCGGTTGCAGGCGGTGCAACGGGCCGCCGAGAAGCACGGTGCGAACCTGCAAACTGTCAAGCAGTCCTACACGGAGATTCAGCGCATACTCGAAACGGTTCTCCAAGACACCTGCAAAACGTTCCAAGACCACTGGTTGAGCGTGGCTTGTAATACCGATACCAAATCACACGTTGTCGGTACTCCCGTCTTCGACTACTCGGTGGCGACGTGGCAACTGCAACGCGTGCGCACGCTGCTCGAAAGCGCCAGCGCATTCGTCCAACAGGCGTCGCTGGACCGTGGCTGGTCGGCATCTGGGCAGATCGTGTCCAAGACGTCCCCCGCGCTGGATGCGCATATGGTCAAGCTGGGGAGACTGCATATGAGCACGGAGAGCAACCGGCGGATGCGCGAGTGCTTGGACCGGTTCTTGTCGGCGTTCTTCTGTCCGGACGGTGCAGTGACAGGCACGTACTTGGAATCGGCTTGGTGCAACCCGCAGATGTGCCAGCTGAAGACGCATATGTCGGAGTTGCGCCATTGTGTGGCGTTGGCCGAAGCGGTTGTGCACGGCGTTTGAATGAGTAGTTGGTGTTTGGTTGAGTGGTCGGAGGTGTTTGCAATCCTCACACACCAAAATCAGGCAAGGCAAACGAAGCGTCGTCCTTCGCTCCTCTTCCGCGGTCTGCACATTCGACACAATACCACGAGAAAAAAAGTGACCGTGTAGAAACACCCCCGATTATTTCCCACAATTGGTTCCCGACCAGTTGGTGGTTCATGCACTGAGACCGAATACGGATATGTGGTGCATAGTGTGATGGGTGGCGTTGTCAGGGTGGTCGGTGGTGGTGATGATGTGGCTCACTCCAATTCCAATGCATTTTATTATTTATTATTTATTCTCCAAAAACACGGAAAAATAATTAATAATTAATTCACGAACTACACAATCACACCGTGTTCGAAAGTCATAAACCAAATATTCCAAGCACAGAAACAATAAAAAACACACAAGCCTACCGACCATTCAGCAACGATGTTCCATCAGTCCCAGATATCCTCTCTTCTCAACCAACCCACCACTCAACCGAGTACGCCACAACCATTCTATGCAAACAACCATCCATCCTTCAACGCATCCAGTATGTACAGTGCATCCTCCAACGCATCCTGTATGTCAAATGCACCCAATGCACCCTCCAACGCATCCTCTAAGGCACCCTCCAACGCATCCTCCAAGGCATCCTCCAAGGCATCCTCCAAGGCATCCTCCAAGGCATCCTCCAAGGCATCCTCCAACGCATCATCCAACGCATCCTCCAACGCATCCAGTATGTTCCACACGCCCAATGGTGCCACCACCAATGCCACCACACAGCACGATAACAATAACAAGAACACGCCTCCACCCGCGACCTTGCAACTCGTCGTGCACGAGTCGCCAGAAGAGAAGGACCGCAAGGACTGTCAGCTCGCTCTGGCGGATTTCAAGGGCAAGATTCATGACGCTATCAAGATGAACAACAAGGGTGTATACAAGTCTTCCGTAAAAGCATTCTATGAGGCCATCGCAACGATGGACATTGATGAATATGCTAAGAACGAACTGATTAAGAATATGCAGCACGCTCTGCAGACAGACCCAACAATTCGAAGAAAGGACGGTAATATATCGTACTCATCCCCTGCATACGAAAAAATCCTGATAGACACGTTGATGGCCTACAAGAAGAAGTATGGTGCCGTCTACCGCCAAAACCGCACGCATCCGATGCGTAGCCGACCCAACAAGAAGCAACGTCACAGCCCGTATGCACCTGACGTGAACAAGTCTCCTGCACCCCAACTACCAGTGCATACGATGCCTTCGACCGTTCCACGCTCGAACTTTGCCCAAGTAACCCCCCACACCCACCAACACACACCCGGCATCACCGTGGACACGATACCTACCCTGTATCCTAACTCATCACTCTCGTCTGGCAACACGGTCACTATCGACGACGAGAGGTCTGCACAGCTCGTTGGGAATATTCGCGGTGTGTGCGACGAGATTTTGCTGGTGAAGAACCAGTATGACACACACAAGGGGTCGATGTCGGCAGAAGAGCGCCAGCGGTGCGACGGAGTGTACAGGCATCTTTGGACAAAGCTTTTCAATTAGAGGGATCATTGTGGCTCACCACGCTCGTATATAACTTCGTACCACAACTTCAAGAGATATGATTCGGTTCACGAGTCATAAATAGTGTGTAGCATTTTTAAAGTGTTTAAGAGAAAATGATTGGGTTGTGTAATTGACGTGTAAATATATTAACTCATGACCGACACCAAGGTTATAATAAAACACGCTCAAGCCTCGCTTGACAAATGTTACCCTCCGGTAGCACGCCTACTCACACCAAACGAATCTGGTGGACCCATTCGCAACCAAACGCTATTCACACAAGTGTGTGATCATATAACTGATTACTCCCTGCGTAATAATAAAGAATTACAACATCAGGTTCGTAAAGGTTGTATAACTTTTTACAAGCAACACTTGCGTGGCCATCTCCGCACCAACAAAGTGTTCAACGAACTTTGCACGGCGCGGAACAAGTTCGCAGCGTTTATGACAGAATGGATGTGCAATTCAGAACAATGCCCTGCTAACACAGATAATGTTAGTTTCAGTGACGTGCTTAAAACGTACGAGACCTCGCACTTGCCAAAAGTCATATTGTTTAACAAATTCTATTTAGTATACCGAGAGGTGTCCCCCAAACTGTATATCCCCACTAAAGCCACCGTGGTACAGAAAACCTGCGAATACATTGCAGAACATGCAAATCTGGACACAACACTGGTAACTTGCATAATTACCTTCACCCGTAAATTTATGAAGGAAACCGCACAACAGCCAAATCTGAAAACACGGCTGTGTCAGTATGTAAACCAGTTGAGTAAACACTTGGCTAAAAAACACGAGACGGATAACCCATCAAGTTCAAACAGCAGACCATTAACGGTTGATGAACTGTTGACAATGTTCAAAGTCCACGCAGTAGCCATTTACCCACCCAAGATACTACCCGCACCGGACGGATGGTATCAAGGGCGAATGAAGCCGTCGTCGTCCTCTGCCCCATCCGCCTCCGGTTCGTCACCAAAAGACACCGAAATCAGCTCGTTGCAACACCAGCTGAAACGGAAGACAGGTGAATTTGAAGACCTCAAGGAGCAGAACAACTCGTTGCAACACCAGCTGAAACGGAAGACAGGTGAATTTGAAGACCTCAAGGAGCAGAACAACTCGTTGCAACACCAGCTGAAACGGAAGACCGACGAATTTGAAAAACAGCAGAAGGAGACAGACCGTTTTAAATTCCAGAAAACAGAACTCACGAAGCGCGTGAAGATATTGATGAAAACTTATTCGCAGCATCAGAAATTGGATGAAGCGCAACAGAGAGTAAATGAAGCGCAACCGAGAGTAAATAAAGCGCAACAGAGAGTAAATGAAGCGCAACAGAGAGTAAATGAAGGGCGACGAGAAACGGCCCAACAGTACCAACATACGCTTGAGCAGTGGGAAAAAATGGACAGACAAAAGTAATATGAACGACTTACAATAATGTCGTGAGAGCAGTGGAAACGAGTAGACAGGCTGACATCTTTCATGAAGTACATAGCGAGTTTTTATTTATTAGCAAGTGATGATTTTGCACTAAAAATAAAATAATACAAAATGATTGACAACACACTATCTGATTGGCAACACACTATCTGATTCGCACGCAGTGATTTTAGGAGTTACGTCCCATGGTGGAGACCAAGAAAGCACACGCAGAAATGGAGCGTCACCTGATGACAGCACAAGCTCTTGTCGTTGGCTTACCGAAGGTGTTTGGGGAAATTGGTGCTTTCACAAACACCATCCAACATACCATACGGAAGGCGAGTCGGTACTTTCATCCAAACGCGCATCGCAAGCCAGAAGAAGTTGATAGGTTGGTACGGTCATTCAATTTGGTGCACCAAAGAAAAGGTGATGCGAACGACTGTTATATAGATGTGCAAGGTTTAAAAACGTGGCTCGAAGAGAAAGACGAACGCAAGTCCACATTGAAGACGAAGATGGAAAGCTTCATCGAAGAACAGCGTCGTCAAGCGACATCCGGCAACCCCGATGATACGAATGCTCGTTGCGACCCAGACCAACAAGTCGGTGGCGGTCAAACCGTTGATACGCTCGGTCCCAGTGCGAGGACCGATAACCAACGCGGTCGCGATGAGGAGCGACTGTTACTGACAGAAGCAGGTGAAGAATCACTTGCCCAACAAGTCGATGACGGTCAAACCGTTGATACGCTCGGTCCCAGTGCGAGGACCGATAACCAACGCGGTCGCGATGAGGAGCGACTGTTACTGACAGAAGCAGGTGAAGAATCACTTGCCCAACAAGTCGATGACAGTCACAACATTGGTACGCTTGTTCCCCATGCGGTGACCGAAGAACAGACAGCCGAACAAGGACGTGTTGTGGAACCCACAGAAGAAGTACCTACCGAGATACCAGCTGAGAAGTTCACGGATGATCCAAAGCAGATAAGTTCTTTCAGCAATAAATGTGTGGTAATGGCAACAAAGAAAGAGAAGAAGAAGAAGGAGAAAAAGAGCAAAAAAAGGAAGCGTAAAGATGATGATGCAAAACAAAGAAAGCGACTACGCAAACAACGACAACAAAAATTCTTGGCCGGCATAGAAACTTTCAAAGAACCACCAAGCACTTTCAAACCACCACCAATGAAACAAGTCATCGAAACATACCAAAAAGTGGTTGACTCGTATTTGACTCGCGTCTATCCAGACCTATATCCAAGTGGATTTCAAGTCACTGCGACCACGAAGATTACACGGCTTCCAGATTGTCGCGGTCCTACTGAATTGTATCGGGGGGCGCCTTCTAAGATGTGGAGGCGGTTTCAAGCACAGGAAGGCTTTACGGTAGAAGAAGCCTACAATAATATGTACAAAAAAGACAGACGATTCTGCTACTGGATTGTTTTAAAAGAGAAGCGAATTCATAGAGAGAAGAATGACTTTGGGGTTTCTAACCGAATCGATAAAGAATACGAAGTGGAACCAGCAAGTTGCAGAAATCCAAATGGAGGATTGCGATTCGTGAATTAGTTTCTCATCAATCATTCACAGTGAGATTTTCCGGATTCCTACGAAGAACCAGCGATGTTGAACCATCTTTGTGAGTTACGATTCGTGAAATGAATGATGAATATTTTTTCATAAATATATCACATACTTCTTTCTCTTTTTCAGCAGTTCTGTATCCAAAACCACCTTCATTTGTTTTCGGATTATATGCTGTGCAGAATGTGTAGTGGTTGTATCTTAATACCTTTTCATCATGTTTATAATACTCAATAGTACGTTGAAAATCCATCTTATGATGAGTAAATTGTGGATTCATCATTATTTTTTGATTGTATATGAATGTCAATGGATCATGAATGAAACGCAAGTCAGTAGTCATTGCTGGTTGGGTCACCATTGAGAGTGGATAATTTGTTGGGTATAGACCACCCAAGTTACAACCATTTATCTTCATTAATAAAAACACCTTACGAAAGAGAACGTCTGCATTCCGAACTGTAATACGCTTTGCACTCGGTGGTTTAACATATAATAACCGTGTTAAATCATCGTGCATAATCAATAAGGGTGTGTTCATTGCAAAGTATTGCGCAATGAAGTTCATCGTAGCAAAAAGGCCACACGGTGTTCGTAACTGTTTGAGTTCTGGCATACGTTCTTTGTATTGTTTTGCATCATCGTCCGTTTGTATTAGCAACAATACTCTGCTCTCTAATTTATATGGTTTTATAATACGACTATATGTTTTTTTATAAAAGGTATTCACACGTTGGAATGTTGGTATCGTAATCACATAATCCGTCTTTACCTTTCGTGTTCGAGGTGCTTTTGACATTTTTTTGATTATTATTATTATTATTATTATTATTATTATTATATTTATTATTTAATAATTATTGTCTTTTATTTGCGGTGAAATGAATTCATTATTCAAAAAACACAATGCCTCGTGCGCCAAAACATGTGCCAAGTTTAAATGAGTTTGTTAGAATCTTGCAACGTCTTGTTCCAGTACTTCACAGAAACTACCCACACCTATATGACGCCTATTTTGTAGTACGCCGAGATACAAAGTTTGAATTAGTGAATGGTTGCAATTTCAGTACTAACAACAACCAAAATCGCACACATCGTCGCGTGGAACGAATGAATGGATACACGGTTGAAGACGCGTACGGACGGTTGTTCCGTGACGTTGCGTTTTACAATGAATGTGTTAAGCAGTGGAAAAATCCACAAATGTGGCTGAATAATCTGGGTATGTATGATGACGTACAAAAGTACAAAACTATGCGTAATCGCTGGGTCAAAATGTATAATAAACCCCCGTCCCCTCTAATCCAGAACAAGCCACCACCGTGTCCTCAACTCGCCCAAAAGCACGTCCACGATGCCCAGCAACAATACGACTATGCTAAATCAGGTGACGCCTTCGCTGTTGGTACAAAACGGACAATGTCAATAAATGAAATACCGAACCCCACAACGCGTGCACTATACAAAAAAGCACGTCAGCAATGCCCAGCTACACCGCCGAACCACCAACCACGCGGGACATCTGGACAAAACGAAATCAAGCTTAGACATACCACATACGATATCAAACAAAAAACCAAAAAGCATAAATCAGTGGAATCGTCTTTTGCAATGTATCACCCAGGTGTTTCTGACCATGCCATATGTACAGTTACGGATACAAAAGGTTTATAGCCGGTTCACCGCACTTTTCTAACTACACGTGTTCATGGTAAAACAATGGCTGAATGCAAAAGGGCGTATGAAATGCATTACAGCGAATTATCCACAGACAAAAAAACGTATTCAACCTCCTCCTATCATGGTGGAGACTGGCATCAGTACCATTGCTTTTGGCATCGAACAAACTGCAAACAAGGGCTGGAGGGCCGTGCTCCACGTTTGTCATTTACCAAGAATTAATGTATGTGTTGTTTCAAATCTGTGTATCTGGATGCTACGACTATATGTTTTTTTTATAAAAAAATGTGTTCACACGTTGATATGTCGGTATCGTAATCACGTATTCTAATTTTCACTGTCGAGTATGTATTTCGTGCCTTTCAAACAAAACACACACTTTCATTTTTATTAAAATTGATTTCATATGCAACCGTTCACAACAAACAAAAGACAACACACGCAAATTATAATGGAAGAGTTATCATATACAGAAAATCTTCAAACCGAAATGGTAAATTTCTTGCAAGAACATCTTTTGTTTTTGCGTAATAATATAGAAGGAAACGCAATTTACTCAGTTAATGATAGCACACCTATCATATTTGCAAAATTCGTCGCCTTGTTAGAAAACGCGAACGATACGCTGTGTTGCCTACATAAGGTCACCGAGACCGAAAATACGGTTAACACGCTTTATACACACACCGTAATAGGTTATACAGGCGAGTCTTTGCTCATCGCGGTAGCAAAACTATTGGGAATAGAAGTTTCCCTCAATACGAATATCATAGGCGACGGCAAGAGAATGCAGATAAATGCGAACATTATATGGAATAGTATTATACCTGGACTGTGGAATCATTACTCACAGTAAAGTGTTGTTTTTCCTTCTTTCGGGTAGAACGTTGGTTTGGTAGTCTGTGTAGTGATATGTCAGCTTTTCTGTCAGGAGGAGTGGCCGTTCTTTGTTCTTGTTCGGTGGTCACACAAGAGTGGGTGGAGTGTTCGATGTGTTTTCCTTCATCATCTCAAACACACCGCGTATTGTATTATCAAATAGTATGTAGCTCGTGGGGTTGTTTATTAAGTATATTATTGTACCCTTTCGTGTATTACAACATATCAGTGGGAATAATAATAACTTTTTGTTTTTCTTGCCACAACATCAATACGAACAGTATATTTGCATTGAATCTGGTGCGAATGGTGCACTTGCTTTCTGCGAAGCAATTGTTTGTTTACATTGTATTCTGTGTAATAAACAATTTTCTTACTCAAATCGCAAAAAACATCTTTTTTGTTGTATAATATGGCATAAGACACACACACACACACACACACACTCATGCCCTACCGGAGCTCACGTATTCCCACCAAATACACCCCTTACAACATCAAGAACAAGTTCCTGTTGTTCGAATCCGGTCAGCTGTTGCACAAGAACGCCCCGTGGAAAGGCAACCGCTACGCCATCGTCTTCTTCAACAAGGACCTGAGCTATGTCAACAGCCGGCAGAGCAAGAAGTGCCAGCGCTCGCTGCGGTTGCTCAAGCAGAAGCGGAAGCAACCGATCACGTGGATTGTGCCGAAACAGCGGGTCTCTGCCGAAGTTCTGAAACGAAAGCGTGCGCACCTGTTGCGCCTGTTGGACAGCGCGAAGTTCATAGAAGACCGCACCAGCGGACTGAAACCGTCGAGCAAGTACGGGAAAAACCGTGGCGAGTTCTTCAGCTTCGGTGTGACCAAAACGCGCAAGAACCGCCAGAAGCGCGCCGAACAAGGCTTCTATACTCGCAAAAACACCAACCAAAATAATACCAAGTACAACGACATCTACGAAGCGTTGTGCGACTACGTCAACAGCGTCGTGCCACGGCTCTTCGGCACAAACGACAGCAACAAGTTCCATATGTGCATCGTAGCCAAGAACTCCCAGTGCGAATGGCACCACGACGCCGGGAATGTTGGTCCGGCGGTGATTACCGCTCTGGGCACGTTCACGGGCGGGGCACTGTTGATAGAAGAAGAGGGGAAAAAAGAAAAACATTAACCACACGCTTGATGTTTGCGTAGCCGATTGTTTCCACATCCATTTATGGCGTTCTTGCGTTTCCCCGCCTTACCAAACACCTTGCCCGGCTTGGCATATTGCCGTTACGTTAGTTGCGCATTTGTGTTTGTTTTTATTCGTTCATATTATCAATTGTATCACATCCATCTACACACGCAACGGACATAACAAAACTAACATCTGTTTTTATCTCTTCACGCGCACATATATGATGTCAAAAAATGACAAAAAAAAAAACATGCACTCACATCGCATCACTGCCGAAATAAGCACAAACCGCGCACCCATTGTCCATAAAATATGCACCACTCATCAACCGGAGCGCTACCCATCCTCACTCTCGAGCAGGCACGCACCGCACCCATCGCCGACGTGGCCACGTTCTACCTGCGGTGCAAAGAAGCCTACTTCAACACCGACACCTCCGTGGTCGACGACGCCACGTTCGACGAGTTGGAAGACGTCCTCCGTCAGCGAGCACCGAACCACCCAGCGCTCGAAGTGACCGGTGCACAAACCGGTTCGCACGAGAAGGTCGATCTACCCGTGTGGATGGGCTCGCAGAACAAAATCTACCCAGACAGCCACGCCGGTAGCCTGACGTTCAAAGCGTGGCAAAAGCAGGTGGGAAACGACACGGCCATCGCCACCGCCAAGCTCGACGGGCTGTCTGCAATGCTGGAGATTACGCCAACGTCCGCCCATCTGTACTCGCGTGGCGATGGCAAGCACGCCACCGACTGGACGGCGCATCTGCACCATCTGACCCACCTGCGAGCACCCATCAAGAACGTCCAGACGTACCTCGAGCAACACTCGGACTGTCAGCGTGTTCTCCTGCGCGGAGAGGCCATTATGTCACACAAGAACTACGCCACACACCAAGCCAAAGAGGAGTGGACGTCCACCGCACGCAACGTGGTCAGCGGGCTGTTCAACGCCAAGGCGAGTTCTCCGCGGTTGCTACGCTGTGTGGACATCGTGTTCTACGAAGTGGTGGAACCACCGCTCCCGTCGTTCATCGACCAGCTGGAATGGTTGCACACGCACCAGCTGATGAACGTCGCGCACTCGCTGGGCAAACGCAGCAACAAGAGCACGCTGTCTGCCGACTTCACACTGGCGGATTTGGAACCGTTGTTCTGGTCGTACCGCGAGCACTGCCCCTACGCCACCGACGGCGTCGTTGTGCAGTGTAGCACCCCGCATACGCGCAACACCAAGGGCAACCCCAACTACGCGTTCGCCTTCAAGATTCGGGTCAACGACGCCTCGCAAGTGGCCGAAACGACGGTCGTCGATGTGGAGTGGAACATGTCGCGCCACGGGCGTCTCAAACCCACCGTGGTGCTCGAACCGGTGACCATCGCCAATGTGACCATCGAGCGCACCACGGGCTTCCACTACAAGTTCGTTGTGGAAAACGGCGTAGGCAAGGGTGCGGTGGTACAGATACGTCGTTGTGGGGATGTGATACCGAACATCGTGTCCGTGAAGAAGCCGGCCAAAGCCCATTTGCCGGATGTGCCGTTCACGCTGACCAAGACCGGTGTGGATGCGCTGGCTGTGAACATCAAGAGCTCCAAGGACTATCAGACACGCAAGCTGGCGCACTTCTTCAAGGTGATGGATGTGCCACGGATGAGCGAAAAGACGGTGAAGAAGTTTGTCGAACACCATCACAGCACGGCGTTTGACATATTGGGTGTGGATGCCGACACGATGCAAACGTGGGACGGCTTCGCCACCAAATCGAGCGAGCAGTTGGCGAAAGATATGCGACGGTGCACACACGAAGCGACCGCCCTCCAGTGGATACACGCTGGTGCGGTCTTCGGCGAAGGTATTGGTCAGCGGCACTTGGAGTATTTGTTACCGAATGCACCACTGCTGTTCCGCACCCAGCCACTCACGACCAGCCAGCGCACCGCACTCCGTGTCCACCTGCTGTCACTCAACGGCTACCAGAACACCACCGTCGACCACCTGCTGAATCACCACGACGACTTCGTGAACTACTGGAAGCTCGTGACGGAGTACCTGAAGGGCAAACCACCACCGCTCGTCGCACCGAAGCAGACGAAGCAGGATTTGGCTGGCAAAGTGTATTGTTTCACCGACGTACGAGACAAGAATATGGAGAAGGCACTGCAATCGCGCGGGGCGAAGATAGCCACGTCGATGAGCAAGAAGGTGGACGTGCTGATATGCGGTGACGTGAAGGGCAACAGCAGCAAACTGGTGAAGGCGATGGCGTTGCAGGCAGATGGGGGTGGGGTTGAGATACGGGCTTATGAAAAATAGAAGTGCTTGGGATACATTGGTGGTTGGGTGGCTTGTGATGAAGTAAATATTAGATATATAAAATGACTAAATAGTATGTATAGAGGTGTATACAGCATTATTTGGTAGGTATGAGCTATCGTGAGTTGGCGAAGAGTGTGCTTAAAGGGATTATATATGCAGAAGCAATTAATCAAAAAAAAATGTGCTCGATAACACCGGATGTTAGAGAGTATTTTGACTTGCTACTCTGGTAATAACCCAGACGTTGCATTGTGCTGTTTTGTTAGGGTTTTAATCCACATTCGTTTTCGTTCGACCCACGTGTCCCCCGTGCGGACACCGATTTCATTTTTTGTTTTCCCCACTCCCGAACCTCCCCGAGCTTCTCCCGCATCCGCTTCACCACCTGCTCCAACCACCGCTCTAATCTGCCACGCGCACTCTCCTCATGACGCTTCTGTATGGCACGGTTGATGTCGCCGACGGAGCTGTTGATTTCGCTGTTGATGTGCACACCAGCCACTTCGACGTCGGCCAGCAGGGCACCACAATTTCCGTATGATAAGTTGTATAGCTTGATGTTTCTGAACGACAGGTAGTCCTGCAACCGCTCGAACAGCCGCTGCTTCTCGTCGACAGTCGGTTGTCCTTGGAACGACAGGATGTCGCGGAGCGCGATGCGTTGTTTGTACCATTCATTGTGGATACGAACTGTACACATACACGAGTAATCGTCGAACACTTCGTAGACGAACACTACCTCGATGGACGGCACGAAGGGTGATAGTGTGTCGCTGGAAAACGGCATATTACAAGAAGGCATAATAATAATATTAATCAGTTAGTTGCTTTTGGTGTACGTCTGCCAACGTAGCATTTAATTTCTACGAATCGAATGTACCGAAAGTGTGGATTATGCTTGACATCGCGTCGGTTTGGTTCCCAATCATAGCACACAGTGCTCTTCCATCCACAATCGTAGCTCTTCGGGCACACACCGGTTGTCAATCAGGCGCTTGTTTCTGTCGTATGCGGTGTGCGAGTCTTCGCCACCCCTGTCCAACAGCTCTTGCAGTTTAGATGGATTGGCGATTAGCTTCATAGCAGTCTTCTTGCCACACCGTTTGAACACCGACGGAATGTTGTCGCTTTTGTCGCCAATGAGAATCTTGTACTGCAAATATTCGTCACCAGTCATCGGCTTATGGGTGATTGTATTGGTAGGCAGGTGAAGCTCGTTGTTCTTGTTTTTGAGGCTGAAGAGTCGCACATAATGGGCAGGGTTGCTGAGGAGAGGCAGGTAATCGTAATCGTTGGCGATGATGACGACGCTCGTTTCCTGTCTTTCGGCACCGCATTTGCGCGTGGTGAAATGGATGAAGTCGTCGGCTTCCAAGGCTTCGTGACGTAAGTGATGAACAGGACACAGTATCGGCAACGTGCTATTGGCTATATGCTGTTCGCCATATTGGAACAGCTTGAGCACACCCGAGTCGTGTTTCCTACCCTTCTTGTAGTCTGTGTATTCCTGTTTTCGCCAGTTCTTGTGTCCATCGTACCCACACAATACAAGATATGGTTGGTGGGTATCACACAGCTGTTTCAGAGTGGCATCAATCCGTTTGATGAGCTTGGTCTTGAACTCGTCGCTCCACAGCGTGTCGTCGGTGGCGTCCTCCATGGTGCGGTGCTTGTGCCACGTGCGAAGGGCGGTGATGCGGTGAAAGAGCAAATAGCTCACGTCGATGCAGAGGAGCGTTTTGGGGAGTGGTGCAGGAGGTTGCGACATTTGATGACCAAACGAGCAATGTGTTGAGGTTTATGGGGGTGTTAGTGGTCGCGGAATTCTTATTTGCTCATGTAACTTTATAAATAACAAAATTGTTAAATCTTTTTCCATAAACAAGTAATGGGTTGTCTTGGGAAACGGTGTAGCTTGTTTGTCGTGCTGTCGGTCGATGCGGTGCAACGTGTCCATCAGCCACTGCGCAAACCAAGAGCTTTCAATAAGGATAGTTTATGTTTCGCCAGTTGAATATAACTCTATCAATACATCTCAAGACTGAACCACTTGAGTATAATACTATAATTTATGATCAAGATTATCAATAATTATGACCTTGTAGTGTGTGTTTGTGATTTTCAACGACTCCGACTACTTTTGCGTCTTTGTGATTTTCGACTGCTTTTGCGTGTTTGTGATTTTCGACTGCTTTTGCGTCTTTGTGATTTTCGACTGCTTTTGCGTCTTTGTGATGTTCCTTTTGTAAGCACATAAGCTGCCACGGCAGCTCCTGCCATACCTAATCCGATACTAATACCACGACCACTACCACTACCACTACCACTACCACTACCACTACCACTACCACTACCACTACCACTACCACTACCACTACCACTACCACTACCACGACCACTACCACTACCACTACCACTACCACTACCACTACCACTACCACTACCACTACCACTACCACTACCAATACTACTACCACTACTACTACCACTACCACTACCACTACCACTACCACTACGATTTCTTTTAATTTTACTACTTTTTCTTTCATCCATTCTACGACTTTTTCTACTACTATTACCACTACCACTTCCACTCGCACCTATACCTTCAAGACGTTTTTCTTCCTTCCTTACTGGTTGGTATGGTGGTGAACTCGCTATTTCTGCAATACCACTACTACGTGATTGTGATTTGTCATCAGATTGTTCTTGTGGAAAAAACTCGCTAAGAGAATGGATATCATAATCGCTATAACATCCTATAGAAATACTCTGAATATTTTTTTGGTTATTCTCCGGCAACATTGCATATGCGACAACAAGAGCGTATAACGAAATATTTGTAGTGTTTCCAAATACACCTTCACCGAGTTTGGTTGTGTGAAAGACGACACGTTCGTTTGATTCTGTATACATTGCATTGTAATATTGTGTAAACAGAACACCAAATTCAAATCCTTCGGTCGGTCCGGCATTTGTGTGTAAATAATTATACGGGGTGTTTTCCGATTTCGAATTTATCGCACCTGTCTGGTAGATATATGTTGAATACTTATTATCCGGCAATAGTGGATTCCAACGGAATCCGCATACATGTGTTTTACTTTGTTGGAAGCTTTTTTCTAATTCTTCCTGTATGTTTGCGTCTACATTAGAACGATAATAACCACCTTTTATCTGTAGCCATTCTTTACGGTTGTCATCGGCGTCAAAAAAAGCTTGAATCGAGCCATATATTGTATCGTAAAAATTACGAAGTGTGCTGACCAAGAATTCTGGACCACATTTATAATACTTTACAACACCTGGTCCAAAGGTATTGTCGACCATAAAGTCCTTTATATTGATATATGGGTCATGGTGTGGAAAATGTTGTTCTAAAAAATTCGTTTGCGAAGCATTCATTATGACGTGTTTTATGTATGGATAGTCTTTATGAAATTTCGGAAGTTGTCGTGTTGTTACATCACCTGGAATAAATGTTATTTTGGCAGTAATGTTTTGTTTATTTTTGTCGACATAGTCTTTAATTTTCTCTATGGGGCAATGGTCGGTGGTTGAATCGAAGTTAATTTTTGTTTTCATGTCTGTGTATATTTTTTTATTGGAATCGTGACTTTCTATAAAATCCCAATTAAATGTATATTGTGTGTTATCTGATGCTGTTACGATGCTTTGTTTAGAACTATTATGGTTAACAACAGATACAGTACAACCGTTTTGTTGTGGGTTAAGCGGATTCTCGGACATACATAATTCGATAAATGTTTGTGTCGCTTGCATCTTGCTTACTTGTACCAACTCCGTTTGTTGGTCTCCACCTGTGTATGTAAGTATGCTTCCCCGTCTATGACAAGATGCGTGCCATTGATATCCACTCGAATCGGTTTGAACTGTGTATATACCATCATCTGAAGCATTATTCACAAAATCTATAAATGCAAATTTATCTGCATCGCAGGGTCGGTCGACCCAAAATTCTCCAATTTTAAATTTTCTTGTGTTGAATTGCGAATGTACGGACACAGGTATGTATTCGTTATTTGGTTTTTTTATTTGCAATTGTGCACCTCCATAGCTCTTCGTAGTTTTTTTGTTCGATAACTTTCTTGCTTTGACGTGTGTTGTGTTTTTTTGTGTGCTTCGCTTCGACAACTTTCGTTTGGCAGGCGGAGACATTAAGCGACAATAGTGTGTTTTATTTACTACTACATATTATTTTAGAGCTTTTTTGGTGAGATACACGTTAAAAATGTAGTGAAAAGAGTGTGGCAAGTACTTGAATCTGTTGCGATTGCTGTACAATCTGTTCTGTCTGTTGGTCAAAAGAACAAGTCAGGTAAGGTGAAAAACCGCTCTTCGAGTATTATACTGCTTTCTACTCGATTATGTAGCGTGTATGATAACATCGTAGAAAAAACACACATACCAAGGAGACAAACCGAACCAAGATGAACCTTACACACAACCCACACACCCCAATCCACTTCTTGTCCATCCAACAGGCTACTCACCATATTCGTCAGCACCACCAATTGTATGTAGACCACACGCTTCACTGTGATGTCAACGCCCGACTACGAACGTACGATTCGGCACAGAGCTTGTGTGGCCATCTGGTGCCTTGGACGACCCACCAGAAGCACATCCTGACACGAGTGATTCGCACGTTGCAAGGGGTGTGCTGGTCGTGGAAGGCGTTGCTGGCCGGAGAGGCGTGGACGCTGGTGCAGGTGGATGACCGGTTGGAAGACGGCATGCCACACACGATCCATTCGGCAATCGTCCTGCCGGCGTGGATGGTGGCCGCGCTCTGTGCCGAACACCCGACCACCGCGCACGACCGAGCCGTAGAGACCCTCGTGCACGAACGCATCCACGTGATGCAGAAGGTGCGCCGTCGGTGGTTCGATACGCTTTACGAGCGGTGGGGGTTCCAGCGACTGGACATCGCCAGCGCCCACCACCGAGCCACCGTCGCACGCATCCACCAGGCGTTGGCGACCCGAACCAATCCGGACACCCCGAACCAGTGGGTGTTGCGAGGTCGGTGGTACCTGCTCACGCACTTGAGAACGGATGCGGTCACGATGCGTGACACGGACCATTACATCGTGGACTTGGTGGACATACCCACTGCAACCACAGGTGATTCTATCCTGTTGTCCAGCAACTTCAAGCGGTTGGAAGAATGTGACTGGTACAATACGTACTACGGACACACCGAGCACTGCTACCATCCGGACGAGTCATCCGCAGTGCTCCTCGCGACGTGGATAGCGCGGGACCGGCACGCCACAGGGCGAGCGGATGACACCGACGTTCATTCTTGCGAGGCTGGACGTGTGGCTGTGAGATGGCTGAACGAGCGTTGCTGACCCCGCTCAATTTGGCTCGTCCCACAATTATAAGCATATGACGAAACGCCAACAAACAAGAACACAGCCGACTCATAATCACCACCCAATGTACAGACCAACCCAACCTTCCAATGAGCACGACCGGCGGAAACGGCCACCGACTCCTCGGTATCCGAAACATACGGAGACAACACCCGTTAAAATTGTCCCACCGCGTCCGACACTCGTGCGACCAAATCTACTGCGCATCGCATTCACGGGCAAGATATGCAGTGGCAAGACGACACTGGCAAATCGCGTGCAAGTATTGGCACATACGCACCACATTGCTGTCGAAAGGCTTTCGTTTGGTGACTACGCGAAGAATGTGGCCAAGACGTATTTCGGTTATGACGGTACCAAGTACACTGGGCGTGAATTGATCGTCAAGATCGACGCCAAAATGCGAGACATTCGCCCGGACGTGTGGGTAGACTGTATGCGACGAAAGATGCTAAGCAGCGACTGCCATAACTGGGTCGTCGACGATGTGCAACACCCGAACGAAGCCGATATGCTACGCAGTATGGGCTTCACTCTCTTTCGCATCGACATCCCCGAATCGGTGCGCATCGAGCGACTCGAACATACGTATCCAGACTACAATAGTGCCACACACCAAGACACGGAGTTGGAGCCGTTCGAAGTGGACACGGTGCTGTCGCATACGGAAAGTGGTGTAGTAGCGGTAGAGAACTACGTGACCAGTTTGGTGAAGTAGGCAGACATAGAAAGATACGTTAATGTGGTTGAATAAGGTTGCGCACCTTGCTTTTTGCAAATGCTAAATTAAATTTAGTGAGTGCGACCACAACTCCATGTAATATAGCACAATCGCGGCAACGAACACGTACCCAAACACCTCGGTGATAACATAATTAAAAACACATTCAATTATGCCTTCTTGTAACACGACAACATCTAATGCGACAACCTCTTGCACTACCGCATCTTGTTCGTCTTGCAAATGCTGTCACGTACAAAACGTGGCCGTCGACAACCAGCTGTGCGTGGGCAACGAGACACAGCTGCGCACGTGCACGAGCGAGGGCGGGGCGCTAATCGTGCAGAACGGATGTTGCACGCAAACGAGCGGGGTGCTCGCACACATCTGTGGGGAGTCCGGACAAGTGGCATTCAAGACCGAGAACGGCAGGGTGCAGATGGATCCCAACGAAGAGTTGGTCGACGATTCGGTCGGTGTCCGCATCTACAACTCGGTGACACAAACGGCCGGTGAGCTCGTTCAGATTAGCGGCGAGACGGGGCAGATCGCCCTCAAAGTAGCGAAGGGCGAGACACACTTGGTACCAAATTCGAACTCTGGCAACGCGCTGTACATCCACAACGAAGCCGAACAGACATCCGATGAGCTGGTGCTGATTGACGGAACCGCGGGTGGACAGTCGGGCGGTGTGCTTTTGAAAGTCAGCGGCGTGAGCGACCGAACGGCACTCGAGGTGTACCAAGGCACGACCGAACTCGACCCGAACAGCGCGAACGGTGGGGCGCTGGTCGTCTCCAACAGTAATGCAACGCAGACGAGTGGACAGCTGGTGAACATAACTGGCACGGCGGGTCAGGTGGCTCTGCAAGTCGATGAAGGGTCGACGAGACTTGATTCGAGTTCGAGCACAGGCGAGGCGCTCATCATCACCAGCACCACACCACAAACTTCGGGTATACTTGCGCACATAGATGGTACAGCGACGCAGATGGCCTTGCAAGTCGACAATGGCAATGTGCGATTCGACCACGTCGCTTCGGCGGATGCGGTCCTAACGGGCGGAAGCATAGATGACACGCCCGTCGGTTCAAACGGTGCGTCCACCGGTGCATTCACCACGCTCTCAGCGACCGATGAGATATACGTTTCCGGTTTACAAGTTGTCGGCGCGCAACAACCAGTAGTGGCAGATGTGTCGCAGAGCATTCCCGCTGACGGCGCAATATCGGCAACTTACGAACAGGCCGAAATAGAACAGTTGCGCGACGCTGTGGCCGAGTTGCAAACACAAGTCAATTCGCTTTTGGCAAAACTACGCACGCACGGGCTCGTTGCGACGTAATAATCAAAATTATATTTTCAGTATTTATCGGCTTGCGATGAGATATGCAACAGGTACGACAAGCATACTCACAACACACCCGCACACGTAACCCAACCATCGGGCATCTGTTCGATAGCGTTCCAGTTGCTCGCGGAGTGCGACCACTTCCGTCTTGCGTTGCGTGAGCTCAGTCATTACGTGTGCCGTCCATTCGCACCGGCTTTCAATCTCACTGTGAACCGTCTCAAGCACCGTATCTTGTTCCCCCTGCAATGTATGAACAGCCGAATGGAGACACTCCATACCAGCACGAACGGTGTCGAGCTGGTTCTGGAACTGTTCGCTGACAGATGCTTGGGCAGTGAGTCTGGCGGTGGTGTCTTCTTGGTATTCGCGAAGGTCGTGAAGCTGGTTCTGAAGCTGTTCGCTGACAGATGCTTGGGCCGTGAGTCGGGCGGTGGTGTCTTCTTGGTATTCGCGAAGGTCACAAAGCTGGTTGGATACACAATCATTGTGGGAGACAATCTCTGTATGCAGTCTTGATTCTAAGACGGAGAACTGGTCTTGCTGGCGTTTGGCGTCGATGATACCGCACTCGATTTCGAAGTTTCTGGAAAACAAGGCGGGTAGTCCACATACTTCATTCCACACCGCCTCTTGCAAATCATTATCAGTGTGGCAAAAAGAGTGTTGTCGCAGAGGTAACATCACCCCGCGATCGTCTCTTGGCGCGGGGTGCTGTTTCCAATTTATTCCATTGCAATCAGTTTCTATGCTGTAGAAGCCATTTCTCAATAATTGTAGGGAAAACAACACCGTGTTGTATTTACGTGTTGGTGGGGTCGTCCGGTCCAAATGTTCGATGATTGTATCACTCAACCCGTTGGTTGTTTTGTGCAAGACCACGAAACAGTGCGAAAACCCAAGTGATTTCAGCTTGCTAATCTTCTTGCTTTGTTTCAGCGCATCCATCAGCAACTTAGAAATATCTCCGCGGTACATAGCATTTCCTACCGTGCATACATCCTCACAATGTATCTCTGTAAACCAGTTGTTGTACTGTTCTCTGCAAAACGGTGTGTCCGCGGTCAATAGTCCGCTTCGGTCTCCTCCAAAAAACACACTATCGTCGTAGTCGTCGTTGATGATGGATATCATTTGCGGTGGCATGAGATGTTTGCGGTGAGTCGAGGTGTTGTGATGCGAAAATTAAAAAGAAGATTGTGGTTGTGGCGCTCAGACTACCCCCGTGGGAACGAAAGGATTCGCATCATCTCTTTTTTATCATTTATTATTTAAAATATAAAAAAACTTGGATATATTATCTCCAAGTTTGGACGTGTAGTATATGTAGTATATGTAGTATGTGTAGTATATGGGTGTGTGTAGTATATAGGTGTGGTCTAATATGTGTTATTGTGTTTTATTACAAGAGCAACAGTGCAATAAAACGATAAAGCAAATGTTCAATCAAGGTGCACCAATGCGTCATTTGTCTATTCCAGTTTAGACCACGTTCATGCCAATGATACAACCAGTCTCTGTGCTTCGCAAGAAGCAGTCTGCTGTAAGCTCAATCCGGCCGGTCGTCTCGTAGTTCGGGTGCTGTTTCAGGTCGTCAACAACTTTCTCCGTACCGAGATAGTCGTGGGTGGCAACCGTGTCGTTCTCTATGCCGTGGGCAAGCGTTGCACACGGCGTCCCATTGACCATAATCGTGCTGGAACGGTTCTTCAGCAAGACCGTACCGACGGAAGGGCTCTTCTTGTATTCACCGGTGAGAGTTTTGGGGTGTACCCAACGTCCATTTATTAGAACCGGATGGTGGTCGGTGATGAGTAGTCCAGACGACAAGTTGATTACAATGAATTCTCCCTCGAAGATGACCACCGCTTCTACTACGTCGTCCTCATCCGTATGCGTTTTCACGACGTCGCCTGCTTTCAAGTCACCGAGACAGATATCTTCCAGCTGGCCATTGTGAACGACGGTCACGAAACATTCGCGTGTGTCTATACATCCACCACTCGGATTGTTGTAGACTTGTTGCATGTGAGCTCGTGTAATCGGCTTGGTGGGTGCAGACGAGCCAACACCGTACCCACCAACAGAGCCACTCGGTTTGGGTGGAGGCAGTTCGTTGACAATACCGTCTGCTCGGTCACGAATCATCTTGAACGTTGTGCCACCAAAGTCTTGCAGACCAGGGTCCTTGAAGTTGTTGCATGCTTGGTTGGCGTGTGCATTGCCGAGAGACAATAAGTAATGTCTTCCCCAACGAGAGAAAGCCGGAAAGTCAGCGATGGCGAAAGCGACTTGTCCAACGAGGTCTTCGTACAGCCCTTTGTATTGTGAGTCTGTATCAATAAGTGAAGACCCGTTCATTTCATTTTCAAGTATTTGCATCACACGACGTGCATCACTAAGCTGATTAATGATACCATGCACACCCGCCATGTTCAAGGCATCCACGAACTTCTCCCGTGTTTGTTGGTACTGTGAGTCAAGTTGTGGTTCGGTCGTTTCTACAGTCTGCTCAAATACATGATACGCATTTGTTCTGATATCAAAATATTTTAATGTCGTCTTTGCGTATGGTACACCGGGTTGCCAATCGTCTGGCAGAACTACTTTGAACGTCATGTCTCGACTCTGTTCTTGGTGCAATTGACCAACCGTAATACAAGCACCCCATGAAGTCTCTCGCACACGTTTTCTGTTCATTTCAGTATCATCGAAATGCAGTGTAGCTCCGTTGAGGGGGTGCACATTCAGTTGCACATTAGTTCCCACAATACTAAGAATATTGGAAACATAGTGCACGAGAACTGTAGCAAGGAGCGTTGCATCTGGAATAAAGCCATACGTACCATTACCAGTATGTGCAATTCCGTTCATCAGTTCGCTATCAGCACTGTATCCAAAACACATCGTACTTACAATCACATTGTGGCCGTGCTTGTCATAGTACTCCTCAATGGCACTGATCTCGCCCTCCGGTGGGCTAATGTTGGGTGCTCCGTCAGTGAGCACAAGGACATTCGCAGAAACCCCTGTGCGCGGAGCCGTGCGCAGCAGTTCTTGTGCCGTCTCGATGGCATCACCAATGTTGGTTTGGCCACTTGGTTCCATTTTGCCAAGTGCTCGTTCGAGTGACTGCAACCCTTTCTGGTCCATATGCGTCAATGGTAAGGCGACGGTAGCCTTAGAGTTAAAGGCTACGATTGCCAAACGGCTTTCTGGACCTACTGTATGCGCCACCGCGCGCACACCTTGCTTGGCCAAATCAAGCAGAGTTAAATCATCACCGTTCTCGCTTGCCCGTCCAGCCATCGAACCGGAAGTGTCGACAGCCAGAACGATGTCGGTGACTGCAGGAATGCCTGTACCGTCGACAGAAATCTTGCTATGCACACCTATGTTTTTACCGGTGTGTTTGCTGATTAAACTTGTTGGTGTGACACACAATTCGCCTGTATTGGGCATATTTATCACGGCTGGTGGGAGTACGGCAATTGGGACGGATTGGGTTGGTTGCTGAACTTGCGCCGAGTCGCTTGCATTGCCTTGTATTTGTGCCATGAGTTCATCAATTGTTCCTCTCAAAGCCAAGTTTGGTCGGAGGTCGTCTACTGAAAGAGGCTCGTTGTTGAGCGGACACGTTTGTTTTATTTTCAGCCACTCGAGAATGGGTTCTTCACTGTAGGAATTTCCAAATTTATCGGTCACTGCATTTTTCATAACGTCACCAGTGATACAACACAGTAAACTTTTGGGAAACGGTAAACTTTTGGGAAGTTGATGGATGGTGTCCATTGTCGTAGGTGTTAGATGTGTCGTTGTGTGTGATGAAGTCTAATAATGAATGCCGAATGATTGATGGAAGGAGTTATGTGTAGATTGTTAAAAAATAAAAATCTCATTTTTCTTAAATGGTTTCAAATGTTATTGAATACATCGTCGTCGGTAGTCTCACGATTAAACTTCCAGCATCTGCAAATTAACATTATCATACATACACAGTATTGTATTGTAGAGTTTCTATTAAACAATGAATACCGTCAATAGTTGCTTCGCTTCGTCCGTGATGTTGGTGCAATCCCAGAGGGAAATCACTTGTATGCTGGGACAGTGCTCTGCCAACGCCACCACCGCCGTGTCCGTGATGTTGGTGCAACCGCGGAGGTCAAATCAGCTGTATGCTGGGACAGTGCTCTTTGCCAACGCCACCACCGCCGTGTCCGTGATGTTGGTGCAGTACACCGTAGAGGTCAATATCAAGTATGAGAAGGCTGTTCTCTGTCAACGCCACCACCGCCCTTGTCATTGCAGGTTTCCAGCCATTCTACACGTTGTACATAATTGCAAACGGGTCCGAGCACCGATCTCATAGTTTGAAGGGCACCGTCATTATTCGTGCGCACCTCGAATGAATTAAAAATTAACCTTCTTGAACTGGAAACCAGTTGTTTTGATGATGTTTTTTACTACCTGTAACATTGTTAGTGTATACCGAGACCACGAAACACAAAAAATGTGCGCCAAATGCGCGCGTGTGCGCCATAAATCCATTCAAATCAAAACTTTCTGTTTATCTCTTTTTTTGTACGCATTACCTGAAAAATATTATGTGTACTAATAAACATACACATTTTTATCTTTTTCAATGGCTCTAATTTCAACAAATTCATTCCTTTCTTTTATAGAAAAATACCGGTATTACTTCATAATTGCATTCTTGGTAACAATCATCGTCATTGCGTTTTTAGTGCCGGTTATCACGTATTATATGACACAGTTCGAAAAGGTGATCACCATCAAGGACAAGTACACTCGCTACCGACGCCGTGGATCGAATTATAACATCGTTGATGCGAACGGACATATATACCAAGTAGATAATTTGTGGTTCAAGGGTGATTTCAACCGAAGCAATGATTATGTTGCGCTGGCGGTTGGTGGTACATACAGAGTAAAGGGGTATGGATACCGATTCGGAATGATGGATTCTTATCAAAAAATATATGCATTTGAGGAGGTTTGACGACAGCCGTGCATACATAACACGCTTCATTTGGTTGTCACAAACACACATTCTCTCTTACAGTGCATTCATCAGCACAGCAAGACATTCTTCCCGTGTGTTCGTCCATCCGCTGTCCACAATGTGTTGTTTGGTCGCCTCAATGTCGGTGTCGGCAAAGAAGTCTCGGTACTTCTCCAGCAGTGCACCAAGTATGCGATGTGCTCCGTTTGTCGGCAGGTTAGGGTGGTTGTCCACGAGGGCACACAGCAGGGCCAGCTTTGGTGTGTCGGTGTGCTTGGTGTTATGTATGCTGTATGAAGCACGCGTCACATCTTCGACTGTTTCGAGCGTCTTGCTGAACATGCTCACGTCGTCAGCATAAACCATTTTCCAGAAGTTCTTCTTGCGACCCTTAGACAACTGCCTGCGTTCCCGTTGCATCAAGAGACGAATGCGCTGTTGCTTGTCCAACTGCTCGTGCACATAGGTGCGCACAACAGTGTGCAGTTCTTCGAGCTTGCCCAAGTAGTTCTTTTCGACTTCTTCGTATCGTTTTATGAAGTTCGTATACGTCTTCTGCCAGCTCTGCCGTTGTTCGTTCGACTTGTTGAACTGTGATGCAATGTTCTTCATCATCGTGAGATTATCCTCTTCTGGCTTCACCGCTCGCTTCGCCAGCTCAGTATCTATTGCCAATGCCTTGACCGAATGCTCTTCGAGAAACGCTTCACGGCTGGCCACTGGTAGCTCTTCAAAGGATTCTAACAGCTTAGGCGATAGGTGCTTCACGAAACACTCGTCTTCGGTAGGCATCGGTTCTTCGGCAGGTGACTCCGGTTGTACATTCGACTCCTCTGTACTCGCTTGGTCAGAGAATGTCTGGTTTGCTCGCAGTACGGGAGACACTATAGCGTGTGCGTTGGTTGCTCCTGTGGGCGAGTCGTTAGTAGTTGGTTGGTCGTCTTCTGGCATAATACGGGTGTCGCTGTCGTGTTGTTGCTGGGCGGTTGACATTGCTGGGCTGGTTTGGTTGTTCTCGTGTTCAAGTGATGACTAAAAATGCTTAATGAATGGTGGGTGCGATGTGAATAGAGGTGGCCTGCGGATTGTTACATAATTTATAAAAAACAAACCGATTGGTGCCTGAATATTTATTTTAAATAATAATATGACGACTGGAATGTGAATAATATAAAACGTCGTTCGGTGGGGGCGCATATTCACCCATTGCGAAAACCATCGAAGGCGCTAACAGTCGTGTTCGATAGTGCTGAATTTGCAAATTGAGGCTGTATTTTCATCTATACAAATAGAGTGTGCGTCTTTTATACTTTTGGCACAGTTTTTACTTGAAAACGACGCTCAATCTATTTACGCTATTCGCGTCTAATCAAGCACGAATCAATTGTCGCCATCTCATTATTCATATCTCTTACGCATACCACAACACAATACACACAACAAATATGCTCGCCCCGACTACGACGCCCCACCCACAAACAGCCAGTGACACGCACACCCCTTTAATGAGCTGGAGTCAAACCCCCAGCTGCATCACCATCGTCGTCTCGCTGCGCACCTCCAACGCCATCCAACCAACCATCACGTTCACCGCAGAGGCGTTGGAGTTGCGTGTGGTCGTAGATGGCGAGTCGCACCGGTACACGGTGAATGCCCGTTGGTTCGCAAGCGTGGACTCGGACAAATGCGTGTGGAAACGTCAGGGCAACGGCGACATCCTCCTCTCGGCACACAAGACCATCGAAGAGGAGTGGCCTCATCCGTTTGCTGACCGTGCGTACAAGGGCTTCGTTCGCATAGACTGGTCGCGGTGGGTGGATGCCGACGACAGCGACACCGGCGAAGACGGTGGTGAGTATGACTTGGGTGCACTCTCGTCAGCATCACCGCGCGACTTTGGAGGCCAAGACGAGGCGTCTTTCCCCAGCGAGTCCAACACCGACTTCCAGAATATGATGAAAGGTCTGGAAAAGCTGGGCAACAACCAAGACGTGCAAATCCCTGACATGGAAGCCCTGCGCAGTATGAATACTGATCAGCTGAAAGAGATGCTCACTGCGACTCAAACAGGCGACGACGGGTGCTCGGAGTTGGACTTGGAGAAAGTGGCGGATAGCGTCGATACCGCAACAAATGACAACTGCTGTAGTGTTACCGATGCTGAGTAAAGATAGTATTCCAACCCGTATAACAAAACGATAATGTGTGAACCCGCCCACAAGTAGTATCTTTTTTCATTGAGCAACAGTTAAAGGAAGTACCAAAAATGACAACGATGATTCAGACCGTTTGTTTGGTGTGGCTCACCGCACTCATCACATTGTTGGTCTTCGCACACACAGTGCACACCGAGGCGTTCGTCGAGAAGGAACTTGATAGCAGCGATAAGCGACGACCCAAACCAGAGAGCACGAACAGCCAAACCGGCGCGGTGCAGAAGATGCAAGGCCAGCTGAAGAAAATGCCGAACATCACGAGCGTCCAAAAAACGTTGCACCACGCGCAAAACCTGCAACTCCAGCTGGAGCCCATATACTATTCGTTGATACCAAAAGCCACGGACGACGACACAGTGGTGAATCTGTTGTGGTCAGGTGGCGTGGCTTCGACATACCGGCTGTGCAAACTATTGCTTGTCCACAAACGAACGGTGCGACCCATATACCTTGCGCAAAAAGGATTGGATCGGCGTCGGTCAGCCTACCAAGAGCGGTTGACCGTGCGAGAACTACACAAATACATTATCGAACACCATCCGTCGACCAAAGACAGACTGTTGCCTATCGAAGTGTACGAATCGCCGGTGACCCGCAACGCCGCCAACCGCCAGACCATCGAAGCGCTCGCCCATCTCTTCCAAACCAGACCCCACAGCATCGCACCGTTCTACGTAGCTCTCGCGAACCTGCACCACCAGATGAACAAGTCCCACACCGAACTGTCCACGCGCCCGATCGAAATCGTACTGCCTTCCAACGGTCCTCACCAGATGCTCCGCAGTGCCGTCGAGCGCTGGGGCACACGGCCCGTGTTCGACGAACCCGAGAAGTCGTTGGCCGAATGGTTTGGTGATGCGGATGAAGACCAGGCTGGTGTGCGAGACGAACGTGCGATAGCCAAGTGTATGTACGTTGTTCTTCCGCCCGCAACAGTCGATGCACCGGAACAGCAACGGCAAGCGGTCTTCGCCCAGCTGTTTCGACACTTGAGATTCGTGTTGCCGTGTGAGCCACCGCCTGTTGTGCACAGTACCGCTAAAAAGTACCGATTCTTGCAGGTGTTGCAACGGACGTGGACGTGTCGCGAACCCGTCTTCACTCCTCGGCAACAACACCAGAACAAAGCAAACGCAAATACCATACTGAAGATGCCGACCGTGCCCGTGGGAGCGTGCAAGAAATGCGTGTCTTGTCGTCAGCGAGAATGGGACGGGATAGAGAGGGTGGTTTGATGGTATCATACAATATATATAGGCATTGGGTGCGCTGTTGCTATGCTTGTGCGATTCGCCACTGACGTTGCTCCATCTCACTGCCGACAACATTCACCCCACCATCAATCGCATCAAGACGCTGAGCAACGAAGAGAAGGACTTCTTGCATATGACACTGCAGCTGAACCCCGCTCAACGCGCCGATGTGGACACGCTGGCTCAGTCGTCGTATTTGCAACAGGAACCACCGCGGAGTGCGCACTTGTCGTTGGGAAAGAAGGTTTTTGGGGTGGTGTGAGAAGAATTGGGCGAAAGGGTTTGAGGTGTGAAAGGTGCTAATTAGTTGACAAGTGTTGCCTTTTTCCATATGTCGCTGTTTTCTGCAATATATACAGCTATTGGTTTGTTATCACGAAGTGCTGTTTCATGATATTCATTACATAACCACCCAACGCCCTCCACTCTTTTAATTATTTGAACTACAATATCCTGTTTCCTCACGTAATCGTAATATGTTATATGTTTCCCTATATTTTCTTCCGGAACAATACCACCACCTACCTGCTTTCCCCGCTTCGTCGTCCTCATTCTACACCCCCCCCCCCACCGACTCTTCCCACTCCGTATCACCCGTCGACCACCCCCACGCCCGGTCACCCCCTTCGCAAACCGCCCTACCAAGTCGTTGACCTCGTCACCCACTTCGCGAATTTCGCTGTTGCCGGCCGTCAGCGTGTAGACGACCAAATCGGCGGACTTCTTGGCTATTTTGCCGACACGCTTCACTGCCGAACTGCCTATACCACCGACGGCTACAATCACGTGGTACACCCCTCCCCCGGCACTCTCGACCAAATACGCCACACCGCCACCTACCACCGGAATGACACGGATCACGTTCCCCATCTGGTCAGCGACGGTCTTGGCCACGCTTCCGGCACCCTTGAACACCTGCGTGGCGTACATATCGAACATCTCGCCGAACTGCTCAACCACGTTGCCGGCCGTGCTGACGACGGTGTTGGCACCCGAAACGATGCCTCCGGTGATGGTGGTGAGCGTGTTGACGACCTCTTGGGCGACGTCGGTGGTGAAATCGACGGCTCGGGAAACGGCTGCACCAGCGCCTGCTCCGCTTGGGAGGTAGGGTGCTGATGATGATGGTGATGATGACCTGCGGGAAGAGCGACGGCGGGTGGAAGCGGATGAACGGGAACGACGAGATACGGGCATTTTTGTGGCGTTTCTGCTGGGTTTAGTGTGTTAGGTGACAAAAAAATATGGGGATGTTGGTGGAAGGGTATTTAAAAAAAGTGTGCCAGAAGGCACGGGTAGGGGTATGACTGATCGAAATCAGACGGTGATGGTCTAAAACAATTGCTTCGCGGAGTTGTGAACCGATTTGTCTAAGTCGGAAATCTGTTTGTTATCAACGAATTCCCACTCGCTATCTTTTGCGGTTGCTTCCGCCTCACAAGCTTCCCGATACTCAAGAGTGTCTATTTGATATCCAGTCCTCAACCGGAATTCAGTTCGACACTCTTTATACACAACCAAAGAGAGGTGTATGGTTAGGACTCCCAGTGTTGCGTCCATTAAACACACTATATCTAACCGAACGAGGATTGCCGTCAGACACCAGCACAAGACCGTAATCGCTTGTGCTGGTGTATGAAGGGAGCCCACAATGGTGGATATCAACTGAATCGCTAAAGTAAGCATAATGTGGCAGAATGTATGACGAAGGAAAGGCGTACACAATCCAACATCCAGAAATAAAAATCATTTTTTTTTTTGCACATACCCACCACCATCAACTCTGTGTGCACTCCTGCGTATGCACACCTTCGCCCGCAAATCCGGGTTGTGACTGGTGGTGATTGGATTGATTCGTGTGTGCATCTTGTTGGTACTGTTCGTACTCTTTGGTGGTCAGACACTTGTAGTGAGCAACAGGTGAGTGCTCGTCTGTCCACGGTGCCCTCTGGTGCAAACCGGCTTTCATCTGCACCAGCCACGGCATCTTGGCTATATTGCTCGTGTCGAAGTCCCACAGCACCTTGACAATCAGGTCACCAGCCGGTGTGCGACCGTCGTCGGTGGCGGGCAGACCGAGTCGCGTAGCCACGAACGTGTCGGTCCGGTTCTTCTTGGGCATCTGCAGGATGTATTCGGTGCCATCCGGATGCACACACTTCAGGCGGTCGGTAATCATTCCGTACATCACTTGCAACGTGGGTGTCCACTGCAGGTGCCGGTGTTGCTGGCTGTACAGTTGCCACTCGTCGCTCTCGTTTGTGTTGCACCTGACGTGCACGTGCAAGTCACACCGCTTGGTTTGTTTTGTGCGCGGGTCGATGTACACACCGCCCTTCTCGAACAGCACCAACGGCTCCGTCAGGTCGTGCCCGGCGGGCAAGTGTTCCTCGAACTCCTTGACTTCGTCCATCCAGATGCAATCGTCCTGCGCCCCCTGCTTCAGCTTGAACCCGCGTCCTTCGCACTCGTCGCACTGCCCCTTCGCCTGCTGGAACATTCCCGGACCGACCATTCGTGTGTGCATGACCACACACGACCCGTCGCACGTCGTACACAACTCGTATTCCACACACGTCTTACCAGTCGTCAGGTTTTTGGCAACTGCTTCGGTAAACTGCACCTTTATAGTACCACCACGAACGAACGTCTTCAAATCGACAGCTACTTTGGTGCGACTCACTTTCTTGCGTCTTGGTGGCTGACGATGACCACCGAACAGACCACCACCACCACCAAACATCTGCTGGAAGATGTCGCTCGGGTCAACCGGACGCCCACCACCTTCCATCTGCTGAACACCATCTTCTCCGTACTTGTCGTACACCGACCGCTTCTCTGGGTCTGTAAGTGTGGCATACGCTTGACTGATTGTCTTGAACAAGTCAGCGGACTCCATGTTTCCTTTGTTCCGGTCAGGGTGGTGCTTCATTGCGAGCTTGCGGTAGGCTTTTTTGATTGTGCCGTCGTCTGCATCCTTCGATACACCCAGTAATTCGTAATAGTCGGTCATTTTTGTGTCTGTTGCTGTTGCGATTTGCGAAGAGTGGCTATATCTGCCATAAGGAGACTGTTTATCTTATATCGTGGACGCGTTGTGGCGAGTGCATCCAAACGTAAGAGAATAATTTGTGTGTGTAAGCAGTAAAGGTTACACCCGTGCTTGCTGATTTTCAATATAGTATGTCCTTGTTGCTGTCGACCACCGACGACGGAACACCTATTCCGTCGTCCAACTCTATCGAAACAAGCTTGTATGCAGATGTGCCCAAAGAAGATGAAGGTGTAGATGTTGTCGGGGACGCGGATGAGACTGACAATGGCGAGGCTGATGCGAAGGATGCTCTATCGATTCCATCGAGTATGTCAGTTGTTTCTCCGGATGCGAATCGCACACCTACCGAAATCAAACGAGCACCTATACCGATATCCACATCTACCACAACGCCAGCACCAACCACCGACAATGTGTATCTGCAGGTGGCACGTGTGTTGCTGTTTGCAGTGATACTTCTGTCTGTTGCGTACCTAATATACTGGGTTATGCAGAACGTGTACAATATCGACCCAATTGCAAAGCTCACGAGCCTCGTAGAAGACACTCCACTGGCCAACTTCAGCAAACCACTGAACCAGCTGGCAACCACCGGAGCAACAGTTGGAGCGACAGTACTGGCCAGTGGGGCGATGGGCACAACACCACCGAAAACACACCACACAACCGACCAAATACCATTGTCCGCACCCGAATACAGCAATACCGATGCACCGTCGAATGTGGGTTATTCCGATGATGCGAACGAAGAGCCCACACAAACACCAACGCACGGACCTTCACCATCGCAACAGCCACCACGACCGCAACATGGCGTGTCGTCCTTCATCGGTCCGTTGCAGGAGATGTTCCGCCAAACAAACTCAGCCAGTGCACCGCACACCGATGGGACCAGCAGACAGCCTGTGCCACTTATGGCCCAAGGCACCCAAATGAAGAAGACACTGACGGACAAGTCTGTTTCGGTGTTGCTGGATATGATGTCGCAAATTCAGTAGCTGGTCATCGGGGTGCGTTATGCTGGTGCGGATTGCAACAGCTGAACAGTGCTTGGACGTATAATGCTTTTGAATGCCTCGTTCCATACTCGACCGTGGACAGAACACAGCGGTGACCATCGGTTCATTGGTTCGGCATAATAGTGTGTGCAATTTGGAAATTCGCACCGTTTGGTTCGTGATTGTAGTTCAGCTATTACATATCGGTATTTTCGTGTGGTATACAACAGAGCGTCTGTATTGTTGGCGCGATGTGTACGGCCGTATATGTAGTAACCATAATGGTTGTATATACTACACATATATCTACATTCGTTATTCTTGTCTGCACGTTCGAAAGACTTCGTGACTACCGACATGTCGACATGAAGCGATGCACATAATTCATATGTTTTCTGTTTCTTTTCAAACATAGAATACTTTTGAATCATGCTACGTTTTTTATTGTGGTGCAGGTGTCGTATATGCACAATTTGTCCATCGACACTTGAACGACAGAATCGTGTGTTATTTGGTTGTACGGACTGATGTGGCAGAATACTCGGATTATTGTATATCATCCACGGGAGGTATTCGTAAAAAGTGTTTGTGTTAAAACGAATCAGTGGATACAAGCTCAGTCGGTCTTTTTGTAGAAACATATGCTCGTGAATGCTTACAGTGTACAACGTCACCGTTTTCTTGTATGTCCGGTTCAGTTGTCTCAACACATTGCGAGTGGTATCTATGCGTAACTCAGGTGACGTTTCGGCTGTCACCAAAAAACAGAACATTGACCGAATGAGGATGTTCTGCTTCGTCAGTGAATCGTCTAAACAAATCTCCCCGTTCATCGATTTTTTTTTTGGGGGGGGTCCACCCGGACGAGTGAGTGCCCTGGAATCGAGCAGCTGAAGCTGAATATGAGACAAAGATGCTTTTTTGCGAGAAGCACCAATATTATAGTTATAAAAAACAAGAATCCACCAGATATTACAACATTACTACTGACACGCAAACGGGTGTTCTCTACATCTTGTAGCGACTGGTAACCTCCTCCACCACGTCGACCGTGTTTTTGCCATACTGTTCCCCTTGTTGCACCCGTTCGACCACTTCATTCAGGTGAAACTGACAAGTCTGTTGCAACAGGCGCAACGCTGAAGCCGTCCAATGTATGTTGTACTCGTCCATCATCTGTTGTCGTACAGCTCGTTGGTGAATAACACGCGAGATGCCGGTGGAGTTGGTCGAATCGTGTAGGGTGCTGTCCTCCAGACTGTCTTCGTCTGCTTCACCACCGCGCCTCTTGCGACGCCGACCCGCACCACACTGCGCGGACGAGTCCCCACCAACACCATCTGACCACCCGCATTGCGACGGGTGGTCGGCGCAGAAGCCGGTGTAGTCGAACACGCCACCGGTGCTTCGGCGTTTGGTTCGGCGTTTGGCTTTGTGCCGACCCGCACCACACTGCGCGGACGAGTCCCCGCCAACACCATCTGACCACCCGCATTGCGACGGGTGGTCGGCGCAGAAGCCGGTGTAGTCGAACACGCCACCGGTGCTTCGGCGTTTGGTTCGGCGTTTGGTTCGGCGTTTCAGGTGCTTGCTACCACCACTGAACACGCACGTCGCATTGTTGGCGACTCCGCACTGTCCGGGTAGTCCGCCACAGAAGTTGTCGTATTTTGAAGAGCCACCGATTTGTGAATGGCGGTGGTGTGGACCAACGACGTGGCAGGTGTTCGTGTTGATGTCGTAGTGCGAGCACGTGATGCAAAATGGAACCGCTGCTTGGGCGACGTCTCTCGGCAGGACCGTTTTGCGACCTGCATACGAAGCGAGTTCATTCGCACGGACAACGATGTTGTTCACTACTCTTTGGAGGTGTGCAGTGACGGGTGCCGAAAGGTCGGGATGAATTGTGGAAAGTGTAGTATGCAGTCTTGAATACCGGAGCATATTGTCGATGTGTTATTCTACTAAATTATTATATCATAACACGAACATTAAAATCGTACGGAATGCCTTCACAAAAAAAACGTAAGAGAACGTGTTGTTCTTCGACACCCGTTCACACTTTTTTATGGTGCCTATGAAGCAAAAAACGGACAGCATTATATATACTGAAAGATGACTGCATTGGACGAATTCTTTCGCCATATTGTGATACGAAGACCGGCGTTGCAAAGATGGTCCTTCGTATCCGATATGTTACCCGCTTTGCACGCTTTCCTGAAACTGCATTACGACAAGTATAGAAAGTGGTGCGATGAAGAGTTACCCAAAGTACGTGAGCAACTCAACGACATCAAAAAATACTTTCAAACTCCATTGGATGCGGAGTTGAATACTGTATTGTCTGCTGTTGACCAGTTGTTTCACATTGTGGGTGATTACTTGTACGATATCGCAATTGCGGGCAAACCGGATGTCCAGTGGATATTAGCAGACGAACGGCTCATCGACGTCCTCAACAAGCCGTTGTTCGGCAAATCAATCGACTACTGGCTACGCACACCACTCTTGCAACTCGCAGAGCACATCGTGGACCAAACCGTGTTCGTCCACGGCCACACGAAAGTGGCGAACAACTTCATCCACCACCGCATAAAACTGGTACTGAAATCGTTCTCTTCCAGCAACTCGGCGGACGAGCTCGTCAAGCTGTTGCAGGAGGCCGACCTAAAAACAGCGCTGTTTCCGGTCCGACAGTTGCTTACTCGATTCACACGAGACTTATGGTTAGAGAGAGACTTGTACTACGAAGCAATACGCAGTGTTATAGTCATTCCACACGAACTCGTCTTGTGTGTGCACAACGAGCTACACGCCCAACGGACGTTCGATCGCGAACGAAGGCTCTTCCACAAGCAAGAGATGCAACGCATATTCGGCAAATACCGCACTACATCAATGGCTGGGGGGTATGATACACTTTCTACTGATGCTACTACTATGGCGACGGATGCACTGCCCAAAGAAGATACGAATGTCAACCCAATCGGTCAAACCGCATATGAGAAGGCCAAAATAGATTTAGAGAAGGCCGAATCGAAGACAGCTGAGCTGGTGGAATGGTACGATACGTCCGCCAAGCTCGCACAGCACCAAAAGCACAAAAAGCACACCGACTATGCGACCTCCTTCGGCCGTGGTTTCTTCAAGAAGCGCAAGCAGACAACAGAGCAGATTGGTGCACATCAGGCAGAGACCGAGCGACGTGCTATTCTGGATAACAAGTTTCACGGGTCGTCCGACAACCGGACCCATCCACCACTGACTATACTTGATTTCACGGTGTTACAACTGGGATGCGCCGTAATGAGTCCGTTGCACATTTATCACAACGAATGGAGCGGAACAGAACGCTTCGTGGCACTCCAGCACCATCTGCACATGCTGGATGTGCTGATGCCATGCGTGCATAACGATAATAGCTACTGTCGTCACCTGAAATCTATACCAGTCTTCAACCTGACCGACGGACAAAATAAGTGTACTCGTAGGAACAAAGGTCTCCGTGAAAGAACTTGCCGTAATTCCTACACGTTGAATCCTAATATACTGCCACGAAATACCATTATTCAGCTCTATAACTGTGACAACCGCGACGACATCAAACTCCAATCGCGATATACCAAAACAATCTTCCGAAGTCTGAAAAAACTTTTTGGAAAGAAGACCAATTCACATACAAAAAAAGATGTGAAACCGCGCAATTCTCGTAAAAGCCGTCGAACCTCCCAACCCCGTTACCAAAATTCGCGAAATTACATCGTAGACCATCCACCAGATTAGGTTTAATACTACTTAGTTCTTTTTAAACGTATTAAGAGTTGATGGTATATTCCAAATGCATCGCACTCCCTCGTTCTGTTTTTCAACAGTGCGATTCTTTCATACACAATTACAACCCAGACAACCCAGACAACCCAGACAACCCAGACAACCCAGACAACCCAGACAACAACCTCCAGCGTCTCGTGCACCACATAAGTCACAACGACCAATTCGACATGTTCTCGGTGTCTCGACTGCTCCGAAACTACATCATCCGCCAATCCATCCGTCCTCTTTCTCGAATCTGTCCACATCCAAATAAGCATCCCACACAGGCGTTGTACACTTTTATCAACCAACAGTACGACCATGTCTTGCATTATGTGCCCCAATTGTTCCAAGACGAATCTGCACCAACACAATACCACACACTGCGGATAAGCGTCCGTTATGTCGAACCAACCGACCATACGAACACAACACACGTGCTCAATGTCAGGTCGTTCAGCGAGAACCACATTCGCTACGCATTGGGTATCACGTTGCATCAGCCACCGGATGCGCTTCGCTTGCACATTCACAAGCGCGAGTTGTGGGTGCAGTGCATCGTGCAGTCCGACGAACTTCGCATACCACTACATGTTGTTTTTATCAACACGGACGGACAGCTATTACAACGCACAACGATGGAGCTGTTACCAACTGTGCCATTGGCAGACACGCGGTTTGCGATTGTGCACAATTCGTGCGTTCGTCGCTGGTTGTATACAACATCTGCAAAGTATCCATACATCACACTCTTTCTGCACTCCCAACTCGTCACGGCACGCTCGCTCGCGCAACACGGACACCTGCGACCCAACGACACGCTGTGTTGCATCATGACGACCGCGACACAAAAGCAACAAATGCACACGCACATTCACGATTGGGTCACCACGTTGGGCGCACGCGGACAAGCCACGCTCCGGCATATGCACACTATGAGACAACAACTGTACAAAGAAGTTTGTAAATGCATTCCATATACCACACAATTTCGTTTGTCAGCGTTCCACAACCACGTGTGGATGCGGTGGGTGCAACAATTAGGGTTTCTATATACGATTGACAAACTACGCAAGAACAATATATTGGACAAATGGTTGGACTTGCACTGCACACTTCTGGCCAACTCCTTATGGAACGACTACGCCTACCATACCAACCGAGTATTTGATAAGTGTGCCATTCAATGCCTGTTATACGAAGCAGATAAATGGAAATACATAATGGAACATTGGGACGTCTTATCTATGAGCTGGAGTGACACCCCTACCGAATACCAACAGTCCCACCTGTTTCATACAATGCAACAAGAATATGATAAGACATCCACAAAAAAAACACACAAAATATCTACTTATTGAACTTGAACACGTTCCGTCCCTTCTTCTCTAACTGCTGTCCAACCACTTCCCCTGCAATATCACCGTCTTTCCATTCATACAACAACTTATCAGTACCAAGCAAATATTTTGTTTTTTCGATAGATTGACGCGAACGCTTTAGCATCTTCACTTTATAAGTCACTTCGATAGCGCGTGAGGTGTCTTCCACGTCAGCAACTACTGTTGAGACCGGCTCCGGTTCTTCGGGTTTTGGTTCGGGTGCAGGTGCTGGTTCTTCGAATTCCGCTTCGGGTGCAGGTGCTGGTTCTTCGAATTCCGCTTCGGTTGCAGGTGCTGGTTCTTCGAATTCCGCTTCGGTCGCTTTGGGTGCTTCTGGTTCGGGTTCGTCGGGTACTCGCACTGTGGTTGTTCTTTCCGTGTCGGCTCCAGTAGCTTTGGGTGCTTCTGGTTCGGGTTCGTCGGGTACTCGCACTGCGGTTGTTCTTTCCGTGTCGGCTCCAGTAGAGGAGTCCGTCTTTGGTGATGCTACTGGTTCTTCGTTTACATCTATTGATACCTCTTTGTGTACCGTTCTGTTTGGTGGAGTCATTTCGGTATCAGGGTTTGGTGTTTCCGCTGGTACAATCATCGCAGGTGTGGTGCACAGTTGTTGCTGTCGCAATAGTTCGTCTTTTTCCAAACGGGAGTTAAGTAGAATGTTCTCTTGTTGCAGACGGTGTGTGAAGGCGATTGACTTGTCCAGCGACTCTTGGATGCGCGTGCACTCGAGGCTCTTGTCGTGCAATCGCTTCTCCCATTTGGCAATCATTGACACTTGTGAAAACGATTTCATCTCGTTTTCTACACTTTCTATCTTTTCTTGAAGCAACGTGTTGTACCGTTCCAAATCACTGCATTTGTTAGTCATCACAGTGTGTATCTTCTCCAGTTCTGCGTACTTCGCATCGGCATCTTTCTTCTCCTTCTCGATGAAGTGTACAGAAGGCTCAATGTAATCCTTGTGAAAAGTATAAAAATGCTGTTGTGACTCCCGACGAATGTCTTCCCAATGGTCTTTCATACACGTCTCAATCGTGTCCTGTAACTGTTTTAAACCACATTGCAATGTGGGTGTAGTGCTTGGGGTGGGTAGTATACCAGCCACTGGGTCTGTCATTTTCGTGCAGTCGCCTTGTCTATTGAACAAATGACCACCAGCGAATGAAAATGTAAACGCTTCATATATTTATAACATAATAAATAATAAATTAAATGTAATACATAAATCACATACTACATAACCCGAACAGACTTCTATCCACCAACAACTTCAACCACACAAATGCTCGTTCAAACCCGTCACTTCAGCCTCGTTCTCGAAGCCTTGCCTAACGAGACCACGACCGATTTCAACGCAGTGTGTCTGCTCGTACGCCAAGTCTTGGACAGCCGCCCCGAAAAGATTCACGAGCTGGATGCCGTCGTGGAGGAAGCACGTCGCTATGTTGGCTTCCACGAGAAGGATTGTGAAGTGGATGTGGGATATACACTGTTTGGGTGAATGATTAATTATCTTGGGTATAGTACAAACCGTCGCACACATAAACAACCAAACAGAATGCCTCGTCGCTCTTACAAGAACAGTCGTATCCAACGTACTCGAAGCCGTAACACTCGAAGCCGATATGGCAAACGCCGGAATGTGGGGCGGATGTCGAGAAGAGGGTGCGACGTCGGGGGGGGCTACTGAAAACAAGTGCTAACAGGAAGAGGAGTACGAAGCGAAATGGAGGTGTTGCAGAGGCTCCGCAAGAAGTGGTCACAAAAAAGACCACCACCAGCCCTTCTGTTGCCTCTCTGCGACGACTACCTGTATTACCTCATTCAGAACAGTTGGGAAAAATTCACGAGTTGCAGGAAACGGAAAAATTTAAAGGACATCGACCACTTTTCACAGCTGAGGTTATTGACATGATTAAAAAATACCAAAAAGATAACCCAAAGTTAAACACCAAACTGAGTTGTTCTTTAGCTGTAGCGAATATATTGCAAAACGGTCATATGCCTACTTATAATGGAAACACAGGCGCGGTTGAGCCACTTAGATACGGATTAGTAGACTACTATAAAAAAACCAAAAACACTGATTTTGAAAAAAGATACACAACACTGCTAAACGACCGAAATATCGACTACATTGTGGACGAAATAAACCTCTATCTAAATGAAGACACTAATCACCATCCACCAGTACCGTCCTCTAACACTCTTTCTCATCCACAAAAATAATATATCATATGATAGTACTACAAACTACAAAACCAACCAATAATATTGCCTTCCGCGTGAAAGATTGTGAAGATTAATTATCTTGGGTATAGTACAAACCGTCACACACATCAACAACCAAACAGAATGCCTCGTCGCTCTTACAAGAACACTCGAAGCCGAAACACTCGAAGCCGATATGGCAAACGCCGGAATGTGGGGCGGATGTCGAAGAGGGTGTTGCTACAGGGAGGAGGAGGAAGGGTAAAGAGAAGAGGTGTTTCTTTGAGGAATCCCCACCGGAGTGGTGGGGATGATAAGTTTACTATCGATTGGCATTCGTGTGATAATGCACCACCAAACGAACTCGCCACCCGACGCGCAAACCTAATAATTCATTCCGACACGGACACAATTATGAATAGTAGTATTTCTGATTATGAATTGTTGAATGTTTGCGAAGACCCATTGAATAAGGACAATACAGAACTCCACGAAAAAATGTTAGATTATTTGTATTATATCTATAAGTGTACTAAAACAGACTACCGCACGAAGGTTAATACTTATCAAAAGCGTAATATAGAGTTAATTATGAATTTAATGAACACAGCTCAACCTTCACAACAACCTTCACCTCAACCTTCACAACAACCTTCACCTCAACCTCCACCACCACCACCACTACCATCTCCATCCGTGTCCCCATCAACAGCTATAGCAGTATACCCGTTAACTGAAGAATACAAAAAAAAGAATTTTTCTAATTTCCCGGATGTATTATGTTTTCAAACAAATGACAAATTTATATTAACGCCACAAGGTACAGATAATGATCATTGGAAATATGCTAAAAATATCAAGAATAATGAAACCGGATTCGTACCTACGAGATATATTCATGTGATATCTAAAGGATAGCCTTTAACATCGAGATTCGGTTGCTTCTCATATAGCCCTTCAATGGATGAGTTCACGCATATGAAAATAGACACATTAGTACAACGCAACTTATTTTGGGAAAAATTAAGGAGAAAGAGGTGGTCGTGGAGGTAGCACGGTGCTATGTTATAATCAACAATAAGGATTGTGAAGTTGGGTGATTGAAATTAATTATATCGGGTTATAATACAAACCCACAACACACCGAAACAACCAACCACTACTATGCCCCGTCGCTCTTACAAGAACAGTCGTAGCCAACTTACTCGAAGCCGAAACACTCGCCACCGTTATACCAACACACAAAAAATAAACACACGTCAACACTGGGGCGGTCGCCGCACTGTCAGCCGTCGTCGTGCATTTTTTTGGGGGGGGGGAAGAAAGAAACGAATGATGATTGGAGGAGATGGTGAGAATACGGGTGATGGAAGTCAAAATCGAAAACAATGCATGCTGGCGCGTAAAATATTAACAGCCAAAGCAACCGCACTAAAAACCGGTATATGTATGTATACTACGAAAAACATAAAGTGGGCTTTTAAGATTGTAAACACAAATTTCGACACATGTTGCCAAAACTACGATAAGTTTACAAGTCTCATGATGACGGGTAAGTCTGAAAACCAGTTTACACAGTCCCATAAATTGTGGGGTTCATATGCGGATGAGTATAAACAGTTAATAACACGCATCAAAACCACATTTCCACCTTTCTCACCGGATGTTATACAGATGATTAAACAGTACAAAAGAGATAATAACAAATTAAACCCGGGCAATTTGTGTTTAAACATAAATCAAATATTGCGAACCGGTTATAATGCTCATTATTCTTTTGATGATTATGGAGACACAACCAATGTGCAACCACTTAGTAAGGGATTAATAGAATACTATAATAATAACACAGAACAAACTCATTTTCAAAAAAGATTCAAAGATCTAATGGATGATCCAGATCAACTTATGGATGAAATAAAAAAAATTACAGACTCACCTGATCTAACACCCCCCACGGCTCACCAACCACTGTAGAAAACAGAGTCTCCACATGTTTCAACGTACCCAGCACATTGTTCTGGAACGTCAAATTGCAGTATTCCAGTCGCAATACGGTTTCGGGCATATCGAAGCACCAGTCTTTGACGTCGCCGTGCACGTTGCGGAGCACGAAGGTGGCTGGTCGCGCCTTGTCACGTTTGTACTCGGGGGTGCTGGTCAGCGTGAACTGGCTCACGCGGGCGTCGTTCAGCACGAAGCTCTCGCACTCCTCGGTGATTTCGACGACACCCGTCAACAGACTGTGCTGGCCGTTGATGAAGCATCTGGCGTGGTTGACAATGGCGTTGCAGTTGTGGGCGGTGTTAGTGGCTTCGAGGATGGCGTGGTGAATGCTCTCGGTGTGCGTCTCGGTCGAGGCTCGCACATCGTCGGCCGCATCGAAGTAGTCTTGGAGGGTGCGGTGGCGACTGTTGGGTCCGACGGTGTTGAACAGGAGCTTGTCCAGCATCAGCACGCCTTGCACCGTCAGGCTGTTGGTCTGCGTGTGTTCGGCTTTGACGGTGTTCGTGACTTCGAGTTCGTGGGTCGTGACGGTGTTCGCCTTCGCTCGCACGGTGCTGGCCAGCTCGCTCTGTACCGACCCGCACACCAGCTTCTGGGCACACTGCACCACCGGCGACTGGAGCACCAGCAAGTTGTCGCGTCCGCACCGCACTGACCGACACTGCACGGCGTGGGCTTCCACGAACGGGGCGGTTACCTTCTGTTGGGCGATGAGCGTGCGTGCTTGGACGTCTGCGTACTGTTTGGGAAGGGAGAACCGGTTCTGTTGGTATGAACCGAGGTGTGTACTAAAATAGAAAATGTTTCGAGCATGGTCAAATATCATACCGCTTTGCTTGTCGTTCTGTTTGGCTACCAGACCGTAGTCGAACGTGGCGGTGGACGCGGCGCTCTGGCACGCGAGCTCCACCACGTTCTGCAACTCGTGCACCACCGACACGTGCTTCTCGACCACACTGTCGTCGCTCAGCACCAGCTTGCCCCGCACGGTCAGCTGGTTCTCGACGATGGTCTCGGTGTTGGCGTTGCCCAAGAGGATGGTGTGCTGTTTGGTGCCACGCGAGGCGATACGCACTTGCGAACGGTCGGTGTCGAGGTTGTATTCGAGATTGCCAGAAGTGTTGTGTTGGATGCCACCTTGGCCACTGCTGATCGACACCCCGCCTTTGGGACAGCGCAGTGTCAGACCGTTCTTGTGGGTGCAGAAAGAGTGGATGTCGAAGGGGTGCGTGGAGGACTGCATCCGGATGCGGTCGGCAATGAGGGTCATCGCACCGAACGTCCAGTCGCTCTGCTTGGCGACCATCACGAATGCTCTGGCAATCTCGTGGTGGGCGGTTTCGGCCTTGACGTGCATTGTGGTGGACTCTTGGTACCAGCCCTTGCGCATCTGGAACGAGATGCCCCCCTCCGGACACGTGACAACCATCGCTTTCGTGGCGTCCTCGCTGTAGGAACAAACGGTGAGGGAGTGGTCGTTGTGGATGTTGTTGATTTGCAGGCACTTGATGTTCTGGAGGACGGAGTGCTTGGCTAACAGCTCTTCGAACGACACTTTGGACGGAGGCCTGTGCATCTGGTGAGAATCTGGTGCTACTACTGTAACGAGCAATATATTATGTGCTGTGGAATGTTCGCAATGCGGTAGGGGTACGCGATTTTTTAAATGAGTGGGTGTTTTACGGTTGGTTGGATTGAAAAAGGGAGAGCGTTTCGTTGGTCGTGCGTGAGTCGATGAATACGAATGTTGCACCTGCCAGCATTTTTAGCTGATTTGTGGTTTGAATGTGATGATGACAAATGTGAAGAGGTTATACTTTCTTATCACACCAAACAAGCCATCACAATTATTCACAAATGATTGTGTAATAACAATCAAGACAGTTGTCCAGTGCGATGAAATATACATTGCTTCCACCAAAAAAGACGACGGAGTCAGACAACATACAGTCGGACGGACGGCAGCCTGACCATCAAGCACAAAGACGTGTTACAAGAAAGCAAGTGTGTCTCTATAAGTAAGTACCCCACCGAACCTTACCACGAGCGCTTACTCCTTTTTCTTGTCAGCGCCCTTCCCTTGTTCCTTCTGTGTGCTCGTGTCACCGAGCGACGACGCCGGCTCTTGTGGCTCGGTCGCTTTACTTTTCTTCTTCTTGAGTTGCGTTTTTTTTCTGCGAGTGACAGGGCTTGTGATACGATGGTGGTGATGGTGGCTAATTTGTTGCCACCACCTTGTTTCTTTTGTGTAAGATGATCAATTGCTAAATATATACAATCTTCTACTGAGTTATCTTTCAGTCGTTCGACCGTGTGTAAAGAAGCGGTTTGCCTTTCATCACGATCATTACCCATCTGCATTTTTGCCAGTGTGGATTCCATATCCTCCAATTTCCGAACTAATGTCAATGCATAATCTATAGCTTTATAGTCGTCGTTCCTATGTATCTTTGTAGCTTCAATTATAGCTCTTATTATGTAATTAGTAGTATTAGTTTCAGTCACGCCATCACCTGACATATTTGCGATTAATTTCTCCTGTCGAGGGGTCAGTTGTGGTGGTGGTGGTGGTAGTGGTTGTTGTGGTTCTACATGTGCACCCGCATCGCCTGCCCCAGCACCAGCACCAGCCCCAGCACCAGCCCCAGCACCAGCCCCAGCACCAGCCCCAGCACCAGCCCCAGCACCAGCCCCAGCACCAGCCCCAGCACCAGCCCCAGCACCAGCCCCAGCACCAGCCCCAGCACCAGCCCCAGCCCCAGCCTCAGCATTCTCCAAATTCCAAACGTATGTCAATGCATACTCCATAGCTTTATTGATGTCACTATATTTCTCTCCTGCTTTAATTGCAGCTCTTATTATGCCTTTGTCTGACAGGAGTTCGATTAATTTCTTCTGTAGATGGGTCAGTGGTGGTGGTTCTACATGTGCACCCACATCGCCTGTCCCTGCCCCAGCCCCAGCCCCAGCCCCAGCATTAGCATCATACGTGTCTTCTGATCGTTGGGTATCACACATATCACAAACTTGTGCGTTCATATTAGTATTCTTGAAGGTGCAAGTAGCACAGTTCCAACCAGTAGACATATCTGTACCATCACCTACACCTCGACCAGCTTGTGGTTCAATAGATGGGTCACTTGTGTACAGTACATCATAATGACCACCCATTTTTTTAATGAGGTGCACACCATATTGTGCGTTATCTGGATTTCCTTGGTATGGAAAGCTGTATGTACAAGCGTAAACTTGGTTGCTCTTCTTAAAACAGTTGTGTAGTAATATGTTCACGCTAAGTATGGTCGACAATATGGGTAGTTCAATAATGTCGTGACTTGGCACCTCTAACGTTAGCACTTTATTTGTAATATAATAAGTAACCGGGTCGTTTCCATTTCCCGAATTTTCAGATTCAAGCTCGTTTTGTATCACTTCAGCCACAGTGTTCTGCTGGATTCCCTGAAAATCTATTTCGGTTTCCCGATTTGATTCTATAATGTTTGCAACAACGAGTCTCAAAAACGTAACGAGTTGTAGATGATCTGTGGCAGATATATCGGGTTGTAAATTGGCAGATAATACTTTTATTTTGAATTTGTCATAACCGGCAAGAGTAGAATAAGGTTGTAGTCGTAGTCGGAGTGCTTCTTTATCTTCTGGACGAAAGTGAATAAAACACGTATACAAAGCACTATACATACAATCTCCATTACCCTGTATTTGTTGCCAATGTGTGTATTGTTTTGCAATAGTGTTATTAAGATAATCTCGTCGTTCATCCTTAATATATTGTTGGTCTTTTAATAAGCTATCAATTGTGTCTGGGTCATATGAAAAGTTTTTCTCACATTTAGAACACTTCGTATTAGCATTCTCATTATAATTTTTACATTCATAACACATCCATCGTAAAGGAACATTCGTTACTTCGGTATGTATAATATCGGTGCTCATAGCAAAAGAAATAACAACCGGTTTGTTGACTTTTATTCCTTTTTATTCCTTTTTATTCCTTACCAAACAAAAAAATCCATCCCAGCCACCCAAAATCATTCCCAAAATCATTCATAATCATTCACCCACCAATACGGCGTAAAGTAAGGCGGTTTCTGCTGGCTCGCATACGGTAGCGTCAAGTCCGGACCGCCTTTGACGTCCACCTGCACCTGACTCAAGGGGATGGCGTAGTCGTAGTACCGCATTCGGGACATGTAGCCACCGAAGCCACCGAACGAGTTGATGTAGACGTCACCGAAATTCTGGCGGGCGATGCCTTCGAGAGATTTGCGAACTTTGAGGTAGCCGTTGATGTACACGTCCATATGATCCTGTTTCACACACAGCGACACGTGAAACCACTTGCTAATTGGGATGTTATCGATGACCACCTCGTTCTTGATGTCCTTGTAGCTGTTCATATACACGTGCATCTTGTTCTCGTTCGGGTGCAACCACACTCCGGGAGCACGCAACGGCCACGCATCGGCATTCCCCTTGTGGAAGACGTGCTTCCAACTGCCCTTCTTGTAGTCGTAGTCATCGATGAACATCCACCAGCTGAAGGCGAATTCCAGACCGTCGTTCTCGTTCAGCGACCGACGCAGTGGCACCGCACCCCTGTTGAGCGGGTTCTGCGAGATGACAACTGCATGCTTGGCGTCTTTTGTCTTCTTGATGAGCAGAGGGGTGTTCAGCATGCTACTCCGGATGCTCTTGACAATCAAGTCGATGATTTTGTAGACGATGAGGAACACGACGATGACCACCAGTGCCAACAGGAGCTGGTTGTACAAAGTCGGTTCGTGTGTGTCTTGCGCATTGGGCTCGCCCAGCAACAGGTTCCTCACCGACGGAAAATGAGCCGTTATGTTTGAAATAAATTCCATTACACAGAACAAGCCTTCGTGTAATTATAAACGTTTAGTTCTACACACAGAAAAAAACTATCTTCATAAAAGCGAACACCGCTTACTCGCTGGTCACGTCCAACGACAGTTTGATGTTGTGTTTGAGGTTGTTCCACCAGTAACCAGACGGCATAGGACCTCTTTCATACAATGCCATCACCTCCTTTGCCGTCACAGCACGATTGTAATACTTCAACCGTGAGATGTATCCATTGAATGTTTTGTGGACATGTTTACTGCCAACATAGATGTCGCTCAAGCCTTCGCCACTAAAATACGGAACACCTGGTAACACTGCGCTACGCACAAGCATACCATTGATGTAAACGTCGAGTGTGCGGTTCCACATAATGACACTGACCATCACCCACCTCTGTAGCGGAATGTTGGCAACGTCACACACGAACGTGGTGTCGAGGTACTTATCTTGTATGCCTTTTTTCTCGTAGTAGTACGGATTAACAATCGTGTAACGCTGGTTTGTCATTCGGGGGTCTGTTTTGTATTCGTATTCGGGAAAGATGCCATCGTTGTAGTTGTCACTGTCGCTTTTCATAGTGCTCACGCGAACGGCGAGTTTGTTGTCTTTCGGGTATAGCCATATTGTGGGGTTGGTCAACACTTCTCCCGAGTGCTTCGACGGGTCGGTGTTTGCACGCGACATCACGTGCTTGACTTTACCGAAGCCCTTGCTCCAGTCGTCGATGTTTATCCAGAAATTATAGGTGTACTCGCGACCAATGTCTGATAAGTTCGTTTCTTGTGTGACGTGTGCCATGGTCATCAGCGACGGAGAGTCGATGAGCATCGGTTGGTTCCGGGCGATCGTCGTCTGATACTTGTATACAGCTATGCATGCAATGATGACCACCACCGCGCCTATCGAAATGAGAACAATTTTCATCCACGGGACATTATCTGTCGAAGAGTCGTTTGCCATCGGTACAGTATCGCGAAATGAAGTGCGTTGCGGTGTATCCCGTTGTTGTTAAGAGCACCAAGAAAAAAGATATGTGCCAATTACGTGTGCGGAAGCGCGTGATGTTCGTTGGGTGTGACGGATTGCGCATATTTATTGTGTTGCGAACCGGCAACGAGACACGTGAACAAACGAACGAACCACAATGGATGAGCCGAGCACCTCCGTCATCAGCATACTCACACCCACCCACGAACGCCACACATTTCTGCCGTATCTGGCACTGATGATCGGTGCCCAAACTATACCGCGTCGACGGTTGGAATGGCTGGTATTGGACGACAGTGCACAATCTATGGCTGATTGGTTTCGAGAGAGTTCGCTCCAAAACGAGCTATACCGCATCACTTACGTGCACCTGCCACATAAAGTCTCTATCGGTTGCAAACGCAATCTCATCAAGACGCTGGCCACCGGAGACGTTCTGATACATATGGACGACGACGACTACTACGCACCCAACTACGTGCAGACCGTAATGCAGATGTTTGCTTCCAAGGAGAAACCATCGCTCATCGGTGCAACCACCATCTATTTGATGTTCCCCGACAGTTTGTATTTGTACCAGTCCGGTCCCTTTCGACAAAACCACTCTTGTGGCGGGGCATTATCGTATACGAAAGAATACGCAAACGCGAACCACTTCGACAACGCCCTTACCCACCGCGAAGAACCGAGTTTCATCAAGAGGAACCAGATGATGCAAATCACCAAAATGTTTAACATTAATATGGTCTTCGTGCACGAGAAAAACACAGTGTCCAAGGACCACCTGCGAGACCGACCCACCACACTCCGGTGGATTGATGTCATCCAGCACCCCACCATCTTGCACTTCTACCTGTCGCTTCATGCGACACGCATACCGATACACAACGAACTATCCCTCGCGAAGTCACCTCGAGCCAATTACGGGACGATGTTCTACGCGTGCAATGTGCTGCTGGCGTTGCAGGAGATGATGGTGTGTGTGCTGGAGTGTGTGGTGGGATGGTGTAATGGTGGTTATGGTGACGACGTGTCTATTGATACACATTACGAATAATGAACAGATGCGATATGCATCGCTTTTTTGTATTCACCCTTGATTTGGCACAGTGAACGATGGGTTATGATATGCATATATATATTATTAATATACTTACATAGAATGGCTTCCTTAACACAACGCAAACTCTCCACTCTCTGCACCAGAGCAAAGAAGAACATCACTACTACACAGGATGTTCGTTCTTTTGCTACCCGCGTATCCAAACGAATAAAAAAGCTGAACCCTTTCCATCCACGAATCCACGAAAATGACCCACCCGATACTGTGATACGGAAAGCAATGACGGTGAACAAACGTGCATCCAGGAGGAACACGCATCACAGAAGACGACGATTACGCCACCACACCCGACGCCAAATCAGCACACCGAACATCGTGGTTATCTTTGGCATGCTGTGTGCGATGGTAACACTGTATGGGTCGGCGAGTGGTACTTCGATACCATCACAACAATCCGCACCACCACAACGAGAGAATGTACAAACACTACATTACAAAGTTGCTAAAATACTGATTGAAAAAATGCGTACTAAATTGCCGGTGGCGCTTCAGGATTTGAATACAAATAGAACAAAAAAAGGGTGTTGGGCTTGGTGGGCGTTTCCTCATAACGTAGCTGGACAGCAAGAACATGAACCAAAAACGTACGTGAATAAATGCACTGCAAAATTTCTAATAGAGAACGCTCCCAACGTATGGAAAGAAGTTCTTCAAAAGGTATGTGAATTGTTAACAGATGAACACAACGAAATCGGAAACATGGTGGCTGTCATACCCACACGCGACCACGACAGAGTACGTAAGTTTATACAGTTTTGGAAACACCAGGACCAAATTTTACACAACACCCCCTGGTTGCGGGAAGCAATTCGCACATTAGAGACATCTATTAAAAGGTCTTAAATCTTGAACGAAAACGAACTCCTTGTCACCGTCACACAGTTACATTTAATACTGAGACTCAAGAAACCGAACGCCACAACCGGTCGCACTCCAACCCAATAGAAAACCGCTTACCGGCTGGCAAAGCGGTCGTTTGCTTCGCCAAGAGATTTGTTGACAATGCGTTTTTTGATGGATACACCATATTTAGCATGACTTCATCGATGCTATTTTGAATACATAAATCGTAGATGTGCACGTCCTTTGTTTGTCCCATTCGGTGTACACGCTTCATTACTTGTAGCCGTTCTGCCGGATTCGCTTGGGACAGACCGTCCACACACACCATAACAGACGCATCAATCAATGTCAACCCCACACCACCAGTTTTCATTGACAGCAAGAGGACATTCGGGTATCGTTTGGTCTTCCACCGCTTCAACACCTGTTCGCGCTCTTTCGTGCTTGTTTCGCCTGTGAACAATATGGATGTTGTGGGATTTTTGGCGTGAAGGATGTTCAAAAAAGACGCCGACATCGACGTCACGATCAAACGCTTTTTGGAACGGACGAAGGTGTTGATTATACGCTGTGTAGCTGCTTCCTTGACCGACTGGAGAGTGTTTCGATGTGCCAGCGTGCCGTGCCGAACTTCTGATATCTGTGGATGTGTGGTAATCTTTCCCAGTTGGTTGATAGCCGATTGGTATTTCTTCAGCAGTTGTTCTTTTTCATCGTAGGAAGCACGCAAAAATTTGTCTCGTGCACGCATCATAATGTGTATCTGTTTGTCGTATTTTTCCCATTCCAGCGACTGTGGACGAAATTGTAATTTGATGGTGTGAATATGCATTTCTGGCAGGTGCAGACCGATGCTTGCTACGGTGCGTCGCAAAATGACCTTGTGAAGTAGTGCTGGTGGTCCGTGAACGTACGAGAGTGGGTCGTGCAGAACGGTAAGCTGAGGAAACAACACTTGCGACAATGCACATATGTCATTTACGGGGTCGTTGCTGTTCGGCGTGCCGGACATACCAATTCGTTTGGTATTTGATGGAACATGCTGAAGCAACGTGCGGTGCAGTTCGGTATCCGCGTTCTTGAACAGGTGGCATTCGTCAAATACCATATAATCCCACTTTCGTTCCAACAGCGCACTGCCGTCGTTGCGCACCAAACCGTAGGATGTAAGTACAATAAGAGACGTGGTCTTATACATCATGCATTCGGTAAGTCTGTCTATGCGTCTGTCATATGAGTACGTTCCCGGTTGATACTCAACAACTTCAAAATACTGATTTCGTGTTTCGGTATGAATGTGCCTCTGGAATTCGTCCCGCCACGTCAGCAACACCGCCGATGGAACGACGACCAGAATATTCGCGGTTGTTTGTCGGAGTGATGCTATACGAATCACACGCATCACTAAGTAAATTGCCAGCAGTGTCTTCCCCAAACCCATTTCGTCGGCAATCAACACGCCTCCGTAGGTGTGCAACGCTTCTCGTGCGAAGATAATGCCCACTTTTTGATGCAATCGTAGCTTCGTCGACAGCAAAGAAGTGGTCGACTTTGATTTCGACTTGATGGTTTTTGTATGTGGCATTTAACTTAACTGTCCAAAATAAACGTCCGGTTATCAAAAACAAATGGTTCGTCAACATCAAACGCTATCCGTAATATAATCTGGAAATTTGGAACTCACATAAACCACACACACACACACACAAGAATAACCAACCACCTACACCAAAACATGCCCGAATGTGTGATATGCTATGAAGACCAAATGGCACCGTTATTTTTCAGTTGCTCCGTATGCACCGAAGGCCAATGTTGTTTCGGCTGTTATTCCAAATTAAAATCGCGCAAATGCCCAGTGTGCCAAATGAAACTGACAAATATCATCAATGCAATGCATGTCGAGTTCTTTTCGAAGTGTCACTGGGGGGTGAATGAAAACAACGCTCAATTATTGTCGATTGTTCACCGCTACTCACCGTTGTTGTCCTATTTGAATGCGCATCGTGCTGCATTTGAAAACGAAGAACAACCCGAAAAGATGAATACACACGATGGGTGCACAACAAACAGCATTCTTAAAATCAATTATGAGGAGTATTTTGATGTCATACATAATGAGTTTCCGTGTTGCCCGTTCGAGGTGGCGCTTAGCTACTCGTCGCTTTCACGATTAGACGAGCCGTTCGACAAGAATGACCCCGATATGATTGTAATACGCGACACGCGCGTGTTGCGTGATACGTTCGGGTTTTATCGAACCGTCAAACACGACCCCGATGTTTCGGATTGTGAAATGGATATCTACAAACACAGTGACGATTCACCAATTACGCTTCGGCAAATCATCGGCGAGATGAGTCTGTCGGACCATTACGACAATGTGTACGTGATTCAAGATGACCACCGGTTCTTGGAAGGGTTTGAAGCGCTCGGTACGGATGAATATGATAGCCCTGTGTATTCGCCTTCGTTTGGAAGCTGATTTTGTAGGAATCGTGATGCTTATTTCAGATGCGACACTCCATACCATCCTCTTATTATTAACACAATCTACACGTTCACCGAACATTCCTAATTAATTATTTTTTCCAACCATTTCTTCACCACCCCGTTCATTATTCATTTCTAAAATCATCTGCCTTTGTGCTCAACCAACCACCGTCACCAACTACCCATCCTTGACTTTCTCCAATTGTATCTCTCCATATCCTACCTATCCCATTCATCCATGCCACCCAAACCCCCCACCAAGACCACAAACCCAACGCCCCCATCAAAAACGCAACTGGTCACCTACGCAACCGTCGTACACAAAAAAACAACCCGGTAAAAGCCACGATGGTCAATTCGCCATACTGGACAACCAAACCACCAGCATAAAGTCCAAATCGGTATTAAAAGCATTTCAACAGGCCTTGGTCAAGGCACATTGTCGCCAAGAAGATGAACCAACAGACATTGGCACACGCAGCGAATGTGAAACTGCAAGAATTTTTGGATTTGGAGAAGGGGGAAAGATGGTGGGGGCGGGGAAAGGTGAATTGCATCAGTTGAAACGTGTTATTAAAAATGTATCTAACGAACTATCCCAACGAATGTAGAGAATACAGTAGTAGGTAATATAGTTCGTGTGGTATATTATAGATGATCAAGCCGACCGAAACAACTTCATATACTCCTCCACCGTCGTCCGCCGACCAGGCATATCCGACAACCCCTTCAACACCGCATCCACAATTACCGTCGTCCAACCCAGATTCAACAGCTGAGAACGAACACGATGCTTGTTTGCCTTCCAATCGTCCACCAATAGGTACATTTCCTCCCATTGGTCTGGTGGCAGGTATTTCCCAAAGGCCATCACCAGGATGAACACTGCAATTGCGTGGGCATCCGCGGGTGGAGAGAGCAATACGTCATTGTCACCCCCTTCTTCGATTTCGTGCTCTTTTGGACGATAGCCGGGTGTGCCGCGATACCCCATTGTGTTTGGACAGCCGAAGCGTCCGGAATGGCCGAAATCGGCCAGTTGGTACACAATGCGTTGAAGTGTTGTGTCATAGCGAATCATCACATTGTCCGGCTTGATGTCGAAATGACCAAAGCCGATACGGTGTAGCAATAACACCCCTTGCAACATGTCTATCAACACTTGTCGTAGTTGGTCAAAGGGGGGTTTGCTTTGGGCCATTTTGGTCAAGTCACCGTTACACCGAGGATAGAATTTGATTGTCCATCGCGGCACAACTTGTTGAATCATCGATTGAGATAGAATAGGTAGGCACAACAAATGGGTACCGTTCGGGTCGTTTTGTAAACCTGCTACGATAGCGCGGAGAGTCTCGCGTTCTTGAACATCGGCATTCGTGAGAGGGCCATTTGGAGTTCGGTAGACCAAATTGAGAAAGGGAACCTTGTAGACCGTATTGTACGTTCCCTTTCCGAGTTCAGGACAAACCTTCTTCTGCAACATCACCATTATTTTTTGCGTCGTGTGTCTTGCATATTGGGCAAACAAGATGAATCCGTTAGGTGATGTCTTATGTGTGTGTTGTTTGTGTTTTTTGTGTTTTGTGTGTTTTGTGTGTTGTTTGTGTTTTTTGTGTTTCGTGTGTTTTTTGTATTTCCCCATTGTAAGGATGAAACCGTGAATGTGAAAAAGGAAGAGACTTGAATTTGCGGTGACCGATTGTAGGAGAATGAAGTGTCAATGCAAAGTGCCCACCAAATCATTTTATTTGAGAAATTGCGGCGGACCCCACCCACACACTCGCACACGCACCACCACAAACACAACCAACACCCATTTCTGCACCACTAACCACCCGTGACCCGATTCCATCGTTCCCGAACACCCCTCTGGATGTACCAAAGCACGACTGGTCCGTATGTGCACCAGATACGCCATTTGAATCGAAAACAACACAAAGATGACAGTGAATGGGATGCCGCGATGAAGCCAAGTGGGCAATGGAGTATGGTTGGACACGAAGAGTTGGTCCAACAACCATACAGTGGCCAACGTGAGCAATATGGTGAGTACGAGCAGGGTGGAATTGTTGACAAATTCGACACCATTGCTGGCCGACAAAGTATGCAATTTTAAGACGTGAATGTTGGTGGTGGCATTTTCGCTGTTGTTGTTGTCCGTGTCTTTGTTTTCATAGACAGTAAAAGTATGATAATTTTGTTGCTGATTGGAATAATGAATAATGACCAATCGTGTATAGTTGGAGGTGTGTTTTGCAAATCGAGTATTGAACTCAGCAATTTCTTTTTGGAAGCTGTCTTGATGTGAGTCGTATTCACTATTTACAAATATCATAATGAACAATTTGTGCTCTGGGAGCTGAAGCAAATGTTAAAACCGGTTCACACACCGACAGTAATATTGATATTGTCTTTCGTTGCATAACGGATTGTGATGGGGTAAAACATCTGTCCGTCGCAATACTTATGACCACATTGTGTTGGTGTGATAATGATATACTGTGATTTGTCTAAAAATAACTTAAAATCGTCGTCAATACCTTGTATATTATTCTTGTGATTTGACATAATCCAATCGAACGGATAAGAGGTTTTTTTGCACGCGTTCCGTTTCAGTATATGCGCACTATGACACCGAGACCCGAATGAACACGCGTGGTGTATTTCAATTTTTGTCATTACCAATTTTAACTATAGGCACATATATACAAAAATTACACTGATAAATACATAACACAACCAAGCAAATATCAATTCGAATCAGTGTGTCATCGATGTCATCCACACTATTGATTCTGCGCAACACCTTTCGTCTGCACGACAACCCTGCACTGCACGTTGCTCTGCAAGACCGTGAATGTCGCACCATACTCATACCGATTGACAAATCGCGCGTTCTTCCACCAAGCAAATGCATACCTACGGTTCAAGAGGACTCGATTACAGAACCGCGATTTTACACGCACTCGACAACACATCACTACGCGTGGGGGTATCATCAGTATTATTTTCTGTTGCACGTCATTCGCACGTTTGTCGACGATATCCACAGACACCATCCGCAATTCGATGTCATTTTTGCTAAGGATTCAGTGAAGCTGTTGATGCAGAAACATGTAATACAGTATGCGAAGTGTGTGTACGACCAAGTTGATGACCCTGCGTGGAACCGTTTTGATGCTGCACTGGCATCTCACTTCACCGATACAAGTAATCTCCAGCGCGTCGTAACGCACACGCTGTTAGACTGGGGTGTGCCCGACCATCGCGCCTTTCTGCACAGCTGGTCTCCCAAGCGCCACAACCAGTCTTTCAAGGACTATGTGTTCGCGCAATCGTTTGACTTTGCCAGAGAGCTCGTCCACACGGATTGTCGTTCGGGTAGGACGAAGGCCGTTGGGGGACGTGTCGCGACGAACAAGAGCCGACCACCACGAACCAAACGACCCGTGCACACGTTGGGCAATCGCAAAAAAACAAAAACGAAATCAACCCTGTCTCATTTTTCAAAGTCTATATGTACAGAAATACATGAATGGAAACAGGTATTGATAAAAAATGGCGTCGTGCCGTTTGAACCACCATCGAATACCACGTGCGAGCAGTGGGCATTGGACCAACTCACCAAACTTGCTTCGTCGCTCGCGAGCAACCACTGGGAAAAACCCAAGACACTCTCTATCTTGTCTATACGCGAATACGGAACCCGACCACAAGACACGACATCCAAACTGAGTCCTTTTCTTGCGCTCGGGGTATTGAGTGCTAAATATGCGTACGTGCAATGGCAAGGTGATACCACCAACCAGCACAAGCAGAACGCCAAGCGCCCGTCATCAGCGGTATCCCAACTGCTGTGGCGCGAAGAGTTCCACGCGTGTTCGTTGCTCGACGGGTTCTGGCACACACGGGCGGATGACCCCCAGTCGCGGTTTTGGAAACGGGACAAAGAGTGGGCGATATGGGAGGGCGACGATCCGCGGTTGCGACCGTTTCTGCAAGCCAGAACCACCAAACCGACGAAGTCCACCAAAAAAAAGCCAGCCACCGCAACACCCGAAGCAACCATCCCTTTGATGCGAGACACCAACAGTAGTCTGCTGATGCTGGCCAGAGATGGCTGGATACATCACTTGCGGCGCCATACAATAGCAGATTACCTGACTCGTGGATATCTCAATGCGGATTGGATGCTCGGTGAAAGCTGGTTTCGACAGACGCTTTTGGACCACGATGCATCGGTCAATCGTGCGAATTGGATGTGGTTGTCAGCATGCGACTTCTCGACTGCCCAGCTGTGCAGACACTACAACCACGACGACTACGTTCGAAGACAGTCCGGAATCAAAGTGTGAAGACAGTCCAGAATTGAGGTGTGAGGCATTGTTCACTTTATCGGTGCAGTATTAACGTATTGTGAAGCTTTTTCGAAGGAAGGATAGACGGGTTTGCTTTCATTCACGAACTTGTAGCACTGTTCGAAAACGTGGACCAAGGGAAGGTCGATACTTCCATTACACCATTCTCCTCAATTGGGACCGATAAGAAGTCTACTTATGGTAGTTAAGAAAATGAATAAGAAGCAAACGAAATAATAAATAATATTTTTAACGACAAGTCTTTCACAACAAGAAGAGTGTTTGCAGAAGACGATGGTATTCTTGCTACGTGAGTCTACGATGCACCACGTATCAGATTAGATATATGGCTGAACACAACGCATAGTACATTTGACAAATTACAATCATACATACAGAACACAAACAGAAAAGGTCTTGATTGTATGTGTAGGGCTTACACACACTATCTAAGACTTGTTAACCTAAAAATCTCAAGAAAATGAGGTTATTTTTCATTTTCTATTTCGTTCTCTTCAACTGTTTTTTCCGTCTTCTTAAACTTCTGGAACTGAGCGAAGCACTTTTTGAACTCATTCATCATCTGTTTTTTTAGTTTCCATTTTTTCGTTGCCGAACGTTCTTCTTTCCTTTCTTGTTCTATTCTCCAACAGGATTCCATCAAACTCTCATACATGGCTTTCTGTAACGCTTTCTGGAACTGTAAAACTTCTTGTTGGCGGATCTTCCCCATTTTTGTTTTTTTCGGTGACTGTAAAACTTCTTGTTTGCGGATGATCTTCCCCATTTTTGTTTTTCGGTGAATGTGTGTATCACCGGTGTTAATGAGTGCTGAACAAAATCAGTCCCTTCTAATCAGTTTATTATTCTGAAGAAAAATGGAACTTTTTGACAGTTGGTCACCGTATTCAAACCAGATGCCAAAATCGAACGTCAAACGTCGGTCATCTTTCTTATTATCATAATAGCTTCAAAACTGACCGAAAATCCAGAACTGTTCTTTGGTATTGATTTGGCAGTTGAGCAGGCTTCATTGTCTCATTGCTTCATTATCTCAAATACTCCGACTTCTCAACAAGTATCCAAAATCGAAAATACACCGAGGATGACCAAGTCCCTCTCACCATCCCACCCCACATTGATCACCACACCCACACCTACCACCCCGACCGCAACTGCCAAGAGCTTGCCGGTCAACGACAGCGATAGCGACGACGACGAATGGCTCCACGCAACCCTTCACCCCTACAACATCAAGCACAACCCCGCACTCGCCACCACAACAACACGCCTCCAGACACCTCCACCGAAACGGACCACGCTTTTTGCATCGGCGCTAACCGTCTCTCACCACCTGTCACGCGGTCCGTCGTCTACTGCTACTGCCACTGCTACGTCGCAACCGCCACACCGACGACGCGTATTGGCTTATACGTACCACACTGGCGACGACGTGACCATCCAGCACCGCATCGGCGATACCACCGTCACCATCAACTGTCAGGTTGTGGCCATCAAACGGACCCACAACGACACGGCCAACTACCACTTGCTGGCCGAGAACGCGCGACCGAACGACGCGCGCATCATCCTGACCGAACAGCAGATGCGCGACAGCCAAACGGTCCAGCCGTGGACGTTCGACGAGCAACCCACCGTGCTCACCACGGAGCTGGTGGAGTGCACGACGACGTGCGGTGTGGCCATCGTACCCACCGTGCACGGCAACGGGCTACAGGCCATTCGGGACTTGCCTGCTGGACACCTCATTCCGTATTAGGGCAAACTGTCGGCCATCCAGCGTGATGGTAGTATGTACAACGCCGAGATTGCCAATGGTGTGTTTGTCATTGCTGACGACCCACAGCACCGCGGTCCGGCCGTGTTCTGCAACGACAACACCGTTGTCATCGGCAACGATGGAACGGCGCAACGCACCACCCAACACGCCAACGCCGAGCTCACGTGGACCATTCCCAACGACACCTACCTCGACGACTGGAAGAACTACGAGAACGACGGAAGCGAATGTGCGATGTATGTGGAGCTGGTGCGCGAAGTGAAAGCGGGTGAAGACATCAAGTGTGTGTGCTACGGTGCAGATGAGTACTGGAACGATGACGAACTTGGCAAACGAATGAGCAATGCGATTGTTATACAATAGGCGTGATGGGCTTTTTGTTGTGTTGTGTAAAGGTGGTGCTTTATGATAGAATGCATAAATACACACGGAAACTTACATATTATAACGGGTGCTTACGATGTCAACCAAAAAAACATACACATACCGCGAGTTCTCTCACCAAACCGGTACCGAATGAGAATAATTCGTCTTGTCAACCAGACGAGAAGCGAAAAGCGCAAACATTACCCACACAAATGTCATCAAAGGCAAGCAAAACAAATACTGTGCAACGAGCAATCGTCGCTGATTGGACAGCATACGGAGAGCATCTGAACGAGCAAAACCGACTGAGCTAATGTCTTCTACTCACTCTCCACCATCCAGAACTCCGCATCACCCAGCATTCGCGTGGGCGTTCGTTGCATTCGTTTAACTGTGCTGCCGACCGCACACCCACCCACAATCGCAACACCGAGTGTAATCAGCAGTGTATACAGCTGGTGCACGGCCTGCTTGCCAGCCGACCACCCACACGAATCGAACTCGCACACCGCATTACGACCCGGAAAAATCGTTCCAATCGCTTCTCCGTAAGCACGTTCGCCGGCGAGTGCGGCTGAAATCATACCTGCGATTGCACCCAATATGCCGGGCATTCCGTGTAGGTTGTGTACACCACACGTGTCGTGAATGCGGAGCCGGTGTGCCAGATAAGGAGATGCGTAGACGTAGCCGGCGACGGAGAGCGCTCCAGCACAACACCCAATGAGCAATGCACCCCACGGTTCGATGACCAAGTCAGAGGATGACCCGACAGCAACACCACCTGCCAATGTGGCATTTTGGATGTCTATCATACTGAATTTTCCTTTTTCCCGACGAAGAAGCGACGACATCGCGAATGCCATAACACACGAGCCACTCAGTGCGAGCACAGTGTTGATGACCACGCGGTGCTGTTGCGAACCGGTGGCAAGTGCGCCGTTGAACGAGCTCCAAAACATCCACAGGAAGAGAGTGCCAATCATTGCGAACATGTCGCTGGTCGGCGTGCTTTCGGGCGGTGTCTCTTGGTTTTCCAGCTGGGCGACGGTGCGAGAAGGTGGTCCCAGCATTTTGGATACGGCTAAGCCAAAGTAGGCACCAAACGTGTGTACAAACATTGACCCACCCATATCCACAGCTCCAAAGCGTAGTGTGCCAATGTATTCATTCATACTGAACAACCCGCATTCGGCTACGGCTATCATCAGCATCTGAACAGGTGTGACTTTGCCCAGCAACACACCAAAGGTGATGAGTACGGCACCGCACGCAAAGTCTGCCTTAATGAGCGTGGTAATGTCCAACTCAATCTTGTTCCAGTGGTCGGTGTGCACGTTGTGCCAGAATCCGTGTGTGAGTATTGCCAGCTGTATAATGAGTGCCCCAATGAACATTGTCATACCAATCGCATTGAACGAATTATTGTGCATAAACGTCATCAGGAAGCCAAACCCAATGAATATCATCACGTGCACGTCTTGGAACATCGGGTAGTAGAAGTCCATACCTCCTGCATTGGGTGATGCCTGTACAGTGTCGTTGTACCGTGTACACAGAACGAAACTGATAAGGAGCAACAACTGAATCATACCGACAAGTGCACCGAACGACACGGGGTTCGGTCGGTCGTGTGGTGGGGTGGAATACGTGGTCATTGTTGTGTGTGTGCTGGTTAAGGCGAATGTGTGGTTGCGGTGTGGTTGCTGTGTGTGTGAAACTTCGATTATGAGAGCATATGCGAGCGCGTTGGGTATAGAAATAATTAAAATATAAATTAATAAACGTTATTCACGAACTCAACACCCACACTGTCTATTATTGCACATTCATAACATTCATAACATTCATAACATTCATAACCTCGTCCAACAAAGGCATGCCAGAATATTGCGAGCGCATTCCCTTGTTCGTACCTGAGAGTGTGTTTGATGAACAGAATGCTTTCTTTTTGCGGTATGTCAGGTATAAGGTGAATGTGCAACGAAACACCAAGACGTGGTTACATACTCACCAAGATGACACCATCTACACCGATGATACAGCGTGTTCCATATGCTATGAGCCTTTCCACACAAAGAAAGTCACCCGAAGCGATTGTGGACATAAATTCTGTACAACGTGTATGATATCACAATTCAAACTCACTGACAACGGAAACCAATGTGCACTGTGCCGTCAGACGCTGATGGAAGACGTTGTCAGCACGACGAAAGACACCGCCATCACGACGCAAGACATCATACAGTTTATCCCAGTAGAAGTGGTTCGGTTCATCCATATCGTTGTCATTTATATGGTGTGTTGGATATTGTGGTGGTGGAAGATTTCAGTGGAAGCGAAGGTATATGGTGTTGGCAAGCACACTGCATCCCACCGTGTTTATTGATTCGGCTTGTGTGGAAACACTCCGCCACACTTGAGATAGAAAGAATCTGGTGTGCGTGTGTCGGGTATGAGGGGTTTGTGCTCGAGATTATTTTGAGCCTTCGACCGGCGCTTCGTTTTGGCTTTCGACCGGCGCTTCGTTTTGGCCTTATTGGGGTCTTTCATTATACTATGGTGAATTATTTTTGTGAGATGATTCGGTTGATATATATATTATAACAGTGCGTATAATCACCACTTTAATTTATGTGCATCTGCAACTAATTGTAATCTGTCCAAATACATACACATTCTCAATGTTCTCTTTACCGGCATTGCATTCTCGAACGATGGCGTTGCTTGCGATTGTGTGTGGGTTGGTGGTATTGTGTCTGGGTATGTGGTACATATGGAACACCCAACAGATGTTCCGGAGTGAGATGCAATACGTGCGCAACCAATGCGACGTGTTGCATAAGCACGTCATGACCAACACGATGACAGACCCAGTTGTTGGTGATGAACATCAACCGGAATCAGTCGCAGAGCAGACCCAGCAATCTGCTTCGGTCGATGAAGTCGTTCATCGTTCGTGCGTTCTGGCGGATGCGGCAGGTACGACCAACGCGACGGTTATCGAAGACACGGATTTATCAGAAGATGGAACTACCGACGATGAGTATGATGACGACGACCAAGAAGTGGACACATCCGATTTGGTAGATTTAGTCGAGAACAACAACACACATGACAATCTCGGTGATGTCGGTGTCGACGGAGAGGCTGATGCGACGGATGACACGAACCAGCTGGTTAATTCGCTTCTGTCGACCATCGTTCAGCAAGTGGAAGAAGACGCACACACGACCACCAGTCCACCGACACAAGTGGACGACAGTGTCACTGACGAGAGTGTCGAGGACTTTGTGGAGAGCAAGGGGGATTATGTGGCGCTTACCGAAACGCTTCGCAAGAAGACGGTTGTGGAACTGAAGAAGATGTGTACCGATCACGAAATAGGTGTCAAAAAGGGCAAATCGTTCAAACGCAAAGAGGAGCTGATTGAAGAGCTCGTCGAAAAGATGCCACAACAGACCGCATAAAAAAATGTTCACAGCATAACAAACCACACCAGCCGTCGTCACCTCCATCTATTTAGAAATTAGCAAATGCGTTCCGCGAATATCTGCCACAACACGAGCAACAACAAACATCCAAAATGTCCTCCTCGTATGAGCGACGGTCGCCACTTCACCGACCACCGTCCCCAGTGCTATGTCAACAACCTTGTTCAGCAGAACAACCAAGTCCACAACAGCTACCAGATGCGAATGTTCCTCACTCACAATGCCGAGAACCTGATGCAGATGAACCGCCAGCAAGCCTGCGACCGCAACTGCTGTGGACCGTGCCAGAAGCCCTACCAGATAGGCACGATGAACCGTGAGGAGCAAGCCGACGTCACCGGCACTCCGGTGCCTTGTGGCGAGAAGCTGTCTCAGGCGTCGGTCGTCGACGCGCACTCGGGTGCACCGCTCACGTGTCCCGCTTGGAACAGCAGCAACACCCGCGCCCACGAGACCAACTGTTGCAGTCCGGTCAGCAACCTCGCAAACACGTACCCTCACTCGACAGATGCGGTAGTGGTGTCTCGCAAGAGCGTGCAGGGGGGTGGTGTGCCGATGGTGAATGCGGTGGAGTAGACCGACTGCCTGTACAGGATAAAGTCACATCAGTGCTGTCACCCCCAAAAATAGTATTTATAGATGAGCTGCATTACCCAAGAGATTACCCGTGCGATCTCTCAAGCCATAATTTAGTATTAAGATACATTTCGAGGGGTGTTTTATCGACACTCAAACAGAGGATACTCTTCCATAATTGTATTTGTTGTTTGTTTTTTTGGTATCGTTGTTAGTTATAGAAAAATAAATGGTCCCACAGAAGAGAGTTAACAGAGAATTCTTCCGTATCTACACCACACTTTGTTGTTCACACACCGTCGTGTCTCCGTCATCATCCACCCTTGCACACACTTCTTTAATGTACGAAACGGGGTCCTTGTGGTCGTCCAGTAGCGCGTAATAAATCATCACCTTTAACCAGTTGAAGATGGGGCCAATTGTGTTCGGGTCGTTTTTGTGCTTTCGTGTGGCTTCTTTGAATTTGGTCACCAGCTTGTTGCTGTATTCGCTCACTGTCGAGTCAATCACGTCGTCGAAGTCGTGGTTCAAAAAGTAGTCGATGTTCTGCTCGTTGATGTGCTTGATGAACACGGGGTTGCCAATAATGTAAGTCTTGAAAGCGGTCATAATCATCCGAACATTTATTTTCATCAGGTCACACATCGCTTCCATTGCCAGAATATCCTTGTCGTTTTCACCGAAGAGGGTCTTCATGTCATCCACAAACGACACCACTGTCGAATTAAACTTGCTTAGTACAGATTCGGGCATTGAGTATTGGCTCGAATAACAACACGTATTATGATAATTTTGGTTGGCATTGTTTTTATGTTGCGCGTGCACAAGAGTCTGTATATGCGTCTGCTCAGTGCAATGCATAATGTGGGTCAAAAACCATACACCTATCAGCAATCTGCAATCTGCTATGCAAGCCGACAAGATAGTACACACGTGGTGCGACGCCCTACTTGATGCATCGCTGATGAAAGTGATGTCGAATGCGGTGACCATATCGTCTTACGCGAACGGGGTGGTGTCGCTGAACAACGCGTACTCCATCGAAGCATCGCCACCGACAAGCACCGGAACAGCCACCGACGTTCTGCACGTTCACTACAAGAGCGAGACAGACAACGACACCAACACCATGTTCCAGTTTGGGTACGTGTTGCCGTCTGTGTGGGTGCATACCATCGTGCACACTACCGAGACCGAGGCCCAGCATAATGGTTGGTGCATCCACCTGGATATGAGCACCAACGTGGCACCGGATTGTGTGTACAAGATGTGTGTCTATATGTTCAGCGATGGGGCGTGGGAGGTAGTGCAGGATATTGATTTTGTATGGGACACGCACGGTTTGCCGATGGTGCTTGATGGTGCTCGGCTGTGCACGGCGTGCGCGTTGCACAACAACCATACGGTTGCCAAGCAGACGAAGAAGCCCGTGTTTGTGCTGGGTTTCAACCGTGTGGATATGGGTCAGCTCCCGTGCTCCCACACATTCGCCCTGCACGAGCTGGAGATGCGCGTTGTCGACAAAGACGCCCAAGAAGAAGCCACGCGACAGAACGCATTGCTGGATAGCACAGCACATACACATGTTCTCGCTTCTATACGTACCGCAACTCAGCTTCAACAGCCCATTGCGATTCTCACAAGTGACATCATCTCTAACGTTTGTCGCGAAGACCAGACTCACGGAATATTGCAGTGCACGATACGAGGTCTTTGCCAGCACACCGAACGCATCGGTGTCAAGTTGCAACCGTTGCACGCATCCCGTCGTTCACTTGCCCCAACACTCTACGCGACCCATTTTGTTGACGGCACATTTGCTTGCTCGATGAACCATCTGTTTAGTACAGATGTGGACAGTATTGAGGTGTACCTGACTGTGGACACATCACCCGTTGGTGTGTCTGGTGTGGATGTGGATACGGTCAACATCGACATAACGGACTTGCAGTTGGTGCCCATTGCGATGCAGTCATCGGTGACTAAATTGTACGACGATGACGAGAGCGAGAGCGTGGGTTTCCAGACGATAGAGAACCTCAAGAAAGACGTGCACGAACTCTGGAACATCACCAACGTCATCCAAAAGACCGATGGTCCGTCGGGTCCGGTCGGCAAGCGTGGTGCGAAAGGCGAGCGTGGCGAGGCGATGAAATATGCTGACCTGACGGCCACGCAGAAAGAGGAGCTCCGTGGCCAGCGGGGTCTGCAGGGTCAGCGTGGCAAAGCGATGGTGTTCGACGACTTGACGAACGAACAGCGTGCATTGCTGAAGGGAGAGAAGGGTGATAAGGGCGAGACGGGTCGAAATGGAGAAACCGGACCAGTCGGTCCCATTGGCAAAGCTTTCACGTTCGATGACTTCACGGACACCCAGCGCGAACTGCTCCGTGGCGAGCGCGGACTTCGGGGCGACAAGGGCGATGCGCTGACATTTGAAGAGCTCACCGATGCCCAGAAGCAGGTGCTACGTGGCGAAAGGGGCGACCGTGGACACAAGGGCGACGCGGGTGAGCGAGGAGAGCGCGGACGCGTGGGACCGACTGGTCCCATCGGTGCCGAAGGCAAGCAAGGACCCCGCGGTCTTCCGGGTGTACCGGGTGCGAAGGGAGACAAGGGTGACGGTGGAGATGCGGGGGTGAACGGCAAACACGGCCGACCAGCCATTATCAAGACATCTTTTCTCAGCACGGAGCTCCTGCGCGACTACGTGCAGAAGAGTCTGCATCTGGTGCCTAACACGTACTACATTATAGACCATCCCAGCGACGAGCAAGACCATGGCAAGCTTTTTGCGTACACAGGAGAGATTGACATCGAGTTGACGGTGTGTTGCAGCTATGTGGAGAATATCAAAGCAGTATTGGAAGAATACCAAGCAACTGTGCGTACTACTGTACAGAACGACCGGGATGAGTGGAAAGTGCTGTTAACGTTGCAGTCAGACGACATATCAGTATACCATCTACGACGTGGCTTGGAGAGCAGCATCTCACATAGCGGGTATTTGGTCAAAGAGAGCATCGTAACCGAAGATGCCATTCAGCACATCGGCAAATTGTGTGGTGTGCAAGGTAGCCAAGGCGAACGTGGTGAGCAGGGCATGGCGGGGACAAGTATGTTAGGAATGCGACTTGATTTCATCGGCACGGAAGCGACTCGTTTGAAGATACACGAACCCGAACCAAACTCCATTTTTTTGCAGGTGCAACCGTCCAAGACCCACGAGGCGGGTTTCTACCTCTTCGACGAACCAAGTCGTACGTGGAAGCTGTTGCAAGGCGTGGACATTAACAACAGCTTCTTGCAGTGGATGACTCAATATGTGGACAATCCGCACCATGAGAGCATCCCGCTGGTGCTGTCGATGTTTTCGACCACGCAGAAACAGATGGAAAGTCATTACATCAGCGTGCGCAGTGAGTTACAGGAGTACCGCAACACAAATGAAAAATGGAAGAAGTATCAGTTTGAGCACTGGAAGTCAATGGGCAATTCTCAGTACCAGCAGTTCAACACCCAGTTGTCCGAGCAGAGTCACGTGATGGAGAGCGTGGTGCAACAGGTCAACACCATCGCCGAAAAGTCCACCAACAAAGACGAGTTTGGTGTGTTGCGGAAGCACATCGACAAACAGAACGACAAGCTGGAACGGCAGTACAAGAGTTTGAAAAGTTCGCTTGCCGATTACACAGAACGCCAGACAGTTGATAAGTCGGTGTTCGAACAAGAGCAGGACGTCGTGCAGAGCAAGCTTCGTGATTTGGATTTGTCCACCCTGAAGATGCTCAAAATCATTCAGTTCCTGAAGAATGCTCCGTGGTCCAAGAGCATCAAGGTTCTCAAACACGAGCACGACCAGCTTGTATTAATGCACAGCAACTTTGTCACCCAGCAAGAGAAACACAACAAGGACACTCGACACTACATTGATAAGGAGTGTCCTGCACATCTCAAAACGTTCCAAGACGAGTTGCACAAGCTGACGGACCAGCTGACGAGCAGTGGAGTGGTGGTTGACCGAAAATTTGCCGAGTGGTGTGACCAGTACGACAAACGGCTGTTGGATCAGTCTACCGAACATACCGACAGTGTGCAGAGTCTGGACAAGAAGATACAGACCACATTGGACAAAATCAAAATCGAGATGACTTCGGCAACGGCCAAGAAGCAGTATGCCGTTAAACAAGAGATTCTGGAGAAGTGCAACGAGCTCCGCGAACACATGTACACACACGAGCAGGACAACAAGAAGATGACACAGACGATTGTGAAACGTGTGGAGGCCAGCGAGCACCGCGTGGAACAAGCCCTGAAGAAGCAGGCGCAGAACGGCGATGCGAACGTTCGACAGGCGACGGCTACGTTGCAGTCGCTCTTCGACAAGAAGCTGGAGAACACCAACAAGGAGACCAGCACCAAACTGTTGCAAACGTTCGACGTGTTGCAGAACGAGCGCAAAGAGAGCGAAGAGCAGTACACGAACACTCTCGGTGAGTTGCAGACCCAGCTGACCCAAGCGACCACCGACTTGTCCGTCAGCACCGAGAAGCTGAACTTGAAGTTAGACGAGCAGAAGCAGAAGTTGATGACCACATTTACGGCACAAGTGGACAGGTGCCAAACGGACGTGCACAAGCAGATACGTGATGCCGAGACTCAGCACAGCGAGAACGTGGCAACACTCCAGAACGAGCTTCGCCAGCAGCACACCCAGCACCTGTACGACATCAAGGGCACCAGCAAGAAAATTACGGACTTCGAGACTCGTGTGTACGATGATATGGAACGCAAGATGTCCACAACCAAGACATACACCGACGAGCGCTCACGTGAGATTGACCAGAAGTACAGCAACGCCGTTCAGAGTCTCACCAACGACACCCAGAGTATTGATGCCAAGTGTTCGGCGATTGATTACACGTTGAAGGCGCGGATGGAGAGTGTAGAGGAGCACATCCAGCAATTGTTTTCGGAGGGGCAACAGCAGTGCGAGAATATGGTGGACAAGAACAAGAAGGACACGTTGGCTTCATTGGAGTCCTTGCGTGAGGACACGGTAAACCAGCAACAGCATCTGCAACAGACGCTTAACCACCGGCACGAGCGATTCGAAACGTCCACACAAGACCGGTTCAAGACCCAGCAGGAGCATTTTGACCGAATCGATGGTTCGCTGTTGGACAGCAAGCGAGGACACGAGGCGTTCCAGCAACATCTGACCAAACAGCACAGTACAACAATACAGACAATTGACACTCTGCGCAAGGAGATGCAACACCAGATGCACGATATGTATCGCAAGATGAAAGCTGAGAACGACGGGCTGGCCAAACAGCTTCAAGAGGTGAGACGAGACGTGCTATCGACGGTGCAGGACAAACACAGCGAATTGAAGAGCGAAATGCAACAGACACATACGGAGAAAACAGACCGCATGCAACAACAACACACCCAACATACACAACAAACCAAGCATCAATTGCAGAGCATCCGCACGATAGTCGATGACATCTGCAAATACATCAACACGTTCGTGCAAGAAGAGCAACAACACCGGAAGCAACACGACACCACACTGGCTAACGTGGTTGGGGTGCTCGAGAGGACGTTCGCTGAGATGGTTGCAGAGTAAAGTGCAGTGTGGATGCACACAAAAATTGTATTATCCACAAAAATGTTTTATGCACTGTATTAAGTAAATCCACTGTATTAAGTAAATCCACCTATCACGTGATGCGAACGAAAAGCACTCCGTCTAACACTGATAGTATGAACTCTTCTTCTCTGTCATCCTCCTCATCCATCGACGACATTGACCTCGCCCAACAACCGCCAAGCAATACAACGTCACCCACCACCAACACCAAAACTATACCACCCACCACCAACACCAACACCATACCAACCACCACCAACACCAACACCATACCACCCACCACCACCACCAACACCATACCAACCACCACCAACACCATACCAACCACCACCAACACCATACAACCTGTTCTCCACAAGCCACCACGTGTCGCCTCTCGCTCGTCCTCGCAAGAAATCATCGACAACGCGACCACACCAACATATGCTTCCGATGACAAGAACGATACTAAAAAAGATACTAAGAACGATAATTCATCATCATCATCATCATCATCATCATCCTCATCATCCTCATCATCATCCTCATCCGTTACTAAACCTGACACGACCACTAAGGCGGATATGAACCAAACCGACTTACACACGAATCAACATAAATACACTGACAAAAACAAGACAAATTATGTACAACAACAACAACAACAACAACAACAACAACAACAACAACAACCACAATCACTTCCCCAACTACAATCAATCGACGCACACAACGCTAACCCATCCATCCAACGGCATTCCAAAGCGTTTCGCCACTCTCACCGCGCTGTTCATAATCAACCGGACTCCCGACGCACCAGGAGTTCGCATACGGATTCTGTAGTATCGGCTGTTGAGAAGAAGACACGAACCACATCTTCTTCACGGAATTCACGTGCATCCGTGTCCAGCCACAGAGAGCGCACAATCCACCATCACCATCCCCATCACGAATACGAACAGAACACGTTTGTCCGTTCATCTCGCAAGCAATCGATGTTTAGCACCCGCAAGAAGAGACGTTTGCACCATCGTGATTTGCTGGAGATGAACAAGAAGCAACTGTTGGATGAGTTGCACAAGAGTGTTCGAGCGAGCAGAGATGATACGGTGGACATCTTCAAGGTATTGCACCACAAGCACGGAGGATTAGTCGAACGAGACATTTCGCCCAACAGCTTGCGTGCACTGATTCGCATTGTGCTCAAGAAGGAGCTGGAGAGTGCCAAGTCGCCGTCAGTGCTGGTGGATGTGCTTGTTTCCACCTGTCGGCGTTCGGCGTCTCCCGTGCAGGTGGATATGCTGATACATCGTTGGGGGTCGATGGAAAGCATACCATATATTATCGCGAAGTCGCCCCACCCGACAAAGACTAAACTGGTGTGGTTGAAGGCAATTTCTGAACATGACGAACTACGCGAATACTTTGACCTGAATCGACCAGTTGGTTCAGGAGGTAATCTGGTGGTAAACAGCTATGCAAAGCTCAATATAGGCGACATTGCATGGTATGAATACTTGTTATTGGACTTGCACTTAGCAGTCAATACAAAAAACCAACACCGGACATTGAAGGACTGGGTGATTCAAGATATTAAACGAGGGACGGCTCCTAATTGTGCAAATAAGCTGTTGGACTTGTTGGCACATTGTGGTGGCAAAACGCGCGTCGAGTTGAACCAGTAAAAAAAAACAGAATATGTGTATTATTATTATTACTTCTGTCATGACTGACTGGTTTGTGTATCAACAAGATTTGTATCCCAACGATTTAGATCCAGACAGTTTGGGTATTGCGCTGTTACCTATGTATGATGCTTCTAAAAATGTATTGTACCGCGATGGAACTGACACTTGTAACAACGGATTGCGACGTGTACAGAGTTACTGGGGAATTGACCCAAACATCGTACAGTATGAAATCTTCTTCACACAGGTACAAATAACGACCGACGGGAGTATGCAGTCATCGCGTATGGGGTTACCTCCTTTGCACACGTCAACTTCATCCACACCACCTTCGCACACAGTGCACGCACTACACTGGTTTCCGTCACAGCACCAGTTCCAATTCGTGAATATGGCGAATGGGTTTCGCTTTGAGAACATCACCACTCAGCAGTGCTTGGTCATCACTCGCGACCACAGGTGCCAATCGCGTGTATCGTTGAATCAAAAGGACACTCACGGCAACTACACTGTCGTTATAGGTGAGGCGATGATTATTCGTATGCACACGCTGACTTTACTTGCACCCGAATTGTTGAATACATCTACATTTTCTCGGTACATCACTTCTCATATGAACTACAACAACCACAAATGCACACCGATGAAGTGAATGCTCAATTATTAATTCCTTGGCTATAATATAAATGGCACTACCTGAACACCACCAATCACACAAACGACGCAGCAAACACGCCCACGCGGACCGCCTCAAGTCGTTGCGTCATTCGATGCTGACAGACACCAAGCGGGTATTGCAAGAGATTGTAGACGATAGTACTGTGTCGATAGAAGAATTCCGTCTGATGTGCATTCTGACAGGTGCAACACTGGACTGCTTCTTCCGCATTGACGACACGAAGAAGGTGGCTGTGCCGTTGCAGACCAAGGCGGACATCATCAAGCAAATTCTGTACACTGACCGTCGTATTCGTCATTCGCAAGCAAAAGCCAGTCCATCGCACACTCGCAAGCACGCTGGTGGTATGGGTGTGTTTGGTATGGATGTGTTCACGAACATGCTGTGGGACAACCGCGAGAGATTCTTGAAGCTCGTACTGTCCAACGCGTTTCCGGCGCTGATGACGGCAATGGGTGTGCCTCCACAGGCACAAGGCACGCTGCGTCAGTTACTGGATAATTTTATTGAGTTCTTGTGCAAGACCAAGTCCAACAGCCAAATCATTGATGTCAAAGAGAAGAAGATTGATGCGCTGGTGAAAGAGATTGAAGAGAACGACGACATCAAAGACATTGATTTGGATGCCATACAGAAGCAATTGGGTAGTGAGGTGGTATTAGTAGAGGAAATAAAGAAGAACTTGGGTAGGAAAGCAAAAAGTCCTATATCTGGCAAGATTACCAAAAGTGATTTCGCTGAGGATATACACAACTACACGAGTAATATTGTGAATGGCATTGTGAGGGCTTCACAAAGCGATGATACGACGGATGGTGATGGTAATCAGAATAATACGGATAGAGATCATGATGATTTGGAAAAACTAAAAGTACAGTATTACAAACAACAACTGAAAGCGTCGCAAAAGAAGACCGAAGTCAAATCCACCATCAGTTCCCATATCAAAAAAAAGAATCTGGATAACGTCATCAAGTTCCTGCAGGTCATTTTGCAAGTCGAGCGGTCCAAGAAGAAGTACAAAGGTGACAAGTCCAAGCAGAACAAATGGTTGGGTGACAGAATCGAGTACATCAAGAAGGACATCAAGAATCCACTCTTTCACAGCGCAACCAAGTACATCAAGAGTCATCCGTTGGGGTCGCTCGTGGTAGTCGGTGCACTGAGTATGTTTACGTATATGCAGATGATGTGGTTGCTAAAGGAAGACGAGTCGCAACCAGAAGAGACGTTCGACGAGGAGACGGCCACACCAGAGCAACTGCGCGTGAGAGAGCAGTACATCAAGGCAGGGGTTCAAAAGATTATGCGGAACGTCAAGACGAGACACCTCCTCACGTCTGTGCCTGTGCTGTTATGCGTGCTCTTCGTGGCCATCAAACGGCACGCACTCGGTGAGTTCTCGGACATCCTCGCAGGCACCGCAAAGCCCAAGACCGACAAGGTTATGGGGCACGTTCCGAAAGGTGCGAAGTCGTATGCTGACGTCGACGAATGCCTGCGGAAGGTGGACCCGACCCTGCATCACTCTTTTCACAAGTGCAAAACCACCGAGCACGCATATTACATCTTGTGCAACGAGCAGTATGACCGACGCAACAACAAGCTGAAACGTTCCATCCTCAACGAGCATCTATTCCGCAAGGACGGCACTCTACGTGGTTCGGTAGCCGAGGTAGCCGTGGCCGTGAAGAAAATCTACAAACACAGCAACGTGTTCGGGCGTCTCGATACCAAGCGACGCGCAGTATTGGGCATTCGCACCACGCGTCGCTCGTCCAGTGGAAACAGCAAGATCCGCCGACACAGCAAAAAGAAAAGAGGTCTCTTCGGGCTCACGCGTCGCCGGTCGGCTCCGGATTAACTTGACTGCTCGCCAACTCACTCGTCCTTGTCTTGCACTGACTAACTATGGTTGTGGGTATTGATTCGTGTAGCATCATAGACCATGGTAACCAGAACGCCATCGTATGTGGCAAGCACTCGGTGTGTGTGAAAGATTTGTCGTTTTTTATTATTTATTTTTTATTATTTTCACATTTTCACAATTTTCACATTTTCAATTTTTCACAATTTTCACATTTTCAATTTTTCACATTTTCACATTTGCAAGCAACGAACCAATGACAACCGCCGTACAGCCATTGCTCAAGTCTCTACCGAAATTTCATCAGCGTGTCGTCTACTATCGCAATTCGCATAGTTCATACCCACCCCCCAAAAATGCTAACAACGCGTGGTCTGTCTTAGAAGAGACCGTCCTTCAATCCACGAAATCACGCGAAGACAAAAAGAAGCGACGACCGCCACTGCCGACCTACCCGAAGCGTGTCAAACGACTTGCATCGCCTGTTAGTATGACCAGTGTAGGCGAACGACTGAACGATATTCGGTGTGATGGAGAACGTGATAATCTCAGCCACACATCGGCAGTGGTGTCACCGTCCACGCTACCTCACGAACAAAACACATCGGGTTCCACCCAGAAAGTGGGTAAAATACATCCGCCATTCGCGCACCCACTGAGTTCGTGGGCAGAGGTGGAGGCGATGTGTATGTGGGCGGAAGTTGAAGCGACTTTGTTGAAAGAGGGTGGAGAATGGGAAGATTTGGAATATGGGACAAGAAATGCGTCAAAGGCTGAATGAAATGTTGCTGCTCCTGTGCGAATTATGATCGTCATAACATAGTAAACACACAATAAGTGACCGGCAAATTACAGGATATTTGTATTAATATATAGACTCCGTCAAGTGGTTTTTTAATCCTTAATCCACACGACCCAAAACCGGAATTCATCGCACGTAAAATATACACGGGTCTCCTCTACCATACGACCCGATTATGACCGCTTTCATTTTTTCAATTCCACGCAAGTATGTTTGATGTTGTTCTGAAAGCTGAAATACATAACCCGGCTGAATGACCTTAAGGATTCCAATTATTTGAAACATTCGCCATCTCGCTCAATTGTCCGCATCGGTCGTGTCATCCACCTTACACGGACACCCGATATCAAGCCCATTCCGTTCGGTCGACTCTCTTCTTCCAGTCGCGAAATCGTTGGTGCATAAACCAGATAAAAGTATGCTCGTTCGCAAGCATCAACCGCGGTTAGGTGGTATTTGGTCATACACATAGTAGCTCGAAAAACCGTGTGATGGAGGCTGGTATGTTTTGTGTATTTGAAAGTGTGTGTGTTCTTGGTAGAATATTTTTGCTTGTCTATGTGTATTATAGTACAGAACAAGAAGGCATGGCGTGTGTGTACATACCCGACCGTTTGTTAGGTTTTATAAAGATACTTGTCATAAAGTTCTTCTTCTCGTGTGTATTATCCGTCGTAGTACTTGTCTTCTCACGCCAGATAATTATCGACAATTGGCGCAAGTACAAGTGCAACCCGCTCATCACTCCGTTCGCCGAAGTGTTTGGTCACGATTCTCAAGCCACGATGAACGAATGCTCGCACGAAGTGTTCAAGCAACATTCGGTGCATATGGTGAGACCGTTGACGGGACTGTTTGACAATATGGGCGGAGCGATGCATTCACTCGGTTCGATTATGGGCGACCTCACGATGTCGTCGTCGTCGCTGGCATCTGTGTTTGGCACCGGCATCAGCGGTTTTATGACACAGCTGACCAACGTTGGGTCCACGATTCAGTATATGATTATAAAAATACAGACACTGTTGCAACGGCTGATGGCCACCGTGTTGGTCATCGTGTACACAATGAACTCGCTCGTGCAGGGCATATTGGGCATTCAAAAGGACGCGGCTTTTAAAGACATCGTGGATTTCTTGACGAGCTTCTAAAAAACTCGCATAATGCTAATGACTATCTTCGCGTGTGTTCTATGTAAGGCGAATAAAATCTTTTGTATACCATACCGCACACTTGAATCATCGAATATGAAAATAAAAAACACAGCAATCGAACGTCGGATAAAGAAGGACATACAAAACCTGCACAAAAGCGGGCACGTACGTGAGACACAAGCAGACGGGACGCTTGTCTGCACACTTGTAGGACCCGCAGACACCCCGTACGAAGGTCAGACCTATCGGTTGTTGATTAGCCTGCCACTTGAGTATCCATTCAAATCCCCAAGCGTTGGCTTTGCCGAGAACGTATTTCACCCCAATGTGGACTACCAATCGGGCTCTATTTGTCTCAACGTGCTCAACCAAGAGTGGACACCTGTGTACAATTTGGTTTCTATCGTGGAGACGCTTGTGCCACAGTTGTTGACCTACCCGAATCCAGATGACCCATTGAACGAAGAGGCCGCCAAACTGCTGGTTGATGATTACGAGACGTATAAGGAACGGTGCAAATACTGAACCGTGTTGTGTTGTTACTTACATAATAAATAACCACCCACGGTGCACAATGCATCGTTATCCGTCCCAACACACCACGACATTCAATCCGTAGAACAAGAATTTTTTTATACAGTTCGTTTTTCGACTAAGAGCCCCACTGTTTTACCAGTATATTTCAAGTTAATTGGGATGATGCGTGGTGTTTTTTGATTCGGACGGGCGTGAGTATCTTGGGATGTGTATGTTGTGTGTGTGTGCCTTTCATTGTCGTTGCCAGCGAAGAGCATCGCATCCACCGAAGCTCACAAGGACACAGTCGACCACCTGAGCACAAAAGCAATCGTCGAGAACACCTGAAGCGACACCACCGTCTTGGCAAGTGTTGAAGCGGGTACGATGGAACCAAAGCCGACCGTGCTCTGGGTGACAAGCGAGAAGTAAACCGCGTCTACGATGCCGATCGGGGGTGTGTTGATAGTATCGTGAATGTTGTTGCGAAAGTGCGTTCGATCACGTGTCGCCAGCTGGTAGTAGATGACGGCGAATGTGATCACACACAGCATCACTTCGGTCAGTAGAACGATGTAATTCATATTGGGATGGTGCGATGTTGGGATGTCTGGATTGGTATTGACTATGTGTAGTGCAAAAAATGTTAGGCGAACTGAACAAACGACCTGTTACCAAACGGACCACTACCATCCCGTTCTTGTAGAACCGAATTAAAATATGTCACTACAAACATAACAGCATACGATGTACTATTCTCGCAAGAACAAGTCTCTTTTCGTGAAGCAACAAGTCGGTGGCAAACGTAGCATACAGTCATTATATCGGGAACACTGAAATAAGCTTGATTGTTGTCGCAAAAAAAATCTTATCAACACACACACACACACACATACACACACACACACACAATTCAAATGCAAAGCAGACGTATAACTAAACAGAAGGTTTACAACCGCCGACGTTTGTCAAGAAATCCACAAAACCGGCGTGCACTAAAACTACAACGACGTACGAAACGGTTTCGGTCGCGCAGGACTGAACGAAGGCGTTGGAGGGGGGAATGCCTGTAGATAAAAAAACGGCATCTACAGGCATTCCAAATTCCTTGAAGTTATTAGTGGCTATTGCGAAGGACGGTTCCTTTGTTAAGCTCATCACACAAATCGCACGCAAGTGGCCACCAACATGTGAAAAAACTGATGTAGACGATAGTCTGATTCTGGAACAATTAAGAAACAATATAGTCTTCCAAATGTTGTGGTCAAAGTTGCGGTTTCTGTTGTATGATGAAACCTTTATGTGTGCGACAATGAACGATTTGCATCAGTTGATAACAAATCAATACAAGACTCAGCTTAAAAAAGTTAAAAAAGGTTTGGGAGCCCATAAAGATCTGTTTGACAAAATGCTTAATAGTATGGCTAATAATCAGACAGCTATTTATCAATTATTTGGTAAAGAAGAGGCGAAGACAGATGTTGCTGGTGCAGCAGATGGTAAAGAAGAGGCGAAGACAGATGATAAAGAAGTTACTCCTGTTAAACATATCATCTTAATGATAAAGGTCATTATAGATGACTTTAAAGTTCAGATGTTGAAGTTTACTATGAACAACACAGTTGAAAATGTTGACAAGTTGAATGACACAGCAAAAGACAAAAAAATAAAAATAATAGAAACTACTATAATTGACAATAAAATGCACGGTATTGTGCAGTTATTAGAAGGTGAAAATCAGTATAATATAATAAAACAATTAGGCAATGTTGCATACTTCGACATATGTGATAATAAGCCAGAAGAGAGTAATAGTGTACAAAACCAACAGGGTGGTGGTTCTACAGTTAATATGGTCGGTCGGGCTGTGCATTTTAATGCGGATGTTGGCAACACCAAATTTGAACCAGGTGCTAATAATGTTGGCAACAAATCTGTTACAGATGTTATTACCAACGAAACCGTAAAAGAATTTTATACTTTGTCGTATGCGTGTCTTAAAAAAATCCTTAATATGACGGGGGGGAAAAAACAAGGAGGAGGATGGTTTTATACTTTACTTGATATTAATGATTTTCTTGGGGGTGTTTATGCGATTGGGATGATGGCTTTTTTTGTAGCGGCTTTGGTGAGTGGGATTCCGCTTTTACTTGGTTCGTTTGTTTGTGTGGTCTTGATGTGTTTACCCACAAGTAGGGATGTTGAAGGTCTCGTCAATCACATCCGGCAGTAGTGTGCAAACCAAATACATCAACGACTGTTCAAGTTGTGTGTGTTTCATGCGGTGCGGTACGCCTTGTGGGTGGGCAGTGGGTCACATGTACGCCTTGCATTCTTGGCAGGTATTCGTATAGAAAGAGAGCGCAAAGAACAGCGTCTTTTCGCCACAATGTGGGCAATACAAACAGTCTTCGGTGTCCAGCAGATTGCTGTAGGAGCGGTATGCCGGGACATCCGTCAAGAACGCCAGCGCGTCAGCAGGGAGGTGTTCCACAATATTTAGTTTGCGTATCCAGTCGCTTATGTCCCCCCATAAATAACCGGTTAGCATCGGGAGCAAATCTGGTTGGAGCGGTATCTGGCAGAGGATGCGCATGAAAGGTGTTGTATCAGGCATTGCAAGAAGTGGTTGATGTGTTTGAGGGTGTGTGCCCACATTCTATATGTGGTGGTGGTTGTGGAAAACATCCTTGTATTCGTATTATGTTATTGCTGTATTCCGGATAGTAACACTGAATGTATAGCATCCAGTTTGCCCCACTTCTATGCATCGGTGCCAATAGCGCGCTACGCCATCAATCATCATCGCCACTGAAATCCGAAATGTCCCCATCGCAGTCAACCCGACCACTGTAGGCCGAAACCTCACACGACGTGTTGTCTCTGTGTTGGTGCGAGTCTTTGCCACGTATTACATATTGCACACGGTCTCTCTTGGACGATGCAATCACGGTGGGCGACTCGTTGCACAGCAAGTTTTCCACAGCACAAATCAGCTCGTTCAGTTTGCGGATTTTGTTGACCGCTTGAACGTTGTTGACGTGCACGTATTCACCTATCAGGTCTTTGTACATTGCCACGTTCTTGCGTATGCAATCCGCAACGTTCCGTATTTGTCTTCCTTGTGATTCGGTCTGGAGCATCTGCATGTCTTGGTTGTCAATCACGCACTTGTAGAAATGCAACAGCTGGTCGAGGGGCTTCTTCCACTGCTCGCTCGATATGTTGCACGTTTTGAAGTGGACCTTCGCATAGGTGCCCGCTCGCAAGGTCGTGCCGTTACGAAGCACCAGCAGGTTGTCGTCACGGACGCTCTCTACTTCATACAGCAGATTGCGAGAGGTGACGTGTGCACCGATGTTTGTGCAAGGCGTGCCGTCGTGCTGGGTGAACTGCATCGACAGTGTGAACGGACAGTACATATTCCAGTCCACCACTGCGCGAGTGTAGAACTCAACGGTGACCGTATCAGCGCTGTTGCACCGGTCGAACAGCGCCTGCTGGCGCGTGGCGTCGCAACAGTTGAGCGTATCTTCCCACCGGATGACGACGTTCTTGTTGCACCGCTTCTGCTCGCACTTGAACTGTATGAACATACTGAACGCTGGAAACCAAACGGAGTTGTAGGTCGTGCATGGCTTCGCGCATTTTAGAGCGACCGTCTGGGTATCAGACACCGCCAGCCACAACTGCTCTGTGCAATCGGGTGATTTGATGCCACACGTGCACCGCTCCTCCAACTGCCCCAACCACAGCACATCTGTGGCAGACAGGGCGTATACCCGCGTGCGTGTCATCTTAGTGTAGACATCTACCAGATTGAAGAACATCTTCGTGGCGTTCTCCACATACAGATTGGGATTGCGGATGACCAGCGGGCGGTCGAAGTCGCAGTCCGGAAAAGTGTAACGAAACAGTTGTCTGAACTTGTGCGTCTTGTTGTGCGCGCTGCCCACTGCCCACGAACGGAACGACTGGCAGTTGAGGTACCCGGTGAGACGCTCGTGTAACAGGCTGACCTCGCGTAACTTGAACAGGAAGTCCTCCAGCGTGTTGCAGAAGGCTTGGCCTACCACTTCGCACAAGTCGAGGTAAATCTCCCTCGTCTTCTTCTGACTGAACGATTGCACCATCGTGATGAAGTTGTTGAGAAACGTGGCATCGTGCAACGAGTGCAGGTAGTGTTCGTACTCGGTGAGTTCTTTGAGCATGCTGTTGATGAGTTGCTTATCGTCGTGTTTGAGCTCACTGAAGCGGTTGCCTGTCGCTACTTGCTCGACGGTCTTCGTTCGCTCTCTGGTCAAACTGCTACACAGCGCATCAAGATGCTTGCACTCTGTAAGAGAATTGTATTGCGACATTACACACTTGTCAATAAACAAATTATTAGTATAAATATACATATAATATGCAGGCTGTCATCCACAAAAATTAATTTTCTGTGTTTTAATATCACAACTAATTACATATTACATAAATTGCATAGATGCATCGCTCACCTAACACATCACCAAAAACACAACACACCACATCCAACCCGTGTACAGACAAACTAACCGACAGTGAGTACTTAGAACATATGATTCCACACCACCAAGTAGCCGTAGATATGTCTCATTTGTTGCAAGCCACGAAATTAACGAATCCAACGATACTTCATTTGTGTCGCAATATCATACGCAAACAGAACTACGAAATTTGGGAGATGACGATGATGAAACAACAACCGTCGGCGAGTGTATTTCGCACAGAAGCTGGAGTCGTGGAAAGGGCTACGACGAAGATGGAAGTGTACGACCCATTCGTGGGAAAAGCGTATTGTAATCCACTGTTTTTTGATCCAGATGCTCACCACAAACAAATGCAACACCACGCCATTACCATCAAAAGCTACTTGGAACATATGATTCCCCATCACCAAGTGGCTGTCGATATGAGCAAGCGCCTGCTGTTACACACGAACCACTCCTATTTGATGGATTTCTGTCGCAAACTGATCCTCGACCAACAGTATGAAATATCTGTAATGAAGAACTTGTTAATGTATGATTCATACAAACACGATGAAAGTATGCTGATGTAATTCTAACTATTTGTGTATTTATGAAAAGAACACGGTCGTATTAACGTGGTTTGTTACAATCGCACCCTTTCGTAACGTCTTGTTGACCGAAGTCATTGGGGTGTTCTGTGTACCCCCGTGGCGCCGTCGGGTCTTGGACTTGGTGGCATCCGTGCTCTTCCCATTCTTTTGCTCCATCATCTTGTGCTTCCGCTTCTCATCGCGCTGAGCCCGCACGAACAAACGCATCGCCTCTTCAATCTGGTCGATGTACTTTTCAACATACTGCATAATCTGGTTCCCAATCGCCCACCGAAAAAAGTTCAGCTGACCAATCGTTGTGCGAACCGAGTTAACAACCGTCTTACCATCCTTCGTCGTCTCGTAGTGAAACAAGATGCGTTGCCTTCGACAAAATGGGTCAAACTGTCGCTTTGAATAGGCCTTCAGTTGCACTTTGTACGACTCATGCACGTAAAACATTCGCTCATGACCATCGTCAGGAGATACCGTAATATACTTCACATCATGCTCACGACTGTAATTCGTCACAAACCAATCAATCACGCGCAACGAAATGGGTGCTCCCTTTTCCACCAATTGCAAAAATTGTTGCATATGTTGTGCGTGGTCGTCTTTTACGGTGAAAAAATGCTCCAGAGACTGCACCAACATGTTTTGTTTGTTACTTGCGGATGGCTTTTTAATGTTTTTGGTAGTATGCATTGGTCAGTCACCTATTATATACACAAGTATAATGTTACGAGATGATAAAATTGTCCGCCGTTTTTGTTTATGTCTTTTTTGAAGCTTGTAGAATGGTGTCATTTCTTTTGGGTTTGTTTGGATTTTTTGGGTCTCTTGGGTGGCGTTTTTTTGGAAGGCGTTTTTGTGGGCAGTGTCTTTTTGGAAGGCACAATCTTCTGTACACTACTGCTGTGTTTCTCTTCGAAGAGCACCTGACAGTCTTTCACCAACAACGCATTGATTTTTTGCATATCTTCTTTGCGAACGTCTGGTAGAGGCACACTCAACGGTCGACCTCGTGACTTTGTGTTAGGACGACTTATGTACACCGAATCATATTTTGGGTTGTATTTTACAGTATACATTGTATTTACCTTCCGCAGAGTCAATGTGGCTTGCCCAATCCACTCCACCGCCTGTTCCAAGGTGACATCCATCACCCCGACACTCTTGTTAACAAATGCCGTGCTCTGTTCGGGCAGGTGTGGTTCACTCACATCGTTCCATACCAAATACGCACCATACCGTCCCATCCTCGCATAAATGGTCTTGTCATCTTTCGTTCCCAACAACCGCCCCGTGTTACCACCGTCCGTATTCATCTGTTGTTTCTTTTCCTGAATGAGCTTTTTGGCCATCCCCAAACTGACCGATTCCATCGTCTCGCCATCGGGAATGTTCACAAACACACCTTCCTTTTTTCGCTTGGCATCTTTGTACAACAGCGCCACCGCCGGTCCGTAATCGTTCTCCAGTGCCACGTAATAATGGTCGGTATTATCTTGTAACAGGCGCTTTGATGGATGGTCGCGGAAGCCATCCACCCCAGATGCAATGGGCTTATGCAACCCTTTTGTGGAGGCCATCAGGTCGTCGTAGAACGCTTTCACAACCGCAGAATACGTGGTATTGCCCTGTGTGATGTCATCCAGTTTCTGCTCCAGTTCCTGTGTGAAATGTGTCTCTGTCAACTCCTTCAGCTTCTCTTGCGCGAGCAAGTAGTGGATGGCCTCGCGCCCAACCACCGTCACATAATACCTGTCTCCCAGTTGCGAAACGATGTCGGTGGCGGTAGAAGTGACGTGGCGTGTGGGTGCCTTCGGTCGCATATCAATCACAACCTCTTCGTTTGTATTCTGTGTCATCGGGTGATTTGCCAGCGCCCGTTGCCAAGGTGATACACCGGAACCCTTCTGGTGCTCTATGTATTTACGGTCTTCTAACCGTTCAATAATTGAACTGTATGTGCTCGGTCGTCCGATACCATTACTCTCCAACCCCTTCAACAACTCCCCAGATGAGTAAGGTCGTATAGGCAACGGGTGCTTGATTTCAGACACATACTTATGGCACGAAAAAATGTCGTGTGATTTGTATGGACACGTCTGTGGTGCAAACGGCAACTGAAATTCCCATACACGGAATCCGGGAAACTCAACACAAGACAACACTTTGTGCAACGTGTGGTGCTGGACGGACGGTGGATGTGGGTGAAAGTTCAGCTGGTACTTATTCAGCAAGCAACACGTCATTAGCGAAGACAGTGTCGTCTCATAAACAAATGTGTACAACATACGCAACGGCGTGGCCTCCATCTTCATAGTATGGCACTCTGCATCTGTTAGTGTTCGTTTATCGCAATACACTGGACGTATCGGTTCGTGTGCCTCTTGTGCCAGTGCCTGCTTCTTGGATGTGCGTTTCTTCTTCTGGGTGGTGGCAATATCCGATACGTAGGCATCACCCAAAGTAGCCAGCAAGTGCGCACGGGCGGACTTGACGAACGAGTCCGATAACACCTTGCAATCGGTGCGAATGTAGGTGATGTGACCAGCCTCGTACAGCTTCTGTGCAACCACATTCGTCTTCTTCGCACTCCACCCAAACTTGTTGTAGCACTTCTGTTGCATCGCTGACGTCGTGAGTGGCTGTGGCGGAGACTGCTTGGACTTGCTGTGGACGATGCTCGATATGTGCCACTTGCGAATCGTTTCTAATTCGTCAAGTACCGTGTGCCCTGTCGTCTGTTTGTCAACGTACTTTGTGAGGAGGGGGTCAGCTCCCTTTCGCCCGTCATCGTTCAGTTCCGCGGTGATGTTGTGCTTGGCTTCAAGAGTCGTCAGCGCCATAAACTCCTGCTGGCGCTGGTACAACCACCGCAACGCCGGACTCTGACACCTTCCCGCCGACAACTTCGGTCGTATGTGCCACAGCAACGGTGATACCGTGTAGCCAAATATGATATCAATGACTCGTCGGGCTTGTTGGGCACGGTACAACGGTTCGCGCAGTTCGGTCGGGTTGTCGATGGCGTGGCGGATAGCATCGGGTGTAATCTGGTCAAACACGATGCGCTCCATAGGCTTCTTGTTGGTGCTCCTGTTCAGCCCGAGCACGTCGCGGATATGGTAGCCAATCGCTTCACCTTCACGATCCATATCAGAAGCAATGATGACCTTCGATGCCGATTTGGCGAGTCCGCGTAAGGTGGAAATGGTCTTCTTTGCCGACGCCGATTCGATGTACGGAATCTTATCTGGATCCCAGTTGTCCTTGATATGCTGGTCGATCCATTTGAGATTGTGGGGAATGTCCTGTATGTGACCATAACACCCACGCACTTGGTATCCTTTGCCCAGCATCTTCTCTATCTTGGGACCTTTCGCACCACTCTCGACGATGACTAATATGGGCATCGGGGGGGGGGAAAGCGGGTATGTGTAGTATATGCGATAACGTCCCGCCTCGTTTAAACCACTACGACGTTTTATTTATTCTGCAGAAGTGAAGACGACTGATTGCCAACTCTCGGTCGTGATTTGTTTTTTTATGAGAAAAAAACAGAAGAACAAACACTCGCACACCCACGAGAGATTGCTTCCGTTGCCATCATTCGTTATTTCATATTATGTGTATCACACAATAGATGAGCTACAAATTGCGATTCTCCCGAAGACACCTAAAATATGTTGTATACAATGTATCTTTGTCTTTTTTGTGTTCTATTTTTTGATGCCACACGACCGTTCATACCGTCAGTCCGCAAAGGCGTCGCACAGGCGTCGCACAGGCGTCGCAAAGGCGTCGCAAAGGCGTCGCAAAGGTACCATCTAAATTAAAGGGGGGTACCTTGGAAGATACCAATCCGGGTTTCTGCGTTAAACTGCGAGTATTCTATGATTCGGGGCACCAAGGTGGGCATTACGAACCTGCCGTGGTGCATGGATTAAGAGATTACCAAAAGGGGTATATGGAATATTTCTATGATTATGACAAAAGCGAGATTGATATGCAGCGCGAACAAGCTATTTCTATAGATTCTTCCACGAACAAACGGGGTACCCGAGGTGCAATGATCACCCAAAAAATACCGGATGAGGAGCAATATCAAAGGATAATTCGTAAGAGGTATCCCTCACTGTATGACGATACGATTGAAAAAAAGCACTACTTCGATAATAACAAAGCGTCAATAGTAGACAAACCGTTTCCAGGCGTGTCTTTGGAATATATTGGCGCCGGTTCACCGGACTCATTCTATTTAGGCACCAAAACGGATGTCGCGAACGATATTGTCACACTACAAGCAGTTATCAAGGACATTGATGACTGGAAACCAGAATCAGAACTTGCAAAAGAAGAGAAGGAAACTCTGTTGGTAAAGTACACTAATGTGAAAACCAGATGGTATGCTGAACTAAAGGATATCAAAGAGGCAGGGTGTCCTTTTTCAATGAACACGATTGTCATGATGCCCCCATCATCCTGAAGTCATTCGCCCTATCCATCCACACGCCAATCAACAAACGAGATACACACGATACCAATCACATCTCACCCGTTCACATATTACACATTCCACATATCAGACATATATTATGTGACGCGTGCACAGTTCACCACCATATTCACCCGTTTGCGGTTGACTCCCATATCGTACACACCCTCGCGCGAAGAAGAACGTATTGCAATCGTCTTCTGGTGCAAGGCTACTTCCACATCATCGTGAAACTGGTGTTTACCGTGTTGCACTACGTATCTTATGTATTTGGCGTGTGTGATAGGATGGGTGTATCTGGTGGTTTCGACCACTGTGTTACACTTGGTCACGCACTTCTTGAGACGACTGAAAGCACGCGTCGCCTCGTGCTTGCTGGTGGATTGGACGGCCTCGAAAGCGCTGTTGAGTGTGCGACGGTGTTTGGGGAGCTTGCTGGTACGCTTGAACTGCTTCAGTGACGGCCCCGCCCTGCGTCTGCGAGAAGCACTTGCCAACTGTTTGAACATATTGGAATCGGGTTTGGTTTTTGTGTACTGCACTGCTTGGATTAGGTGTTATTTTATATAAAAATATCAGGAGACTACATCGGCCATCAATTTTCTTGCCCAGCTAACCGGACCACATCACCCGCTCCATCTCAGTCTCGATGCGATTCGGGCGATTACTCATCCGTGTCAGCCAGAAAGAACACGCACAAACATACTTGCTATTTTTTGAACCACTGCCTACTGAATGTGGTGACGGGTGTCTTTACACAACAACCAGATACAATCTTTCACCATCACGTATCTTTTCATGCAAGGGAATCATCGATTCTTGAGGATTGAACCCGTTCCATTCGTACGCCGTCCGCGAGAATCCAACAATCCCGTTACCGCTCGGCTGGCCGTGCTGTTGAGTCATCGACAGCAGTTGGGCGACAGTGTTGTGTCCGGCCTGCAGAGTATACTCCAATGTGAACTCGTTATCTTCCACGTAGCCGTCGATGCTCTTGTGCCGGTGGTGCAGATGGATGAGTGAAACCGACACCGATTCCGAGTCGGGTCGTGGCATGCTGAATGTGTTACCCATTCGTTTTGGTGATGTCTTTGGTATTATATTTGGTGTGTGTATATATGTAATGGTATAAATATGTATATGTACACAACTACTTCACACATCTCTTACTCACCCTCCCAAATCTCATCCACCAACCCTTCCTCCAAACACTTGTCAGCCGTCCACCACAGGTCGTGCTTGAGCATCTCCTCCAGCTCGGCATCTCGAATCGTCGTGTGCTTCTTGTAGATGTCCTTGATGGTGTTGTGCATCTGCGTGACGTTCTTGTAGTCGTCTTCTATCTCCGTCAGCTTGCCACCGAACCAGCTGCTCAGCTGGTGAATCAGCATGCTGGCGTGGGGGCGAATGTACCGCTTGGCACCCACCACGCTCATCAGCGTGGCGGCCGACGCCGACGCACCCTCGATGATGGTGTGAATGGGTATCTTCGACTGCTGAATGAAATCGATGGCGGCGAAAGCTGCGAACACCCCGCCTCCATAGCTGTTGATGTGCAAGTAAATGGGCTTGGGCTGGATGTCCAGCGTAGGATGCTTCTGTTTGGTCTCCTCGTACTTTTCGTTGAGCTTGCAAATGCATTCCTTCAGTCGGTATACCGAATCCTTGGACACACCCGAAAAAAAGTAGATGTGGTTGTTGCGCGCGAAGCACCGTGAAGCCACGTCGGCGTCTGATAAGCACGGGTGTCCAGTGTTCTTCTTCTTGTCGTCGGTGGATGCACGACACTTCCCACCGTCCGCTTCCGTATCCTCTTCTTCGTCCGTTGTGCACCGCCGGCGCTTGTGGTTCCGGTCGTGCTGCGAAGTATAGGAGAGCTGGATGTCGGCGTAGTCGTCGCGGTCGTCGTGGAACATTCTGTTTTGGTTGGTCGTTTGGTTGTCTGTAATGAGAGTGTTGGGGTAAGGTTGTCTTTATGATGGGTAGACGGAAAAGAGTTGTGACAAAATGATTATTATATAGTTAGTGGTTGTGAGATAGGATTTTCAGCGGGTGCTTTTGGTGGTGACTGTGCAAAGATGGTATCCGCTACAGAAATAATTACAGAAATTAATCGCGTTGCACAATCAGGTGAGGAAGAAAAGTTGGGTGATTTTGGTGGTGACCGTGAAAAGGTGGCATTCGCTACAGAAATACAAGCGGTTTTTAAAGAATCGGGGTGGACGCGTGGACCAATTGTTGGGAAAGAAATGTTATGTGCGATGGCACAATTAAGCTACACAATGCAACAGTCGATCAACTTCAGTGATTTAATAAATCACGAACGAGCAACACGCTTGAAGATTAAGGATATTCTGACATATTTCAGAATGGTGTTCATGCTGTTCCCACTTCTGACGCCAACCGTGTTTCATATCGCAAACGTGTACATTCAAAGGGTGTCCAGAAAGAGAGAGAGAACTGAAAAGGTTGCCGACGTCTGGAAAACGGACAGAGTGACCATAAATGTAAAGGTCGCAGACGACTGGAAAAAGGTCATAATGACCATCTTGTTAGTGGCACAAAAGATTCAAGAAGACGATTCCTACTTGAACTGGCAGTTTGTAGAAGGTATGAACTTTATGAACTGTTTTCAACGGAATACAGACGTGTGCTGGGAAGAGATGAACAGATGGGAAAGCAACTTTCTAAATGCGATTAATTGGGAAACGTTTGTAAAAAAGGAAGATTTGGAACACCCACTACCATCTACACCAGCTTTAAAAGAAAATCCGGGGAAACAGTGTCATTCTCAGAAGCGGTTGAAGACCAAAACAAGCTAAAATACGTTGCAACCGTCCACATATACACGGCGACTCACCTTTCAACAGGAACAACATATTCTTCCCCAAGCACATCGTACAGGTCTTCCTCCGTTATCAACTCAAAGAATTTTTCTGTTTGCATATTTTTTATACCATACTCATTCAGTTTCATTTTTTTCTTCAGCGCAATCCCACGCAACCGAACATTCTCTTCACCTGAGCCTGTAAAGTATGCCAGCGCGGGAACATACTGTTTGTGTATTACCGCACGGATATCCACTCTACACGCGTATGGGTAATTAGGTATACGCAAGAAGCCCATATACTTCGTTTTGCACTTGGTCGTCGAAGTCAAGTGGTCAACAAGAATACCATCGTCTTCAAGATGCTTCAACAAAACTCGCAGACACGTTTCGGCCTGTTGGTCTTCTTTCCAATCTGTTCGTGTCAGTAGTATATCAATATCTCCTGAATCCGGTTTACCACGACGGTACGAACCACAAATTACGGCATCGCAAGGATTCGGTATCTTTTTGCACCCGGTTTGCAAAATGTCATCAAACTGTTGAATTACATTGTGTGGTATACGGTGTTTCAAATCTTCGTAGTACTTCAAACCCATCAGCTGGTGAGCGGTAAGCTTGTACGTCTTCAGTGTATCTCGGTCGTCTGTGGCAATCGCTTTTCGCAACAGCGCCAACGACCCTCCTTGCTCAACCACTTTCTTGGCTTTGACGGGTCCAAAGCCGGTAATGCCGAGTAGCTCCTGTGTGGCGACCACGACAGGGTCAACCAGCGCATCGTCTTGCAACTCTTGCAGTGTGCCAGTAGATATGATTTCGTGTATCCGTTTGAGGGTGCTTTTGCCGTAGCCGGTCCGCCCTTTGAGCTGGTGGACGTCCGTCAACGGGGTGGCATCACCAAAATGAGTCAGCATGTCCTCGATGACCTTCTTGTGGGCACGGTTCTTGAAATTGAGAGTCTTGCCTGCATCGGGTGTCTGGTTATTTCGGTAAATGAGTTGCTCGAAGCATTGTATGACATTCGGCTGATGGTTCATTATAGTGGGAAAGCTACGACACGAATCAGGAAATGAACACGGAAAAACAGAGAAGCGGGCAAGCTGGTGTTGACTACACAAATTTTTAAAAAAAGAATGTGTGTAGTAATATATAACTTATACATTTATTTATTTGCGCAACAAATAACTATGTTTTATTCTCGTAGCAGGCTCACTCGCAACGTGCGCAAGACGCGTGGTGGGGGTGGACGTCGTCGATCCAAGAAACGCACGATTCGTGGTAGTAACCAAAAAGCGAATGCCAATAAATCACGTGCTGTCAAGTTATTGGCTCGTATAAAGCGACGGACTCAATATGCAAACACAAGTCGCAACAAACAAAAATGTGGAGGATTACCGGCACAAGAACAAACAGAAACACAAGCCAAACACATTACAATAACAATCACTGATATGACTGGTACTGACACCGTCTTTAAGGAGGAGGGTAGTATTACAGTAAACGATATGTATAAAAAATACTTCACACGCTGTGGTTACAGAGGAATACTCACACCAGTCAATATGCCAAACTTACCACTAAACACGCCAAACTTACCACTAAACACGCCGATTACAGAAGACACTACATTACACTTCAGTTCTAATAATACTAATGTCCCCGATAGAAATACGTTAAATACGTTGGTTACTGAATGGTGTGCAGGTAAATTAACGCAAGAAAATTTCAATAAGTATGGACACCCAGAATATTTTGTATTAGGAGCAGAAATTACAAGTTTAAATGATTTGTTTAAAGACGATGTCAATTTTAATAAGCCGTTGTACTGGGATACGAGTCATGTGGAAAGTATGTCATGTATGTTCAAAGGTGCAACTAAATTCAATCAAGCGCTCGATTTTAACACAGAGAATGTGACAGATATGTCAAGTATGTTCGCAGGTGCAACTAAATTCGATCAAGCGCTCAAATTTAAGACAGAGAATGTGACAGATATGTCAAGTATGTTCGCAGGTGCAACTAAATTCGATCAAGCGCTCAAATTTAAGACAGAGAATGTGGAAAATATGTCAAGAATGTTCGACAGTGCAACTAAATTCAATCAAGCGCTCAAATTTAACACAGAGAAGGTGACAGATATGTCATGTATGTTCACAGATGCAACTGCATTCAATCAAGCGCTCAAATTTAACACAGAGAATGTGACAGATATGTCATGTATGTTCGACAGTGCAACTAAATTCAATCAAGCGCTCAAATTTAACACAGAGAATGTGGAAAATATGTCAAGTATGTTCGCAGATGCAACTGAATTTGATCAAGCGCTCGATTTTGACAACACACAGAAGGTGACAAGTATGTCATTTATGTTCGCAGGTGCAACTAAATTCAATCAAGCGCTCGATTTTAACACAGAGAATGTGGAAAATATGTCAAGTATGTTCAAAGGTGCAACTAAATTCGATCAAGCGCTCAAATTTAAGACAGAGAATGTGACAGATATGTCACATATGTTCGCAGGTGCAACTGAATTCAATCAAGCGCTCAAATTTAAGACAGAGAATGTGGAAAATATGTCAAGTATGTTCGCAGGTGCAACTAAATTCAATCATGCGCTAACTTTTAACACAGAGAAGGTGACGAATATGTCATATATGTTCAAAGGTGCAACTGCATTCAATAAAGCGCTAACTTTTAATAACACAGAGAAGGTGACAAATATGTCAAATATGTTCGCAGGTGCAACTGAATTCAATCAAGCGCTAACTTTTGACATATCGAATGCGCAGTATAAGGAAAATATGTTAACAGGCACAAAACTCAGCCTCCAATAATCAATCGCATATTACAGAAAGAGTTAGTGACGATTACTGGAACGTATAATTGTTCTTGTTAGGGTATGGCGTGTGGTCATGTATGAGCATCCGCCCTATCGACACCGTACCCACCATCCCACCAAGCAAACCAGCACAAAAACGCACACCACCACCCAGGCCACCACGCTCTGCGATGTCTTTGAGGCAGGTGTGTGTTTTCTCAGTTCCTGATTCAGATGCGCTGTAGTAGACGAACCGACTACGTCCGTGTTAGAAGAATTGTTTTTGGCCAGCTCTTCGGGAAGCTGACAGAATGATTGGCGTTCGTATGCACCGTTATACTGTTGCATAGCCATCTCCCGTGTCATCGTCGGTTTGCCGAGTTGCACGTTGACTTGGTTGTGTATCAAGACAACCCAAGAGATTAGAGAATCACGGTTGTCCAAGAAGGGTTCAATGGGAAAGCGCTTGAGCAGCGTGCGGTAGTGCTGTCGACACATCTCGCATGGCAGGATGTTGCGGATGTTGTAGAAGAAGTCGTAGTGTGTGCGCCGTTGGGCGTAAGTCGGTCGCAACGGATAATTGATAGAAACGGTGTGCATAACGAACCAGAAAGGCGGGCCCCATACGAGTGGATTCATGACTTATAAAATCAATCGTGTGAACAACCGGACGCAAATCGGTAATATGTATTATAGTATGCTTTTGATAGAAAAATATCTGGCGGGTGACGACACATACACAGACGTCTCTTGTAAAAATCACAACCAGATTTTTATGTTACCATTACATAATAATATACCCATCACGACCCTCCCCCCAAAAAATGCCAAACTCACTCAAACATACGAACCGTGCGACAAACACAACGGCTCTCAACTGGCAAAGACTAATTCGCAACGCCATTCGTCCATCTGTCGTATCACAGATGAACAGCGCTTCGACCGGCAGACACAGGAGAGGTGGTTCGTATGTAGATGAAGGCTGGTTCAAAACGGTGGTGGAACTGCAAGAGAAGCGTACACCCAAACGGAGACAGCGCAATAATACTATTACCAAAACCAATCCGAAGACCAAAAATCCAGTGCTACCACACACACTGAAGAAGCGGTAGGTGAACACATACATACGTGTTCCGATTATTATTTTCTTTTTTAAAAAGCGATAGAGCGAGAGAACGATAGAAAAACGAGCTACTTTGTGGGTACCGATATGTATGGAACCACCATTTGTCGGGAGTGTTCGCGAGACGAAGAGTATTGTATTATTTGTCGACTGTCAATCATTTCGATACTGACAACTCTCACTTGTGCGATTCGTGCATCTTCACGTGCATCGCCGATATGCGCTGGACGAGCTCGGGGTTGGTCAATAGTCTCTGTATGCATTCTTCATCACGTAGCATTTCGGGTATCGCTTGAATGCCCTTTGTTTGCATTTGGCGCTGGACAGACGCGCTGGTAAAGCACTCCTGGACGTGGGGGTGTTGCAAGATGCTCATCATCTCGCGACAGTCGTCGAACGTAATGGTTTCGAGGTTCATTCGTGGATAAGGGAGTTGTGTGTATGTTGTATTGCACATATACATAATCGTATATTATACGCGTATTTATTTGCGTATTCCACATTGAATAATATATCCATTTACAAACAAACAGTTATACACGTACGGTTCTTATCTGCAAACTTTTTCAATATGCTGGCACACGATTACAGCAATTCGAGCTCACACAACGGCCACCCGATGTCCGGTCATAACACACCCCAACTTCCATCCTTTCGAGATTTGCACGCCGAGTCAGCCGGTCACCAGCCTCTTTCGTATCTGGACCGGCCTGACTTTTCCCAGCCGCTGTCGCACCGCGGTCACCTTGGCACCGACGTGGGTGATGGCAACGCGCCGTCGTCGTCGTCGTCGTCGCTGATGCACCACGCGATGCACAATCCGAAGCTCTATCCGGACAATATGTTGCCCAACCATCCGGTGCAAACCGCCCCCATTCGCAGCCTGAGCGGGGAGTCGCTTTCCACCCGCGACTTCACCCACAACAACATGGTGCCGTTCTTCGGTGGACACGTGCACCAGAACGTCAACCCACACGCGGCAGCGTCGACATTGGAGTTGCACACGGGTGTGTCCACCGTGCAACAGCACAAGGAGACGCGGTCACCTTTTTTTTCGCCGGCGAAGGGCAACACGCACATTCATGGTTCGCCTGCGCTACCGGAGAAGCTCATCGAAGACCGTTTCGAGCTGTCCCGATACAAGCAAGGAGAGAAACCGAAGCAGGAAGTGCGGGTTGGACCGGGTCTCAACCAAGGATTTGTGGCTCGTCCATCAGGTGGCTTGCAACAGGATAATATGCGCGAGTACGTGATGCCAAAGTCGGTCGACGAACTTCGCACCAAGACGAACCCCAAGGTGACCTACACGAACCCTATGATTCGCGGGCGTGCGCTGAACATCAAACGAGGCAAACCGGGTATCGTAAGCAAGAACCGTCCAGACAATTTCTACGTGAACTCGCCGGCGCGCTACAACACGACCACCGGGATTGTCAAGGGTCGACGGTTGCGCACCGTGCCCATCGACCGCACCACCCACCGCCATGCCCAGATGCGCCAGCACACGGGTGGCGCGGCTCAGTACAATCACGAGCAACGACGTCCTGATGAGTATGTGCGCACGAGCAATCCTTTTCGTGATGAGTTAGCATATGGAGATGTTGGTATACGCAATGCCAACAACCAGAGCACTTGGAGCGACATCGAGGCGTTCACCGGAAGCTACGGCAAGAAGGGCATCGAAATCTTGCCGAACGAGCGGGACACCACTCAGCTGACCAGCTACCTGTCGAATGCGGCCAGCTTCGTCAAGGCCATCGTGGCACCACTGGCGGACGTGATGCGTACGACTCGCAAAGAGAACGTCATCGGCAATCCGCGCGCGACAGGCAGTATGAACACCATCGTCAAGAAGCTCCCTGTGCATGACCCCAACGATGTCGCCAAGACCACGCTCAAAGAGACGAACATCCACGACATCCGCACCGGCGTTATGACAGGTGCGTCGCGTTTGGCATCCACGGTGTACGATCCAAACGATGTCGCGCGCACGACCATAAAGGAGACGAACCTTCACGACACCCGTTCTGGCAACATAAACGCTCCCACCAAGCTGGCTACGTACGATCCTAACGACGTAGCGCGTACGACCGTAAAGGAGACGAACATCCACGACACCCGCACGGGCAACATCAACGATTTGTCCAGACACACGGTTCCGGTCTACGACCCCAACGACACTGCGCGCACAACTGTCAAGGAGACGAACATCCACGACACCCGCACGGGCAACATCAACGGTTTGTCCAGACACACGGTTCCGGTCTACGACCCCAACGACACTGCGCGCACAACTGTCAAGGAGACGAACATCCACGACACCCGCACGGGCAACATCAACGATTTGTCGAGACACACGGTTCCGGTCTACGACCCCAACGACACTGCGCGCACAACCGTCAAGGAGACGAACATCCACGACAACCGCTCGGGCAATGTGGGTATGCGAATCACGCGCTTGCCAGCTTACGACCCCACCGACATCACCAAAACGACCATCAAGGAGACGAACATCCACGACGCCCGCACCGGTCATATGTCGGCTGTGCCTGCTGGCGAAGGCGGTGGAAGCAGGCAACAAGGCATGGTGCATCACGTGGACACCGCGAAGGTGACGGTTCGCGAGACCACCGACCCCGAGAGCACATCAGTGAACTTGAAAGGGATGAACAAGCCGACGACCTACGACCCGACGGACATCGCGCGCGTGACTATCAAGGAGACCAACATCGACGGCACCCGCCAGGGCAACATCACTGGCATCGACACCAAGGGTGGATACAGCACCAACCCGAAGGAAGCTCCCACCACCAACAGGCAGTTTACGGCGGAGGTTGAGTACAGCGGTGTTGCGGAAGGTAAAGAGACTGGGGGATACAAGGTGGCGAATGTGGATGCACCGGCTACCCAGCGCCACGAGTTGAGCGACAAGGAGTATGCAGGCACGGCGGACAGTAATCACAAGGCACCGATGTCGTACGAGGACATCTACAATGCCACGTTGGACGAGGTGAAGGAAACGATTGCCGAAGGCCGTCAGCCGACGATGACCAGTGCCAAGACGTTTGCCGACAAGTCGTTCGTACAGATGGAGCAGAAGGACGATGACGACCGTCGGAACCACCGCGACACGGTCTCGACCCGCGTAGGCCAGCAACTGCACGCCGAGCTAAGCCGTGGCTCCGTAACGAAAGACAAAGTGAACTTGGACATCGAACCGACGCGGAACCAACCGGACGAGGCGCTGGTGCAGGCGTTTGAAGGGAATCCGTACACTAAATCGTTGAACAGCTCGGCTTGATTGTGTAAGCGTATACGCGATGGACATTTCATATGTTTTTCAACGGCTACTTTGTTGTGGCAGATTCGGTGCACGGGCTTTTCACACTCGGAGTGGTGCGGATGACACAGCTGTCTTAAAGCGCGACGCCAGTAGTTGCAAGTCATTGCCGTAGTTGGATTGCAGTGTGATAAGCACGAATGCCAGAATCACCGCACCGTTGAGTTCCCGCAGACGGTTGTGGTCATAGCCGTTGTAACCGTCAAACACGAATGGAATCGCCTTGACCATTTTTCGTATTGCGTACACAGTGAGCATAAGAAGCACCGTCTGTGAGCATATTTTGAGAAACAACCATAGTGACGTCGGGGGGCGGTTTGTGTCTTCTTTTTCTTCGTGGAACAGTGTATTTAGTAACACCGCGAATATGAATGATAAAACTAAGTAGTACACACCTATTATTGAGATATCTACGCATTTGAGGAAATGAATCATCACTTCATGTTGGAAACTATGACCCATTCTGGTTTGATAATTGGAAAACGGTATGCTTTTACTTGTTATAGAGACATTTTAAAGTTCATCTACACAAACGGAAGACTGAATGCACACGCAGTACAACAGAAAAATATGCAAAACAGAAGTACATACTAAAAACAAACGACAACACCGCACAAAATGACCCACCCACTCGAACCATTAAACCAGCAGACGATACTGCGACAAGTCGAATGTCCTCTGCAAGCGAAGAGTGAATACGATGCTTTCAAGGGCGTTGAGTTCATGTTTGGTGAAGCATTTCCGGAAATGATTGGCTACCTCTTCGCTTACAACTTCTCGGGGTTGGGGTCGAATGACAAGGGTTTTTTTGGCAAGTTGGGACTGGACACGACGAGTGTTCGCCAGAGCAAGCGGTTGCTGGGTTACAACTACTTTCTGCCGATGAACAGCACCAACACCACCGACTCCAAGCGCATCAAGTGCAGCGTGTCCAGCGGAGTGTGTGCCAACAAGGACCCTTACTACTACATGCGCACGTACAGTGTGGCTCGCGGTGGAAACTTCACGTTCGGGTTAGTAGAAGACTTGTTGGATCTGAATCCAGTATCGGTTATCAAGTCGGTGTTCGAGTCAAGCTCCGGTAGTGTGGAGTGCATCGCGGAGACATTGCCGGTCGGGAGCAACTTCGACTTCTGCGACGACAGTTCCGTGTCAGGCAAGAAGCTGGGCTATCAGAAGACGTTGAACTACGATGCACTCATCGACGATACAAATGGCACCGGTTACACAGCACACAAAATCAAAGTCGAACAAATGGTGCAAGAATGTGACAACGAATGTGAAACAAAATTCAAAAACAGCAATGACAAGAGAGCTTTTATCAAAGACAATTGCAAACGAGATTGTAGACGTATCTGGTGGGAAGAAAAGCGATGTATACCGAAGCCTGATTTTTTGTCTCCACCTGTAAAATACACAACGTGTGGTGCAAATGAAGGTTCGAAAGAGTATCGCTTACCGTTTGGTTCTTCATACAAGCACACGGAAGGCGATAAGCCACGAGGTATCGACAAATCCAAATACGCTCACCCCGAGAAGGAAGAATTCCAGTCCCTTCACGCATCTCAACATATGTATGCATATCACTATCAGTGTATTGGCCAGTGCATCCTAATCGTCTTATTGGGTCTGTTCATCGTGTTGATGTGTGTTCTACGTCGTTAGAAGCGCGGTTCTATACCGTTTGTTGTTTGGCTGATTCTGTGTATGCATTACCAGTATAGCCATCGTTGCATAGAATACCGACTGTCGATATTTGCTTGTCGTTAACGTCGAACCGCTTTTGGAGTACTTTTACGTGCAGAATGGCTTGTGTCGACCCTCCGCTATTCAGCAATTCGTCGATGCGTGCGTCTTCTTTCTTATACAGCTCTTCCGGGCTGGTGTTGTTGTCATCGGTTCCACCAGATGAGTAGTGCAACGCCTTGGGCAAGAACGCGACTACGAAGTTCGCAGACGCTTTCAGCACGTCACTATTCGCAATTTCGTTCGTGTTGGTGTTGTACTGAAATGGATAGTAGTAGCAACGTATGCCCAGCTTATTCTTGTCAAGAACAGTCATTGGAAGAATCTTGCCAATTGGTGGGTTGCACGTGAATACACGGTAACACACTTTGTACATAAATGACCCATTCAAGTGTTCCGCCGGAATTTCTCCTGCACTTCGTGCTACGATTTGCAACGGCTTGTGCAAAGCGCGATTCGATTGCGTGCGACTGCGTGTGGAACCAATGCCCGACAAAATAAAACCGTGCTCTGTGCAACACTGTTGCACCGACAGACCTATCTTGCGACGAATCATATCTTCAATGTCAGTGGTTGATGTAATCGTATGCATCTCGTTCGGGAGCAAGTATACATTTTTCCGGTCGTCTCTGTAAGAGCAGATGCTGGTGTCACTCACGGTGCAGTTGAGTTCAAGAGACATAACGTGGTGGCACACGAGAGTAGTTAATTGAAAATGATAAAATAGCAGGTGGTTTTGTTTACCGGGTTGTTTCTTATATAAAAAATATGACAGTGAAGAGACAAGTCATCACACCCCAATACTATACAAAATGAATGCAGATGAACGGGTGTTGCCCAAACCAGGTATGTTGTTCTTGGTTGTCAAAGCGATTGCGCACAACAGTGAGGTGCGTATAGTGGATACGGAGTCTGCTTTCGTGAAAAGCTTGCACAAGAAGATGATGACACACCCATCTTTGGTAGCATTGTACAAGGACATACTTACTGAGGATTCAACAGAATTCACTGAAGCTTACTTGCCATTGTTTGGTCGGTTGATACAGAATACAGTCGGTTTGGTGGATGCGAACGATGCGATCATTTACATACCTAACCAGTGGTTTGCAATGCAGACAGATGCGTATCCAGAGATCATCAAGAAGCACGTATCGGCGACCAATGAGGTTTCGTACACCATTGACTTCGATGAAGATTACACGGACCGCTATGCAGAACTTGTCACTGAGAAGCAGTGGGAAACAACAACAGATACCATCCGTTTTCAACAGCACGACGAGGTGTCTCTACCCGTGCGGATCGAGTCGGGCGAGTCGTTAGTACATATGGTGGACATCGCGCAGACCACGTTGCGGTTCGAGTCCAACTACGAGCGAGAGTTCGTCGACACGTGGGGAAGCGTGCACTATTTTGACGCGGAGGACATTCCTAACACGTCGCCATTTCCAAACCCGTTGCACCCGCAATTTCACACAGAACTGTACAAGACGAAATCATTTGCCTTCTCGCGCATTATGCATACAGGCGATACTAATCAAACAGACAACACAGTGTTCACTATCAAAGACCATCAACAATACGTGCGAAACTTGATTTCGCCGGTGACACCCTACCACTCTTTGTTGGTCGTGCATTCGACCGGCAGTGGAAAAACGTTCACCACGTTCGGGATTACCGAGCAGTTCCGGGACATCACCTATATCCAGCACCGGAAGATTCACATCACGTGTCCGCGTCGCGAGATTTGCGATGAGTTTCACACCTATCTGAAAGGAAACGCTTCGTCGAATACCCCCCAGAATTATGTGTATGGTGAATACGAGAAAGAGATGAATATGTCAATGGCGTTCTGCACAGACAAGAACACCCAACAATACGCACAAAAACATTACAACATTGCAACGTATTATTCTATCTTTCCTAAATCTTATTATGCGTATGTGACGACCTTGCAGAAGGTTATGTGTGCTTGGCGTGTCGTGTTGCCGACGATTCACACCGTGCGACGAACATCCGAAGGATTCTTGTTGGTGTCTACTTCAGTCAAGAAGGAGCATCTAACCGCATTGAAAGTGTCTTTGCAGACCATCGGAGAAACGTATACGACTAAACTGAAAGAGACGTGGCAGTACGTTTTCGTGCCAAGCGCAAAAGAGCTCCGCATAGTCGTCTCGAATGTCTTCGGTCTTGCACAGTTTGAAAAACACTTGGTCGACACATATGCGAACACGGTGTTCGTCATCGACGAAGCACACCGTATCAATAAGGACGACGGTGCACTGTTAGCGAGCACAGAGGTCGATACCCGTAAAGACAATACCACACAAAACACCAACTGGACATTCATGCTGTCGTTCGTGATTGGCGTGTTGCGCTACCATCACTGTCGTATGCGATTGGTATTATTGACAGCAACACCAATGCAGAATGAGAGCCAAGACATGATACAGTTATTGAACCTGATGATTCACAACGACGGGTACAAACAAGAGGAACAACACAAAATCTACAAGAAGCGCAAAATCACACAACGATCGCAAACCGAAAAGGACAAGCTGGCCATCAGCATTGCGGCACGCGTGTCGTATTTCAAAGACGAACGAGGCAAACCTATAAAGCTCGTTGCCGAAGACATTTTTTACAACGTGCCTCATATCGAGTCACGCATCGAAGTGTGTCATGGTAAGGTATGTGTCGTGCTGTACGTGGAAAGTGTGGACGAATTCTTGACAGGCACCAAAGCGATGCACACCCCATCCATCGTATGGGACCAGCGAAAGGCGTCCAAACGCTCCCACGCTATTCCGCTGGACAGCCTCAAAAAAACGGGCGCTCACCCCCACCAGACGTATGTGCACATCGTGCTCGACCCCAAAACCACCAAGACATCGTTCGAATCATGGCTGGGTCTGTGTGGTGAACACTTGCACATAAACCACACGGTTGTGTTGCTCACATCGTCACAGTCATTTGCTACCAGCGTGGCCAGTAACACGGCGTTGTCAGTGCTGTTCGCAAATACGTCCATACGACACCCGTTCATTATACCTACTAACCGTGTCCACTCACGCTACCTGACGGCAACTCCACCCACAATATGTTCGCACACACTGTCGAATATGGCACCTTTCTTTTCGACGTACTACCGCAACCAACAGACACACACCGACTACAAACACACACCGACGATCATCACTACGCCTATGCAGAATCAGGCCTTCGTGACGACCGACGACAAGCTGTCCCTCCGCTACCGTTTTGTGGGACACCGCATCAACAACTGGAACGGGCGCGACACAACCGACCGCGTGTACCAACCCAAAATTGATACGATGCTTTCACTTATGGAAATGCTACCGGGAAACGTGCTCATTTATACGAACGAGGTGCAACTCGGCAAAGGCGGTGCACTGTCGCTCAAATTCCTCAAGCGAATCATAGAACAACGTTTTCGCAAACAGAAGCACTCGCGACTGTCTAATGTAACAGTCGAGTTACTCCACAAAGAAACATTATCGTATGTGGATGATAGTGACTTTGCGAATGCACTAAACAAACGTATACACGAAATCAACACCACATTGTTGGCCGAACGTAACGACGTCGTACTGATTGGCTCAACCGAGATTCGGGAGGGTATGACACTGAATGAGATACGTCAGGTACATATGCTGGACGTGAGTTGGAACATCGCACAGATGCAACAAATTATGGGCCGTGCTATACGTATCAACAATCACCGAAAATTCGCACACAAGGAGTTACACAACGTGGCTTGTTTTTTGCACATCACCGTCCCAGAAACAGTTGTTGATGAACCGAAAACACACACAACTGTGTCCAAAATGTCCACTGTCGCGCAGAAGACATCTCGTATGTCTTACATCGAACGTATGATAGGCGATTTGCACCGGTTCAAATGCATGCACAACAAAATTGACGACATCGTGCACGCCACGAACCACCTGCAACTGAACGCTTTCGACATCGTGTTCTTGAACGTTCGACCGCAGGCACAGCTCAGTATGCTGGATGAGAATGATAAAGAGTTCGGATGTCGCGGATGGATGGTGCGTAAATACAAGAGAGTCCCGTCACTCGTTCTGCAAACGGTACACCAAAAGCGGAGTCAGTTTGCGACCATCGATACAACCTGCAAAAACGGAACATACGTCGAACCCGAACCAAAAGAGATTATGCGCAAAGAAATTGACATACTGAAGAACGAAATCTGCAAGTTATTTCGAGACTATCAGGTGCCGTTTTTGACCTACCGCGAGCTGAATGCCAAGTTGCGAACTTTCGGGGTGTTTAATACACCCAGTGCCATCGCATCCTCCTTCGTCATCAAGCTGACGTCCAACGAAGCATCGACGCATACGACCGATAACAACCCGCTACGGTTGTTGAGCATATTATGTTGTCAGTACAAGTGGTTCATCAAGGAAAAGACGGACAAATTCTACATTCTGACTGTCGACCCAAAGTCAGTCGTGGACAACCCCGAATGGCAGTGGACAAAGAGTGACGCCCGCAACCTACATGACTGGACATTATCTAATATACGCAAACATTCGACACCTCATTGCAAGGTCGTACTCGACAAGCTGGCACAAATGTATGCCGTCTCGATTACCCCCACCAATAACCGTTCAAGTCGCACTTTCAAGATGCGTTCCACAACAATCACGCCTCTGCACGGTGTGGAAGTGCAGCACATTACCACCGGTGCGCTCGACAGCGCACTCTACGAGCTGATGCACAACAACACTCCCATCGAACAAGCCACGAACTGTTTCTACAGACTCGTATACCATAACCCGTTCTACACGCTCGAGCGCTTGCACACGCCGACCACCCAAGCACTGTGGAATGTTGAGACTCGTACAGAACAAGAGTTATCCCACACAATGAGCGAGGAACCCGTGCCATATTCGATATCGATAATGAACAGTACCTTGTTTAGTATGGAAAACATTAAAGACGTTCTTACCGAACTGGAACAAACACACACGCAACTGTTTGCGTTGCTCGAACCGATGTGTTCGGTGCATACAACACATCTGAAGACGTACATCGCAGAATATATATTTGATAACACCACTCTCATCGTTCAAGAGTCACTGTTGCGAAACTTGTGCATCCACGGATTTAACGGGCTGAAGAATGCGTGCGACTTGCAGACGAAGCACCAAGATTTCCTTAAGAACTGCGTGTTTCATAGATATAGTGAGAAAGGCATAAAGTCTACCGATTGCGAACCACCCAGTGCACGTGCCGTGCTCAACGCTTGTTTTCCCAATCGGGTGGGTCGTATGTTCTGTGTCTTCCCTTTCAATCCGGCCACCGAACACTGCATTGTACAATCATATTCATTAATACAATCACAAGGAACACAATCTATAATACCATATCAACCATACTATGGATATATCAAAGAAAAGAAACTACAAACTGACTCGTTGATGTACTTTTCACCAATACCTATATCAATGACCAATGATAAAACAATGTTCTATTCATCCAAACGCATTCGCACTGCCTCCACTGCACCTCTGAACAAATCCACTCCACTCTTCGGCTACAACGAAGTGCTCAACTACAAGAACAAAAATGCATCACACTTCGCGTCCTTCTTGTGCACGGTCGACCACCACATCGGCTATGAGCTTGTGACGAACAACGCGTTGGGTTGTTTGACTGAATACGAAGAGTTGTGCGAGTCGTCCATTTTCAAGAAGACACTGGCTGATACGGAAGATACGCTCCGGTCACATATAGAAAGCATCGACACATTGAACGTTCGTCTACATACCAAACGTATATGTCGATTTTTGTTCCTTCGTCACCACCAGTTGTATCTACGCTACTTCTATCCAGGTATAATTAGCAAACACCCAAACAACGAGTACTACGCCAATTACAAACACACCCTTAAAAAAAAAAATTTGTAGGTGGTAAGACATCACACAATTATGCAAATAATAACGACGATCGGTGTTTGCGTTTTTGTATGCGTGCTGCTAATGTATGGTGTGCTATGTGTGCGGTTAAACGAACTGTATCGTTCTCCAAAAGATGATGTCCTCACACAATCGACGGCTGATACCTACCACAAAGAGCTCGAAACGCTCACCGCTATCCTTGCCAACCGGGTGAAACAGCTGTTGCCAGACGAAAACACAAAAAAAATGTTGCATCACCGAAAAAAAAAACTCGACAAGTTGTCGAAGACATTGAATTTACACAAGTACACAAACACTAAAACGTCATCACGCGAAACATTCGCAAATCGTCCGTCCACCAACCCACCCGAAAAAGCATTTGCCGACATCAAGCGAATTGCACGTACACCAAAGCAGTTGAATGTTCACCAAAACGCTGACTCGGTCGGAAGGGATGCACCGGACGGAGATTCCATCTCGAGCCGTTCAACCGACACCACTGCAATATACCAACACATTCACCATTTACCAAAACCTGTACAGACCTACCTCAATGCTTCACGAAATTGGTACAATATGTATAACCATTCAGTGTCAGTGGCTACCAATTCCTTGCTCGATAACCGCAACAAGATTTTGAAAGCCAAACACACTCACAAGAAACAACTCGCCGAAGTGCACAAGAAGAACAAACAACACTATGCGCAGTCCAAGGAGCACTCCGCACACATGCTACGCAAATACAATGTGAAATCGAAAAATGCGAATCCCACCTGAAAGAATGGGATGACTGGTGCGAGGGATATGGTGACGAGAGTCGCTATGAAAATACACAACGGTGGCTATAAAAGCACACGATAATTTTATGGTGTAGTACGACCCCACGGTCGGGAAAAAGTAACATTGTCGCAGTCGGGAGGAGCTCGTTGCCACCCATTATGCAAGAATGAATAAAATACAAACAAACAAATGCTCCAAGAGGGGCTCGAACCCTCGACCTCTGGCTCATAAGACCAGCGCTCTACCAACTGAGCTATAAGAGCTTGTGGGGTCACCCACGTGGGAGAGATGTGACCCTAACAAAGTATTAGATGCCGTGTATTTAAGTACTGCAAAGATAAGACCGAACCGTTCGGCTTATTATTCCCAATGGCACGCACGTTGGTTGTGTCCGTCCAGATGGCACACGAAGCGCTGGTTCTTCGGGCACTGTGCGGTGGTGTATGTGCAAGCTGACTGGAAGGGTGTGACGAACTTGTATGCGGTATTTTCGTCGTGCTTGGCTGGAAGAGACGAAAAAACAGATGTAGAGAATGGGGTGGTTGGTTCTGCGTGAAATGGACCGGTTGCCAATCGGTTGCTGAACGGTTCGGTGTAGTTATGTTGTTTGTACAAGCACCACGCTTGCATAGCGATGAGTACACCGAAAAGCACGTAGTTAAGTGTAATGTGTATGTTGGTCATATAAGGGAAGAATATTATGGCCGTGTTTGTCTATGTATGTGTTTAACATTAGGAAAATATAAAAAAAATGGGCGTTTTCCCCCCATCCTGTATGAGTCCATCCAACTGCAAAAATATGTGCAAGTAAGAGTAATAGCGGATATACCAAATGAGTTCGATGAGTGACGAATACAGCTTTGTGGAGCACGGTCAGCAGATGCTGGGCGATGCACGGTCATCTATCAACAATCACATCAAACACACAACTACATTCGTGAAGACCCGTAGCAAGACCTTCTGGACAGTGCTGGCTATGGCGATGGTAGTGCTCATCGGTTCGCTCCTTTACGAGTGGTGGCGCGTGTCGACATTGTGGAAACGGTACATCAACTGCCCGGGGTGTTACGCACGGTTTCACAATAAGATTGCCGATTGCTCCGACAAGCGACCTGTCCTGAGAAAGCATCTGACCAAACCACAGAATGGTTATACATATTCAATGTGGTTGTACGTGGTTGATTGGTATGACAACTCATTTGGAAATTGGAAGAGTGTATACTATCGTGGTAAGAAGCTCAATAGAAGAGACGGTGGCAGTTGCAGTGTGACGTGGGACAGCATTGCCGAGCAACAACCGGGTGTATGGATGTCAGATACGCACAACAACCTGCGTGTGGCAGTGACAACGACACTCCACTTGCCGATGGATTGTTTGGGCGACGGGAGCGCTGGGACGAGTGCCGGAGAGAGTTCGGGAGAGAGTTCGGGAGAGAGTTCGGGAGAGAGTTCGGGGGAGAGTGCCGGAAACAACCAGTGCTACACAGCGACTGGTATCAACACCAAAGAGATGTACATTCTGGAATACGCCGAAATCACAGACTTCCCAATTGGTGAGTGGTTTCAGTTGCTTTTCGTAGTCACTTCGCGACGTTTAGAATTGTATTTGAACGGAAAGTTGGTCAAAACATTGGTGTTTACTGGCGAATACAGCGATAATATGTGCTCAACAGATGATGGTCATTTTGCTTCTACAGGTCATACGTTTCGTGGTCGGGTGTTGAACTTCCGCTATATGCCTCATTCACTGCCTTATCAAATGATACAAAAGCTTTACCACTACGAATCGAAGAACCGACTTCTCAAACTGCACGACCCAATGGATGAACTGAACGACCGAACACACTGAACGACCGAACACACTGAACGACCGAACACACTGACACAAATTGTATTAATTCATAGCGTGCTTCCACACACGCGACTGTGGTTGTGTATGGTGTTTTTGACCGTATTGAGGTGGATGTGCGAAGGATTGGTAATGGTAGTCGTGGTGCAGTGGTTGTTGACGGTGGTGGTTGTGATGGTGATGGGGGTGATGGTGATGGGAGTGATGGTGATGGGGGTGATGGTGATGGGAACCGTGTTGCGACGGGTGGTGGTGGTTGAAATACTGTTGCTGGCGCAAGGCGCCGTCGTTACTACCACCAATGGTTGCTCTTCGCAAGGATGGTAAAACGGACACACTGTCATCGGTTGACTCTTGTGACTTTACCGATGTTGTGAGTGTGGATGGGGTAGCGAGTGCGAATGCCGGAGAGCACACCACCAGTGAACCCATATAGCTGATAACCGCCACGACGACTGCACACATCCACATTGGGAAAAGCGTGGCATTTTCACCAGTCCCGAACGGTCGGTGGCGTTTGCTATCGGGGTCGTACATTAGCTTTGGTTTGCAATATATGACGACGAACATAACGCCGATGTATATCAAGAACGCACAGAACAATGTTTGCATAATGGATTACAACAGGTACTTTACAATGGATGAACAGAAAAAAAGATGGTCGGTCGAAACTTGGTACACACGTATTGATTATTAAAATAAATAATTTATTCCTCATTCGGTACGTGTGTTTATAAATATTAAAAGACTCGAAAAGACTTGATAGGAGTGAACGACGTGCTCAGAAAAATATGGTACCTCCCGGAAAGCACACGTCGTGCACTCAAAATATTATCGACCGTCTATTATTATAATATACAATTACATAATTATGTCTCTCACGAAATGATTCAATCGACACGCACCGTCCGGAACCCGACGAGATGACCGGACACGCAAGCGCCTTCACATATATGCATATAAGGAACACCCATGATGTGCAACACGTGTCTGTTTATGTGTTCGCCCCATCACACATACACCTACCCCCACTGGGAATGAATAAGAAACAAAAACCTGTTTCAGTTTCCCTTTTTGCATTAATTAAATAAAGAATACATTATTTATTTATTTTAGGTCACATAGCTCAGTGGGCAGAGCGAGATGCTAATAACGCATCTGACGTGGGTTCGAGTTAGCCATTGTTGCCAGAACCATCATATTGTGTTGTATCGCGACGAACACGCACACGCGTCTCTCACCCTTCAGCAGGTCGATTCCGCGTGTGCACAATATGACCAAATTCGGTGACTTGGTTCGACACGGAGCACTCCAGTTTACAGAGTGTCCGCAGTGCAACTTCGCAAAAAGGAGGACGTGTCTGTTGCGAATACTGTCGTTAGTGTGCGAATATGCGTATCGACGAATCTTATGCAGACACTTCTTTTTTTTGTTAGGAAAAATATTTTCGGTGTCGTGTCGTTGTAATTCATTTTCCATATCCAACTATCCAATGAGTCGCATCGCCCAACTGCGTCGATTGCTGGAACCGATATATATCTGTCACAAAGAGCACATATGCAAGGAGGCCACACTGAAGGATGCTCATACTTACTGTGTGCTCCACCAGCTGTCTGCACAGCAGTTCGGACCGTTGTTGGAACAATACATTATTGAGAGGTTCGGCTTTGCGAAGAACAACGCAACAAACTGCACAGGTGACTGTGTGAAGTCGAACGAGAACATCGAAATAAAGGTGTCTTTGGGTGGTCGGTCGTATAATAAGTTCAATTATGTACAGATACGTGTGAACCATGATGTTTCTCAGTACTTGTTGACGGCATACACGCTATGCAAAGATAACGTAGATGACGAAGGCGAGTTGTTCGTGTTTCGTGTATCACACACGAAGATGCTTGAACTGCTCTTGTCGCACGGTTCGTATGCGCACGGCACGAAGAAAGTGAACGGTCCTATTACAGAAGAAAGCCTCCAAGACAAAGCAAATACAAAAGAATATGCGTTACGAACACGCGTTGGTGACGAGTGTTGGAAGGCGCTGTTGCCATGTCGAATACAAGAAGATGAGCTGTAGTGTGGGGCCAGTAGGGGATAATACTCGGTCAGTCTTCGAACGCGTGCAATTGTGGTACTTCTGGAATATGCTCGAACACGTATACAACTTCTCTCACAAACTGTTTTGCATACCAAAACGTGTGGCACCAACACTTATGAGCGATCAATTGCATACATTCGGTTGTTGTTGGTTCGACGTCGGTGTTTTTAATGACGTCGTAACCAAGAACAACATCTGGCACTGCATTTGTTGGTAGGTTGGCTTGGAGAGAGGGATTTTGTGACGCGGTTGACAATTTGAACAAGTCTTTTATGCACTGTCGAATCATTGCGAGCATATTTGGTATTAGAAAGAATGTTCGTTTTTTGTTAGGTACCAGACAGTTGTTAATATTCTCTGTGAGTGTATTCTTCACCTCTCCATATATAAAAACATTCGACGTCATTCTGAACACAAATACTATTTTACTGTTGCTTTATAACGATGTCTTCCAACGAACAAGATATTCCCACTGAAACAAAGCCACCCACCGATGATTCTGTGCAGACGACGAACGAGAAGGATGACATAATCGACCCAGCACGGATAGCGAATGTGTTGCAGAACAACGACGATGCGCAAGACATAATGGAGAAGATGTTCGGAGCACTGATGCAGAATCCGGAGATGTTGAACGTACTCGGTTCGTCATTGGGTGACCCGGAAGGTGGTCTGGAAGGGATTCTTGGTAGCATCGGGCAACATTGTAAAGATGGTGGTAAAGAAGACGGTAAAGAAGACGGTACCATTCCGGCGACTGTGCAACAGAACGAGAACATTCCCACCCCGGATGGCTTGAATGACATTACGAGTACTATTCAAGATGGCGATTGTTTCCCACACGAGATTACGCGTACAATTACCGAATTGGAAGACACACGTTGCAGGGGGACGATGTTGCACGTGAAGTTTGCGAATGATGACATCCGAGCGCTCTACGACGAAGAAAGTGGGCAACACGCGACTGATTCGGGGTGGGACTTGAAGTTCACGGAGGATGCAACGGTTGCTGCCGGTGCGTTGAGTCACGCATTTGATTTCGGGGTGTCTGTGTGTTGCTACGACAAGGACTTTGATGGCTGTGCGCTGTGGTTGTTGCCTCGCAGTTCGCTGGCGAAGACACCGTTGCGTTTGGCGAACAGTGTGGGGTTGATTGATGCTTCGTACCGTGGTACACTGAAAGCGTTTGTGGACAATCGCAACAACGACGAGCCCTTTTCGGTGAAGAAGGGCGACCGTCTGTTCCAACTCGCGTCGCCCTCGCTGGCTCCGTTGACGGTGAAGGTGGTGAAGACGCTTCCTGCGACGGAGCGAGGAGAGAACGGTTTCGGTTCGACGGGGGTATAAAAAATAAATCTCGTCCTATGCATTAACACACCACGCTTATAATTTTTAATACTCTTACTTGCAACTTCTACTCACAAGATGACAACCATAACCACAAGTTCGGCTTGTGTGCCATTCAAGAGCGAAAAGACGTTTGAAGAGCGCAAAATCGAATACGAACGGATCGCCAGAAAGTATCCTGACCTTGTGCCTGTAATATGTGAACGTATGAATAACAGCAATGTACCAGAATCCAAGCGTCGCAAATACCTTGTTCCTCGCGACATCACGATGGGTCAGTTCAAGTACGTCATTCGCAAGCGCATCGAATTGCGTCCGGACCAAGCCTTGTTCGTTTTTGTGAACCAATCCGTGCTTGCACCTACGAACGCACGGGTGACCGACATCCACGCAGAGAACGCCGACGAGGACGGATTCTTGTATATGATTTATAGTGGCGAGAACACGTTTGGGTGATTATTCATCAATGCGATTCAGTATTGTTTTCTATTTTATCGCTACGTTGTATTTCGTGAAGGCCATTTTTAATTGCGTCGTCGTCGGTTGAGGCTTGATTCTGAGCTGTTTGCGTGATTGTGCCCTTACTACTAATATTATTATCATCGTTTTTGTCTCCACACATTTTTATGAATTTAAATTCTTGAATACCTTCAGTAATAGAGGTTGAAAGGGGGGGTATATCAGAAATCTCACAAGTGAATTTGTTCTTCTCGATTACTATCTTTTTGTAACCTATTTTTGTTTTTGCATACCAATGACAAAATTCGTTTTGTTTACGAGCCTTAAATAGATTGCGGATCTGTGATTTATTACTCTCTGATATTTTGCTGCTTGATTTCTCTCCCACTGCTTCAATAGCATCTATGGACGATTGAGAGGTGCCTGTATTTACATATTTATGTCTTATATGTTTCGTACCTTTGTAAATAGCAATGCTTACTAACAAAGCGGGTATAACATATAATAATAGCGTTGAAGATGCCAACAATCCGAAAGTCGCAAAAACCCATATGTCAGCTTGCAGTGCGATCTGAGCGTAACCCAGCATCCCCAATAAAGCAGTTGCACATACACTTATCGCCGCACCTGTCGATTTCATAAGTGTTGTAATCATCTTCGTCACAAACCATATGAAATTCCAAGGTGTACTCTTATAGTAAATATAATATAGGCTGTCGCGTGGATTCTTCACAATGCAAAATAGTTTATGTAAAGGTATTTTATATAAATAATGTTTAGTCGTTTTAAATATACCGATCGCAACGATGTTATCCACATTCACATCTTCATTCGTTTTCATCCAAACATTATTGTCGAGTGTCTGACCATGTCGAGAGAAAATTATCCCTCCCAACACCTTTCGTGTTTTACGTTTACGACTTTCAGCATTTCGTCGTCGTCGTCGTGAGTTCGATTTTTTTTTTGTTCGACTGTTTCGTGTGTTCTGTTTCTTGAGTGTCAACTTCGACATATGATGAGTAAAGGTTTTGTTGTTTATTTATTGACTACACATATATTTTATTTATTAACTACTTGGCGACAACACGTGTGGGTGGCAGGTGTTTATTCGTTTGTATTTCGTACGTAACGGTTGCGGTGTGGTTGTGACTCTCTGGGTGGACGTGACTCTCGGTGTGGATCGCGCGGTGGCTCTCGTCTGGCATAGGAAGAACCACTATCATGAGGGTGTCTTTTTCGAGAAGAGCGACGTCTCGAACTATTGTATGAGGTGTCGGAGTGACGATGTGACTTGCGTGGGAGTTGTGTCATATGCACGCTACTCTTGAACTGGTGCAAAAAACCGCAGTAGGGGCAGTGAAAGTAGAAGATGGTTGGTTGGATACTACCGTTATCAAAGATGTTATTACGCTTCGCTGACGGCAAGTTATATTTACGGATAATCAACTTGTTAACATCCGTTTTGGCACGCAACGACGAAGCACCAAACCATGACATAACGGTCTTGTACGTGCATTCTTTTGGCAATTTGCTCTTGCACATTGCACACCGGAATTCACCGCTGTCCCGAAGTGTCTGCAATTGTGCCCAAATCGGTTTCCAGTAGGTGTCCATGCTATATGCCCCCCGAAACAATCCGCCTGCGTGCTTGCGCATCTTTCCCAGTTTGTGACTACTCCTCTTGCGTGTCGAGGTGTGGCTCCTATGCATATTTTGTGTTGTTCCTGTTACGCTTCGAATGACGAACGACTACCGATTACTATGTAGGACAGATAAAAAAAAATGGGTGCTTGTTGCTGTTGGTCAGCTCGGTGGGAAGGCGTTTACACGCTAACGATTGGTATACTTTGTGAGTGTGTGTGAGTGTGTGCGATTACGTCATATGTGTTATTATGCTCTCCTCTTCAACAGTTGCTCACACCCACGCGACAGCACCACGTCCGGAAGCTCCCTCCACAACCACTTGTGCCGAATCGCCAGCGCGATTTCCGCCACACTCCCACGGCCCTCGCCGTCGGTGCGGAACAGGTGGTTCATCAACAGCGAGCGCTTGCCAACAAAAGAGGGTTGCACAACAAGTACCAGCTGTTTTCGCAATGCACACAGCACAACGTGATTCTCGTTCAGCTGTTTCCGGAGGGTGCTCTTCGAATGCGATTGCTGGTGCTTGATGAATACGTTGTGATACACGTTGTGGTGACGGTTGTGTAGACATTGGTGGGTTGAGACGTAGTCTTGGTGCGGAAGGTTGTTGGCAGTGTGACGAATCTCGTCTACGAATGGTGGTAGCGTATCTCCAAAAAATAGTTTTTTTGTCTGGTACCGGCGCTTCCCCCTCAGTGCAACCTCGTTCGCACGGGTTTCGAGGCGCATCGTCTTCTGCGACAAGAACCACATTGCAAACAAACCGTATAGCAAGGACATCACCGGTCGGGAGTTGCGCTTTCGGGTGCCTGTTTTCAATTGCAGCTCGAGTTCCGCCTTAGAGTATCCTGACCGATACGTATATTCATTTTTGCCAGTGTGAACAATCTTGCCATCCGTACCAAACTGCTCGGTGTGCAATATGGCCCGCACCTCCATTAATTGGCGTTCGGACATCTTCTCTTTGATACCTAACCAACTGCAAAAGGTGTTGTAGGCTAATGTGAGCGAGCGACGACCGGTAATGTATGCAAACATAATGTTGTACCACTTGCGAGGCAACACCGAACGAGTCGAAGAACGAGCCACCACTTGGATGAGCTCTGCATTAGTGCTGTACAGTTTGCCAGTGTTGACGTCCAGCAGGTCGTTTGCTTGCGCGCCGATGCGAATCAGCAAACGGCGGAGTTCGTGCATAGGGAGCTCTTGAAGTGCCGACATACGAGTTAACAATAAACAAATAGAAGTTCACGAGTCTATAGCGTCGGTTTTATTGATGCATATATTTTTTGTAAGACACCTTGTGTGACTATGTACTCTGCTTGGGTGAGATGGTGTTATCAGTTGTGAACGGTTGCTACTCCTTGCTACTCTTGCTACTATCGCTACTCTTGCTACTATCGCTACTCTTGCTACTCTTGCTACTCTTGCTACTATCGCTACTCTTGCTACTCTTGTGCGATGATTGCCGGTGTCGAATGCGTCGTTTGTTCGTATAATACCGTATGATTTGGTTCAGTTCGGCTTGGGAGCGAACACGTGGTCGGTGCTTGGGTGTGGCGGGCAGAACAATTCGCGGGTGGTCATTCTCATCACCATTCTCATTCCCATTCCCATTATCATTATCATCATTATCATCATCATCATCATCATTATCAGGAACATACTGCCTGTTCCACACCTCGAACGGCACCGGCTCACGCTGGAAAGGAAGCGGTTCGGTGCTCGGATTGTCCAGCTTGTCGCGTAGCATATGAAACAGAGTGTGGACACTGTTCGGTGTGTCGGTCATTACAACCAGCGACATATGGACATCGAACGTGTGAAACATCTGCACCGTCTTGTGGTATTTGTGGTTGATACGGTTGCTACGGGTGGCCAATATGACACACAGCGTTTTGGTGTCTTTCGCATCGGTTGTCATCGGCATCGGTTGCAGTGGAATATACAACTTGTGCAACACCATCGACCGTTGCAACTGCGAGCAATGCACATACGCATCGGCCATGCATTGTGACAGTGGCTTGTTTCCCACCGTCACACTGTGTGCAAGCGCGTAGTGCAACTGCTTGGTGGACAGCAACGCACAGTAGCGTTTCTCACAACTGAGTGTGTCCTGTTCGCGTGGACTGGTGAAAGAATGGATGGGCAAGAACAAGCTGTCACGGTACAATGCAAAGTCAAAGCAAGGGGGCACAGGTGACTGTTGCGACTGGTTGAATTCACGCACGGTGAGCGTTTGTGCACCGAACATCTGTTGCAAGTCGACGGATGTCATCAGGCTGACCCACTTGTTCATCTGTTGGCGAATATCGGGCTCCGTTGCCCGTACCACACACACTTCCGTCTTGTGTGGAGAAAACTCTTGTGTATAGTGGATCTGCTTGTGCGTTGCAGACAAGGACGTCAACCGTAATGCACACCAGTACTGAATGGCGGGCTGAGCGGAGGAGCAACACAATGGTGCAACGATCGCCATCGTGAACTTCTTGCTGTGTGGATCGTACTGCTGTGCACATTTCCACTGTCCACACACTCCACTGCGAGCCGGATAGCACGAGAAGGGTGCGTAATCCGTGTAAGAAGACAGTATACGTTTGAAAGGTAGCACATACGCTCCGTACACCAATGCAACGGCAGTTAGCAGCTCGAAGGTGTTGTATAGCTTTCGTCGCAGGCTCTTCTTCTTGATGCGTATGTTCGGTGTTAGAGCAGACACGGCCATCAAAAAACAAGCGGTCATCGTCAGTGCACCATACACCACACCACCTTTCACCATCATCCGCAACATCGGTGTGCTCGGCAAATACGTCAACGACACACTTTTTCCCATCAGCCCATCAATCGTGTTGTTGTGTGTGTAGGCGAGTGGTGTTCCTCTGTAGTGTATGCAATTCATTATGTAAGTCGATTCCTGACGGGTCTGATGATAACGGAGAAGTGCCTCGTATGTGCATTGTGTGTTGATGTGTACTGGATGGGTTTGCGTTGGACTTGAATGGTGGACAAATGTCAGAGACTGTACCGCCCGTGTGTCGATGACGAGTGTCGACATAGTTGCAGGGTGAGGAGGTGGTTTATAAGAGTACTATTAATTTTTAAAAAACGCATATTTGGTATTTGTGTGGGTTCGTTAGCGCAAGCTGTGGTATTGGCATTCCTCTTTCAAAAAGCAACCGCTATGGAATAGCGTCGTTTGAATGGCCTTTTCTGGGTGTTCAGTGCTCCGTCCTCCGTCATCTATAGCTTCAACCGGCGGTTCGGGGGGGGGGGGCATCCGGCACCCAACCGCTGTCCCCCCCCCGTCAAACACACACAATACGTACAATAAAGTACTATCTTGTCGCTTTCGGCACTCCCGCTTCAAATAGAACCAAAAATGTACACCGACGAATCTCTACCAAATATTTTATATAAAATAATATGTTTTGTGTTTTTGCGTCACTATCCGCACACACACGCACACACCAATTCATTCTTATTATTGGATTCTCAACAGCTACCGCACACCAACTAAAACATTCGCACCACAAACATGTCAGTATCCGCTTCATCCGCAACAACTGCACACTTCGCATCGTGGAACATACTGGCCGATGGCCTCAGCGAAGGGGAATTCATGACGGACGGCGGAGACAATATGTGTGTTTGGTGGGAGAAACGTAGACACCGTGTCCAAGCGGTGATTGAAGAGCTGATGAATACGAAAAAGGTTGCGATTCTGGCCACCCAAGAGAACGATCACTTCTGGTCTTTGTTACACGAAACCCGAAAGAATCTTCCACATATTCGGGGGGTGTTTTGCGTATCAAACCTGACAAAACTTTCCAATGCAGAAGAGTTTTTAATGCGCCGACACATACCAGACGAATCGTTGCCTGTAAAACCAGCCAAAACCGCCACTCCTGACCAAATCACCGAATACGTCCACGAACTGTACGACTCTGTGCAAGTTGACGACCAATACTCTTCTTACGTAGAAGAACAAGTCCCACAGGAATTCGTTGATTGGCGAATGAATGCGCTCGGTGTGCACGGGGTTTCGGTGTCGGACACGTGCATTTGTCCGGACGGTATCGGGGTCTTTTACGACAGTCGGGTAATGCAACTGGTAGGCGTTCACGGCGACTACACTGACATTTGTGACGATGTGTATGAGTACAAAGATAAACACGGCTTTTTGGAGTTCAAGCACTTGTCCAGTGGGACACGCTTCCTCGTAGCGGTGGCTCATCTCAAATCGGGTGAGAATGCCAAGGCTGAACGGAAGCGGGCGGAGCAGATGCAACAGCTCGTACACATACTGAATGATTTGAGAATACACATCGGGGATTCGCGGTTGGTTCCTGTGATGTTGATGGACAGCAACACGAACACCGCATACCAAGAAGTCGCGAATGCCACGGACGAAACAATCACCACCGTGGACGACGTGCTGGACAGCGCGTCTCTCGTCGATGTGGTGGACGAGAGGGCACCATGTGTCAAGATGAGACACGCCCAAGGAGGACAGCCGCGCAAATTTGGTGAGCTATTTGTCGACGGCATCGACAAGTGCATCGTGCCCAAGAGACTTGTGGATGCATTCATCTTCGACGACTCGCCTCTCGATACATTCCAATGCATTTCGGAACAGCACCTTACAAAGCTGTCTGCCATACGTAATGACGAACACAAACGAGATGCCTTGAAACAGTTCGTGATTGAACACCGGTTTGGTGATGACATGCGAGAAAACTGTTTCCGTGCACCCACTGTATCGAAGCATCAAACCGGGTTCTCACCTCACGAGCTGTGCGATATCCTTTTGGAACTGTACCCAAATGATCGTGCACCATCTGACCATCCACCGATTGTGGTGCAGTGTGATTTGGCAAAGTTAGTGCAGTTGTGCGAGGTGCCAGACCAAAGCCCAATCACGCAAGACTGTGAGTGGTGGATGGTGTGCGGAATACTTCTCGCATTGATGCTGTGCACTATGTTTGCGGGACAAACGATGTAGAGAGCAACACTATTATGCGACTGTTTCATCCTATTATACTATGATTCACTCGCAAACAGATGATGGTTGCTATGAATCTTCCTTTTCAAAGACGTCGTGATTTTTTCAAAGAGTTCGTTACTTTTTTTGCTAAACTTGAAAAAGAAGTGGTCATTTGATGTTGAATGAAAAAGAAAACGTCGTATACCGTTTATACAGTCGTTCGTCTTTGTGTATATCTATATGTTTAATCAACCAACCACCGATGTATACAGTACTCCATTCTTCGTCCAAATAATGAAAATGAATATAATAGGCGTTTGTTTTGTTCAAATCCAATCGAACGCGTTTATACTTTGAATCGTTGACAGTGAGTCTTACCGGAATGATGTGGAAACGCCGCGGTTTTTTGCTGTGAAAAGTTACGGTTACGAGATTTACGGCGGATGGTTAGCATTATGATTGGTGTGTTGATAAACGTATATAATAATAATTTTCAAAAATCATACATTTTACGTTCACTTCCGCACGAAGAACTCCGTAATAGTGAGTGAGTGAGCCTTCGCGCGTGTTCTTCCCGGTTCGCAAGTGGTGTCGTCCTCTAATAAAAATAATCATTATCATCGTCACACACGTGCCCACCGTATGTGATACCAAAAGAGTGAAATCATTATTCCAGTGTGTCAACTGGATTCGAATCGGTGGAGAGGCGTGCCACCTACTCCCACATCTGCTTCTTCAAATGCACCAAAAACGAAAAACAAGATTCTGTTCGACGAGTTGCTGGACATACCCAAAGACCGATACGTGCCCCACTGTGTGAGTTTTGTTTCAAGGACCGACGCGACACCATCAACGTGGACGTGAACAACCTCGATTTCTACCGAGAGTGTAATCAGCTGGAAGGGCTCACCTGTGCGTGACGCGCACGGCAACCAGACGAGCAGAACCGCGACCCCATTTGACTCACACCCTTTCCATTGATTAGAACGTTGCAACACTGAGCGCACTTGGTTTGATGCTCGATGTCTTTTGCCCAACTAACCCTGGGCTTCTCTCCTGGTGGTGCCACCAGGTTTCGTATTAACGGTGGTTCTGGTAATGGTGTCGATTCGAGCACTGTCACCTTGTCTGAAAGTGAAAGTGCAAGTGCGTCGACCTCTGGAACGAAATGATTCTTGACCCGTGCGTTTTCGTTCGTCAGGTGTGCAATCTGTTGTCGAAAAGTATGCACCACCTCTTCCAAATCGATTAGTCTCTGATATATCTGTTCTCCAAATAGTGGAGGGGGGGGGGGAGGGTTAGGGTCATTGTTGTTGGTTGGGATTGGGTCATTGTTGTTGGATGAATACAGTATAGAGTACAGTGAGCCGACAGTAATGCACATTACAATTCGGTGACACAATGATTCGAATCATTTAATTTAAATAACACCTCATCTAAACAAGCAATGCACCGAACCGTTCGTATCTTCGTGTGTTGTGTAACATAATGCAACAACTATAGTCGTAGTGTTTCACTATACATACACATCCACACACACATCCACACCCACATACACATCCACTCAACGAAAGCACATACACTTCTATTTCCGGGTGAAGAACTCGGTAATCGTGCGTGAGCCTTCGCGCTTATTCTTCTCGGTTCGCAAGTACTGCCCAAACAGAATGTCTGAAGCCATTGCCATACGGGTTTCTTCAATTTTTTTGGCAATCTTGACTTCGCTTCGGCCGTCGGCCTTGTATTTGCGACGGAGGTTGGTAAAATAGTGCGGGTCGTTGCGGTACTTGTAGCCGGGAAGCTGTTCCAACACGAGCGCGTAGATTTGCGATACGGGTTTGCTGATTTGGTTGCTGATGTAGAATCCTGCATCCAACGGCAGGTTGTGCTTGCGAATGAAATCGGGATGTTCCACCCGCTCGCCTTGGAGCGACACCTTCTTTGCGCCGACATCGATGTATGCATACGGAATCCGGTCGTTGGCTTGGGGCTTGTTGCCGGGGTCGCGCTCGGCCATCCGGTCGGCCAGCACCTTGTGCACCATCTGTTCGGGGTTGTCGTAGTGCGACTTGAGAGACTTGCTGAGGATGAGGTATTCCAATGGAAACTCACCGTCAATCAGCTTCTTGATGTTGGCACGAAGGCGCCGGATGGACTCGTTGATGGTCTTGCCTTCCATCAGCGTGTTGATGACGTCGGCGTACACCACCTTGACAATCTGCGCGTTGTCGCGACGCTTCAGCACGATGCCCATGAAACTGAGCTTGCATTTGTTGGGGTCTGTTTCGTACTTCATCCCTACATAGCGCTTCTTCGACAGCAACACGAACGGATAGAACGTCTTTTCGTATTCCAAATCGTGCGGATGGAGCAGGTGCTCGTTGGCCATATTGCCGGCTTGAATGCCCAGCTCGATGGACTTCTCCAGCGCCTGCTGACCCACCAACTTGTTGCCGTCCTCGTCCTTGGGGTGGAAGTTGATAAAAATAGAATCTGTGTCGCCATACACAATCTCCGCGCCGTCGAAATTATCTTCCACGAACTTCTTCGCGAATAGAAGCAGGTTTCGACCGGTCGCTGTTGTAGATGCGGCGATCTGTTTGAAGCAGATGGGACTGGTGGTCGCACCCAGACTGCCGTATACCGAATTGGCCGTCACCTTGTACGCCAGTTGCAAACCGTCCAACACCGCACACACGAACGGGTCTTTCTCGGTCTTGATTCGGTTGCGAGTGGCCTTGCGTTGCGAGAGCAAGATGCGGAGCGTCTGTGGCGTGATGCCTCGGTCGCTGTCATTGACAGTGTCGTTCGTTTGTTTTTTGGGCTGGATGAATCGACACGTGACGGTCGGTTTGCTGGTGTTGATGCGCTTCTCAAATGACTGGCCGACACGGATGTATTTATAGTTGTCATATGTCACGTCTTGGTATTCCAGTCCCATAGCTATAAGCTTTTTACCACCAGCATCACCCTGATATTCGGGCTCCAGTACAATCGTGGATGCACACAGGTTGTGGCTGATGATGGACGAAGGGTACAACGAAGAGTAGTCCAGTACAGCCACCGCGTCCTCTAAATACACACCTGGTTTGGGTTCCAACACAAAAGCGCCTTGATAAGTCTCCTTCTCACCATCTTCGGTTTCTTCGATACTTGAAAATCCTTTTTCGTAGATGATGTCTTGGTCGCGCGGACTCATCTGGGTGACGTCCAAACCGTCCGCTCGTCGGTAAGGAATACGGTAGTCACGCGAGTTGCATTCGCGATTCACTAACGAGAACGTCTTGATGCCTTGACCACGAGTAAAAATGTACTGGAATGGTACACAACACACTCGGGACATACCCATATTATTAGAAACCGTCTGCAACTTCATCATCAGGTTGAGCACCAGTTGGCAATCCTGTACACAGTATTTGCCAACAATCGCACGCTCGGCACTGCCTTCTTTTTGCATACGAAATATGTCTTGTGGTCCAACGTCGTCTTTGCCCAAGCCCCACTGATACTTGGTGTTGACATCCAGCAAATTCACATAGTCGTCCAGATGAAGGATATGCTGCTCACCATCGTCGGTATCCACCTGCTCCACTGCACGAATCCGGAACTTCTTGTTGTTGTCAACAGGCTCTTCACCAATGACGCTGACTTTGTACAGGTGCAAGAAGTCGCCGTCACGAATGCCATACGAGTTGTCGCTAATTATTTTAGTGTACGGTTGCTCGCCCTCACCGTAAATGCACACGTGCTCAAAAGACAACACCCTGCCGTGAATGAACGTGCTCGCCACATCGTCCAAACGGTAGGAAGACAGGTTGTGGTCTTTCATGACGTCCTTCATCATGTCGATTTGCACCATACCCGGAACGTCCATATAGTACATTCGGTTCTCCCCGAGGCCAGCAGACACGAGCTCTTTCTCCAGTAGCTTGCTGTGCATTCCATCATTGTGACACGTGCACTGCATCGCATCACCTGTGTTGCGCCCAGGCATAATGTTTCGACCAACAGAAGCATTGTGCTTGCGGTGTGGTGTGGTCGTGATGTATTCCTTCATTGTGCTCAAGAAACCAAACTGGCCGGCCACACCGAGCGCATCCGCCCGCTCCCACATAAACTTGTAGTCGAAACCAAAGATGTTGTAGCCTGTCACGATGTTCGGTGCGAGTTCGCGCATTACCTCGCTCCACCGCAACAGAACTTCTCTTTCTGTGCGGTAGCTCTCCACACACACGCCTTCAATGTCGTCGCAGGTGTTGAGCGCAATGAGATGTCGCAAGCACGGCTCGGTATCGCCATACCGCCAGAACACCGTGCCAATCTGGATGACCTTATCTCCCGCGAGCGGTGGTAGATTGTCTTGCATCAGCTGGTTGATTTTGCGGTGCAGGTTGGTCTTGCGTCGTTTCCATTCCATACTGGTCATGTCATAGTAGTGCCGGAAGCCGTTCTCACGTTCAAAACGAAGGTCGGTCTTGTCGCCGATACCGTCAGCATCCATTAGCTTCACCCACTTCTGTTTCTTCTTGAGCAAGTAGAGATTACCGTATTTGCCAGCTGTAATAGAATCGGGTATTGGTTTGATACTGACAATATTGTCCTTCTCGGTTGATTTCTTTCCTGGGGTATGGACATTGACCACGTCTCCCTCGTAAACACACGGTGAAATAGCGACGTTCACCAAACTCACAATCTCCGCGGCCATCTTGTGAAACAACACGTGTGCCATCGCATTTTTGTCCGTGTCAATTGGATAAACCAATGACAGTGCATCGACCGTTTTCTCGTCGAGTTTTTTAGTCGACACACCAAACATATGCTTCAGCCAATTTTCGACCTGGATTGTGCTCACCCTCGTCTTGTCGTTCAACAGTTTCAAATACAACAGAATGATTTCGTTGGCAGGCTTGGTGTAATCTTTGATAGCCATTGGGAAGTCACCATGACTACTGTCGGCCTCGATGTCGAACGATGCTATCATCAACTTTCCAATCGACTCATTGGTGTCGCGATGCACACAAGATGCCAAGCATTCCGCTTCCACAAACGCATTCGACTCCTTGCCCGAATCTTTGTATAGCTGATACTCAAGTGCATTGACACGTATCCATCCACTCGGGTTGAGGTTCCGGTCGTGCAAGAACCGGATGGTTGCTTCGGTGTTGGACTCAAATAGCGGAAAGTAGTGGTAGTTCGATGTCGCCGAAGGCAAGTCCGAAAAGAGTCGTTTAGGTAAGATGCACCCCTTCTCGATTTGTCGCGCAAGCTTCTTGCACGCACGGTTGCTGTGAAAAACGAGACGGAGAAAGGGAGTCTTCGTCTCCCACTGATACCCGTGGAACTTATAATAGTGTTCGACCCTGCATTCGGATACCAAAAGTTCATTCTTCATACCACGTGGTAAGCACATCTCGTTATTTTGAAAGTAATCAATAAGAGCTTGCACACGTCCGTTCGTGATGTTGACAGGTGGCAACTGAATGAAGAAGTACGGTTTGAACTCGGTAATGTGCAAAACCGTCGTCTCACCGTTTGGTCCAACACCCACCACATCAATCACGTATTGTCGGTTTGGTGTACAATCTTGTTCGTAGTGTGTTTGACGCTCACGGTACGACATCTTGTCAGTGTTTCTTTTCTGTACTTCTGCATCTCTGGCATACCAGTCCAAACCTTGGAGCAGTAGTGGCTGGTCATTTTTGGCACGTGCTTGCCATCCACTACGCAAGTGCTGGAAGGAGGGTAGCTTTTCAGTGAACGACATCAAAGTGAGATATTCTGTCACAGAATGCCAAATGAGAAAAAAACACACTGCCGATTCGCCACGTGATAGAATAGTGTCCACAACGGTGGTGTGTCTTTATTATGCGTAATGGGGGTGTGAATTTTGATAACGAAAAATAACATATTAATATATTTTTAAAAAATGCTTTGTCGTCTGCGGGTTGCGTGCTGTTGCTCATTTTCTGTTTTTTCATCGGCTTATCTCGACGATGAAAGCCATATACGACAACGTTCACCATACCTACAGTCAATGGCCTCCCCCGCTGACGGCCATTATTAATACCCCCGAATTTCAGCGTCTCAAGCGTATCAAACAGCTGGGCGTGTGTCACCACGTGTTTGTGGGTGCAGTGCACACGCGGTTCGAACACAGTCTGGGCGTGGGACATCTTGCTTGCCGATTGCTGAAGACGTTGCAACAAAATCAACCAGAATTGCACATCACGGACGAGACGGTGCTCGCCTTCCAGCTGGCCGGATTGTGTCACGACTTGGGACACGGTCCGCTCAGTCACGGATTTGATGCCTTCCTTGCCAATAAGTACGGAGATGATACACCGTGGGTGCACCACGAAACGCGTTCGGTAGATATGTTAAAGCACATTGTGAAACATCACCATATTGCGATTGATGTACATACGGTAAATACGGCGTGTGAACTGATCCGACCGTTGAACAAGAACCTGCCACTGTGGTGGTACCAGGTGATATCTAACGATGAAGACAGCATCGATGTAGATAAGTTCGATTATTTGCTACGCGACTGCTTTATGACGGGTGTTGCGTGTTACGACGTGGACATCAACCGGTTTATGGACTACGCGAAAGTATGCGACACGGAAGACGATGCAGGTGTCGCACAAAAACGGCTGTGTTATCCACTGAAATTGCAATTCGATGTCAGCCAGCTGTTCTTGACGCGTCACCGCCTGCATGCCCAAGTGTACCAACATCCCACCGTTCGAGGGTTCGAAATGTTGCACACCGACGTTCTGGACCTGTTGTCGAATGCGATCGAAGAGAGCATCAAGCAACATTCAGGTAGCATCGCGTGGCTGACCGATTGGACAGACAACGTATTCACGAGCGTCCACCTGCGCTTGATGTCGGCATTGCAACTGGTGACGACGGAGCAATTCAATGTGGCGATGAAGCTGTTAGACCGCATCGACACCCGTCAACACTACCGCTTCGTTACCGAACGTAAGCTATCGTCATCGGCACATATCGCACAAGAAAAGAAAACCCTGCTGAATCACCCACTTAATACTGATACCAGACCGCCACCCAAGCGAGTGGTGGACGTTGTCTGCATTGGCTACGACGATCACCCATTCTACAAGGTGCACTTTTACAGCAAGACAGATTCTCGACGTGGCAATCGAATGCGAGTCGGTGATACATCAGCTATCGTTCCGGTGCATACAAAAGATAGATGCCTGCGGTTGTATGATAAGGATATGTGAAGTCGGTCGGAGAATAAAAAATATGTATTATGTATGTATTAATAGGTGTATGTATGTATGTATTAATAGGTGTATGTATGTATGTATTAATAGGTGTATGTATGTATGTATTAATAGGTGTATGTATGTATTAATAGGTGTATGTAACTAATAAATATATACTTCATGCATTGCCATCAGTGCATTCACGAATCCCACGATCACTTCTTGGTCGATGTAACAGGAACGTCTGTCGAATACATTGACATACCCTTGCTGTGCCACACCGGAGGAGTGTGGGGTGTCTCAAAAGGTGTCCCACAATTGGTAGCCATCATCACATAGATAGTACCAGGTGTGATCGGATCGTGGCCTTCTTTTGGATGGGGATACTCACAGTGGACAAGAACGACGGTTAAAACGTTGTCAACCATTGTTTTACCACGTTTCATCTGGTACGCACTTCGAGGTGGAAGGGAGTCGTAATTTTGCGACACGTTCTCTGAAGCTATCAAACTTTTCAGAAGTGACTCGTTTTGAAGTTTCCCGTTTTGAGAATTCATCACGTGTCGAACGGTGAAACGAAGCTCATTGCCTTCTGAGATGTTGGTGAGACTTTTTTGGATGTCGTCCAATTGTGCCTCGCGCTGGTGCTGCAGCAAAAGTTGGTTTTTAAGTAACAGCTCTGCCACAGTCTTACACAATTCTCGTTCGGTAGATTTGTCCAGTTTCGATAGCAGCTGCGTAATGTTCTCATCGAGCTGAACGTAGTTGGGATCCGTCTCATTGAGAGAATCGCCGTTCGATGGATTTAATGGCAAACAGATGGGGGGAGCCGGGTGGCAGTTGTAAGTCCGACTTTTCTTGTTCTGCCGTGTCAGGTCTCCGCACGTTAACAGGCCCAAGCCGTGGGTGTTGGCATAAGACTCAATTTCGGGAAATATCGATTCCGGAACAAAATACAGTATGTTGCGCAATTCGTCATCACCAGGATAGCCACATCCTCGGCCAATGAAGCTTTGTAAGATCGTTATACCTTGCCCTTTCTGAGTCGTCTCGATCATCCCTGCGATGTACCGCTTGCATAGGGTATGTCCAGCCGTCAATCTTCCACGGACAACAACGACCGTATTGTTTCTTGGCTCTCGCTTAAACATTTCCAGGGTAAACATATCTTCTTTCCGACGCGTCTTGTCGGAATCGTAGTATCGAATATCGTATCCACATTCCTCGCACGCAGTTAGCAGGTTCTCTTCTTGTTCTTCCCGGGTGGTCAAACGTATTACTATGTAAGACTCGCCCTCCTTGCCCTCGATACATGTTGTAAACATATCGCACAACGATTCGATTGTAAGGATTCCCTCGTCACGGTCTTCTGTCTCAATCTTACGAATTTGGCCGCCCTCTAACATCTCATTTACACCGTGGTATCCAGTGCCTGGTAGGCCGAGTACGATACGAGACTTATTGTTAGCAGAATCGGCTGACGAACCATTTTCGTTCCGCTCGAGCTTCTCCACATCGTCTGGATTATTGAAGAGGTAAGTGGGCATCGTCGCACTTACGGACACTACCCGCTTGTACTGCAGTTTTTGGGAAAGTTTTTGGGAAAGCTGTTGCGGGTCTCTGTGGAGGAGTAGGTGATGAAGTTCACGTTTTCTCAGCCACTCCACGAGAACGTTCTCATTCTTACCTTTCACCGCCTTGTTACTTCCGTAATGGCATTCTTCGATAATGACGAGGACCTTATCCCGTTTGCGATAGACATTTCCCATGTCAGTCTTCATATCCTGATTGAAGAGTATTCGAGTGTTATCATTCGCGAACTGAAACAACTGTTGGATTTTCAACTGTTCACTGATTTTAGTTTCTATCTTTGCCAGGTCGTTGTTCGGTGCAGTGGGAGATTTGTTTTGCTTTTGCATTATCTCACTCCTCAGCCGCCGTAAATCACGCAACTCTTTATCTATATCGCTTGTGTCGAATGCCTGGTTTTTTTTCCTTTCCAAGTCTTTTTTTAGATCAACTTCTGCACAACCACAGACGATGTCACATTTGTCAAATTTGCCGGTGTTAAAACCTTGCAACGCGAGTTCGAAAAACGAGTTCGACTTCCCAGATTGCATCTGGGCGATGAATGCGATTGCATGAAATATACATATACACAGCATTTCCAACATATTTACAGCGTTTGCCATCTGGTTGGGATATGTGTTATTCGCATGCACATTGGGGATGTTAAACGGTCCCGTCTTCTGTTCTTTCTTCCTCTTCCGCTTCTCCGTCTTTTCTTTCTGCCGCTTTCGCTTCCGCTTCCTCTCCGTATTATTTTCTTTCTTCCTCTTCCGCTTCTCCGTCTTTTCTTTCTGCCGCTTCCGCTTCCTCTCCGCATTATTCATCAGACACGTCAATCGGTCCAAACTACATTAATCCCCGAGTTCGCAACGATGACCTATCATTTTATGCAAGTACATAATTAAATGATTTACAGTTATCGCAAATCGCATTCGACTTCGATTTTGTATGAAAAGCTATAATTACACGCGAAACGACTACGCTGAGCACCACGCGAGGTGGGGGACACCCATTATCTTCGTCCTTCTAATATTATGGATTATTCTGTTGTCGCGTGTGTAATTTGTGCCACAGGTAGATGGCCAAGCCTGCCTGTATGGTCTGGCTGATGGCGACTGTTATCAGGATTGCATCCATTTTTGTGATGTTTTTATACTATACGCCATATTTATTTTTGTAGATGGCTACACTCCACGACGCACACTGATCAGTCAAATGAGTTGTCTGTTTTTGGTGTTGTGGTCGTCCAGCGACAACCACAACACAATCTGAATCGCATCCAAGTCGGGAAAACAGACGGGACAATAGCCGATATTTCGGTGAATATTTTGATATATAGGTGGGTGTGTGCAGAGTTGTGCAAAGAGACGGGCAAGAAAGGTATTTTGATATCGGATACCCACGAAATAATGGATTGAAAAATACCTTGCAACACTACTTTACACACAGGCACATCATTTGCGCTGATTATTATAGTTGGTGCGCTGTCCAACACACACACACGATTTATACAATTTGGTTGATGAATTGGTGAGTTATCGAACGCAAATATTGTTTGATATCTACCCGTCCAGATGTTAAAAGTATAATAAGATATTACATGTTTTGCCGGGCGTCCTTGGAGGAGACGGCCAACACATGCCTTATGCTGGAAGACACGTTGCGTGGAGGACTTGAGTTATATTGTCTGTGGTGCCAACCACTCGAATTCGCCGGTGCATCCGCATTCTAAGAAGAGCGTGATTATACCGACACGCGCAAAAGTGAAGCATTAGATAAGTATTTAGTTGCAAATCAGGAAATGTTTTTATTAAATAATATCAAACGGCGCGCCGTGTTTTTTGTTTTATTCCCCCGTAACCACATAAATATAACTCTTCCCCACCCACAGACAGCTGTTCAATTGATTACCCAGACCGAAATGACCGACACCACTTCTTGGGACATTGTGGATACGATGTTTCGGAGTGACGATACTGTTTTGGTGCAACATCAAATCAACAGCTATAACAAGTTTATATTGTCGCAGTTTCCGCAAATTGTGGAGCAGTATAATCCCATCACGGTGATGCATTCCTACAACGAGACCAACAGTAAATACGAGACCGAAGTCAAAATCTTTTTCAGCAATTTGACGTACAACAAACCCCTCATTCACGAGAACAACGGCAGTACCAAGCCGATGACGCCCGCGATTGCCCGCCTTCGCAACCTCACCTACAGTAGCAACATTTACGTGGACATCAAGCTGGAAGTCACGTTGCATTCGGGTGAGGATTTGGGTGTGTCGAAGACAACCGAGCGGAAGGTGTGTAACGTGAGCATCGGCAAGATGCCGGTGATGATACTGTCTGAGCTGTGCGTGCTGAACGAGCGCACACACAAGACTCTATCGCTTCAGGGAGAATGCAAGCACGAGCTTGGTGGCTATTTCATCATAAACGGTTCGGAGAAGGTGCTCATATGCCAAGAACGCCAGGCGGAGAATATGGTCTACTGCTTTATGGAGAAACGCTCGGCCAAGTACAGCAATATTGTGGAAGTGCGCAGTGTGTCTCCGTTCAGGGCGATGTCTCCGCGTACACTCACACTGAAAATCACTGCGAAGGACGGGTTGATGGGGCGCCTGATTTACGCGACAATCAACAAGTTCAAGACGGCGGTGCCGCTGTTTGTGCTCTTTCGTGCGCTTGGTGTAGAAACCGACCGGGAGATTGTGGAGTATGTGGTGGACGACGTGGACGACAAGACGAACCTACCCTTGCTCCAACTACTCTCTCCTTCGTTGCAAGAGAGCTCATCTATCCTGACCCAGCAGATGGCCATCGAATACCTGTCCAAACAAATCACCCTCAATTCTTATCCCAAGGAACAGAATATTACCGATGACAAACGGATACGGATGGTAAAGGACATTCTGGACACCGACATCCTCCCTCATCTCGGCAAAGACTGTTGTCTCAAGGTGCACTTCATTGGGAAGATGGTGCATCGCCTGTTGCTGTTTCATATGGGCTTTGTCAAGGAAGACGACCGTGATAGCTATTCCAAGAAGCGCGTGGACACGGCCGGTGCACTGCTCTCTAACCTCACTCGCCAGTATTTGACCAAGATGATTAAGGAGATTCGCAGTGGGTTTGTCAAGGAGATGAATACTGGCAATTGGAAGTACAGTAAGAAGGTAGATGACCTGCTGAACCAGACGAACCTCTACAAGGTCATTAAGACGACCACATTGGAAAGTGGCCTGAAATACGCGCTGGCAACTGGCACGTGGGGTGTGAAGAATGCGATGAGCCACCGGTCGTCGTTGACGTTGGGTGTAGCCCACGTGCTCAACCGTTTGTCGTACCTTGCGACGCTGTCCCATCTGCGACGCATCAACACGCCTATTGACAAGACGAGCAAGCTGATAGAGCCGCGCAAACTCAACGGTACTCAATGGGGGTACATCTGTCCGTGCGAGACACCCGAAGGTGCTTCCATTGGTGTGGTCAAGAACTTGTCTATGCTGAGTACGATAACGATTGACGAGAGTCCAGTGCAGGTATGCGAAGTAGTGGTGAAACTGCACGGTGTGGATGCTTTCGACGCTTCGAAAGTTCGGGCATCCACTGACAGCGACACCGTGTTCATTCTCGTCAACTGCAAGCCGATTGCCTTCACCAGCGAACCATACATAGTAGTCCGCGAACTCCGCCACTTGCGCCGGAAGGGAATGATTCACCCACACGTGTCTATTATGTTCAACATTGTCCAGAAGCAAATCATGATTCATACCGAAGGTGGTCGAATGATACGTCCGTTGGTCATTGTGGAGAATGGGAAGGACCGGTTCACTCCCGACGTCATTCGCCGTATGCGAGAGAAGACTATCACATGGAACGAACTGATTATCGGTTACCATGACGACACTGGACACTATCACGATTCGGCTATTGAGTATATCGATGCACTGGAAGCCGAACACACGCTGATAGATATGAATTTCGAGCCGACCAAAACGTACGGTCGACACACCCACGCAGAAATCCACCCAGCACTCATAATGGGTGTGGTTGCTTCCACTATCTGCTTTCCCGACCACAACCAGAGCCCACGCAACACCTACCAGTCGGCAATGGGCAAGCAGTCGATGGGCATTTACAGCACTAATTTCAGCAAGCGGTTGGATTCGATGGCCAACGTCCTGAACTATCCGATGAAGCCACTCGTGCAAACACGTGTCGGTCAGTTGATACATCAAGACAGTATGCCAAATGCGGCTAATTCAATCGTGGCCATTATGTCGTACTCGGGTTTCAACCAAGAGGATTCCCTCATCATTTGCAATGAGGCGGTGGACAGAGGGTTTTACCATTCCACTTTCTATCGCACTTACAAGGATGACGAACGCAAGAACTCCATCTCGGGTGAAGAGGAAAAGTTTACTTGTCCCGATTCTGCGAACACAAAGGGACTGAAGCCGGGTTCGTACAGCGGACTCAACAAAAATGGATTCATCAAGCCGAATGTGCCACTCAATGGAGGCGATGTTATCATTGGTAAGACGGTTCCAATACGCGATAGTGCAAAAAACACGGATGAGAAGGCCTACCACGACCAGAGCACAACCCTCCGCCACAATGAGAGTGGTATATCCGATTGCACTTTCGAATCACAAAATGGTGACGGCTACCGATTCGTCAAGGTGAAGGTGCGGTCCAACCGCGTTCCCGGTATTGGTGACAAGTTCAGCAGTTGCCACGGACAGAAGGGCACAGTCGGCAACTTGTTTGACCAGAATGACATGCCGTTCATCGCCAAGACGGGTGTCACTCCGGACATCATCATCAACCCCCACTGTATTCCGTCGCGGATGACGATGGGACAGCTCTACGAGAGTATTCTCGGCAAGTGTGGTGTGCACCTCGGTCGTCGCGGAGATGGAACCGCGTTCAACAATATGTCGCACGAAACAATCTGTGACTTGCTCGAAACTTGCGGTATGGAACGTCACGGCAACGAAGTGCTCGTGCACGGCCAGACGGGCGAGCAAATACCGTGCGCCATTTTTATGGGACCCATTTACGAGCAACGACTGAAGCATATGGTCGAAGACAAGATTCATTCGCGTTCGACAGGTCCCAAGGTGATGCTGACACGCCAACCGGCCGAAGGACGGTCGCGCGACGGTGGTCTGCGCATTGGCGAGATGGAACGAGACTGTATCATTGCTCACGGTTCGGGGTCGTTCTTGAAGGAGCGTATGTTGGATATGAGCGACCGATACGGAATGCACATCAGCAAGAAGAGTGGGCTTATTTCAGCTGTGAACAAGGAGAAGAACATTTGTAACACGTTCGAACCAGACAAGTGTGATATGAACGTGACTGAATTGCGTCTTCCGTATGGTTTCAAGTTACTCTCACAGGAGTTGCAGGCGATGTCAATTGCCACCCGACTGCAGACCGACTAATAACACTTTGGTACTCTTAAATAATCTTATTCATAGTACATTAATAATCGAACATTCAACAACCAAAACGCTACACAAATATGCCTAAACGTTCATCTATACATACTTCATTATTCTCGGACATCACACTGAGCAAGATAATTGCCTACATCCTCGTTGCATATGCGGTCTGCGTGTTGGTGCGCATAACTTGGACGGCAATTGCCGACGAACCGTTCGACATTGCACCCCCACCTGAATCGCACACAGGCTCGTCACCCATCGAGTTATGCCAACACAACACTACCATACCATGTCATCGACGTGAACAGCGTGGCGAGAACGTCGAGTGCAACTACGCGTGGAATGCTCCGGCGGTGTTCAAGGAGGAAGTGCGAGTACACGGCACCGACACACGCGATGCGATGCGGAAGTTGCAGTTTTGTACAACAGTTCAAACGAATGACCCACGAGACATCCGCGCCGAATGCAACGACAGCCACACTATGGATTCGGTGTGGAATGCGTTCACTTCGGGTCTCACCCGTTCGAACCGAGCGTTATCTGGTCGCGTGGGTCGTATGGAAAGGAAAGTACGACAAAATACCAAACATGTCAGCGATTCACAGAAAGCAATGGAAGAAGCCAGACGAACATTGAACGCTTCCGCTCAGCAGGTTTCGACGAGCAACGATGTGCTGTCTTCAATAGATACCCGTCTCCAAGCACACGACACGTGTGACCGCAAGCTGGTGCAAGCACAAACCGACCTGACGACTACCCAAAACAATCTGCAACGCACCAACGCCATCCTGGCAACCACCAAATCGTCGCTGCTTGCGGCCAACAATCGTATTAAGGAACTGGTTGATGCACAGGGTCAACCAAAACAGATGAATATACACGCATCGTATTCACCACCGTCCTAATTATTATGGAGATACCGCAGTCGGTAATGCGAACTCGTGCACCGCATTGCACTGGTCGTTTACCACTGCATTCTGATAGGTGTGATCCTCACAATGCGTCCTCCACAGCTGCAACGCTCTGTACTTATGGTCACTATCTTGTGTGTTCAAGTCTTGGCTCGCGCTCATGTTACGGTGAGCAGTGGTGTTGACCATCGAGATATCATTCTCAAGCGCTCGTACCTTGCCACGCACCGCATCCACTCTCGCGCTCTCATCGCACATTGTCTGTAGCTGGGCGTGTGCCTCTTTGCCCAGCATCTCCGAGAGGCTGGTCGACTCGCCACCGCTGTTCGCGAAGAGGAGATTCTGTGGTAATTCCAGCTGTCGGCGCTGGTCAGCGGTCATCCGGTTGACGCTGCACGATGGCAGTGTGGGTGCATTCGCCGATGCTGGACCAGGTAGCTTGATGGTATCGTTGAAGTTGGACGGTCGTGCAAAGTCGAAGCCGGTGCACCGCGGTGTGTTGTACGCCCCGGGACAGCACTTGCTCGGGTCGCGTGTGCATTTCGCCGGGTGGAGGTCTTGTGATAGGTTGAACAGCGTAATGAAACCCTCCGCTCCTCGCATCGCACACGTGTAAATGACCAGCGCAAGCACGACCACCAGAATACCGGCCGAAACGACAGAGTACATTGCTTCTTTTTGTCTGGATTGCAATGTTCGAATGCTCGAATTAACAACGGAGAAAGATTTTTTTTTGAGCGCTTATGGCTACTAACACTGCCCTTCGCAACTGTGGATGACGAGACAACACCAATACGTATACGTGAACACTGATAGTATTGTTGGGTCACACATACCAGTACCCAGCAAGCATTCGCGACCCACCATTGTTTTACCTAAACAACTGTGTGAACACATCAGCCTCCACCACAGCAACACCTCTCGGTTGTTCTCCTTTTTCAAGAAGACGTATGACTCAAAAGACCACACATATGCTATAGCATACTACATTCCTCTCGTGCAACTGTCCGACGAAGACATCGACGAGCATCATCACAATCATATGTACCTGCACTTGTGCTTGACTGGCAAACACGAGCGCCACACCGTGCACAACCACATCCGTGTTGCCCAGCTGTCGGCGAACGTGGTCGTGTTTCCGATGTTCTTGGCAACGGTGAAGCAGACGGCTGTGTTGCTACGCTTGCCAACGACGCACGATATGCCGACCTACATAATGCACGCCCGCGACCTCCACTACGTCGAGTGCCACAGCATCGACAGCGTCAACCGCGCCTACCTGCAGGCGACCTCGCCGACGGCGCAGGCCTACGTCGAAACGTCTGCGAAATCGCGCCGTCTGCAACAGAATGGGGCGCTCGCCGACGCCAGCCACATCGGGGCTCGCATCCAGACCTATGACCGGTTGCCCACGGACACCGGGCGCACCGTGGGCAAGACGCTCGCGCACATAAAGTACCACTACGGACCGAACGTGGTCGTGAAGGAGCTCGACAAGACGATGGTCGTCGCATCCGCCAATGACCAGCACCATACGCGACGCCTCCTGTCCGCATTTTCAGCATCGACCACCATCCAGCACCTGCTCGACGGCCACCTGCTGGAGACGTACATCAACAACAAGAGCAAGCTCGCCGTGGTGGCCGTGTTGCCCCAGATGCACCTGACCCACCAGTTACACATCGTAGCAGTTGCTCTCTTCGAGTTTGTTCCGGCGGTGCTGGTCGCCCGTACCAAACGTACGAGTCACAACCGCTCGCACCGAGCGCACATCGTGTTGCACCATCTGCTGGTCGACCACCGCTACGACGAGTATGTATTAGACCGCAAACACCACCGAGAGTCCAACGGCATACGCCAGCAACTCCTGCGGTCAGCCGTTCCATACACCCAGAAGGCGTTCGGGCACCACGATATCTACTACATGCAGTACCACAAGCCCACCTACAAGGCGCTGCTCTCCACCGGCTTCGCCAAGCAGCAGACGAAGGCAACCTTGACCCAACAACTGAAGACCACGCTCAAACGACGGAAACCACCACTCAAGTACACAGCCAAGTCCATCACGTGCTCGTCGTGGGCGGAGTGCAAGCAGTTGGTGCAGGAGAAGTATCCCAATATGGCACTGAAGGACGTGCTGGTGATGGCGAGCGACCTGTGTCCGTCCAGCCAAGACAAGACCGCACCGACGACACCCAAACGTAGCCGGCGACCGGTGAGTGCACAGCAGGGTGCGAAGATGCTCCAGTCGTACTATGCCCATAAGCTACTGGAACCGGCCGAACTGTCGCTGGAGATGCCCAAGAAGGATATGGAGAGCGCGATGGAAGACGCGGGAAAACAGCGAGCCGTCAGCGCCTACTGCAAGGCTATCCGCCACCACCTCCGTCGCACCCGCAAGCACGCCGTGCTGACTGCCGAAAAGAAGAACACGTGGAAGTTCCGTCCGGACCCCAATGCCGACGTCACACCCGACAGCAAGCAAGGACCCGACAAGTACGTGCTGGAAGAGCTGGACGCCGAGCGCGAACCGGGTCTGTCGCTGGTGAAGAGACCGATGGGGAGGAGCACGCCTCGGTCGTTGTGCGAGGAGTGAAGTGGAAGTGGGAGTGTCTGCGTGTGTGGTCTATATAGCGCTTATGTGAGCAAGCCTTCCTGGCCAACCATCCACGCGTCGCTGGACGAAGCGACACACCGTATGCAAGATAAAACAGTGGACTTTGAAGTTACGATATTCTTTCGTAAATGGAAAGCAATATGATAGTACTTAAAGATAAGGTATGTATACCTAAAAGCGTAGAGGTCAATTGCCTTTACACAAACCCGTTTAGCTCAGTCGGTAGAGCGCTGGCCTTTTAAGCCAGTGGTCGTGGGTTCGAGCCCCACAGCGGGTGTTTGTTATTTCTTTTTTTTTGCTTGTGGCTTTGCATTTTTTCATTAGTGATGAGTTTCGCTTTTTTCCATTCTCGCACATCATCACCCACGCAAAAAAAAACAACGTGGTACTACCTCAAATAAAATCGCCATAACATTTTTTTTTAAGAAAACCCACCGATTCGTTTTTGATGGAGCGTTTTCCGTCACCGGATTGCAGTCGCAATATGTGTGTCTATGAAAAATCATACCCACTCGAACGAATCATTGTTCGATTCATCCGTTAACTGTTTCGCAGATAACCTCTTTTTTGTTACATTTTACAAGCACAGCTGACTTTCCGTCGTTGGCGAATACTTGGTGCACCTCTGTGTCTGATTGAAGATTCGTTTCAAACTGGTTGAGCAACTCACCGGTGTTGATATCAACAATGTAGTTTGTATTGCGTGCATCTTGATAGATGCAAGTAACAAACAGCAAACAACCGTTTGCAGACAGGCTGCATTGCACATTCTGTGCACCAGGGTATTCAAAGGAACATTTTTCTGCACCAATGTTGCAGACATCATATACGAAAACAGTCGCTCCCGACTTCTCACAACTAAGCAAATGATTGTTGTTATAGGAGACAAACACCATCATTTCCCCATTATGCGTAAGATTGGGTGAAAACACCGGAAACGTAAATAGGTGCTTATGAACAGTCGCTTCCCCAAGACGGTATACAGACATTGTAGTCTCTGTCCACACGTTGATGCCTGTGCATACGTTCGTCAAAAGCCACTGTCCATCTCCCGAGAACAACAAGTCAAACGGTGGGGTATCAGTGTGTAATGTATAGATCAAACCACGATTATCAACCTGATACACTAACACCGCATGAGAGTCTGCCGTGTTCGTGGCCATCGCGAGCCACTCTCCATTTGATGACAGACAAGCAGACGAACAGTTGGTTATCGGATCAAACTGATGGACTTTACCTGTCTCCAGATAACGCACAACAGCAGTCGAATCCCATCCTTTTGTTGGAGTATTTACATCGGACACCACTATCAAGAGACGTTTCCCATCTGCAGACAGATCCACATATTCCAGTTCCTTGGTCATTGGTAGATCACACGGGTAGTTTAACACGAACCGTTCCGTACCAAAATCGTACACAGATATGATGACATTATTATCAAAGTGGTTGGTTTCTACCATACATAATATGTTTCCATCCGCAGAGTGAGATATTTTACTACACCAACTGTGGTCGTCGTTTGACTCGAATCGTACAGTTTTGAAAGAAGGGACGGCCCACAGTGTGCTTTCAATCAGCAAAATGGTGCTACCATCTTTGATCAAGTCAGTATCTTTTAATCGGCCATCTATTTTTTCATTGATGGATTCCGTATTTTTTCCTGTAGAATCGGTACTGTCTACTAAGTGTAATGTCTGATTATATACAGGAATCCCATATCGTGTTTGAATCGAACGTAAGATATCGGTAACAACACTGCCACCCCCCCCATCACGTTGGGCAGGAACATGTAACTCACCACCTGGATGATCAGGGTCAAACGTACAAACATTTATTATGTGTGTCGCGTCGACACCACTTTGATCATATGGCGTTGCAGTCATCGCTCGTTGTGTCGTATAAGTTGATTGACTTAAACAGCGCTTCATATGTATTTTACCTTTACAAGCGTTCTACCGTCGATTCTCAGAAAATCATTTTGTAGTCTTGCACAACCACCCACTATCCCATCTACTTCCCACCCCGTCCACAAGGCATCACAAACGTAAAGAACACGAACGATGCCACCAGTGCACAGGCGAGTGACCCGTACATTGACACCTGCATATGTCGGTACACTTTCAACCATGCTTCACGTTGTTTTTGAGTTTTCAGGACGGTGACCATATACTCGCCTTTGGGGCTCAGCATATAGTACAAGAACTCCACCACAAACAGCACGACCACGGCCATACACCCGTAGCTCGTGTTGTTGGCCAATGGTGCCACCCGCATCACCACACCCACCACCAGACACGCCACGAGCACGCCCATCACCAGCCCCTGCAGATACAGGTTACGGCGGTGGAGTGCGATGCGTTCGTAGCGCGAGTGCTGGTCACGGTCCAACGTGCGCTGGAAGGCTCGGTTGAGCCGGTGTTTGGAGGTGGCTACGAAGGGTGCGGCGATGCTGGTGGCGAGGAAGGCGATGGCGATGGCGCAGAGGGTGCAAGTGTTGCTGGTTGGTGCTGATGCTGACATTTGCGAAATAGAAATTATGTGTATGTTGTCGTTTGTAGTATAATGTAACACCAATATAATTTATATGGTCGCTTCTGATACTCTCCTTCCCACCAACGGACTATTTTGCACGGATAATATTTTTCGGCGATGTTCTGCACCGATATAAATCCAGATGAACTCAGTAAATCAATAATTGTGCGACGGACGATGTCGTCAAGCTGACCTCACGGAAGCAGATATGGTGGTTGCCCACTTGCCGAGAGAGAATATGATAGAGTCGCCACAGCTAAGTTAATGGAGGCAAACGCCCGAACCACCATTCGCATTCTACACTGCGTTGCATAACGCAACCGAGTGGGTGAAATGCATCTTCTCGGTAGATACTATACGCTCTGAAATACACGTGAGTTGTACACACCATATAGAAACCGCAATGAAGCACGTCATCTTCTCTGCTTACAATACTCCTCCCGAAGAGAAGCGCGGGTGAGTTGACATACGACCCGCCATCAACCAACATGCGCACAGTCGACTAAGTAAGCATAGGTGAAGGTGCGTATGAGATGTCAGTTGAGAACCATCCATTATGTTTTTTTTAAAAATTAATATTTCACACAATCATGACAATCGCATAATAATATTCATTCCATTTGTTGGGTCCGTTTATCCATTATATCTCTTCTGCATTATCAACCCACCCAAAAAACAGATGCTTTATATATTGCGCATTGGTCGTCATGGTGTGATTGATTGGAAGAATGGGTGTCCACTGGATATTACAGAGCCTACCTACTTTACATATTCGCAACCACGATGTTGCGAATACATCCTGATTAAGCCCAACACACCAATACTGTCGGTCGTATGCAACGACGTGGCCACGACCGTGACGGTCGGGTGTGTCGTCAAGGCGGACGAGTGCGAAAGCCACATTGCTGTGCACAAGTTGGACGGTGGAGTGGAAGAGAACGGTAAACTTCCACGCATAAATACTTTATACGGAAGATGTCCGAAATCAATGAAGTGGTTGGACGAGCTACACCGCACTTACATTGAGGAGAGACACCAGTTCGCCACGCGGTCGGTGGCAGTCAGAGCCGTCGCCGGCAGTGGCAAAACGACGATGCTGTTGAGACTTGCCAAACGCTTCAAACGAGAGCAACTGACGAATCCCAACTGGACGGGCAAGTCTATTCTGTACGTCGCATTCAACAAGCAACTGGTCGAAGACATCAAGCACAAACTTCGCGATCACCAGTTGCAGAACACGTTGTGTCCGATGACTTTCGACGCCCTCATCAAACGAACTGCCGAAACCGTGTTCAATCGCAACAACGAACCATTTCATCTCATAGGTGGTATTACTCCGCACACACTCACCGAGCATTACGACTGGTTCAAAGGCAAAGCGTTCAAGATGAAGAAGAGCGTCATTGCCGACTTTGCCACGTTTTGCCAGCATCCTACGGCCACGCACCCGACAGAGCTCTACGGGCCGACGGCCAAGAAGATGGTCACGCGACTATGGGAAGACACGCTGAACGGCACTTTTCTCACCTTCGATGGTCTACGCAAACGAGCCCATTTGGAACACTGGTTAGATGGCTACTTGGACGACCGTTTTGGACTCGTGTTCGTGGACGAAGCCCAAGACTTCGACCCGATTATGCTGGACATTCTCAAGACCGATGCGAAGGCACCCAAGGTATTTGTGGGCGACCCCAAGCAACAAATCTACGAGTGGCGCGGCACGATCAATGCATTCGAACAGCTTCCGGACAAGACACTTGTGCTCGAGTTTTACAAGACTTTTCGTATGGGTGAACCGGCGACGTCGCAGATTGCCACACTCACGAAGACGCCTATGATATCTGGTATACCCGATACTAAAACCGAATTGCATACCAACATCATGTCTGCTTCGGCACAACAGAAGTACACATTTCTGTGTCGGTCGTGGAAAGGTTTGTTGACCAGCGCCCAAGCACTCGCCAGCACGCTTCCACCAACAGCGAGAATATGGGTGCACGACTACGACAAGCAGATAGCCAACATCGAGCGGTTGTACGAAAGACTAACGACCTATGGGTCGTCAGCGGTCTCGACTGACGAGTACGAAGACGATTTGCCGTCCTTCCTGATGAAGCTTGCTCCCCACGAACTACAGGCGATGCGCGACGCCATCGAATCGCGCCGCGTGTTCATCAAGACTCAAGCCGATATTCAGCTATACACGATTCATTCGTTCAAGGGCATGGAGGCCGATGTTGTGCGGGTATGTGGTGACATTGACCCGAGTGAGGAACCGAACCTGTACTATGTAGCTCTCACTCGCGGACGCCAGCACATTTACACGGACCACCTCGACACTGCACTGGTGGTCAAGTCGAGCAACCCGTCCGGCACCAGCAGTGCGACGATGCCAACTGGTGGCCGTGTTCCTCTCGGCACCGGAGCAGGTTCGCTTCTGCTGGACGAGCTCCGTGAATACCGGTATCAGCAAGCGTCGAACAAAGGCATTCCAGCATACCGCATATTCACGAATAAGACGTTGGATAACATTGCCACCGCGTGTCCACAAAGCAAGTCAGCTCTTCTGGACATCAACGGTATCGGTACGAAGAAGAATGATGAGTATGGTGAGGACTTGCTGGTGATATGCAACCGTCACGCGAAGAGCAGTGTGGGTCAGGGAAAGGAGCAAGTGTGTATCGTGTCGCAAACACAGGATATGCATACACCGCCACCACTTGAACCACTACCCACCCAACGTGCCCTGCCACCCAAGCAACCACCCACTGCAGACACACCCCTCCTCCTCTGCTACTACGACATTGAGTCAACTGGTCTCGACACGGCACGCGACGACATCATCCAGATTTCAATCCAGTATGTAAAGTACGCGTCTGGACGGAAGACGCGGTTGCACACATTCGACACGTTTGTGAACACGGACAAGCCGATTCCACCATTTGTGCAGACCCTCACACGCATTACCCGACAGCACATCCAGAAGTCTCCGTACATTGGAAGCGTTCTGGGCACTGTCCAATCGCGCGTGTTCGACTTGTGCAAAGAGCAAAGTATCTGTGATGTGGTGTGGATCGCTCACAACGGCAACAACTTCGACCACAAGATGCTCCAGCGCAATTGTCAGGAACACCACTTGACATTTCTACACAATCGTACCGACTTCAATGTGTGGTACGCTGACACCTTTGTGATGGCAAAGTGTGTGTTTCCGTTGTGTCCAATGGCACCCGAAAACAACAAGTTGCAAGTGCTGTACAGATGGTGTCACGCGCGTAGTTCGACGGCGGATACCGCGGAAGCTCCACTGCAGTTCCACCGCGCCGATGCCGACGTGAAGGCGATGGAGCTGGTGCTGGACACAATGGAAGAACTTTCCCCGAACATCTTGTACGAGCATCTGCAGACCACATTGGAACCGGGTACGAAGCAGAAGTCGTCTGCGAAGCTCGCCAAGGACGAAGCGATGCGAACGATGCTCTCGACGGAACTGCAAGCGAAAGTGTTTCTCCTGCTTGCCTTCCGCGACACGATGGGTGTCACCCTTGGCAAGTCGACAACATCCCTGATGAACGACGCGCTGTTGCTCCAGCTGGCGCATACATTTCCGTCTTCGTTGAGAGAGTTGAAGGCGGTAAGGGGCTTTACGGAGAAAAATATAAAACAGTTTGGTACGGAGCTGTTGGAGATGATTAACAACGAGATACGAAACCCGAAAACGGTTAGCACTTGTACAACCTCCATCAGCTACAAGAACGCACTCGAACAACAGCGACAGGCCAATCTTCGCACGAAGGGACTCACCCCAGACATCCTTGCCAAACTCGAACACTACAACAACGCACGTAGTTATGACACGCCCATCGCAGCACAGTTGGTCAAGAGCAACCACCAGCAGATATGCACCGGTTGTCACACGCTGAACGGGTTTGGTGTCGGCCAGATGTTTTTTGGTGGGCGTCAATCGGTTGATAAGAAGTTCGTGAAGTATTGTATGCCTTGTATGAAAGAGGTTTTGGGGGAGTGAGTGAAACTTGCGAATTGTTGGTGTATGTGTGCTGTATATCTATCACTGGCGACTCTTATAATATTGTTTAATACGATGTATGGATAGTTGTGTCCGGATGCTTCTCATCATTCAATATTCAATCCCACACAAGCAAACATACTTCCGAGTTTACAGATGAGAACCGAACGCAAACGCGTCTCTCTGCAATATATTACTATGTGTGTTGAAATTACGGTTGCTCATCTAAATAACTGTCGTTAAGGTAAGAGTACTACCAGAAACTTCCAAATAACTGTTCATAACGATCCAATTACAATTTACCAATTATTTAGTCTTATTTGTTTAGCCAATAATACTATTAATTTAGCATTATGTGCACGTGTTCTTGTTTTTCTAAGAAAGTCCAGTACGTGTCAGTACTTATGATTGGCTGCTATAAATAGTCCACCAATGGTAAGAGCTCCTCAAATTGAGTTCATTTTGGTGGTCCGGTTCTTACCTTAAAATGATTGTGCGGAGTGTTGGTGTGTGGGGGAAAACAACAGGATTGAACAAAGATTATGAATAGCGGGTATGGCCAATACGTAGATACTGAAACGGGTGAACGAATTAACGCAAACGAAGAACTAACAAGGGCACCAGTCCGTGAGACTGTCCAACTGACAGCGCCCATTTCTATAAAGATGGACCGGTGATAAGCACACACACACACACACACACACACACATCCCGTACAAGTAAGGAAGTACAATCTGCACAGCACAAGTCTCACATTTTTTTTTTATAAAAAAGTCAAAAACATAAGCAAAAACCGCACACTACTGTAAAACCCTGCTTTCATTATAGCTTCAATATTTGTCAAGTGTTGCGCACATCAATTCGTTTTCTATGAGTGACACTTACAATGCAGATGTGAAGAAGGTGACGCGGGTGCAGTTTTCTCTGTTGAGTCCGGATGAAATACGCCGACGTTCGGTCGTTGAGGTGACGAAAGAGCGTATCTATGATGGTAGTGGGATACCGTGCCCCGGTGGGTTGTTTGACCGCCGGATGGGTGTATTGGAGAGCAGTGTTACGTGCACAACGGACGACTTGGACAAGCAGGAGTGCCCTGGGTATTTTGGTCATATGGAGCTGGCGATGCCGGTGTTCTACGTGCAGTTTGTGACGTGGATTAAGGGTGTACTGGAGTCGGTATGTTTCCGGTGTGGGGCGTTGCGCGTGAATCGCGAGTTCCGCAAGAAGGAGTTGAATGCCATTCGCAAGGTAGTCAATAACGCGACTCGCTACACGATGTTGACGAAGCTCATCAAGGACGACCGGAACAACTGTTTGTACTGTCCATCTTGCAATGCTCGTCAGCCGGACAAGTATTTATACGAGAAGGAAGATTTGCAGTTTATTGCGCACTGGTTCAGAAGTAGCGAAGACCCGTCTACCAAGGAGGTGCAACACAGTCGCGTGCTGATGACACCGGAGTATGTGCAGATGCTGTTCAAACGCTTACCGGACGAGGACTGTATGTTGATAGGATTTGACCCACAGTTTTCGCGTCCGGAATGGATGATATGTTCGGTGCTTTCGGTGGCACCACCGAGCGTTCGACCGTCTGTCAAGAAAGAAGGCCAACAGCCCCGAAGCGAAGACGACTTGACGCACAAGTACATAGATATTGTGAAATGCAACAAGATGCTGAAGCAGAAGCTGTCGGCGTTGTCACAGCAACAGCAAAGTGCGACGAGTACGGAAGAGAGCGAGCATACGATGCAAGTCAATTCGCGAATGGTGGAGAGTTGGCGGTATATTTTGCAGTATCATGTAGCGACACTGATTGACAACGAGTGTGGTGTGAACAAGGCACAGCAACGCAGTGGTCGTCCACTAAAGGCCATTCGCCAACGACTGAAGTCGAAGGAAGGACGCATTCGGGGTAATCTGATGGGCAAACGCGTGGACTTTTCGGCACGTACGGTTATCACGCCGGACCCATTGCTGAAGCTGGACGAGCTGGGTGTACCTCTGGAGATGTGTATTAATATGACATTTCCGGAGCGAGTGAATCCGTTCAACATCGAGCGGTTGCGCAGGATGGTGCGCAACGGCACGGACAAGTATCCCGGGGCTCGCATCATCGAGAAGGCGAACGGGCGTAAGTTGTCCCTGAAATTTTTCACGACGGAGAACAACTACCATTTGCTCAACGAGAAGGCATTGGCACTGCAGATGGGAGACACGGTGCACCGACATTTGTTGGACGGCGACCCCGTGTTGTTTAACCGCCAGCCGTCGTTGCACAAAATGTCGATGATGTGCCACAAAGTCAAGCCGATGAAGGTTGGTAAGACGTTTCGGTTGAGTGTGGATGCGACGTCTCCGTACAATGCTGATTTTGACGGCGACGAGATGAATATGCACATTCCACAATCGATGGAGGCAGCAACCGAACTGCGCTGTCTGGCAGCCGTGCACAAGCAGATTATTGGCCCTGCTTTGGCCACGCCTTGTTTGGCTCCTGTGCAGGACACGATGCTTGGTTCGTACTTGATGAGCAAAGATGAGTGTGCTTTCTCTCGTCGTCATTTTATGAATACTTTGTTGTGGACGTCACGAACGTGGCAAGATTTGGTGGATTCCAACGATGCACCCCGCACGGAGTCAGTAAGCGGTAAAGATTCGTACAGTGCGATTCTACCCAATGCACTGAACATTGATATGGGGAAGACGGACACAGGTAAGTCGGTGCTGTTGGTGGAGTCTGGCAAGTTCAAGGAAGGCACGGTGGTCAAGGGGTCGTTCACCGCGCAGTCACAGGGATTGATACACGTGGCATTCCAAGATTGTGGGGCATCTGTGGCACGAGACTTGATTGACGATGTCCGTGGTATGGTGACCTCCTATATGTATAATCGTGGCTTCTCGGTGGGTATCAGCGACCTCATCGTATCAGACACCATCAAGAATGAAATACATACAGTCATTCAGCGGGTGCATGAAAAGGTGGAGAGCGACTTGCTTGAGCTTTACTCAGGTACATTGGGCAACACCACCCGTTTGTGCAAGGCAGACCTGATTGAGCATATGGTCACGAACAACACGACCAAAATCAATGACACGGTGGGTGATGCCATTCTGCAGAGCAACCAATGTCGGTTCACGGACATGGTTACCTCCAAGAGCAAGGGCAACAAGACCAACATATCACAAATGATTGGGTGTGTGGGTCAGCAGTCGATTGAAGGGAAGCGTGTGGCCTACAGTTTTGAAGACCGTACATTGCCTCACTTTGCGAAGTATGATGACAGTCTTGAAGCACGCGGATTCGTTGACAACTCGTATTTGAACGGTTTGACACCACACGAGTTCTTTTTTCACGCGATGGGTGGTCGTGTTGGGCTGATTGACACCGCAGTGAAGACGGCGCAGACTGGATACATTCAGCGCAAGCTGGTGAAGTCGATGGAGGACTTGCGTGCCGAAAATGACGAGACGGTGCGTACTGCCAATGGTCGCGTCGTGAATCTGGTGTTTGGTGACGATGGGATGGACAGCTCCAAGTTAGAGAAACAGACGGCACCGTTTGTTGCTCGTGATATGGAAGTCGTGAAAGTCTATCTTGGAACGACATTCAGTAAAGAAGACAAAGCGTGTTTTCTGTCTCGGTTGTTCTATCCCAGTACAGACAACGATGTGGAGTTGTTGGCACATCAGGGTATCAAAGTAACGGGCACACGAGCACCAGATGTAATGACCGGAGCACCAGTGGTGAACTACTTTCGTGACGTAGTATGCAACGGATTATACAGCAACTGTGATGTGTTGTCCTATCCGGTGCATATGGAACGGGTTGTACGAAATGTTCTGACGAATACACCATCGCGAGCAAAGGGGAAACAACTAACGTTTGTGTACACGGTTGACGCCATCGAACGGTTGTTATTACGAGTACAGTTTGCCAAAGACCCGGCGGACCCGACATCATCGGTGAACCCCAGCATCAACATATTCCGGGTTCTGTTGTATGGAAAATTGCTTCGACACGATGTTCGAATAAAATTGGCACATACAGAAGTGTTAGATGCTGTATTGATTGAAATGGAACGACTGTTTTATTCGAGTAAGGTACATGCTGGGGAGATGGTGGGTGTCATTGCTGCTCAAAGCATCGGTGAGCCGGCGACACAGATGACGCTGAACACTTTCCACTTTGCGGGTGTGAGTGCCAAGTCCAAGGTCACCCAAGGAGTTCCCCGATTGAAGGAAATACTCACAATGACCAAGAATCCCAAAACAGCCACATTGACAGCATATCTTAAGCCCCAATTTAATACGAAAAAGGATGCCAAGATGATTCGCAACATTTTGGAAATCACTACACTGCGCGACATTACCTTGGCCACCAGCATCTACTATGACCCAAACATTCACAACTTCGGTACGATGCTGGAGGAAGATATGGCGATGTTGAAATACTTGGATTCTCTGAACCAGACGATTACAAACGATACGGGAGACGACGGCAAACATCCCAACCACTGGGTGATTCGCATCGAGCTGGACCGAGAGCAGATGTGTGCACGAGAGCTCCACGTAGAAGATATTTATTTTGCGATGAAGATGTTGCACAGCGAGGACATCGAGGTGCAGTGTGCGGACGACAACGCTTCTAATTTGGTGATTCGTGTGCGGATTAGCAAGTACACAAATAGTATGGAACATATGGACGACTACTACTTGTTGAAGATGCTGGAGAACAACCTGCTGGACAATGTGGTGTTGCGTGGCGTTCCACTTGTGAACAACATTACGATTGACGAGCTTGTGGTGAGTTCTACCTACACGAAAGATACAAAAGGCAATTACACGTACACAGAGAACAAACAATTTGTACTGTATTGCGAAGGCCAAAAAGAGGGCACGAGTCTCCTTGATGTACTCATTCATCCAGCTGTGGACGCCACTCGCACGCTGTCCGACCACATTACGGAGGTTCATGAAGTGCTGGGCATCGAGGCTACACGCGAGCTGATTCTGCGAGAAATTTACAAGGTCATCAAGGAATCCAGCAACGACCCACCGAGTCGTCGGCACATGATGCTGTTGGCGGACACGATGACGAGTCTGGGGAGTTCGCTGATAAGCATCGACCGGAACGGCATCAAACGCTCTGACATCGGTCCGCTCGCCCGCTGTTCGTTCGAAGAGTCCGACAAGCAGTTGTACCAAGCCGCCATTTTTGGCGAGTATGATGACGTGAACGGAGTATCGGCTAACATCATGCTGGGACAGGTCGCTGCGTGTGGCACAGGTATGGTGAATGTGTTTTTTGACGAAGACGAATACATAGCTATCCAGAAGTCTTTCACCAGCGACGACGACGACATCCACACGTGGGAACAACACGTGGAAAAGTGGGAGCGCGATATGCAAGGCATGCTGCACACGCAACAGCAAATGGACGAGCTGGCCAACGAGCCGTTGCCAATGTTCGACGAGAGCGATTTGCAAGTAGTGGATGACGATGATGATGAAAAAGGCTACGACGAGCTCTCACACAGCACGCACGTGGCGTTTGATTACACGGACGATATGCTGGACGATATGTGACTTTCATACTCATATTTTAAATGCGTGTTCAAGTAAGTATGTGTGTAGGTGAAATTGCAAGCTGATGGAATGATATGCGGAGTCGTTGCGTCTGACTTTTCATATTTGTGTGTGCATCCAGACACGCACGACTCTATCTCTCTCTAACATTTGATTCTTCTTTTAGTATGTATTCCATCCTGTTTGCCCTGTATACTATTTTAGCCAATACCCACACTGTTCATCAGTTGCACCAAGAATACCCTGACAAGTTCAAGATGCACCGAGACTTGACGGTTGCCAACATTATTCCGGACCAGTACATTGTGGTGATGAACAACAACCGGTCACACGTGTCCACCCAAGCACACGCATCGTCGCACAACCTGCGTCGCCTGATTCCGTCGGTGCATTCGAATCTCCCCGCCAGCGATACCGACAAACTTCTCTCGACGTTATTGGACGGGACTCTGGCCAACGAGCGCGACAGCGACTTCCGCGCGATGGTGAACAGTGTGTACACACACATCTTCGACGGGTTTTCGGCAACTCTGAGCCCATTGGCGGCCCGGTTCGTATTGGAAGACCCGAATGTTGAATCGGTCGAACCGAACATGCTTGCTTCTATTGCAGACACACAGCGCAATCCTTCGTGGAACCTCGACCGCATCGATCAGTCCACGTCGCGCTTGGACCAGCTATTCGACACCGGCACGCTGGACGGTGAGGGAGTGTCCATATATGTGCTGGACACCGGTATCAACGCGAACCACAACGACTTTGCCGGACGTGTCCAACGGAGCGTGGATTTCGTGAAAGACGGTAACGGACCAAGCGACTGCAACGGACACGGCACGCACTGTGCCAGCACTGCAATGGGTGCACGGTGGGGCGTCGCGAAGAAGGCTCTGTTGAACGGCGTGCGGGTGCTGGGGTGCAGTGGTTCGGGGAGCTGGAGTGGCATACTGAGTGGTCTGGACTGGAGCGTGCAACAGATAGAGAACAGTCCATTAACGGGCGTGATTTCGATGAGTCTCGGCGGACCAAAGTCGTCGATTCTGGACCGTGCAGTGGCGAGTGCTGTAAGTAAAGGTGCCGTGGTAGTGGTGGCTGCCGGAAATGAGAACAGCAATGCGTGTGGTACGTCACCTGCGAACGAGCCGTTAGTCATTGCTGTCGGCGCGTCCACCCAAACTGACCAGCGAGCAACGTTCAGCAACTACGGTGCGTGTGTGGACATCTTCGCTCCGGGTGTGTCGGTGCGGGCAGCCAACCACCTGAGTAACACCGGCACTACGCTACTGTCTGGCACATCAATGGCCTGTCCACACGTGAGTGGTGCGGCCGCGTTGGAAATACAGAAGCTCAAACGAAACAACCGAGTCATCACACCGACCACCGTGCGCAATGCCCTCCTCCGCTCGGCTACCCGCGGTGTGCTGGGCAACCTGCGCGGTGGACCAAACCTGTTGTTGCGGGTACCGGCGTCCAGTACGGATGTGCCCACACCGACGCCCAGACAGCCGTCACCACCATCCACCTGTCGCACAACCGAAGATGTACCGTGTGTGTTTCCCTTTGTGTTCCGTGGCACAGAGTACACCACTTGCACCACCGACCACGACCCCAACGGCCAAGCGTGGTGTTCCACGCGCACCGAACCGGACACGAACACACATCTATCTGGTTTCTGGGGTGTGTGCGACAAGAGCACGTGCGAACCAGTATGTATAGTACAAACAGAAGCGGGGGACAATTGCGTGTTCCCGTTCGTATTCAAAGGCGTGGTGCACGATACGTGCACGACGGTGGACGACCCGTTGAACAAACCATGGTGCTCGACGCAGGTGGAAGCCGGCACCAATCAGCACATCTCTGGCGAGTGGGGTCATTGTGTGTTGAGATGTCCCGATGACACGCCCGCACCTACTCCCAAGCCGACACCATCAGCTGAACCAGGTGTACAACCCGACCCGGTCGATTGCGAGTTGCTGGATGCCATTAACGATGTGCGCGCGCTGAACGGCTTGCCCGTGCTGGTCATGGACACACGGTTGTACATTGCCGCCCAGAAGCACGCCCGAGATATGGGGGTTCGCGACTACTTCTCACACGTGTCACCCTCTGGCTCCACACCGGCACAGCGCGTAGAAGATGAGGGCTACCGATGGCGGTCGGTGGCCGAGAACATTGCTGCCGGCTACACCACGGTCGAAGACGCGGTCAACGGCTGGGTAAACTCGGATGGCCACTTTCGCAACATCAAGTGCACGCAATGCACACGAACCGGTATTGCAAAGGTCGTCTTGCCAAACTCGAAGTGGAACAGCTACTATGTGCAGGTGTTCGCCAGCGGAGACGACGACGGGGACACACTGATGTCGTGTGGTCCGTCTATACCAGCACCATTCCCGTCGCCCACACAGCGACCCACACCGTTTCCTACGCGCTTGCCAACCCGTCTGCCATCTCGGCAACCGACACCCAGACCAACACTATCACCCACACTATCACCATCACCAACACCAACACTAACACCAGACACAACCATACGTCCAACCCAATTCCCTACTGGTACTCCTACTGACTCACAGCCGGCAACCGACGATGACACGATTGATAATGTGGATGATACGTGCCGAACACTCGTTTCGGTCGATTCACCACCACGTACGTGTGTATTTCCATTTGTATACAATTCTGTTTTGTATTCGCGGTGCACGGTCGTGGACAACAACCGACCGTGGTGTGCAACGGCCACGAACACCTTTGGGCAGTTCATCAACGGCGAGTGGGGTGTGTGTGATTTGGATGTGTGCAAGATTGATGCGGAGACGTGTCAGTTGCACACACTCAATGCACCGTGGTCCAACACCGAAACGCTCGTGTTGTCGGTGGCTTCTGCGCGAGCATCTCAACCCAATGACAGTCAACAAAACAACACCACCACATTCCAACCAACACCCGCGTCCAAAGCGCACAAAATGAGTCCGCTGCTGATAGGCACAATATGCTCGGGTGTGCTGAACGTCGTGCTACTTGTGAATACAGTTGCACGTGACTTTTGCAAAACGCGTACGGTGATGGAACACCCACGGATTAGTTCGGCGGTGAGTACTACAAAAGACACAACGCCACGCGCGTCAGTGACATTGGTTGGAAGTTCGGCTTCAGTGTGAGATGAAATTAATGCATGTGTATCATTATCATAAAAAACCGTTTCCGGCTTACGAATAAACGCTCATCTATTTCTTCTCTGCCCAAACGTATCCGCATATTTTCGGTATGTGTGTTTATAAATATTAAAAGACTCGAACACAATCATCGGGACGAAACCGGCGATGCAAGGTAGATGAGACCTAATTAGGCTTCGACGGTCATAAAACTGCCACGGTTCGACTTGGAAGGTGTGCGTGGAGACGGTGCGCGGTTCGTGGCCGGTGGTGACAGCGCTTGGTTTACTGGTATTTCTACTGATGAGATGGTTTTCAATTGTGGTGTACGCAATGGTGTTACGGTTTTGTTGGGTGCACCGAAGATTTCTTGGATGGACACTTCGTTGTTGGGCAGAAGGATGATTAGACTGCAACAGAGTTGTGGGTCCACGTGCAACACGCTGCCACGGTTGCCGTAGTCACCACAGTAGTTGCTTGCTGTGAACACGGTGGTTAATTTGCGGTTGCAGAAGAACTCGTAGCCGTTGTCCATCACTTGATGCGCGCGACACACCAAGTCGTACCCGTGTGTGTCGCAGAAGTTTTGCACGATTTTGGGACCGAACGTGTGCGAGCACCCGCGCTCGTTCTCGCCCCACCCCACTTCGTTGCGGTCCGGATCCGACCACAGCAGGTCGCACACCAGCCCTTCGCTCGGTACGCTGCTCAGCTGCTGTCGGTCGATCGCGTGCAAATCGGCCAGCGTGTTCAGCTTCGGCGAGAGACCGCCATGCACACAGAAGATGCGGTTCGCCACGGAGGCGCACAACGGGAGCCACTGGAACACCCCGTTGAACGCCCGCCACAGCGCATCGCCCGTGAGCGTGTCCGTGCTCGTGCGGTGCTTGTCTACGTAGGTGTTGCACTCGTCCTTGAAGCCGTAGTGGTCGTTTGTTTCCGGACATTCGTGGTTACCCCGAAGCAGAAAGATAGAGTACGGGTATTGCACCTTCAGCGCGAGCAACAGCGTGACGACCTCGATTGATTTGTCGCCCCTGTCCACATAGTCGCCCAAGAACAGGTAGGGCACATCAGGTGGTGTGCCGCGTTCCTTGAACACCCGCAGCAGGTCTTGGAGCTGACCATGGATGTCACCGCAGATGGTCATCGGGGCGCTCAGGTGGAGGAACACGTCCTGCTCTTGCAAGACTGTTCTGGCTTTGTTGATGAGTTCTTGTAGTGTGGCCAATGGCGTTGCGGGTGGATGGTCAGGATAACAATTGAGCAGGGACTGGATCAGAGGCGCGTAGTCGGTTGACATTGGTATAGTAGTTGGCGGTATGAGTAGGTTGGATGTTTTTATGCTGTAAATTCAAACGTATTCTTTTCTCTTTGTGTAAGAGTAATTAGACATACCATATGACACGTTCGACCCGTAGATTGCAACACCGTTGCCTCCCATACTTCACGCATAAAAAGCAGTATGGTGGTATGCCATACATTGATGATCGTGGAGGAAATAACCGCAACAACTCCGGTAGTAAGGGTACGATTGGAACGCCGGCCCACGCCCAGAACTACTTCAAGAACAGTGGTTTTCCGCGCGAGTACTTTGACCAAGAAGATGATACATACGTGGACATCGCCGCCGACATTACTTCATCGACCACAACTGCACAAGCGAAGCTCGTTGCCAAAATCAAATTGCTGAACTATTTGTACCACATCGAGAACAAGCTCCAAGTCAACAACGACTTGACGGATTTCCGCCGGAAGGTGATTGCGAACTATCGCAAGGCGATCAACACGCAATTGGAACCACCACCAGTGAAAAAGAGCGTCGTCAAGCTGTTCAACAAGGGTGGATTGTACAACCAGGTGAACAGTAAAGATAACCCACAAGATGAGCATATGAGCAGTCGCGAGAACGCTTCGTGCCCACACTGTTCGTATTTGGAGTTTCTGTTCGGCTACGAAACCACTCGCGAAGAGCGGAAGCAGAACCGCAACTTAGACAGCTATTGCTACGATCCCGACGAAGCGAACAGTGCTGACTATGTGAAGGCGGTGGAAGCATTTACGAAATACTCTAATTACGAATTCAAGCGCAAAATTACCGCGCAGAACTACCACGCTTTTAAGATACGCTGGGTAAAAGTGGGGGAGGTGCTCCGGCGCATCTCGCCTCATCCAGACTTCCCTGTCATTGATGATCCTTCTATAAAGGAACACCCTCTGATCACCCACTGGATCAAGCGCCACAAGCAGATACAAGACTATTTTGATACGACGTTCAAGAGCTTGAAGGAAGTCTCGATGCCGTCCAACATTCGCGAGGAAGTGGCAGTGTGCCGCGCTGACCAGCGCCAGCTCCTGATGCTGTTGTGTGGCGACGTTCCGGCCGAGATGCTCGTCGACCCCCGAACTGGTCAAATCCGCAACGAGCAACAGATTAGTCACCACATTCTGTTCTTGACCAAACCCTACCACATGTCCAACACACTCTTCGGTGTCTTGATGCAGAACGTGAACCGCTTCGTCAACACGGTTCGGCATGGGAGCAAATCGATGGCCAACGCACTGGGCTGGAGTTTGGTGGCTATCATACAGGCAATCGGTATGTTTTCGGCTGTACTTGTGTTGTATCGTGACAACTACACCCACATCGTGGCACAGAACGTGTTCTTCGTGTTAGCGTATCTTCTCAAGACCTTCGTGCATTTGGTGCTCAAGGTCACGGGGGTGTCACGGACAGAGCTCCGTGCGTACCGTATTGTGACAAATGTGGACGAGACGATGCGCTTGTTGCAGACGCTGGGTGCGAGCTATTTCGTGTGGCGCATCCTGTGGACGGTCGAGAAGGATGTCAACCACAATATGCGCTTGCCAGCGATGCAGATTCCGTTCCAGCTGGCGATGGATCATTTCAACATGACGAGAGCGATGATGTGGTTGGCGGAGTTAAAGCCTGGTATGTTTGGTGAGAGTACTGTGTCTGGTATTAGCGACGAGCAGTTGGGCAAGATGCAACAGGCGCAGGATGAGATGAGGCGGTTGGATTTGGATGTGGTCAAAACACGCTATATACAAATCGAGGAGTACTTGGTGAAGTTCGGTAAGAATGCGGGGTCACACAGTCGCCGGATGCTGTGGGCAGATTTGAACACCGACTATCGCGCGGCTCGTTCAAGCTTTGTCAATCCACGTGAGACACGACTCAAGTATATGCATAAATATCCACACGAATTTCGGGCACACCATTTCTTTGATGCGTACGGCACCGCACGCAACACAATCCAAATAGTGCTTGCCTACCTCTGTTACTGGCAACGCGAAGAACGCGAGCTCACCATACCGGTTGTGCCATACAACGACAACAAGCTTCACGAGTACTTACATCCAGACGAGCTGAGTCCGGCCAAGAAGTTGCAAAGAAGTCGCACGCTCAAAGGTTCGATTGTCCACTTGAATCCCGTCCAGCGCTCAGAGTTCTACCGCCGGATGCCGGTGTTCAGCTCGCCACAGGTGGCCGACGTGATGGGCACCACTGACCCGCGTTTGTTGCACGGCGAAGACATGAAAGAGCACACCGACCGTGAAGCGAGCAGTGTGTACCGCGCTCACATCGATATCCAAGACGTATTCAAGCACGAGCGACACTACACGGCGTGGCTCGAAACCAACCTGCCCAACAACGAGTCGGCTCGGGAGGAGTTCCGCAAGATTAAGGGCGGGTGGACACACAAGCTGTCTCCCGCTTTGCGCCAGCAGCTGCAGAGGGAGTTCCACCTGAACACGCGGACCGCGGTGATGGACTACAAGGAGTTCTCCGGACGCCAGTTGCGTCGGCTGGACCGAGTGGCCGATTCGGCAGGCACCGATAGCGGAGAGACACCGTGGTACATTGTGGGCACTGACAACTTGTACAATCTGTTCACCGGACCACACATTGAAAACGACCAGCAACGCTTTCGGCAGTTTGTGGATGAAGTGTATGATAAGTACAAGAATACAATCGATGCCAACAGAGGTTCACCATCTTTAGATGATGACATCCTCGAGCAGTTCATTCGGGAGTTGAGGAGACATCCGCCGATGAAGGCTCTTCATATGTCGCTTCCCGCGCGTAGCCAGCGCGTGGTGTATTATCACAATCACGCTTATGCGATTAAGGAAGCCGTTGTTAAGATACTCGGGTTGTATATTTACACAATCGACGAACCGGACGACCTCAAACACAATGTGGACCAAGTGCTCAAGCACCGTCTGTCTGCCCAGCACCGCGAAGAGATTGGCACGATGTTTCGCGTGCAGTTCACTGCGGAAGACGAATTCTTGAAGGATTTCGTGCAGACGTCTGGGTTCGTGGGGAAGCTGAAGAACTGGTACGAGGAATCAAACAACCAACTGGGAGGGGGAAATAAGCATACTATGGTGAAACGTGGTGGTGCGGTAAGAACATTGAAGAAGCGCGGATGGATGTAGAAGTATGAATACAGCAAAAATGTTGAATTCGAATCTGGTCGGAGTATCACTTCGTCATCTACCGGTCCACACCTTCACGACTGGATTATCAAAATCGGTTGCGGTCAAATCATCCATCGTTTTTCCCCATTTACCATATTTATGTATGCAACCAAACAACGATTGAGTGGGTGCACCCCCGCTGTTCATTACCAGCAAGCATGCAACTATTCGCTCAAATGCCATGCGGTCCGTTCGGGTGGTGATGACTTTCAATAGCTGTCTGATGTCGCTGCGGGCATCAACCGTCTTCAGATAGGCGTGCGACACCACAGCCATCGCGCCAAAGCAACCCTTCCATCGGGAAGTGTTTTCATAAAACTCCGACACGGCAACATTGTTACGGAGGTGAGTAATGTGAGAGCGTTCCAGTACCGGATCGTCGGCCGAATGTTCAAACGTCCACAAGAATGAATAATCGTGTATCGCACTCACATCGAGTTTCTGTTGGAGAAACGCTGAATCGTGCAAGATGACAGCCTTCTCAAACCAATGATGTTCGAGAAAATATACATATGGTAGCAATTCTCCACGGCCGTGTGAGGTGGACGGGATGAGCCTGGTATTGTGCAACACAATATTTGATGTTATAAACGTCTCATCACTATTATCGTCGATGATAACGATTGGTACTATTGGGTATAATTTTCGAATACTAATATAACACTGTTACCAGTACAGATTCGTTTCCAACGAATTCACATGTCGCAAAATAATAAACCCATATTCTCGGACGGGCGTCGTGTTGATTGGATACGATGGTGAACCCATCAACACCCAATGGTAGAACGCAACAAGTTCGGTGGGCTCGACACCGACGTGTGTTTCGATGGCTTCGCGAAGAACGGGATGGCTTTTCCAATATGTATCCGCATCGAATTTACACGTCTGTAATAAGCCCTCTGTAATAGCACTCGCGCTTGTAATTAACCCCATCGCCTTCCCGAACCGTGCGTAATGCTCTTCGCATTTGTGTATCGAACACACATTTAACCGACGAAGATTCGTGTATAGTTGAACATAAAATAAATGGTCGAAATTCATTACCTATCGTTTGGTAAAATGCGCAATGGGGAGAGAGTAAATGATTGTCGGTATGTTAAAGAATATGCAACAAAAAATTATTGTTAGTTTGTCGTGTGTGTGTTGCGATGCGATGCTTTGCTATCGTATACTGGGGGAACTCGTGTTTTTGGTGTGTGAAAGGTTTTGGATTTTTCCTTAACAGAAAGGTATACGATATTTCATTTATAATTACAAAAACAATAATAAGTGTTCCATATTATTTGTCAAAGCGCGACAAGGGCAAGAAGCAGTATGCTGCTTGGTATGCTTATGGCAGGACGCAAGCACTTCGGTTGCCAACGAATGACTCATTGAATATACCGTGTTTTTTGCATCCGTCACAGATTGACAAGCATCTTTGCACAAGCAAGCCGACGCTGCACCAAGGGTGCCTGTGTGTCGAACCCCATCAGCCGGGTGTTGTACAAAGTCCCAGTGTGTTCATCGAATGTATAGTAGAGTAGCACCCCCACTCGCACACAGCAAACGCCACAGAAAAAATGTTGTGCTTATAAGTAAAATACCAATTATGCCTACCCTGAAAATAAAACACACCGACGTTGACCCATCAAACCATCCTTATAATGTACTGCAACGACTGAAAATTCGTTTGCAACAAAAGTACAATGCGTTACGCAACAAACACCCCGAAGAGCGCCGTGCTTTTCGCAAGATAGACAAGGAAATCGTCAAAGTGAATGGTTCTGCGAAACCTCTGTCACAAAAGGATATTCACGCCTCGCGCGGAGTTGTTTCTACTGTGTGCCATGAAATGAAAAATGCAAAGCTTGGTACAACGCTTTTTAATATTGTTATCGGAATGATTGGTACGGGGATTCTTCTTGTAGTCAACATAGTTTGCCTGAAAAAGATTGATAACGTCATCGGAAAGATGATGGTCGACGGCTTAATTCCGGTTGATAAAAGCATAATAAGACGCACATATAATAAAATTTCATCGATGATTCGTATGAAATTGACGGATGAAGAGAAGAGATGGTGCACTTCGTCTTCAACTACACATTTAGTTCAGATCAAAGAGAAGTGTCAAAACGACCGCGAATACAATGACAAAATGATAAGAATAGTCAACGAATATAATTCTATCACGCAGAATAAAAAAAATCAAATTAAAAATGGTGGTGGGATATCACTCAGCAATTCTCAATACAAATTAATCCTTCGCTTGCAACGTAGTATGCACAAGGATTGTGAAAACGGCGACCTATTTACGAAAATAGACGAAGACATCGCTAAAATATTGTCAGGGAGCATATCTTTTTTCGTAGCGGCAGTACTTATTGCACCTGTTACTGAAGAACTGTTCAAATTTTGCAGCTTGAGATTGACCGACAAGTCACTTGTACCAACAGCAACGTTTGGTTACTGTGAGTTGCTTATATATTTACTCAATATATGCAGAAGTGGAGCCACGATTCCAGTGAAAGCAATCCAAATATTTTTTCGTTTCTTTCTTGCTCCATGGCATATCAAAACGGCGACTAAAATGAAGCACGCTCCGGTGGGTCAACACTACCGCACCTTAGGGAAACAAATGTTCACACATCTGAAATGGAATGCAACAAGTCAAATAAATATAATTAGGCTTGTGATTAATGATTTTTTTAAAATGTATCGCGGTGAAGCCCATACCCTAAAAGACACCTACCAAGGTGTGCATTTATTGTTGTTCGGAAAAACAGACAAAAAAATAGAAGCCGAAACACGTACGCACAAGCGTGGTAAGTCTCTGACACGGTTTCGCCGAACCAAGAGGGTGCAACCACCCTCCAATCTTTTAAAATCACTATAATGATACCCAACCGGAAACGCGCGTGTGTGTTGAACAGTGTTTTGGAAACGGTGTGTGTCGTTGATATACTTGCGGGGCTATCAATAAATATGGAGTGAAATTGCTTGGCGGTGGGTTGGGAATGCTTGGTGACAGATGACCGAAAAGGGAAATTGTGTGCTTGATAACGGTCTTCTTTGTCGTCCACGTATAAACACCCACATCTTACACGGTGTGCTGTGTTAGACAATTGGTGAGCGTTTGGTTGGTTGGTTGGGTTTGTTGTGCTGTGTTAGCAAGCACCCTTCTGGGTCTCCGCGCTGCGACCGTTACCTTTCCACCTCCGTTGTAGTGTCCACCCCCCACATCAGCCCAAACGACGACGCTTCCTACCATTCTCCCACTCTACGAGATACTTGGCACCATCAGCAAAGGTCATCACGCCGCGACCGTGCTTGTTGCCATCTTTCCACTCCCCGTCGTACTTGTCACCATTTGGATACTCTACAACACGCCTTCCAATGCCAAGCGACTCTTCCAGATTCAACAGCCGTGTGTCAACAACGCCAGAGCCTTCGGAACCCAAGAAAGCTACCTCGGCAACTTTGATCCGATCGAGCAACGCTCCTGACTGCTCTCCACCCATCTCTTCAACCTCTATCTTGGCGTTCCGAGCAAGTGGCGTACCCGGAGCTGGCACGGGCTGTGGTGGTTGTGTGGGAGCTGGCATTACCGACGGCGACAAGGGTCTGGGGGTCGATGATGTACGTGATTCCGGTGCTCACCGACTGTAATAGCGTGTTTAAGGATGTGTTCCCGTGGTTGGTTCAGCCACCGTGAGGGTGGACGGGTCATAAGAAATCCATCGGTTTTAATTCACTACAAGTCTAAAACGAAGAAACCAAACATAAATTGTGTACCATGATGAATCATACTCTTATGCGTGGTGTGGAAAGGTCTGGTTAAATTGTCGTAGTGCTTGGAACAACGTCATCTTTGACCGGACTCCGCCACCCAGCTGGTCTTTAATTAAGGCGTTGTATGCTTCGGTATATTTTCTAAAATCCTCTGGATTACCACCCTTATCGGGGTGGGTCTTCAAAGCGAATTTTTTATAGGCTGTCTTAATTTCTTCATCTGTCGCATTATCGCTTACACCCAACGTATTTGTATGCTGAGAACGATCAATAGCAGGTTGTCCTTCGAAACCACCAGTGAAACCACCAGTGAAACCACCATTCTCAAAAAATTTCTTCCACTTTTCGTCTTGGCGCCGCTCCTCTTCTTCCCATTTTAGGTCTCTTTGTCTGCGGTACTCTTCCCATTCCAACCACTTGTCAGTCATATCGCGACGCGCGTGAGGTCGGCAAGTCCATCGAATACCATTTATCGCAGACGCTTGGTGTAGCCGTGGACATTTACCAAGGCGAGGTTCGTGTATACGTATTGTCACCAAACCCAAACGACGAATGCCTTGAATTGAAAAAACTCCATGGATCGGTTGTCCCGTACTTGAATGAAGACGGTGTTCTCGAGGTGAGTATTATGCAAACATACTCTGCACTCCCAGCTGTGATAACAAATCGGATGTTGCACGAAGACCTATCACACGACGGAATCCCGGCTAATGTGACACTCATGAAAGTGTTAATGTTGATAGATGCTTTAATGGAAAAGCCAGGTATACTGGTGGACAGTCAGCGTGTACATGGAATACGTCGCACAGTGCAGGAGACATTGAGTTCGATGGAAAGCCAGAACTTGTTAAGCTCGACCGTTGTTGAACAACTGTCAAAAATGACATTCGTCCGTTCAAACTATCATAGTATGCAGATATTACTGCTTCTATGCATAACATGTGTGAACATGTCAAGCTTTGCACGAAAAGCCGCCAAAATGGAAGCGTCGTCTCAGGAATTGGAGGAAGAATTCTATTGTGATATTTGTGCAGGTAGATGCTTCCTCGCGGGCGATTATGGTTTTGGTAGTGATGTGGATGTTTACCGACAAACGATGATTAGCAAATATATGATCGGTATCAATCGGATAATCATGAGGCTACTACTGAATCCGGATCCGGATCCGGATCCGGATTATATATTGGGTGTCACGCGAAAGACGGTAGATGGCAGCTTCCAGTATTTTCTGAAGACGAAATTGAACGATATTCCGATACCAGGAGCAATGGGAGAAGCATTGTATCAAGAAGAAGACACAGGTGAAACCACCATTAAACCTGATGCGAAGACGATCCGGAAAATTTTGTTGACATTTCCCAAATTGTGTCCTTGGAGACTAATCGGAAACAGGAAGACACAGCGCCAACCGTCTGTGACAAACTGAAGTACATGGATGCTAAATACTATCGATTAGGGGCTTCATAGAGTCCATTAATTCCAGTTGCACGCATTTATTTATTTATTATAAAAAACAAAGTTGCATGTTGCATATTGCACAGTGTGTGCGGTGTAGCATTTCTGCGAGGAGGTCGTTGGTGTCGTGCTTACGGTACACGTTGTCGATTTGGTTCCAGTATTGATTTGTCCCGACAAAAAATGTAGAATCGTTGTATTTGGTTTCGTCACTCACGATTTATAAAAAAAAAATAGTAATCATACACCAAATATAACAATCTACAGTCGGTTCAATCAAAAATGGCAGACAATGCACGGATGGAGGGAGGGTGGGAGGGACACGCTTCAAAAAAGAAAGAAACGGATTCTTATTGCGGCACATACTGTTCATCTTCCCAATTTTGGTTGCATCTTTCGCATACAACACCTGGTCTACCACACGAGTTGGTCGCCATCTGCGTACAACCGATTGACTGACAGGCGTGCAAGCGACAGTTGCTGCGCATGTGTGCGCAATGATTTGTGCAAATGATCCCCTTATCATTATACATACAAATTGATGGGTACATTCGAAATGCGTGATATTTACAGAACCCCGTTTTATAACCGGGGGGAAGTTTTACGCACTTGCGAGCGCATTCTCTGTACGCACAAAGTTGTGGTTGTGGTAAGTTGGGCGAGCCATTCTGATTCGCGGTGGTATCGTGGGTGACGGAAGACATTGGGTAATCTTATGAATTCTAATGTAAAATAATAAATCATTTTGTTAAAATACTAAATACCATCCGAATACATATCACAAGTACGTGTTCCTGCCTTTTGTTAGTCTAAATGAATATAGATACATATTATAAGAAAACCACCACAATATACCACCAAAAAAACCGACCTGAGATCGGTTTTTTTTGTTTTTTTTTGTGGATGGATGGATGGATGGGCAAGATTGCCTTGCAACGCAACTCCTATCACGCCGTGTACACCCGCCCGCCATAAGTGAACTGACCGGTGGAATCGACACAGATTATCGTATGACCCGTTGGGGGGTAGTCAGACGTTATGGCACCGGAGTGCCTATTCTGGAAGAGCGGCTTTTGGGTCTCGGTATCTACGTACGAATACCAGTCTGGCAGGTCCGGTTGGGGGTCCTCGGTCAGGCGGAGTACCTCCTCGTCTGGTTCAACCCACCTCACTTCGTGTGATATGACGTTGTAGAAGAATGGTTTCGTCACTCACGATTTATAAAAAAAAAATAGTAAGCATACACCAAATATAACATCAGACAAATGTTATCCACCAAACCAAGCTTATGCAGAGCACACACCAGTGTGCGATAGCCTCAGCCATAAAGCAGAACCACCTCTTCAAACAACCACAAATACCTGCTCCACAACCTTTCACACACCAAAAAGATGGGTTACGGTGGGTTGATCAGCATTATGGAGGGAGCAACGACTAATGCGGGTGGTCTTTGCTTTTCACATCGTGGTATAGAGAGCGATTTAGAATTCAGAGCATGGTGTAGCTCTCACTCCCTGCTCTCCCGCCTTCGCTTAAACAGAATCGTGCACGTGGCATAGAGGATAATTGTCAACAATAAACAATAATTGCATTTCACCTGCACACGAGGATGAGTATGACCGAAGCTCATTGAGAACACTATTATTACACACCACCTCTGTCACAATACCGACGTCCCATACACAATATACACCGCCGTACCTATACACACCGCATACGCATACCGGCCGTACCGATACCTATACCAAATTCCACCGAAAAGGAAAATAAAAACGTGTACGAAGCAAAAAAGATGCAAAAAAGCAAGGATAGTTAAAAAAAACAAGATAAAACATCTTTCATTATAGTCAAGATTTACAGGGATATACACATACCGTCCAACGTGATGTGAATAAAGAAAGAGCACACGTCAGTGTGCGATAGCCAAAGCTTAACAACCTCCTCAAACAACCACAAAATACCTGCTCCACCACCTGTCCTATTCTATTTATACAAAAGTATCACATCCCACCAAATAGTATTCTCATATACTTTTCACATTCAGCCAAGACAAATAATCTTAACACAGACTCAATCTTAATCCAAAACCAAATTATAAAATAGTAAATTGTATACTTTTCACATCCATTCATTTTTATCGGCCAAGATAAAAACAATCTCTACAAATAATTTCGAATTCCTCTAACTCTTCTGTACATATTTAACAATCAAGTTACAATAAAAGAAGTATTGCCATATACGTATTCACTTTTTCAATCACACTGCAAACCAAATCTATATCCTATGCAATTATGATTTGCGTTCAAACCTCACGGCTGATTGTGAATGTACCTTTCAATTTCCCATCAGAATCTTTCAGTTTCTCAGCGTCAAAAGCTGGCAATATGCACATGCATCTGAGATTATAGAAATCACATTCCCAATCTTTCTCGAAAAGAGTCCCACAGAATCCGACGATTGCATTACCTTTCGTGTAGGTGATTTTCCACATATATTTCTCCGACTCTTTTGGTTTTACCGAACAGAACACAGTGTGCTCCACGTCACCACCATTACCATCATCAAACCATTTCACAACCAATTGAAACAACACGGTTCCGTAGATGAAATACTCATAACGGAAATGTTCTCGGGCGATGCGAAACTTTTGTGGTGTCTCCGCTGAACGAGGCATTCTTACTCCAAGATGCTGTTTGAGAATGTGTTTAGTGTAGTCGTCGATTCTGAATTTCGGTTGTGTGCAATTTCCGTCTTCATAACAACCTTTATCACAACCTTTATCACAACACAAGCGACACTTAATGAATTCAGAACCACAAGATCGTGCACTGACAGTCTTTTTAACTTCACGCTCGTCCTTGTAAAAGGCTTCGGCCAGGCTTTCGATCTGTCGGGCACGTCGTGGTGGGTGGTCGAATCGCACACGACACGTTGGGCACTCCTTCGGTTGTTTTAACTGCTCCTCGCATACAGAGCAAAGTGGATGGTCGTTGGGACATTGGTAAATTTTACATCCATAAAAGCCATTGTAACAAATATTACATGTAAGGCCTGATTTAATCTCAACAAGTCGGCGTTCATTAATTATGTCTTGGTGCGACATCTTTACTTGTACGATAAAACATTGCAAGAAACAAAATCATTTTCATTTCTAACAAGTTTGCTTGGACACAATAAAAAATACCCCGGCAAAATAGTACAGCACCTACTGAGGGGCTCGAACCCTCGACCACTGGCTTAAAAGGCCAGCGCTCTACCGACTGAGCTAAGCAGGTTCTGAGCCATAGCTGTTATAATAATGTGAGTGCACTCCATAGAGTCTCTCATAAATTGATGTTATCTGTTTGTAGCAGATGGTGCTGAACCACTGCCCGTGACGTTTGAGATATCTCTGTATTTCCGTTTCTTACTATCCGTGTTGGATTGTGGTGTAGCGTTCGGCTTGGTTTGTTGTGGGTCTTGTTGTGGTGTTTTGTAAATGTCCGTAATTTTGCTCAATATACGACGTGTCAATTTACCATCCACAAACCAGTGTAAACCCAGATGAGTTTCCGACTTGTTAAGTTCAGTAAATAAACCATTTTCTTTCCCGTCTTTGTACTCCCCTTCGAAAACAGTACCATTTGCATATGTCCATTTACCGGGTCCATGTTTTTTCCCGTCTTTGTACTCACCTTCGAAAATATCACCATTTGCATCTGTCCATTTACCGTGTCCATTTGCTTCCCCGTCTTTGAACTCACCTTCGAAAACATTACCATTTGCAAATGTCCATTTACCGTGTCCATTTTCCTTCCCGTCTTTGTACTCACATTCCAAAACATTACCATTTGCATCTGTCCATTTACCGTGTCCATTTTCCTTCCCGTCTTTGTACTCACCTTCGAAAACAGTACCATTTGCATATGTCCATTTACCGTGTCCATTTTCCTTCCCGTCTTTGTACTCACCTTCGAAAATATCACCATTTGCATATGTCCATTTACCGGGTCCATGTTTTTTCCCGTCTTTGAACTCCCCTTCGAAAACATCACCATTTGCAAATATGATTTCGCCGATACCGTGTAGTTGTTCTTTGCCATTCCATTGTCCTTTACTACGCGACCCATCTCCTCGATTCGTTTTAG